ACTGGTGATGTAGGTGCTACTGGTCCTGTGGGTGCCACTGGTGCAGGAATAGATGGAGCCACAGGTGCTACTGGTCCTACAGGCGCTACCGGATTAACAGGTGCTACAGGTGCAGGAATAGATGGAGCCACAGGTGCTACTGGATTAACTGGTGCTACTGGTCCTACAGGCGCTACTGGATTAACTGGTGATGTAGGTGCTACTGGTCCTACTGGTGCTACTGGATTAACAGGTGATGTAGGTGCTACTGGTCTTGTGGGTGCCACTGGTGCAGGTGCGACTGGTGCAAGCGGATTAACGGGTGCGACTGGTGCAAGCGGATTAACGGGTGCAACTGGTGCAGGAATAGATGGTGCTACAGGAGCAACTGGTGCAACTGGTGCAAGCGGATTAACGGGAGCAACTGGTGCAGGAATAGATGGTGCTACAGGAGCAACTGGTGCAACTGGTGCAAGCGGATTAACGGGTGCAACTGGTGCAAGCGGATTAACGGGAGCAACTGGTGCAGGAATAGATGGTGCTACAGGAGCAACTGGTGCAACTGGTTTAACTGGAGCCACTGGACCTACAGGTGCTACCGGTCTAACAGGTGCTACAGGTGCCACAGGTATAGTTGGTGCAACTGGATTAACAGGGGCTACCGGAGCAGGCGCTACCGGTGCAACAGGTATAACAGGAGCAACCGGAGCAACTGGTTTAACTGGAGCCACTGGAGCAGGTGCTACCGGTGCTACCGGCCCTACAGGTGCCACCGGCCTTACAGGCGCCACTGGCTTAACAGGCGCCACAGGTGTTGGAACCACCGGTGCAACTGGACCTACAGGAGCAACAGGCTTTACTGGTGCAACCGGATTAACAGGCGCAACAGGTGCTAGTGGTGCTGCCGGGGCCTCAGGAGCATCGGGATCAATAGGTGCTACTGGCGCCACAGGGTTAACAGGGGCATCGGGTGCCGGTACGGTTAACTCTGTTACTGTTTACGGTGCAACCGGACGTATAACAAGTTCTGGTTCACCGATTACAACATCTGGTGCTATTACATTAGATTTAGAAACTACGGCAGTTGTGGCAGCGTCTTATACAGCCGCTAATATTACCGTTGATGCGTACGGTAGAATTACCGCTGCGAGCAACGGTGGCGCGCCAGGTTCTGGTACAGTTACCTCTGTAGGGATGTCAGTACCGAGTTTCTTATCTGTATCTCCGACAACTATTACAACATCCGGTACTTTTGCAGTCACTCTTTCGGGTACTGCTCTACCGATTGCTAACGGTGGTACTTCAGCAACAACACCGACTGCAGCCGCTAATGCATTACTTCCTACTCAAACAGGTCATGCGGGACAATATCTTACAACAAATGGTAGTGGTATATTGGGTTGGGCGGCACCCCCTGGTTCGGGAACGGTCACTAATGTTTCTATAACAGGTACAACAGATCTTACAGGCACTGTTGCAACATCAACAACTACACCAGCAATTTCTTTAAGTCTTACAGCTACAGGTGTAACATTTGGCACATACGGTAGTGCCACGCAAGTTCCTGTATTTAATGTAGATGCTAATGGCAGAATTCATAGTGTAACAAATACAACTATTACAGGCGGTGGCGCAAGTTCACCTGAGGTTGTTGTATTTCATTATGGATCGGGCGGCGCAGGGACTTTTACTCCGGTAGATGCAATTTTTTCACAGACTGCAGGTGTGACAGCAACTATAACAGATGGACCAAATTGTATAGCAACATACGCCTTTACCGGCAAAGCAAATCCGCCGAAATCTATTATACTATATGGTCAGAATTTTGCAGCAAATACATTTAGTATTACGGGTGTTCCTGCATCTAATGCAGCATTAGCTAATATTAAAATAGCAGGGGGCGGCACATCTGCGGCACCCGATCTTGCAAATGGTATCTTCACGGCATCGAACATTATTACCTTGCAGACAACAATGGCAAATACAGGTGCTTCATCGACAATCGGCAATCGTGCCTGGTTAGTTGTTGTTTTTGGATTCTAATAAATGGCATTTTTAAATGTACCGCTAAAGTGTATACAGGCTAGTATTAATTCAGTGATAGGTACTGAAAAAATGCCATGGCATAATCCTGCACAATTTCCTGTTGTACCACCGAACCCTACACCCCCGCCGGTATTAGTGGATTATAGATGGCGTATTGAGATGACTATTGAAATACAAACACAAAGTTCGTATATTAGTAGATCTCCCGGTAAGTATAACGGTCAAGATGTGAATGTAGGTCAATGGATTGCAAATTTAACAACAGGTCAAGCCTGGCAGATAATCACAATAGAATCTAAGAATTCAACTTCTGTCACAGCAATTGTCCAAGACATATATCGTTATAATACATTTAGAGATAGTTCTGGGGCAGGTAATGGTTCTCCTAATTTAGGAACCTATGTTATTTTTAATATAGGCGAAACAGGCGTCCCAGAAATAGATCCAGTACCACCAGGTGGCGTTTCTACAATATTCGGCATAAATGTTCAAAGTAGATTCGAATATATTAATTTGCAATATGATTATCCACTCTATCAAGCAGGTAATACCTTTGCATATAATGATACAATTGCAGCATCATCGGAAAGTAATGGTTTTGTATTAGCGGATGCTGCAAATAGAATTGTAGTGGGTAGAGTAACTTCTATATCTGATACGATACCGGGTTGGTTTACTATTAATCCTGTACAAAAAATAGTTGATAATCTTGATTATTTACCAGGTATTATAGGTAATATAATATATTCATCTTTAAGTATACCCGGAGCAATTACAGCCGATCCTGCTGATGGCGCATCAGAGTTATACATAAAATTAAGAAATAATACATCATCTATATCTGATAGTATTGCTCCCGGCCCAACATTGTCCGGCAATATATTTCAGTTAAATGGGACAGATATTACTGTGGGTTCGCCTGGCGATATGTCATCTATTGTTGATGCAACAAATCTAGAGTTATTGAGCACAGGTGTTTCGGCAGAAGCCGTGCTATTACCGACAGATGTTCAGACAGATATTGCTCTTATCACTAGTGTCTATGGAGAACCAGCATTATGGGCATCGAGTTCTCCGGCTGTAGCAACTATTAATGGTATATCAGTGACATTTGATATACCATCAACCGACTCGGGTTACGAAGATTATGCCAGGCCTACACAAATGGCTCAATCTATTAATTTAGCCGCCATACCTAATATTGTTGCAACTACTGTAGGTACTCAGACATTACTATTAACTAATACAAGTGGTCAAGCAATTACTATAGTTAATATTACAAATGATATATCGGGTGTACCGTTTGCAGGAACTCAATCAGGATCAGGGCTTGCATTAATTACAGCAGCATCTGCTGATTATCAGATTAGATTTACTGCCATAGATGCACGCCCAATTAATTTCTTAGATGTATTAGGTTCGCCAGTTGAAGACTTTGGATTAATATCTGTAGAAAACGGCGTAAAAGCATGTGGATTATATATTGAAGAAGGTTTAAGAACAGCAACTTCTACTGTTGTCAATAATCTTGCTGCAAGAGATACATTGCATCCATTAATAGGTGATCAGGTATATGTTATAGATAGTATTGATGCACAAGGTAATCATGCCAATGAGTGGAGTTTATGGCTGTATAATGGTTCTGTGTGGATTCAAACTAGTAATCAAGATAGTGCTACAACAGATGCTAAATCACTCGAATATACCCTTACAATTTCATCCGATCCAATGATAAATATTGGCAGAATAAGTACAGGACGTAGAGTAACATTGATTACAGTAGAAGTTATCATACCGTTTGATGGACTAGCAACATTGTCTATAGGTTATCAGGTTAATCCATTACCGCCATTGCCGGCACCGGTGCCGGCAGGATTAATGCCAGCAGGATTAATTGATTTAACTGTAGCAGGAACTTACACAACAACAACAGATGTACTGTTTGGTACAGATACAGATCAGGGAGATGTAGATATTACATCTAATTTTAATAATGCAGGATCTATTACAGGTGAAGCACAAATCATAGTCTCATATGTGTAATAAATTGGATATTGGATAAATAGTTTACTGAAGGCCAGATGCGGCCTATAATAGGAGAAAAAAATGGCTAATGTAAAAAATTTCGGGCTAATTGGCGTAGGTTCTGACCTACAACTTGGCAAGGCAGGTACACGACTTGTTAATAATGCAGGTACGTTTAATTTCAAAGCAGCAGATGGTTCAACTGATGCAGCTTTACTTTCAGCTGGTATTACATCATCTGCTGGTAATGTAACTTTAACAACAGGTAATTTAGTATTATCTGATAATGCTGCCACAGTGGGTATCGGCGGCGCAACATTAAGTCGTCAAGCGACAGGTGTTCTAAAATTCAATGGCACAGCAGCATTTATGGCTCCTGTGGGTCTTACAGGTGATCGTCCAACTGGTGTAACTGGTATGGTACGTGTTAATAATGATATTCCAGCAGCTTCTTATGTTGAATATTACAACGGTACAGCTTGGTCGGCATTAGCTACAGGTGGCAGCACCACTACATTACAGGCAGAAATTGATAGCATTGAAGATTCATTAGGCACAATGGTTTCATCAGCTGGTGTATGGAATTCTGCAGCACTTACAGATACAGCAGTATTTGGTGTTGCTCCAGCAAGTTTGACAGCAGCCCTTAACAATATTGCTACATTCGTCGAAGGTACAAATTCATTAGACGAAATTTTCCCAGCAACAACTGGTGGTAATGTTATATATGCACAAGATATCGCTGGCGTAAAGACTTGGCAACAAGCTGCACCTGGCGCAACTTCTGGTGTTCAGGGTTATGATGCTGGTCTTACTGCATTAGCGGCAAAAACAAGTTCAGGTATTTTGGTACAAACTGGTGCTGAAACATATGCATCTAGATCATTAGCAGCACCTACTCGTGGTTTTACTATTACAAATAACGATGGCGTTGCAGCTAATCCAACATTCGTATTAGCTAATAATTTAGCAGCATTGGAAGCCCAATCTGCTGGAACTGGTTATTATGTTCTTACAGGCGACGGCACTTCAGTAACACGTGGTATCGATGGTACATCCGGTCGTATTACAGTTACAAATGGTTTAGGTATAGCTTCTAATACAAATATCGACTTAACAACAGTTTCTGATTCAGGTACTGGTTCTTTCGTTAAAGTTGCTCGTGATACATACGGTCGTGTTACTGGTACAACAGCAGTCGTTACATCTGATATCACAGCATTAGTAGATGCTACATATGTGAATGTTGCCGGTGATTCAATGGCATCTGCAGCGAATTTAACATTCGTTGGCGGTGGTGAAGTATTAGGTCTTCCTGCACTACCATCGGGACCAACAGCAGCAGCTTCAAAACAATATGTTGATAATCAGGTTAGCGGATTAACTTGGAAACAAGCAGCTGAATTATTATCTAATGTAAATGTTCCATTAACTGGTACCAATCTTGTAATTGATGGTCACCCTGTTCTTGACACTACAAATACCGGATATCGAATTCTATTAACTGCCCAAACAGATCATGCCGAAGAAGGTATTTATGTTGCTACAGTGACTGGAACACCTGGATCATATGCCTACACTCTCACACGTTCGAGCGATGCCGATGTATATACAGAGTTAGTCGGTGCTTCTATTTTCATATTAGAAGGTACTACTTTTGCTAATACCGGCTGGGTTCAGTCTAATCATTATTTAGTTAACATGGGCGAGCCTGGTAATTATCAAAACTGGGTACAGTTCTCAGGTGCTGGTGCATACAGTGGTGGTACTGGTGTTACAGTCGCTGGTACAGTAATTGACGCAAACTTAGGTGCTGGTCTTACAACTACTGAAGGTAATGATATTACCTTAGACATAGTAACCGGGAGTGCTCTTAATACAAGTGGACTTGGCGGACAGTTGGCATTGGCTCTTGTATCAGGCGGCGGCCTTACACAGGCAACAGGTTCTGCGTTAGGTATTGCTGCAACAGGTGTAACAAATGCTATGCTTGTGAATGATGGATTTACTTTAAATGCTGACTCTGGGACTGGTGAAATAGTACTAGGCGATACATTGGTGATCGTGGGCGATTCGGACCAGGGTGTATTCACATCGGTAGATACAGGTACATATAGTGTAACAGTTCAAAGTGCATCAACAACATTAAAAGGTGTTGCAAGCTTCAATACAGCTTCTTTCAGTACTACAGCAGGTGCAGTTTCGCTTAAGACAGTTGACGTAGCACACGGTGGTACTGGCTTAACATCAGTTCCTGCTAATCAGTTGCTGTATGGTGGAGAATCATCATTAGAATCGAGCTCGTTATTTAAATTTACACCAGCAGCAGGAACTGGTTTATTAGAAATTGGTGGTTCTACTGGTGCTACTTTAGAAACAGGCACCAGTCCATCAGGTCTAAATGTAACACTTACTTCATTAGATACTAATTCAAGCATTGTTCTTATGCCAAACGGCGATGGTACAGTTGTTATTGGACCAGCCGGCAGCGGTGTTATCCAATCAGATGCAGGCACACCACTTAGTGTTATCGGTAACACAGTATTAACATTACAATCGATATTAGGAAATGTTGTTTTAAGTCCTACAGCACTTAGCTATGTTGATGTAGCCGGTCAAACAGCAGCATCATATGCTGGCGCAATTGCAACAATTGATACAGCATTAACCAACAAATACTATGTTGATCATGCTATTGCTGCTGGTGCGTCCGCTGGTGCTATTAAGTCTTTCCAAGCTACAGTTTCTTTGGCAACAAATGCTACCGTAGCAATTGGTACTCTTATACCAGCAGGTGCAACAGTTCTTTCTGTTAAGGTTATTGTTACAACACCTGATTCGGCTGCAACATTATCTGTTGGTACTGCCACTGATGGCGTAGCAGCATTCATGACAACTGCAGAGAATGATACACAAACTGCAGGTATGTATATGGCTGAAACATTCTTTACAATTGGTGCAAGCGAGCAAGTTAACGCTACTGTTGCAGGTACAGGCGCAACATCGGGATCGACATGCAAAGTGATATTCACATACCAAGTAGCTCAAAGCTAATAACTAACTTAGGTTAGATCAAAGAAAAGGCCCCGAATTCGGGGCCTTTTCTATAAATAAATAGTTAATAGGAGATTAGAATGAATAGAGTGATTAAAGATTTACTCACAGGCCCGGACGGCGAGACACATGACCCGGCAAGATGGCTATGGATCGTTGGCGTAGTCTGTTTCTTAGGATTTTCAGGATTTCAAATATACAAGAGCGGTGCTTTTGATATGGTAAATTTCGGCCTAGCATATGGGTCATTATTAGGTGCAGGCGCTGCTGGTGTGAAGGTGAAAGAGACTACTGAGCCAAAACCTACAGAATAAACCGATATTATAAGGTTTTGTTGCATCGCAACATAAATACAGTTACACTACAAGAACTGTGCTCATGGTGAGACAGTAATTGCAATAGTGGCCATAACGGCACTTTATAAGGAAATTAAAAATGTTTACATCTATCAATACTCCACAGACTTTTTTCAAATCAATGACTGATATGTTTGAAGCCATCCCTAAGACACCACAGGCTGCAAAAGTCGTGTTTGAAAAGGTGCAATCAGTTGTTACAACTGAATATACGAATGCTCAAGAAATGACTCGCATTTATCAGAAGGCAATGCAAGGTGATGCAACACCTAAAGAACTTGCTACAGCTAATACAAATGCCAAGGAACTATTAAAGGCAACATCGTTTGCCGCATTGATAGCTACCCCTGGTGCAATTTTTGTTCTTCCTGCTATTGTCGGAAAAGCAAAGGAATATAGCATTGATTTAGTGCCTAAGTCTGTTGCTGCAGAATTCAGTATTTAATATTGAATAGATCAGAAAGGGACTTCGGTCCCTTTTATTTTGGCTTTAATAAAATTAGATAAATACATAATATGAGAATAGTAGAAATTTTATTACCAAAAGGCACTTCGGATAGAAGTTTGTCTCCACAGCAGACTAGAAAGATAGATGCTTTACAGCAACGTATGACTAGTTATGTGGATAAAATTATGAGTCCTAATACGTCTGTAGCAGGCAAAGAATTTTTAAAATCAAGATTAAGAGATGATTATTATGAACTGAAAGATGTTATGGGTAGAGTTCATAAGATTGCAGAAGCAGTATATAAATTACCACTAACGCCGGAAGATTTTGAATTAGTTAAAAAGATTATGGAAAATCCTATTCCGGCAGCTATAGCACCTATTTACATAATGGAAATTATTGAGGATGATGAACTTAATGATCAGTTAAGATCCATAGAAGATACGCAACCAGGTCGCGATGTTAGACCGCTTATAGTAGAATGGTTCAATAGAGTGATGCCTGACCAAATGCACAGATTTGGACAAGAAGTGGCAGATGAAAATCTAATGAAGGGCATACTTTCTCCAATACACGGATATGACCCGAAGATGTATAAAGGTTCCAATGAACCTATAACAGGCAATGCCTATGGAAGTTTTCAATAATGGCCTATAGTTCGAAAGTAGTAGATCACTACGAAAATCCACGTAATGTGGGAAAAATGGATAGTGCCGATCTAAATGTTGGTACAGGAATGGTGGGGGCACCGGCATGTGGAGATGTAATGAAGCTACAGATCAAAGTAGTAGATGGAATTATTCAAGATGCGAAATTTAAGACGTATGGCTGCGGGTCGGCGATTGCTTCCAGTTCTCTTGTCACAGAATGGGTCAAGGGTAAGACGCTTGATGAAGCAGGAAGCATTAAGAATAGTCAGATTGTTGAAGAACTCGCCCTCCCTCCAGTCAAAATACACTGTAGCATATTGGCCGAGGATGCCATTAAAGCAGCTATAAATGACTACCTAGGAAAAGAAGCCGCAAGGTGTGCTTGCAAATGAGAGCCGAGGAATTTATGGTAGAAGCGGTTGGTGGAAATTATCTCTATCACGCCACTGGAGATCCAAAGGCTGTTCTTGCATCAGGCTTTCTTAAGGCAGCTTCTGGACCTCAAGTATCTACTCAGGCACAGACAGAATTACCAACTGTGAGCACAACAAGAGACTGGAATTATGCTTCGGGCGGTACAGGGTCGGGTGAACAGGAGGCAGGAGTCGGTCGTCATGCTGTGATAGTTTTAGATAGAAATGCTGTAGAATCAAGATATAAAACATTAGGCACAAGCCAAAGTAGAGATATTAGAGGTCAAGCTCGAGTCAATGCCCCGGAACTTTCTAAACATGAAAAAATGAGGAAAATAGTTTCAAAACCTGGGCAAGAATTGCAGGGACAACATAAAAGAAGCTATGGAACAGCAAAGGCAGGTGGAGAATTTGAAGAGGCAATTCCAGTTAAAGATGGAAAGTTACCATTAAAAGGTAACATGGTAGGGTTTTGGGTAAATCCTAAAAGTGAATTCATGAAGGATCCAGAAATTATGAATAATCCTTCAAGATTGGAATTAGTTGGTCCTCATCGTTTCAAACGGGCAGAAGCAGTAAGAAATCCTTGACTTCATAAACGTTGCCGCTACAATAGTCTAAACGCTAAGTAAAACACTACAAAGTTCAAGGAGTTATATGGCTAAATTATCACCAGAGAATATTGCGCGACTAAAACAATTAGTTGCAGACGGAGTTCAGGTATTACAAGAATGCGAAGACCTAAAAGAGGGGTTAAGCGAAACTGTTAAAGCAATCGCTGAAGAACTTGAAGTAAAACCAGCACAATTGAATAAATTAATAAAGGCTGTTCAGAAAGGCACAATGAATGATCAACGAGAAGCATTTGATGAGCTTGAAGAATTATACAAGGCAGGGGGCCTGGGTTAATGTATATTGATGCGCTCTTTAAGAAGGGCGGCGATACTGAAGTAATTAAAATTGTAGAAAGAATTCACGGTAAACGTGTTTATCGTGAATTCCAACCAGATTATCACTTCTATCTTAGCGACCCAAAGGGCTCGCACAAAACTATATACGATGATACGGTAAAAAAGATTACACCGCGTACCTTCATAGAAAAACAAAAGTTAATAAAAACACTGTCAGGTAATGTCAGACGCTGGGAATCTGATGTTGATCCTATCTTTCGTTGTCTTGAACACAATTATCATCACGGTGATGCACCTACCTTAAATGTGGCATTTTTCGATATCGAAACTAGCTTTGATAAAGAAGAAGGTTGGTCTGATGCAGCTGATGCAAATAATTATATCACTGCTATATCTGTACATTTACAGTGGTTAGATGAAATCATATGTTTGGCTATTCCTCCCGAAACACTAACATGGGAAGAAGCCACTGCGATTGCAGACGAAGTAGGCAACACAGTATTGTTTAAATCAGAAGCAGATATGCTAAACGCCTTTATAGACATTATTGAGGATGCTGATGTTCTATCTGGTTGGAATTCAGAAGTGTATGATATTCCATATGTTGTAAATCGTATAAAGAAAATCCTAGGTAAGAACGAAGCTAGAAGAATGTGTCTTTGGGAACAAATGCCTAAAGAACGCACATATGATCGTGGCGGTAAGGAAGCTATTACATATGATTTGATTGGCCGTATTTCAGTTGACTACATGGCAATCTACAAGAAGTATAATTATGAAGAACGCCACAGCTATGCACTTAACGCAATTGCCGAGGTTGAATTAGGTGAAACTAAAGTCCAATACGATGGTACATTAGACGAATTATATAACGATGATTTTAAGAAATTCCTAGAATACAACCTACAAGATACGCGATTGTTAGATAAACTTGATAAGAAACTACAATTTATTGACTTAGCAAACTCAATTGCACATTCAAGTTGTGTATTAATCCAAACAACAATGGGTGCAGTTGCGGTTACAGATCAAAATGTGCTGATGGAAGCACATAACCGTAATATGATATGCCCGGATAAGAAACATTCGCACGATGAGAAATCAGCTCGAGCAGCAGGTGGTTGGGTTGCAACACCAAAGAAAGGATTTCACAGATGGATAGGTAGCACTGACATGAAGTCACTATATCCATCTGTAATTAGAACGCTTAATATGAGCCCAGAAATGATTGTGGGACAAATTAGGTTAGACCGTACAAATCAGGCAATTAAGGATTGGGAAGCAAGAGGAGCCAAATACACATTTGCGTCATGGTGGAATGATAGATTCCATGTGCTCGAGATGGAAGATTTTTATAATGAAGATATTGGTACAAAGCTAATATTAGATATGGAAGACGGTTCTGAATATGAAGTAACCGGTAAAGAGTTACACGATCTTATATTTGAAAGTGGACAACCTTGGTGCATTAGTGCTAATGGTACAATTTTTAAAACTGATGCCGATGGGGTAATTCCTAGTCTGTTAACTCGTTGGTATAACGAGCGTAAGATACTGCAGGGTATTATGGTTAACTATCAAGACATTGAGGATAATGACAAGATAGAAGGCGTGAAGGTACCGGCGGAATTGTTCACAAATAGTGATATTAACGATGCAGAGTTAAAGGCTAACCCTTACTTAGACGCCGAGTCATACAGACCTAAAAAATTAAAGGAAATCATTGCTGAAGGCCATACAAAGCGTGTTATTCAATATATGAATCAACACAACCTAATGGTTAAGGATGGTAAGGCAATTCACAGAGATCAAAAGGACTTAAAGCGTATTGTTGGATTTTGGGATAAGCGTCAACTTGTTAAGAAAATTAATTTAAATTCTGCATATGGTGCGTTATTAAATGCAGGTAGTAGATTTTTTGATCAACGCCTAGGACAATCAACTACATTAACCGGTAGAACGATTACCAAACATATGGCAGCAAAGACTAACGAAATGATGACAGGTGAATATGATCACTACGGTAAGTCGATTGTGTATGGTGATACAGACTCGTGCTATTTCTCTGCCTATCCTATACTTAAAGAAGAAATAGATCGTAATGAGATTGTATGGACTAAAGAAAGTATTGTAGATCTTTACAATGACCTGGCAAAAGCAGTTTCCGCAACCTTCCCAGAATTCTTATTAGGTAAATTTAATGTGCCTATTAAGCGTTCAACCGGCGTAATTGCAAGCTCTCGTGAAACTGTTTCAGAGACCGGGATATGGATGGTTAAGAAGCGTTATGCTTGCTTAATGTATGATAAGGACGGTATTAGACTCGATGTAGGTGGTAAGGTAGGTAAGGTAAAGGCTATGGGACTCGATTTGAAGCGTGCAGATACGCCTAAATTCGTGCAAAAATTCCTCTCTGAGATACTAATGGATACTCTTATAGACAAAGGTGAAAATGCGGTTATTGAGAAGGTTCGTTTATTCAAGGAAAAATTTGAAGATATGAAACCTTGGCAACAAGGCACTCCGCGAGCAGTTAATAAGTTGACCCATTATAGAGATAAACTCGAAGATGCAGGATTTAAGAAGTTAAAAGGCATTGAGGTAGGTAACTTACACGTACCGGGCCACGTAACAGCAAGCCTTGCGTGGAATAGATTAAAAGAAGTCCACTTAGATCAACATGCTATGAAAATTATCGACGGACAGAAAATTATTGTTTGTAAGCTAAAAGAAACATCCGAAAACAGACTTACATCAATTGCCTATCCTGTGGATGAGAATCATCTGCCAGAGTGGTTCTTAAACCTACCATTTGACAGCGATGATATGATGGCAGGTATTGTTGATAAGAAAGTAGAAAATCTACTAGGCGTACTTAAATGGGATTTAAGTAGAACCAATAAAGAACACGCACATCTCGAGACATTGTTTGACTTCAGCAAGATGTGAAACGTTTGACATTCACGGTAAAATATTATATACTAAACAAAAGGGAGATCTCACATGTTATTAGATTCATTTAAGGATATCATTAAGCACACAAATTCGTTAGGCTTTATTGATATGGTAAAAATTGTAGGTACAGGGGCAGATGCAAAAATTGAAGCAATCGACGCAGATAAAACTGTGGTTGTTTTCGGAACCATGTATCAGCCTATTACCGGTGTTGATGCAACAGTAGGTTTATCACGTGTTGCTATTCTAAAGGGCTTTATTGATTTTCCAGTATTTAGCGGAGATAAGGCATCAACCGATATTGTTACAGAATTACGTAACGGTGTGACTGTTCCAACTGGTGTTAAATTTGCATCTGGCTACGGGCATTCGGCAAATTATCGTTTCATGAGTGAAACAATGGTTAATGAGCAAATTAAGGTTCCGCCTTTTAAGGGTGCGACTTGGAATGTAACCATTACACCGGAAAAGAAGAAGATTGCAGAGCTGTCTTATATGTTAGGCACACTAGGCGGCTTTGAAAAACGTTTTGTGGTTAGTGTTGATAAAGGGACACTAAATTTTGCAGTAGGAACAGGCCCGACAGATAGCACTGTCTTACCATTTGCAGATAATGTAACAGGCACATTAAAACATCAATGGTCGTGGCCTTTGGCTCAGGTTCTTGCTATTCTAAAGTTAACAGAAACATCAACAGCAACAATGAGTTTTTCTGATATGGGTGCATTAAAGATTGATATCGATAGCGGCATCGGCAAATATTCCTATATTCTACCTGCAGGCAAGGCCTAAAATCTAAATACAAAAATAAGAAGGATAACAATGGGAATTGATTTTACAAAAAGACACAACGAAGGCCAATGGGCTCGATACCTGCCTGCCATTAGCGGATTCTATACAACACATCTGGGCAAAGATTTGCTAGATGAGAAGTTTATTCCCAAAGAGCGTGTACCAGAAAAATTTGAACTAGGTATTCAGGGATTGGACTTTTTAAAGGGTCCCGAAGATGCGTACTTTAGTTACAAGTATGGATTGTATTCAGCAGGCCACGCTGAACGGAAACTGGATAAGTGTGATGATAGGGAACCTATGATTCACAAGCGTGATAAAGATACTATCCTTGTCGGCGACTCAGGTGGATTCCAAATTGCAACAGGTGTTATAAAGATGGATTGGACCACCGTTATGACTCCAGCGGGTGATAAATTACGTGAAGAAATATTACGTTATCTAGAACACACTTCAGATTGGTCAATGACATTAGATGTCCCGGCATTTGCCGCATTACCACCATTGAGTGAAAAGACTGGGTTGACTAAATTTGAAGATTGCTTAGATGTTACTGAATACAATCTCAAATATTTTATGGAACATCGAGTACCTGGTGCAACTAAATTTTTAAATGTACTTTCGGGTAGTTCAAATGAAACATCGAAAACATGGTACGAAAGAGTTATCCCATATAGCATTCCGGAAGCAGTAGAGGCACTCGGATACACACCTGATAGAACACTTGAGGGATGGGCATTCGCCGGTGTCAACATGAGAGATATGAAAACTGCACTCGAACGTCTTATTGATCTACGAGAAGATGGATTACTAGCAACTAAAGACTGGATTCACTTTTTGGGAATTGGTAGATTAGATTGGGCATGTTTCTTAACATCAATTGAACGCCAACTGAAGAAGTATAATCCTAATATCAATATTAGCTTTGATGCTGCATCGCCATTTGTTGCAGCAGGCGGATATGCTCTTTCCTATAATTATAATAAATTTGATCCCGATCAACTTACCTATGCAATGGGAAGAGGTTTGGATGATAAATCCCTAAAGGGTAGTAAATTAGGAATGACATTCCAGGGCCCTATTATGGAGCGTTGTACTGTTGGTGATTTATGCGTGATGGGCCCGGGCGATTTAAATAAGCACGGCAAGGAAGGTAAGACAAGTTGGGACACAACTACCTATGCTATTGTTATGGGACATAATGTCTATAATCACATCCAGGCTGTACAAGAAATTAATCGGCATGCAGATATTGTATATGCAACCAAGAAGATTGATTATCGAGATTGGGTAAAGAAATCAAAAGTGCCAATTTGCGATTTCTTACCAAATAATATTTTCTTCTTTAACAGTTTCGTTGAAGAACTATTTTCTAGAGATAGAGATGGTGCATATCAGTTACTAAAGGACTATGAGGGGCAGCTCAACAGTATAAGTTTCAAGGAAAATAAGATCGTTGATACATACCATTCCTTATTTGATCATTCTAATGCAAATACAAAGAAAGAGATTAAGGGTGAGGATATTGCAAGTCTTGATAAAGAAGACCTTATTAACATAGATGAATGAGAAACTGCAAAAACAACTTAGTTGCCTAGAGAGCATGATTGGTATACAGTCGGATTCTGTATATGTAGGCGGGACGGGCGTAAACTATATGCATGGCATGCTGAATGGGCTCATATGTGCCCATTCAGTGTTTGCAGAATGTGAACCACAACTTGTTTCGAGGCCGCCGAGGCCCCACAATCTAAACATTCGCCATAAGAGCCAACAACCGAAAAGAAGGAAATAAATGACGAAGAAAATATGTATCTATCATGGCAACTGTGCCGATGGATTTACAGCAGCATGGGTAGTACGAAGGGCGTTAGGTGAAGACGTTGAATACCATGCAGGAGTATATCAAACACCACCACCAGATGTAACAGGAGCAGATGTCTATATTGTAGACTTTGCGTATAAACGCCCTGTAATGGAAGAAATCATTGCTAAGGCAAACAGCGTTACACATATCGACCACCACGCAACAGCAATTATCGACTTAGTGGGTTTAGAAAAACAAATGACCACACTTTATAGTCTAGAAAATAACTTCAGCGGTGCAATGCTTACCTGGATGTTCTTTTTCCCCGGTGAAGATATTCCTCAAATTATTAAACATGTCGATGATAGAGATCGTTGGCAATTTAAAATCCCATTCACAAAAGAAATTCAAGCATCAATTTTCAGCTATGGTTACACATTCGAAAATTGGGATATGTTGATGAAGGTTGACCTACAAGAATTGATTACCGAAGGTAAGGCGATCGATCGTAAGCACCTAAAAGATATTCGGGAATTGATCGGTGTTATGCAGAAAAGAATCACGATTGCAGGATACGATGTACCTGTATGTAATCTTCCGTATACAATGAGTTCTGAAGCAGGACATATTATGGCTATCAACGAACCTTTTGCTGCCTGTTATTATGATAAGCCAGATGGACGCGAATTTAGTTTGCGTTCATCTAAAGAAGGAATCGATGTGTCGGCTATTGCTGTAACTCACGGCGGCGGCGGACATTTCCATGCAGCAGGATTTAGAGTGCCCTACGAAAATTTGGAAGGACTAGGATTATGAGAACTAAAGATTTTCCGGGCGTGAAAGAAGCGAAAAAGGTTGTAGAAAAACAACTAGAGTTTTATAATATAATGATGGCATCTAAACTTAAGAAGGAAGAAAATAAAGTGGCTAAGAAAAAATTATACATCGTTGATACTATTTCTACTTTTAGACATCGTTATGTAATTGAAGCGGCAGAGCTTGAACACGCATATGATGAAGTAACAATGATTGATTCTGGTAATGATGACGATTCCTTTGAATCTGTATCACAGCGTTATCTAGGTGAAACTATCGTCGATGGTAGAGAAATCAGCAAGAAAGATTACACTAAGATGCTGAAAGATATGGCTGAGGATAAGAATGAAGGTTGCTCTCATTGGATGGGAGATAAGCTGATTCGCGTCATTGACTATGATAGATAAGATAACAACATATAAGCCCGCCAGCGCACCACTTCGCATATTAACGAATTGGAGCGACGGTATTCACCCATCACCTAAACCGCCCTTTCCTCTAAAGGGTGTTAAGGATATGAATGAAGAAGAACAAGCAGATGAGATTGTTCGTCGATTAAGCCAACCATACAAGACCGCAGCAGAACGTCTTGAAGATGAAATGCTTAGGGTATTATCGGCAGAAATAGCCAAAGAAATAGATAACGAAGTAATATCGCACATAAAGCGCATATATTCGACACATACAACCAATGCCAAAGAAAGTAACACCTGAACACCCTGATATACTCGGCAGACCCATTTGCTTAGGTACTAAAGTTGCTGTGGCAGTTCATAATTCTTTAATGATATGTTCGGTTACTAAAATAATGCCTAAAATGATAAGAGCAATGCCTGTTCAGGGACATTATAGAGATGGTTATCTAGTATACGGTAGTCAATGTGTGGTAGTCGAAGGCGAGGATGTACTCGCATATATTTTAAAGGGATAAAAATGAGAAAACTATTTTATATGGGTTTAGAAAGTTATGAAGCACGTTATACACTTCAACTACAAGATTGGAATGAACGTGTATTTAAACTGCGCGGTATTGAATATGAACTTGTAACGGGTAGCGAACTAAGCACAGATAAGAAAATTGTTACAGGTAGTGTATTGGATGCACACGGCAGAACATATTATAGTATGTTGCAGACAGCCAATCTTGTTAAACTTATGAAGGAAGGTAAGGTAACAAAAGATGATGTTATCTTTTATGAGGATATGTTTACACCCGGCATCGAAAGCTTACCGTATATCTTAGAACAGGTTCCTAAAAAGTTTCGCCCAAAGGTGTATGTTCGTTGTTTAGCACAATCTATTGATCCAGATGATTTTGTTAATCGTGAAGGAATGGCACATTGGATGCGTCACTACGAAAAAATGGTAGATGAGTTTGTATCAGGAATTCTTGTCGCAAGTGAGGAAATGGTTGCAAATCTGCGTATTGCAGGAATGAAAGCACCTATCTATGTAACAGGATTACCGTTTGGTAAAGAAGAAGTTAAGAGCAGAGTACCTTTTGTCAAACCAATTACATCACGTGAGCAACGTGTAGGTTTTGCAGCAAGATGGGATGACGAAAAGCAACCAGAATTCTATATGCAATTGGCACAGAGATTTTACAAAACTCGACCAGATGTTGAATTTGCTATATTCTGTGGTCATCCTAAATTAAAGAGTAATAATAAGCAGCATGTCGAGTTTGCCGAATATTTGACAACCAGCGGAACTGCGAATTTTAAGATCTATACTGGTCTGAAAAAGAATGACTACTATGAATTGCTTGCTGATAGCACCGTTTTATTTAACTGTGCTTTACAAGACTGGGTAAGTAACACAGTAAGCGAAGCTGACACGTTTGGCACACTAACATTATATCCAGCATATCGCAGTTTTCCGGAAGTATTTGCTAATAATCCAAAGAATATGTATATTCCGTGGAGCGTAGAAGATGCCGCAGAAAGACTTGAAAAGATGTTTGTGAGTCCGGCATCATATAAAACAGGTGCAGTAAGTGATTGGCAAAATGGAACAATAGATCGCACACTAGACGTATTTGAAGGCAAAGGCGAAGAGTGGGCACGTAATGGTAATGATTATAGAAAACACGTAGCAAAGGCAAAATATTAAAATGAAACAGCCAGATCCAAAATTACATCAACGAATTAGTTTCGTTAAAAGTGCATTACGCATTGTAGCAGGATGCAGTCTAGCAGTAGGTAACCTATTTTTTGCAGGCACAATGATTGTGGTTGCAGAAATGTTAGGTATTATCGAAGAATTAGTATAAGGAAATAAAATGAAAAGAGACGGACATAACAATGTGGCATTCTTCATCGGCCCAGAGGTAGAGCATACACCTGCATACTCAAAGAAGACTTTATTTGTAGTCGGTAAACAAGATATTAAATCTATTTTAAAACATGCCACAGAACATAAGGTAACACATATCTTTATGGGTGCCAATCACTCATTTGATGCATCTATTCCTGTATCACCTTATTGGAATGAAACTATTACTGCTTTATTAGATAAAGGTTTTTGGGTGACACTCGAATACGAAGCGCATTTACATAAGGCAATGCTAAGTGTATTGAATCCTGCTACTTGGTTATCTAGAATGTTTGTACCGTTGTTAAGTGTACGAATTCCGAGTATACAAACAACTAGTTCTAATCTAACAGTTAAAATTGACGATGTTGATTTTAATGCAACCAACCCGGGTGTGTGGTGTATGCACTTTAAGGAAGTAACCGATAGTAACCGTTTTACTGATTGGACGGAATATGGTTCGGATTTGATTATTACACAAGAGCAATCAACACCAGCAGTAACAGTGCAGACTGAGGTAAAAAATCAGACAGAACTAGGACTTGATCCAGATTCTAAATCATTATTAAAGCCGGAATATGAAGAAACGAAAGTATCGCCAGTCGCCTTTATTAAGAGCCCTACGGACGCAGCTGAAGCATATGCTGAAGGTGCTAAAACCGACCCGCTCTCAGCGAAGGAATCTACAAAGAAGGCAAAAGCCAAAAAATGAGTTTAAATAGAACTATTTTTGTTACCTTCCAGAAAGAAGGGATTCATCGCTACCCAGATGCACCAGCTGGTGTAGAATTTTTAAAACACCCGCATCGACATATTTTCCATTTTAAGGCAACCGTGTCTGTGGAACACAATGATAGAGATATTGAATTTATTTTATTTAAACGCGAACTAGAATCTATCTTTGATAGCGGTGCAATGGAGGTAGATTATAAGAGCTGTGAAATGCTCGCAGAAGAACTTATTAACTATATTGTAGGTGCATACCCAAACCGGACAGTTTCTGTGGAGGTAAGCGAAGATGGGGAAAATGGCGCAACTCTTTCGTATTTTCCGAAAGTCATCCTCGACTGAAAAACCTATTGATATGATAGGATGTGATGGCCAGCCTATCTTTGATAAGAAATATAAGGTAGTAGTAAAGCGTTTGTATACACCCGGCTTTCTAGATATGATAGAGTGGGTAAATTCAAACAGTAACGGATTAGTAGAAGTAAAATTTAACAATGGGTATGGATCAGAAGCTATCTACATAGGGTTTGTAGATTCCGATGATGCACTATTCTTCAAAATAAAGTATTCAGCATGAGCGTCGGGGAACCAAATTATGGAATTATAGCTCAAACTGTAGGCACAGTTTTACCTGGTGTCGTATTAACTGCAGGTAGTACCGGAGCAACATGGGGTCCTATATTTGCAGAATCCGATTATAAAATACTTCTTAAACGGATAGAAGCAATAGAAGCACGATTAGCAATTATTGAGCCCAACCAAATTATGCAAGATAAGTACCCTGCATTACAAGAGGCATACGATGCATATAAGATTATTGAAAGGTTAGTAAATGACAAAAAAGCATAAAATTTTAATTACGGGTGGTAGCGGGTTTGTTGGTACGCAAGTAGCACACAAATTACACGAGCAAGGACATCAGGTATCTATAGTAGATCGTAAGATTAAGAATTGGGATACACCAGCAACTATATTTGAAGAGGATTATCTTAGTTTCCTACAATCGAATATTTTTCACTATGATACTATTATACATCTTGCGGCAGAGCATCTAGTAGAACAGAGCGTAACAGAACCGGAGAAGTATTACGCAAATAATGTGGTAAAAATGAAGGGTATGCTCGACATCATGGTCGCTAATGGGATGAAGAACATTATCTTTAGTTCTAGCGGAAATACGTATGGTCGGCAAGGTCAAGATGGACCACTTAAAGAAGCAGGTCTATACTATGATCCAGAGAATCCATATGCATCGACAAAAGTAGCAGGCGAATTAATGATTAAGGATTATGCCAGGGCGTATGGTCTAAAGTATGTAAATTTTAGATACTTTAATGCAGCAGGTGCTGATCCAGCCTGCCGTTTTGGATATGTTCAACGTCCGGCAACACACGTTATTCCTATTTTATGTAATAAGATATTAAAGGGTGAATCATTTCCTTTATTTGGTAATGATTATCCCACTAAGGATGGCACCTGTGTTCGCGATTATGTTCATATCGCAGATCTGGCTGATGCTCATGCTAAGGCAATAGATTTCTTCGATGCCGGGAATGGCAACGAAGCATTTAATCTCGGTGGTGGCAGTGATGGTGTTAGTGTTAAAGAACTGGTTCAGTATGCAGGCGAGGTTGTTGGTGTTGCACCAGTAATTGAATATATGCCTAGACGGTTAGGTGACCCGGCAGAATTAGTAGCAGATATTTCCAAGGCAAAACAGTTACTAAATTGGGAACCACAATATAATATCAAAGATGCTATTTCACATGCATGGAACTGGGAGAAGAAATTTGAAACAGGTAAATGATCATCAGGAAGAATGCCTAAACATTTTGCAGGAAGAATGTGCTGAAGTTATTCAGGCAGCTTCAAAGATTAAGAGATTTGGTGTTGTAGGTAAAAATCCTAATTCTACAACAACCAATCTCGAAAATTTAGAAATGGAATTAGGTGATGTATTGGCTCTGGTAGATATGGTCACAAACGCTGGCCTAGGTGTTACAGCTGAGGGTATAGAAAAAGCCCGCATTAATAAGATGGCACGTCTATCTAGATACATGCATACATGGGGTGACTCGTCAGGAGTTTAATGTGTTTAAGAAATGGTTTTCTAAAAAGGGTAAAACTAAAATGCCTACTACAGTAACAGTGCCTTCCTCTTTTCCCGCTAATAGCTCTATTGGTTCTGCTAATACCGTGGGAAATATTACCTTATCAACCGGGACGAATATCCCGACATATACAATGAATAGCAGTATGATCACGGGATCAACAATAGCTGCAGGTAGTGTTTATAATACAATAACATCATCCCCTTATCAAGGATCTAGCAGTTTTACAATTGGTACTAATCTTCATAATTCTACTTCTGTAGTCACATTTTATAATCAGTCTAATACAGAGATTGTTCGTCTCAACCGAGATGGTACAATAACATGGGGTAATGGTATTGATGTAAATGAAGCGGCTGAAGCCTTTGCTAGATCAATATCACTAGGGGGTGAAATGCAATCCGGTATTACACAGGGTGTAAAGCATAGAATGAGAGACAGTGTATTTGCTGACTTAATTGAAATTGCTAAAGAAAAAGGTTCCCTAACGGCAGATGACTTGACTTATTTGTTGGAAGCGTCTAAAATAGTAGAAAAGCTAAAAGGCGGCAAAGAATAATGTTCGGAACTAATGAAATTATCGGTAAGAAGTATTTTAAGGATGCACCCAAGGATAGCCTGTTTGTAACAAGCATGTTCTTCACTCTTCAGGGAGAAGGACCATACGCTGGCACGCCCGCACTCTTCATCCGTCTAGCAAAGTGCAATTTAGATTGTAGCTTTTGCTTTGTACCGTCTACTAAGATTACAATGGCAGATGGAAAATCTAAACGAATCGACCAAGTCAAAGTAGGTGACATGGTTATGTCGTGGGACAAGGATAAAATGGTTCCTAAGAAGGTTACACGCACATACAGGTCTATCGCAGACAAAATTGTTAAAGTAACCAGCTCAGGCGAGCCGGTTTGGTGTACGCCAGAACATCCATTCTTAACCTCTAATAGGAGTTGGGTTAATGCCGAGGATTTAGTGGCAGGTGACAAAATTGTACACTGGTCGTTATCTGACCGCAGGAAAGTGTTTAATCCTGCGTTTGACCTGGCAAATCGTGCACCTATGTCTCAGGATGAAAAAGATAAAGCAGCAACAAGATTATCTGCGTTATGGGAAGACCCGGAGTTTAGAGAGAAAAATATCGAACGCTTAACGGGCGCAGGTAATCCAATGAAAGATCCTGCTACTGCTCTAAAATCTTGGGTTAATCGAGAAACACAACTTAAATCTGGATTAGAGATTAAAGTAGAAAAAATATGTGAAGGATTACCTATTACTTTTGTAGGTGCCGGGGATTTAGTTATCCAGCATAAAGTACCCGACTTTGTTGTAAACGGACAAAAGAAAGTAATTGAAGTTTGGGCAGATGACTCACTATGGGTTAAAAAATCTCCTCGTGGTAAAGAGTGGATGGAAAAACGCAAGGCGCTATTTGCTAAAGAAGGGTATGATACTTTATTCTTACCACTTGTTCAGAGCGAGCTTAAAATGTCCGAACATAGTAAAATACGCGAAAAGGTTGCGGAATTTATTCATAACGGTAAAGTAGTAAAGAGTGTAGAGTTTGTAAATGAAACCGACGGAAGAGGATGGGCAAGATTATTCGGTAGTAAAACTGCCGAACGTACCGTTTATAATTTCGAAGTAGAAGATACACATACATATATTGCTAACGGATGTGTAGTACATAATTGTGATACTTTCTTTGACGATGGCGATTGGATGACGTTTATACAGATTGAAACTAAGATCCACAATACTATTTGCGGGTACTTTAACAACGAAAAAGGAATTGCTGCACCAGATTGGGCACTGAACAAAACTCGGATAGGCAAGCTGTATCCTAATATCGTATTAGTAATGACTGGCGGCGAACCGTTGCTGCAAGAAAACATCTCTGCGTTTATGCAATATCAACAAAAGATGTATTTCAAAGCAGTACAAGTTGAAAGCAACGGTATTCCTGATACAGTAGTACCAGACGGTGTTACACTCGTTTGCTCTCCCAAGTGCATGGAGAAGGATGGTAAGGCCGTGAAGTATTACGCACCATCTAAAACTATTTTAGATCGTGCAGACTGCTTGAAGTTTGTTATGAGTGCAGATACAGAAAGTCCTTATAACAATGTGCCACAGTGGGCACATGATTGGAAAGTAAAGACAGGCAAGGATATCTATTGTAGCCCAATGAACATTTATAATTCTTTCCCGCAGAAGATCAAACTACTCAGGGCAGAGAAGGGTGAGATCACTATGGCAGAGCGTAGCACAGTTGATGAGATTATTTCATGGTGGGAACCGGGGTTACTTGATATGGAAAAGAATGAGGCTAACCACAAGTATGTTGGGCAATATTGTATGCAGCATGGATTTAAGATGCAGATGCAGATTCACCTGTTTGCGAGTTTGGCATGAGCAATCTTTTAGTCAATATAAGATTTGGTGCATATCATTTTCAGATAAGCCGTGATCGTCCCTGGATAAGTTGGGCCTTTAATGAATGTCATGCCAAGAAAAATAGGCGTTGGGATTTCAGATGGTTTGTTATCTATAAATTTCCAGGCATAAATACAGACCCGGGTTGTTAATCCAGATGGAAATTCCTGCAGAATTTTCTCATCGGGTTTATAAAACCAGATCTAGCGGCATAGGTGGCAATCTTAAAAGATTAAATGAGATTACAAATAATTGGCCAGGTTCTGAGATAGATGTTATATATGAAAATTTAAAACCAATTATTGTAATTGTTTTTGAAACGCAAGAGGATTGTCTTGCATTTACTTTAAGGTATGGAAAAGAATATGTCTAAAAAATTAATACCGTTTGGGTGGCTCCCAGCACATTGGGGAACAGCAGGAAAAACTAGAGAAATTATGCGAGCAGAGTATGAGCTTACAGGTATTATGTTGGAAGTACGGTTACTCGATCTTAATAAAGAAGATTATGATAAGGATACATATACCACAAAGAAATGGGATATTGAACTAAAGTACGGTCACATAAATGAACAGACTTATCATGACAATCTCATCACACTAATTAAAGATGAGAAGCAGAAGGCACTAGCCGCATTAGAAATTGACCACAGAAAAGGTAAGGTCAATGATTTAGAATACGAAAAGCAATTAGCTACATTACAGGGCGAGCCGTGGATTAATTGTTTAAGCATGGACTTTGGTGGTAAGACCGCACTTGAAGGCAGCTTTGAACTTGATTGGAACGAGCAGTTTGTAGAAAAACTCAAAGAAGCAGGATATTCGGGTCCTACACCAGACAACATTGTTAATCAATGGTTTATGGAAGTATGTAGAAATGTGGCAATGGAAGAGTTTGATGGCACAGGAGACTTTACTGCTGATTCAGAAGCTAATCTCGATGCAGTTAAACGTTGGAGTGATGATTCTAAAGGTCTGCCAGTTGGCAAGAAAGGCTATAGATAATGCATTATCGCACATACTATGCAATGAAGCGTAGATTGGGCGGAGAGAAAATGTCCATCCGCGAAGCTCTTTCAATGCGAAACTATTTTCCGTGTCCAGGATGCCTATCACACAATGTTGATCCTCGTAGACAAGGAATCCTTTTCGATCACTATGTTGAACGCCCGCAGAAATCCCACGCTGTTTATTGGCGTTCACATCCAACAGAATATAAAGCCCTGCTAAAGCAAGTTCACCGCTCAAGTGTAAGCGACCCGTCGTAACAGAGCAACTGAACTCTATTGACAAAATCACCCAAATATAGTATAATAAGACATGCACACTTTTATCCACACAGACGGTCATAATTTATTTTATCGTCAAATTAAAATGACTAATCCTGCATTGGGTATCGATAGCATGATAGGCATGGCGTTACACCTGATACTCAACAGTATGAAGAAAGAGTATAGTAAGTGGAATGGAACCCATACCATCTTCTATATTGAGGGGCGGTCTTGGCGTAAGGATATCTACCCTGACTACAAAGGAAATCGACCAACCGCCTTTGCTCAACAAACCATTAAAGAACAAGAAGATCATGAAATTCTTGTGGAATCCTTTGATGACCTTGTTGAATACTTTGATCAGAAAACTAACATAACAGTACTTCGGAATCCTAAAGCCGAGGCCGATGATATGATCGCTGTATTCATTGAAGCCCACCCAGATGATCAACATATTATTATTAGTTCTGATTCTGACTTCTTTCAATTATTAAAATATCCTAATGTAATGTTATATGATCCTGTTAAGGATATCCAAATTAAACAAGACGGTGTATTCGATGATGATGGTAACCGATTAGAATTTATTCTTAAATCTGATGCTAAGATTAAGGCCGGTAAAAAGAATCCTAACTTCGAATGTGAAAAAGAATGGTATAACTATGCGCTATTCTTAAAATGTGTTCGTGGTGATAAGACTGATAATATCTTTAGTGCTTATCCGGGTGTGAGAGAAAAAGGCACTAAGGCAACAATCGGAATCCGGGAAGCTTTTGCCGATACAAACAAGGGCTACGCCTGGAACAATTTTATGTTACAGAAATGGGTAGATCATAACGAAGAAGAAAAACGTGTTAAAGAACAATATGAATTTAACCGAACTTTAATTGACCTATCTCAAATACCCGATAATGTAAAAACTGAATGCCTACAAATTATAGCAGAGCAAACTGATCGTAAAAATGTTCCTGCTGTTGAAATTGGTGTGGGCTTTATGAAGTTTTGCGGTAAGTGGGCATTAAAGAAAATCGGTGATAATTCTACAGCATTTATGCCGATGCTGAAGGCTAAATACAACAATGAGAAATAATATATGTCAGTAAAATTAAAACCTATCACAGAGACAGCTTGGTTAGTGCTCGGAGATACGGATGAAATCCGAATTGGTCTTCTAACCGAAATCCGTAATCAATATGTATTAATGATTAAGGGTGTAAAACAACAATTCATTAATCGTAAGGAAGTAAACAAATTCTTTAACGAAGATGTATTTGAAAATGTTGTGGAACCCATTGTCGAAGAGAATGTAAAGAAGGATTATTTCATTAATGGTTATCCAGTTGATTTTGATGGTCCAAACGAAGTTCTTATTAAAGGTAATAGATTACCACTCTTCAGTAAGAAAGCCACTAGCGAAGTCTATTATAGTGCAGGATATTATTGCTTACACTTTCCTAAGAACTGGATGCCGGCTTACTGTCCAAAGCTTTCGACATTAGAAACATATGAGTATGCCGGTCCATTTAAGACAGAGTTAGAGATGAGGACTTCTCTAACAAAGAATCGAAAAGAAAAGAACTTAAATAAATAATGTCCGAAATTGTACGATTAAGAGCAAGATTAAAGAATGTTAAGAAAAATGTAACAGAGTATAACATGACTGTTACTGAAGCAAAAGATCTGCTAAAAGAAATCGATGATATATTAAAAGTAAAAGAAAAACCACTTCAAGTGGTTGTCAATGAAACTGCCACAACAACTCGAATAATAGATGGCGGCGTTTTCTGAAAGGGACTACGGTCTCTTTCTTTTTATAGGCATAACATCCACTCTTAGTCGTGGTTTTTTGTTATGTACGGTGGTAGCACTTTTCATAGCTGCTTCTTCTGTTTCAAAATCTTTCCAATGCTTTCCGTTTATAGAAACATAATAGTTAGCCTGTATTTTAGGTAAAGACGGTTGTTGAGGGCCGTTTGCTCTATCAAATTCAGTATTATAATAGGCTTGTTCTAATCTATTTTCTTGGATTAATTCTTGTAGTCTCATAATCTATTATTTATCGATTATCTAATAATTGTTAAAAAATGCTAAAGTCTATTAAAAGGCGTTTTTTGATAAATATATGTATATTATTGGAGAATATTGATGGCAAGACCAAAACCTACCGTACTATTAGAAAACGTCAACAAAAGTTATAAGGCAGAACAGGTATTAAATGCAGATGCAATTTATGCTGTATTTTATCAAGGTAAACCTATAAATCTTCGTACCCTTAGCCATCTAGTCTCGTATCCCGGTCCAAAATATAAAAAGGTTAGCTTCTCCAATTCTGGACACGCATTTAATTTGTCAGATAGATTGAATAAGATATTTAAGACAACCGATTTTGCTGTGTTTAAGCTAAATGGCGGCGAGCTACTTGCTGAGACTGAAGATTAAGGTAATGAATCAATGAAGTATTCGGGGTAGCGTTCTCCAAATCTCCTCATTATCACACCAGCAACGCTATTGGCCTGATTTTCAGTTTCACTGCCATCAGCACCATCCATTTCTTGCCCTTCTACTCGTTGCTTCCAATGAGTTAATTCGTGAGCAAGTGTTCGCATAACATCCATCGGGTGTCTTCCTTTGGTTATTACTTTAATTGCGTCACCGTTAAATTCACCGAAGGACTTTTTATCCCCTGATTCAATAAAGGGTTCGTCATCTATAAGATTAATAGGTGGAAGTTCATCGAGTTCTAATTCCTGTTGGCATAGCTGCAACAAATGTGATATGGCTGGTTCTAATACGGCTTCTCGAATTTTCATATTGCTATTTATCTAACTATTTGATTTCGGTATAAGTTTATTGCGTAGTATGTTATAATGTAGTATGAAATTTTTAATAGATCATACATCTTTCTGGGGATCGGTAATCGGCTCCCTCCTTCTTGCGTTGAATTTATCAATATCTGGTTGGGCATTTATTCCGTTTCTCTTATCTAATGCTGCAACCATATACCTGCTAAGAAATTCTAATGCTTCTAAATCTATATTGTATCAAAGTTACTTCTTTGTTATCATAAACATAGTAGGTATTGCCCGTTGGCTGATATAAATAACGTATGGGACCGCTTAAAAAAGCAATCTTTACTGAGATTAGAAACAAGCACGAAAAGGCAACACCTTTAGATGACAATCAACTCAACTGTCTGCTATTTCATCACCCGGATGGATTAAGATTATCGCTGACAGGGTTTATTGTTATCAAGGCTATATTTACAGCGTATAGCTTTGAAATTCCGGATACGCTTAAATCCAGACATCAATTGGCTATGGCCCAATTTACATATCCCTATTTTCTTACTCCGCGCCGCCTGATATTATTTTCGGACATGGATGCTATGACAATAAAATTATCTGGTGGTGTGGAACAATATTTAGAAAACAGCTATCAGTCAAGTTTATGTAATCGCCAACCTGGATGATTTTTACAACACTTTTGGGTTCCTGCAGCAATACCTCTCATTGAATCAAATGGTAGATTATTTTCTCTACAAAATTTACTTAAACTAACAATAATATATGTATTACCGGCCGGATCAGTGATCTGGTATGTCCCACCTTTAGCATTACCCTTATTAACACAAGATTTCACTTTATTTATAAATGCTTCTCTCTTTTCGGGAGACCAATTTGCTTTTGTCTCTTTTTGTCGGAAAACAGAAATCAACTTAGCTTCTTCCACTCTATCTGTCTGGGCTATCCTTCTATTTCTCGACATAACTAATTTTTCTTCTTCTGTCTTATTATTACGAGAAAATATCATTTTATCAATGCGTTCAATTTCCGATTCCTCCGATCTTCTATTCCACGCGGCTTTCTGGAGAGCGAATCTTGCTGCTTTAACATCAGCTGGTTCATTCTCATGATACGCCTTTAATGAGATTGATGATTTTTTACAGGCTTCTTCGGATCGAGTTTTACCTGCCATTGAAAATATGTGCCTTCCTGCTGATTTATCAGTATATGTCAGATTCATACACAAAGGATTTATTATATTTTCTTTTATTAGATCTTGTTCCTGCCAGTAACATTCATCGTAGTTTTCGGATTTGAATACTATAGATATTTCGAATAAATCTTTATTGTATTCTTTTAATAATTTCTTTACTTCTTTTGATGAAGTAAAATAAAATATCCAAAGATCTTGTTCCGGCGTTCTTTTTAATTTTATATTTTGATAACGAGATCCATAATAAAATTGATGGGTAATTTTATTTGTGATTAAATAAGTGTATGCTAAATACATCGCTGATGCTCCTTAAAAGCGTTAGAGTAGTTGGATATTAGTCGTATCGCGAACTACACTTATTTATCTTCAGTTGACTAAAATAAATAATTGTGGTATAATTAAACATGAGTGATACCGAAAAGTCAGAGGACGCATTATTTGAAGCATTAACTATCGATAGGCAGTTTAGCAATCCGTTGCGGCCGCATTATTATGTGCGAGGCAAATTGTGGGAAGATTGGTGGGGACCGGCCCATTATGGCGCCCAGGATATTATATATTGTAAGCCAAACACCGAGGGTAATAAAAGAATACTTCATAGAATTTATGGTCCGGCACATATTAGTAAGAAATATGATTTCGAAGGTTGGTATAAAGACGGTGAACTTCATCGTGAAGACGGCCCCGCATATAGACATAAGCAGAGTAGGTTTTGGTTTGTAGATGGAAAATTGCATCGTCTGGATGGGCCGGCAGTTGATGCTACAGGACATCCAAAAGAATATTGGATCAACGGGCAGCAATGGTCTCCGAAAGAATATAAGAAAGAAATTGAACGCAGAAAGCGCAAAGGACTTATAAAATGATGGATGACTTGAAGGACGAACGAATATTTGAACTACAACAGGAAAATATTCGTCTGCGTGGACAGATAACATATCTGCAGGAACAACTATCTAGCCTCGAGGACGAAAAGGATAAAGTAGTTGAGCGACTGGAAGATAAAATCAGCGAGCTCGAGCAAAGTTTGGGCGATGCTTTATACGGGGACGATTAATGCCAAATTATACAGAACCCACCGATAGAGCCAGTGATATGATGTGGGATGCTGGCCTGGGTGGTGGTGGCCCGTGGGTGCATTGTGGCTGCGGTAAGGATCATAGCGTTCCGGAGGATAGCGATGATTCTTTTGGTTATATCGAACTCGCCGGTATGTTATTTGTTTATGGATGCGAAGGGTGTGCTAAAAGTTTGTTAAAATACGAAAAGTTTATTTGGAGCAATCGCAGACACATACGCGAGTATCTGAAGATTAGGGTTGATCAGGAAAAAGCATGGGCAGATCAGGAAAACGTGTTAAATGTATTAGCAGGAATAAAATGAGATTTTATAAAATTATCAATAAATCATCTGGATTACTTTTATCTGGGGTATTTTGGAAACCAGCCGAGGGTAAAGGTAAGAATAGAATTCCAGAAGGATATAAACTAACATGGATAACCAATGTTGATGGACAAGGGCCGTTTAGGCCCATAGATAATGTAAATACGATTATTGGAAATATTATCTATCACAAATTACAGGCTGAATTAGATAATTGTGAAATCCAAACATTTGAACAAAAATATGTCCCAATTAAAGGTCCGGTTAAATTAACAAGAACAGTGAATAGATTAGAACAAGAAAGATTAGCAGAAGTATTAAAAGGTTATATGTGAAAGATCCATTAAAAATCTTAGAGCCAAACTTATTAGGTCGCGATTTCGTGATCGGGGATTTACACGGCTGTTTTGAAGTGCTTCAAAATCTATTGAGGAATATCAATTTCGATCCTACTATCGACCGCATGATTTCTGTTGGCGATTTGATCGACCGTGGACCCGACCATCTTAAATGTTTGGAACTAATCAGGGAACCATGGTTTCATTCTGTGTTGGGTAATCACGAACAGATGATGCTTGAAAAATTCCATTGGCCGCACGGGACTGATAGTATGTGGTTTAATAATGGTGGGCAATGGGGAATGGAAGCAATAAATGATAAAAAGAATCCTGCCTTAATACCGTCTGATCATAGTGTTGCCCTGTTTGATCTACTGCCCCTTGTAGAGGAATTACCATACCTTATTACTGTAAATGTAAAGAGTGGCAAGAAGTTTCATATCATTCACGCTGAATTCCCAACAGTGCCTGTACCTTTGTCCGATGAGATACTATCCAACCCAGATGACTTAAGAAAAATAGCAACTATTCCGTGTTATGAAGGTGATTCACTTACATGGCATAGATGTATATTCTACGAGATGTATGAACGCGATTTAAGTAATAGAGATAAGATAGTCAGAGTAATTAAATATAACGACATGACTGGTATGTTTAATGATGAGCTATCACACATCATCTGTGGCCATACAACATTACATCAACCAATTACTATAGTAGGGCAGACTTGTATCGATACCGGCGCATGGCAATGTCGCTGGTCTAATACCGGTGGATATTCTTCGCACGGTGTAGCACCAAAGAAATGGGCGGCATTAACTTGTATCGAATTAGAAACGTGGAAATTCTATCAGGCTACTGAATCTGAATTTAAGGAAGTAGAACCGTTTGTTGTAAACAAAGGTGATCTAAGTGATTGAGGATAGAGAATTAACGGAACTAACAGAATATGTCTATACTGGTATAACAGGTGCAATATATCATCCAGTTTTTAAAGACAGTAAATGGCAACTGAATGGAATAGATTATACCTATTCATTCTATGATATCGTCTATCTATGTAGAATACCAGACGATGAAGCATTGATTCTTAAATTAAAGTATGGCGGTTAAATGGAAGTTAAACATTTCTGGAATGTAACTTTTCTAACTAACGATGCGTCCGAATTTTATGAATATATGAATACGCTAAATCCTGGATCATATAATATAAAGTCGGGATCCACTTATATAAAACATTGGTATCCAGACTGGCACGATGTAACAGAAACCACTATGATAGAACTATCGGAAGAAGAAGCATTAGCGTTGGTATTGGCAGCTAAAGTGAAATTACAGAAGTTAGAGTAATCTCCGGTATTGTTGACCTATTTTGTATTTTGTATTATAATAGGACAAAGGATCAGTTATGACAAATCTTAAGACTCTGTTTGACCATTTAGAAAGCATTAGCATATGGAAACCTGCTGATGTGACACAGGAACCAAATACAACTCTGACGCAATGGAGAATCTATCGTGTTAAGGGGGATTTTCACGGAACAGGAGATACTATCCATTTTGTAGGATATGCCGGCTATGAAGGTCGTGTTTGTTCTGCTGTCCAAACCTTTGATGTCAAATCACGCAAAGGTGTAACAGGCAGCGGTCGAGTTTATCTATTATCGGGCGACCCGGGATACAATGGCGATGCTATGTATGTATGGGGTCGCTGGTTAGCCATGAATGCCAATCCCGAAGTTGAAGATATAACATTAACATACACGGGTAATGAAAACAATATTCTATAAAAAAGAAGGTCGTAAATATATCCCTATCAGGGAATATGATTCCGATTTCAATGCGGGTTTTACCAAAGGTGATCATCTTGTATCAGTATACCCTGGTGGTATGTCTACCTTATATAATATCGAACCGGCCTTTGCTCCGATGATTGCTGCAGGTAGGTATTGTAAAGATATTATCTCACATGTTATAATGCGCGAATCAGATTTAAGGGCAGCGAATAGAGGAACACCATTAACTGAAGAACAACGTGCTGCCTGGGATGCATTAGCGGCATCATTTGGCACAGAAAAACATGCGCTTCAGTGGCCTGCTGCACAAGAAGCAACTGATGCTGCTGTAAAAGCGATGCAGGAAGAGGCAGATAAACTGTTGTCAAACCCGGCAGTAAGAAATGCGTATGAAGAATTTATGCTAATTTGTAAATTAACCAAGGAACCGAAATGATTACACTTAAAGATTTTATGGAATGCACTCAGTATAAAGTTACCGAGGGTAGCACTTATGGTTGGAAATGTTATGGGCCTAATGCTTATAACATGGATTACTGGAATCAGAAATATGACGAAGATGGACATACAGTAAATGTCATATTTGATACAAAGACCCAGGTAGTTTATGAAATGCAAGCATGGGATTATAGTAATCATCGGGAATATCGCTGGATTCATCCCGATTATGTTGAAGCGCATAAAGCTGAAGCGAAAAGTCGCGGAGTAGATTTTGAAGAATCCATTGATGGTAGCAAGTTCATCGATCTGGATGTCGAAGAAGACATCCTAGAGAAGGCTGCTGCTATTGCTGCTGGCGAAGAATATGATACACGAGTGTTAGTAACACTAGATTTAGATGATGATACTAAGTTCCTTCTGATGACAAAAGCGCACGAAGCTGATATGACGCTCAACCACTATGTTGAACATATCCTCAGAGAAGCAATAGCAAAATTTTCAATCGAGAAATAACATGACAAGCAAATATACATTTATATATGAAGATGACGAAGTTACATCCTTTGGCCCAGGTCGTGAAATAAAGCATATCATCACCGGTGAGCAAACTTGGCCAGAATTGCTCACGCACATCGAGGATTGGATGAGAGGCATTGGTTACAAGTTTGATGGCACGCTTGAAGTAATGGATGGCGATCTTAACGAAGCCAATAACTTAAATGTTTGACATACGACTCAGTTTGATTAATCCGTGGTATACGGAAAACTTTGAAAATCTATTCTGCCGTTCTGGTTTAATTACTAAGCACAAAGCGTGGGAGTTTGAAGTTTGCCGCTACTCTTACGATCTTGCCAAGATACATTGCCAATGGTCGATTAAGTCTGATCACGCTGGCCCTCAGTTGGAGTTATGTCTGTTCGGATACGGCGTGGAAGTGAAAATTTATGATACGCGGCATTGGGATTACGACAACAACTGTTGGAAAGTATATGACTGATCATATAAGAGATCTAGCAAGAAAGGCCGGTCTAATTGCTCCCTACGGCAGTGATCACGAAGGATTGCGAGATTTCGACTACAGAATGTTCGCTGACCTTATTGTCAAGGAGTGCCTGGGGTTGACAGATGGCCACGGTAACATCAGGCCCGAGGACGTGAAGAAACATTTTGGAGTCGAATGATGGGAACACTTTATTTTTTAATGGTATTATTTTCTTTTGTATGTATTTTCTATAGTACACGAAAGAAGCAAGGGTATCTTACTATTGCTGATTTACTAATTAGTGCGTTGATCGCTATGGTACCGATGTTCAACCTAGTTATTGCTTTCTACTCACTGGCAGAGGCTGGTATTCTAAATAAGAAAATTCTATGAAACTATGTCCGGATTGTGCCCCTGGTTATACTTGCTGTGACCACTGTGCCTACTATAACTTTAATGCGGACGCCGAGGGTCGTTACACTGGCGATGGTTGGTGTCGCCTACATAAAGAAAAAAGAGACCCTGGCAGCGATTGCCAGGAGTATGTTTGTTTTCAACTGTTAAACCCAGAGGGTATGGAGCCGAAGCATGAATGAATATACAATCCTGCGGCCCGTTGTGTTAGGTTTTCTGACACACAATGATTCGTATGACATGATCATCAGACCAGAGAATGGTCACCTAAAGTTTGACGGTAAAGACATTATTTTTGTGGATAGTAAAGGGATTGAACATGTATCCCACACATCCAACAATGCCATTGCGCTTTGGTTAGAACGCGGTAGTCTGGAGCCGAAGCATGAATGAAGAATTTCTGTTTACCATCAATATTCCTCGTCCGTATCCTGAGACTGGCGAGAATGAGAAAATCATCACCTATATTGAACCGCTGCGTGAAGCAGGTGAGGTATTAGTGTCGTCCGCATACTCGTTTAATCTGGATAAGTTTAAGGCAGGGAAAGAGTGTTCTTGTAGTCCAGGATTCAAGTATATGTTCTGGTTCAAAGACAAGAATAAAGCGAACGAGTTTGGTAAATTATTTGGAGCCGAAGCATGAATGAACCTAAAACAAAGTGGCGGGACGAGAAGGAATACATAGATGGTACCGGTTTCACTTACTACCAATGTCAGTGCCCGCAAGGAGATGGGTGCAGACCAGATCATCTGTACGAATTGTGCTACTCACCGACTGAAAACAAACTGTGGTTTTGGGATGAAACATATCACGGATCATCCACAATCAGGATGGTATGCACTTCGTGGGAAGAGGCCGAGTTTATCAAAAAAATGCTTACCAAGGGTAAGTCACATTGGATGGAGCCGAAGCATGAATGAACGATTAAAAGAACTTAAAAAACAAGCTACCAACCCTAACTGGGATGGGGACGACGGCCCTGCAAACGAGTTCAATCCGGATAAGTTCGCCGAGTTGATTGTTCGGGAATGTGGTGAGTTTTGCGGGCACGATCATGAAGGGGTAGTTGCGATGTTTAAACATTTCGGAGTAAAAGAATGAACGAACGACTTTTAGCCCTGCAAAAGCAAGCCTATGCGTATGCAGATAAAAACACACAAGAAGGTGACAATCAGTTTGCCATGATTCAACTTGGTAAGTTTGCAGAACTTATTGTGCAGGAATGCATCCGAGTGAGTGACGACTTATATCAAGGTAGTGAACGGCTCGATGCCGGCACAGTTCATTACTACGATGTTGATGTTGGGGAAGAGTTAGCAAAACATTTCGGAGTTGAATGATGTACATACACAGAGATGATTTGAAGAAGATGGTAGAGATTATGGATAAATTTCCTAATATCGAAACCATCTTAGTTGAACAAGATAATTCGAGCGGAATTGGATCAGTAACTTCTATGACAATACGGACTACAATCGAAGGTGAAGAGGGCGAATTTAAGATTGAAGTATCCGGCGTAGAGGGTTGGTAATGAACAACCGAATTAAAGAACTTGCTGAACAGGCATTTGATCCAATCAACGCAATGGCGTCTGAAGGTGTAGCAGATCGCAATACATTCAACCAGACCTGGTTTCAACTATATAATGAAAGATTTGCCGAACTAATCATTAAAGAATGTACTGATGTTATTATGACCAAAGACCGATATCGTCGGGAATATTTTGCCTCAGTAATTACAAAACACTTTGAAGACAATCAACAAGATTTATAACCAATTGACCGTTTATTGTTGATTACATATAATACACTACACACAAAGGAGTTTATATGGTATTTTTAGAACTAATTGGCGGGCTTGTAGCATTTGTGCTATTCGTAGGTTTTCTCACGCAAGTGATAATGCCCTTCCTGTTCAGTACCCCTTTCTTTCCAATGTTCCGTAAGGTGACGCCACTGCTTGTCGCAGTCGAGAACGCCGAGCACGCACTGGAAGAAAAAACCGAACTATATCGTTTGCAAAAACGACTGTTCGAAATCAATCAAGAGCAAGTTGCCCTTGAGAAGCAAATCGCTGAAACAGTGATTAAATCGTAAACTATACACAGGAAAATTTTTATATGAACACACCCACAGTCACACCCCGCCGAATTCTTACGGCGGCGTTGGCAGGAATCGCATTTCTGGCAACTCTTATCTGTCTGCCAATGCTGGTGGAAAATCTTGATGCGAAGAACCTCATGGTGATTCAGGCGCTTGGCGGCGATCTGAATACTTTTACTGAACCCGGTTGGAAAGCCCAGGCGTTCGGCAAAGTTACAACGTATCAACGGCGTGATCAGTTCTCGTTTAGTTCCGTGAAAGATCAGGGAAAGACAACTGATGAATCAATCTCCACTCGCTTCAATGACGGTGGTCACGGTAACATCTCCGGAACAGTGAACTGGCAGATGCCTTTGAAGCACGAACAAATCGTGGCGCTTCACAAGGACTTCGGATCAGTCGGCGCCATTGAGCAGCAATTGATTCGCCCGGCTATGCAGAAGGTGATTTACAATGTCGGACCCACAATGAGTTCAACTGAATCATCGGCTGAAAAGCGTCCTGAGATTCCGAAGTACATTGACGATCAGTTGATTCACGGCCCGTATCTGACAAAGACTGTTACAGTCACACAGAAGGATCCGATCACTGGTGCTGATAAGCAAGTTGCTGTGGTTCAGATTGCGATGAATGACAAGGGTCAGCCGATGCGTGAATCTGAATCCCAGATTACGAAGTATGGCATCATTTTACAGCCGGTCTCAATCAACGAAATCAAGTACGACCAGATCGTTGAAGACCAGATCAAGCAACGTCAACAATCTACAACCGGTGTTCAAATCTCTATCGCCAACGCAAAGAAGGCTGAACAAGATGCGATTACAACTGAGCAACAAGGTAAGGCAACTGCGGCTAAGGCTAAGTGGGAACAAGAAACACTGAACGCCAAGGAAATTGCTTTCGCTGAAAAGGCTGTGGCCGTGGCAACTCTCGGTGCAAAGGCTGCTGAACAATACAAGAAGGAACAGATTCTTCGTGGTGAAGGTGATGCACAGGCTAAGGCTCTGCGAATGAACGCTGACGGTGCTTTGGATACAAAACTTGCTGCGTATGTTGAAGTCTCCAAGGCGTATGCTGAGGCGATGGGTAACTATCAAGGCGCTTGGGTTCCGAGTGTGGTGATGGGTAACAGTGGTGCAGGTGGAAATGGTGCTGCGGCGCTTGTTGAAATGCTCACTGCTAAGACTGCCCGTGAACTGGGTATTGATATGTCTGTCACTAAGGGCAAGACTGCTAAGTAAGAAACACAGGTGGCAACACCTGTTGTAATACCAAAGGTTGTATGTTATAATGACATACAACCTCTTCCTATTATGCCTACATTAGAACTTTTATCAATTGCTGAAGATTCTTATCAGTCGGATCGCATTTCGTGTAAGCACGAGGAACATTGGCCAAATAGGCAGACTTTGAAACTAAGTGTTACATCAAAGAAGAATATGGTTATAGAAGTTAGCAATCCATATATGATAGGATCAAAACAAGTAATAACTGTCTTCGATATGGACATAGATGGGTTGATACAGTTCTTACAGGATGCGAAGGTATTTATTTCCGAAGAGGAAATGGTTGATAAACTTATAGGAAGATAATAATGCAACGATACTGGATTAGTTGGTATTCCGGCGGCTACGAAGAAGAAGGTTGTGTTGATGAACCACCGTTTCAATATTGGTGGTCCGGACAACGAGATCGTCCTAATTATGGGTTATCGGATGAGAAGCATGCCGAATACTTAAAGATTGAAGATGAAGATGAAGATGAAGGCGACGCCTTCTTGGATAAACATAGTCGCAGTGATGGAACTGCTTGTGCAATGGTTGAAGCAGAAAGTGTGGATGAGATCTGGGAAGTTGTTGGAAAGTATTTTCCAGATTACCAAGAACGCTTCTGTGATGAATGCGATGCTAAAGCACCCGGTGATAGATTTGGTAATTTTGAAGGAAGGGTATCATTGTATGTCTAAGAAACAAATAATCACAGTTGATGTGGAAGATATTTCCCCATATGACTTTGAGAGCACACTCGGTAATGTAAAAGCACGTATTGAAGATTTTATTGCCAAATACGGTATTGATGCAAGACTTAGTTGGGATCCAAATTTTTGGTACCAATATGATTCAAGTCCATCACCGCGATTTAATGTATCTATTAATCGCGAAGAAACAGATGCCGAATATGATAAGCGTATTCTGAATGAAAAAACAAATGCATCTATGCAAGAAGAACGCGAACGCAAAGAGTTCGAACGGTTGCAATCTAAATTTGGAGCAAAATAATGGGATCATGGAATGGAACTTGTGCGGTATCTAATCTGCACGTCACAGCCGGAACTGATGTGGCTGTCTTTATGCTGTTGGAAAACAAGGAGAAGAGGTCTTTCTGTTATGGAAATGCTCTGTATGATGTTTGCCCGATTCCTTTCTACGGCAAATACAATGATTACGGTGCTGTTGAAGAGTGCTACGGTTTCGGGATGAACCTTGTCGTTGAAGCAATCCGCGCACGAATTTACGAATTTGGGCAAGGTCCCAATTCCTGCCATGACACAGTAGTGAACAAGGATAACTTCGATATTGATATGCTATTTGAAGCTGATCACGAAGATCGTTTAGGCATCCAAGAATTGCGTTCGTGGAATGCCAATGAGTACCAACGTGGCGAACTTGAGAAGATGCGCCTGGGTAATGGTCTTACTGATTCTCAACAATTCGAACTCGATCGTTTGTCAGCAAAGATTAGGCAGGAAGATACCTTCCGTCAAGTTACTCATGTTATCATCCACGGTGAAATCTTTAAGAACATCATGGAAAAATGGTATATTGGGGATTATGTCGGTGAAGGTGGTAATGCAGGTTATGATAATCATTATGTCCGTGTCTACTTTAAGGATCTTGTAGATTCTATTCCGGAATATATCGCCAAAAAGAAAAAAGAAGAAGACGACGCAAAGAAGGAAGATAATCCTGTCCTGGCACGCATAATGAGAAGGATGTCACGTGGCGATGAATGGAATAGTCCTAATCTTGCTACCAAATGGTTAAATTATTTCGATAGCGGCGAAAGCAATACATTTGGTTTAATTAGGGTTAAAGAATATATTAACGACTATCTCGAGAAGGAAGATTGGGGTGGGCTTGCTTCTTTTGTTAAAGAAGCACTTATTGGTGCGTGGGTAAACTCCTTTATGGGATATACCCGTAAGGTTTGGACACAACAATCTGGCCAAGGTGGGCAGAGTCAAGATGCAGATGGTTATATCCTGCTTGCTAATACAGTACTCGATATCCTTAAAGCCGAGAAAGCTGAGTATGACGAAATAATGGCAGAAGATGAAGTAGAGGAAGAGGCTGTTGAATGAGGTATGATACTCCATCTGCAGATGATACAAAACCGATCGTCCTTCTGTGCGGTTCGGTAGCATACTTTGATCATGATAGCACCAGTTATAGCTACAGATGCAATGACTGCGGTGCTGTGGTTGGTAGCATGGGTATGCCGAGAGAATGTAAACAACTCTACGATATGGAAAAAGTTGTAGATAAACTAAAGGGAAAGAAATGAAATTGTTTTTAGTTATATTTGTTGGATTATTGATGATCGGGTGCGGAAAATCGGAAAATAGATCTGCTCCTGCATCCGACACCAATGCAGAAACAAATGTACAAGATACTACACAGTGGAAACCAATATCAAACGATGATATTATTAACGAAACTAAAAAGTGTGAAAGTGCTGGATTGGATGCCGAATCACTTAAAGTTGAAAAGGTCTGGGGGCCCAAACAGTGAAGATCCAGTGTACCCCGCGGTCACACAAGGAAACAAAATGAAAATACTTACATTTAATACAAATAGCTGGCACTTTTTGCTTGCTACAAAAGTGGCCAGCTACAGAGTGCCCAGCGTTAGCAAATATAGCGATGGTGAGTTTTATACATACGGAGATAGTGCAGATATCTGCACATACTCAAGGCATGTCATGGGCGGGCTGTTGCTGCTAACACTTGCAGGTGTAGCTATCGCAGGTGCCGGATTTATTGTATCACACCTCTTGCTTGGCATCTGGTTTAGTATTATGCTGGGCACATGGTTCTTCAGTGATTGGGCTGTTGGGGCAATGATTGTCCTTGGTATTGGTGGTTTTATTATTGGCACGAAGGTGGTAATCGATTGGCTATACAATAGGCGAATGAACAGTCGGCCCAAACCTGACGGTTTTATAAAAAATGCCTATAATAGCTGGAAGGAAAAATTCTGTGTGCAAATAGAATTTAAGGATAAAGATGAGTGAAGTTGAATCCTTGCGTAATGCATTAAAAACTGCTATAATTGCTTTAGATGATTGGACAAATACATACGCTCCAGAGTTTTGCGACGAGGAGCGTGTCAAGCAAGCACAAAACCGCTTGACTGAATATGGCACTTTGTATTATATTGCTACTGTAGTTAAACAAGGCAGAGATGCTTTAAAAGGAATAAAATGATACCTGTAAAATATTGGGATATTTGGACTTGGCTTATGCTAATCGCAACTGCCCTGAATGCTTATTTCTTTGTCACAACAGGCGGTATCCTTAGTTTGATTTTTGGTATTGTATGCGGTACCGCTTTTCACAGGAATGTAAAAACATGAAAGTTGTAACAGGGAATTTGATTGATCTTGCTGAACAAGGTGAGTTCAATATAATCGTACAAGGTTGCAACTGCTTTGAAACTATGGGCAGTGGTATTGCTCGCGAGATTAAAGCACGATATCCCGATGCGTATTTAGCTGATGTGAAGTATTCACATGCAGGTGATTATGATAAACTCGGTTGTTACTCAACTATGCTTGGCAAGCAATTCAACATCATTAATGCATATACACAATATGGATTTAATAGTGGTGGGGAGAATGGTGATGTATTTGAATACACATCATTTACTATGATCCTGCAAAAACTTGCACACCAATACCCGGGGTGTAAATTTGGATTTCCAATGATTGGAATGGGCCTTGCAGGTGGTAACCCACAAACAATCTTGTCATTGTTGGAATGGTTTGATGATTTGGTTACCGCTAAAAACGGTACAGTTACGTTAGTAGAATTTAAATAGAAAGAAAATATGTCATTTTATCTTAAGAGTGGTGAACTTCTGTGGCCTACCAAGCAAGGCGTTTTTGATGTCAGAAATAAGCTGCCTGTCGGCACCTATACGGTAGGTAATCACCCGGAAAAAGGCTGGTTCCTAAAGCCTATTACTGACTTTAATGTCAGCGGCAAGATCTATGGCAAAACTACACATCAAGCTGATCGTATTCTTAGCACATTTGGCCAACGACCAAATACTACCGGTGTTTTGCTTAATGGTGAAAAAGGTAGTGGCAAGACAATGCTTGCTAAACTGATTTCGCAGAAAGCCGCACAATCAGGTATTTCTACACTTGTTATTAATACGCCATTTTGTGGCGATAGCTTCAACACATTCATTCAAGAGATTGACGAACCGTGTGTTATTGTGTTTGATGAATTTGAGAAGGTATTTGATAATGACGAACAGGAAGCAACTTTAACTTTGCTGGATGGTGTATATCCCACAAAGAAATTGTTTGTGCTTACTGTGAATGACAAATACCGTGTCAGCTCGCATATGCGTAATCGCCCTGGCCGCATTTTCTATATGCTCGATTTCACAGGATTAGATTCTGCGTTCATTGAAGAATATTGTAATGATAATCTCAATAGCAAGGAATATATTTCGCAAATTGTTAAACTAACAATGATGTTTGATTCGTTTAATTTCGACATGCTTAAAGCATTGGTTGAAGAAATGAATCGTTATAACGAAACGCCTAATCAAGCAATGGAAATGCTGAATGCCAAACCTATTGATGCAGGTAACGTTAAGCACCATGTTAGTGTTTTCGCTGAAGGCAAAGAAATCAATTCCGAGTTTGTGTGGCCTGATACCATTCGCGGCAATCCTCTTTCGCAAGATGATCTTACCTTTGAGATTAATCTTACACCGGAAGTTGAAGATGCCAGTACAACCACATTCGAAGTTACACCGCGTGACTTAAAGAAAATTGATCCCGAAGCAGGCACGTTTACATATGTGCTGAATGAAGGTAAGGCAAACACACTTGTATTGGTATTCACTCGTGAAAATCAATTCAAGTCTCTTCCATACACATGGATGAACGCATTTTAATAAGGAAATATATGTTTCGTAAAATTATTGCATCAATTGCAATGGCATTGACTGTTATTACTTCGTTTGCTGCCCAAACAACGGTAGATGTAAGTGGTTTATCTGAAGCTCAAGTGGCTGAGTTGAAATCACAGGCCGCAGCGGCTGTGGCACGGGCCGCTAAGGTTGTTGAGAATCCGGCGGCTGCTGATATATGTACTCATATTGGCATGGCTGCAACATGGGGTACACAGGCGGCAGCAGCAGCAGAAGGTTTTGCCAAGGCAATCGGCATTGCCGCAAAAGAACTTGGTGTTACTGTAAATGATTTCTTGCATACAGATGCAGGTAGATTGACAGCAATGCTAATTATATGGAAACTTGCAGGAGCCGCAGCCATTAAAATGATGTATGGTGCTTTGTTTGTTACTGTAGGGCTATCTATCTCTAGAATGTTGTATCTACGATTATTCACAAAAGGATATGAAAAGGTAGAATACAGCCGGCTTGGCGGATTATTTAAAGGTACCAAGTTGATTCGTGTACCCAAAGGATTCAAAGATCTTGAAGATGACGGTGAATGGCTTGCATTCTGGGTAATGATTGCATTAACTATTGGTACCTTGGTTATTGGTGGAATGTTTTTCTAATATCAATTGACCAGTACTTAGATCTAGCATATAATTAGGGTGTAGTTAGTTACTGCACCCTAATTCCTTTTATTATATGCCAATTATTGCTCATAAAAGTTGTATCAGAACAATTCGTCGTCAAGATGTTGATTTCATGATTTTTGACGGCCCAATTGTTGCACCCAGAGCAGGATTTGAAATTAACAAAGAATGCCCTAGTGAATATAAACTGATTATTGCTCAGTGTATCAATAATGGTTGGCTCAAACCGGTGGCTTGTGTTAAGGATGAAGAACTAATGTGGGATAGGATCAGAGGATAATATGCGAGTACAGGTATATAAATGCAGAGTAACAGGTAAGATCTTTGAAGAGAAGGATCGTGCAAAGTATATCCTACATCTAAAGGCTATGCGGGCAAATCAAAAAGAAGAGCGTCTGCACAAAAAGATCCGCAGTGAATTTGCTGTATGGTTGAAAAGAGAGAGATCAGAGATTTACGATCCAGAAGATATTATTCCTTGGTTTCTAAAAAATCAAAGATATATTATGGATGCTGCTAATGCCATTAAATTTACAAATGATGATAAGAGATGGCGTCGTGGATTTCATCCAGACGATAAATTTACTAAAATAGAATTGAAGGTTAAATATAATTATTTTGTATCTAACTCACATCAATGTCCTGATAACGGTGTTACAAATTGGTGTGCTAAGAGTCCCGGTGTTACAAGCTATCCCGGGTGGGAAGGTTTTATCAAAGGTACCTTAGAAAGACCTAAGAAGTATGATGGCAACTATCCTTACAGTGAAGCACTCGAAGTCGTAGGATTAAAGATTGGGTCAGGTGGAGGTGGGAATCAGGGTTGGCAATACGATGTTAAAATATTCCTTGCTGATTGGCCGGGACTTGGTCAGATACTTACTGTAAATAAACTGAAAGGTATATCATGAGTACAATCGAAGACGAATTTGGATGGATTGGCTGGTGTAACGAAGACAACCACGATAAGATCTGGGGTTATTTCTATCGGCCCACACCTAACGCAAGCAGATGGGACACCAAACAGAACGGGTGGAACTGCTGTGTATTTTGGGCTCGACGTGGAAAAGCTATGCAGTTTAAGTCCAACGTGACGGGCTTTGAGCTTAACAAACTTGTTCAATCTAAATTGAAGAAGGGTTATGACAAGATCAGTCAACCAAGATTGTTTGAGATTTGGCCGACCTTTATTGAAGAAGCAGAAGGCAAACTTATGTGGGATGTCTTGGCCGGCAAGGTTAAATAACCATTTGACCTGATTAAATAAATATAGCATAATACACACATAGCAAATTTTTTAACTATCGGAGAAAACATAAATGGCTACACTTGATACACACCGCGTTGAACGCCCACGTGACGTTCGTACACTTCTTACTCGCTGCATGAAGGTAGGCCGCCCTGCAATGATTTGGGGACCGCCCGGTATTGGTAAGTCTGAATTGATTGCGGAAATTGGTGTTGAAACAAATCGCCCCGTTATTGACATGCGTCTGCTCTTGCTTGAGCCGACTGACATCAAGGGCATTCCTTATTATGATCCCGATACCAAAACAATGAAGTGGGCTCAGCCTGCTGATTTGCCTACAGAAGGTTTCTTCGGTAATGCAATTTTGTTCTTGGATGAAATCAATGCTGCTCCGCCGAGTGTGCAGGCGGCGGCCTATCAACTGATCTTGAATCGCCGAGTCGGTGAATATCATTTGCCAAAGGGCGTGTCGATGGTTTGTGCTGGCAATCGCGATAGTGACAAGGGTGTTACTTATCGTATGCCAAGTCCGCTTGCGAATCGTTTGGTCCACATTGAAATGGCGGCAAACTTCGAAGATTGGCAAAAATGGGCAATTGGCAACCGTGTCCATGCTGATGTGGTTGGCTTCTTGTCGCACCATAAGCAAAAGCTCTTCAACTTCGATTCGAAGAGCCCTGACAAAGCATTCGCTACACCGCGTAGCTGGGTGTTCGTTGGTCAACTGATTACAGACGACTTGCCAGAATCTATGAACACTGCACTGGTTGCAGGTACAGTTGGTGACGGTCTGGCAACCGAATTTAGCGCACACCGTAAGGTTGCTGCTCGTATGCCAAAGTCGGAAGACGTGCTGATGGGCAAGGAAAAGAACCTGAATGTCAAGGATCTGAGCGCAATGTATTCGCTGACAATTTCCATGTGCTACACCTTGCAAGAATGGGTAGCAAAGGCCAAAGCCAAGGAAGAAGGTTTTGGTATGGATACATGGCACGAATGCGTGGATCACTTCTTCACATTTATGATGGAAAACTTCCAAACTGAAATGATTGTGCTGGGTGCTAAAACCGCACTGCGTGATTATGCGCTGCCAATCAATCACCGTCAGCTGAAGACGTTTAAGGGCTTCCACGAAAAATACGGTAAGTACATCCTGGAAGATTAATGCATGCCATAAAGCCCGCCGTGTGCGGGCTTTATGTTTTAAGGAATATAAATGACAGAATATATATTAATTGATAGCAACGATAAGAATACACTTATCGACAATATAAATACTCTCCTGAAACTAGGATGGGTATTACACGGGAATACCTGCATGACAACTGTTGTGCTTGGAAATAACGGTGTAACAAAGTACTCTCAAGCACTTATTCATATACATAAACTGTATCATATAGACTAATAGTCACTAAAGTTGTATAATACATGCAACACAAGGAATAAAAATGGCAGCAGCAACAGATACCAGCCCCGAAGCGGTCCTGGAACAGATTATCCGGGCACGTATTTCTCTACTACTCCAGCAACCATTTTGGGGTACACTTGCAACTCGTTTAATTTTAAGAGATGCTACCGATCAGCCATGGTGCAAAACTGCTGGAACTGATGGTCGTTATTTCTACTACAATCGCGATTTCATTTCAAAACTTAATAAACAAGAGTGTATCTTCTTGGTAGCACACGAAGTTGAACACTGTGTTTATGATCACATGAGTCGTCGTGGAGGTCGCAAGCCCAAAATGTGGAACGCGGCAGCAGACTTTGTTATCAACTATGAACTCCACGAACACAATATTGGCAAACTTCCAGATCCAAAGACATCTGGTGTGCAGGCCTGCTTCGATGCAAAGTATAAAGGCATGTTCGCAGAGGAAGTGTATGAACTGTTGCTGAAGGATCCAAACAGCAATTGGCCCGAATTCGACATCCACCTTGAACCAGGGGATGGTAAAGGCGAGCCGATGACTGAGGAAGAACAACGCAACCTTTCAGACGAAATCAGAGCTGCGGTTATGCAGGCTGCTAAATCTGCCGGTGCAGGTAATACACCGGGTGGTGTTAAGCGTCTCTTGAAAGATTTGGTTGAGCCACAAATGGATTGGCGTGAGATCCTTAACATGAAGATTCAATCCATGATTAAGAATGATTTTACATGGAGCCGTTGCTCGCGTAAAAGTCAAGCAAGTGGTATCTATCTCCCAGGCACCAAAGAAGATGTTAAAGTTAAGGCAGCAGTTTCAATTGACTGTTCGGGTTCTATGGGCGATGATATGCTCAGGGACTTGCTGAGTGAAACCAAAGGTATCATGCAGCAATTTACTGACTTCGAATTAGAAGTCTGGTGCTTTGATACAAAGGTTTATAATCATGCCAAGTTTACACCGGATACAATTGATGAGATTGATGATTACGAAATCAAGGGTGGTGGTGGCACAAGTTTCGAATGCAACTGGACATATATGAAGGAAAACAATATCGAGCCAGAACGTTTCATTATGATGACTGATGGTTATCCTTGTGGTGGTTGGGGCGATCCTTTGTACTGCGATACACTGTTCCTTATACACGGTGATGCGAAACGTAGTATTGTTGCGCCGTTTGGTATGACTGCCTGGTATGAGCCAGATAGTCATTCCCCGCAAAGCAAAAGGTAGTAATAATCGCTGTAATTAGCTTGTAGATTCACACAAAATCGGCTAATTACAGCATACTACAATCAAGCACGATGTAAGACCATGTATAATATTTTAGTCATAAAATGAACGATTATTTACTACAAGTGAATGAAGAATTCTTCGAAACAATCGCTAAAGCAATTGCTAAAAGTAGGTTGTTGAGAGATGCTATAATCACAGTCGAGGATAGTATCGGACCCAACACGGATATTGAAGATACACTTGATGAGTTATTTGATCCTATCTTCGATCGTCTCTGGCAAGGGCAGTCAGCTCATGATCAACACCAACGAGAATCATATATAGAAGACGCCAGGGTTGCTATTGCTGCCATAAACCTAAAGTTGCTTACATTAGATCGATAGAGAGGATAAATAAAATCAAAGACAACTTGATGCATCAAACCTCTCTATACTTTAAAATCAAAGACTCAGCAGCATTGGAAAAACACAAGCTACTGGAAATTTTCTTTAAGTCGTGGGTTGATGAATCATGCAATAACGAAGTAAGTTATAACATAGAACCTGTAATCGATCCTAATCCGTGTAAACAATTGTTTGAAGAAACATTTAGGGTAGATTTTGATAAGATAGAAGATGCTGTAGCATTAAAGTTAAAAGGTATACCTTCAGAATTTCAGGGTTACATAGAACTTGTCGTTTAAAACGAGTTGACTTAATATATTATACATCGTATAATAACAGCACGGATCTTATTCCGAATTAATAATTATGGACACACTAATACTTAACAGCGATGGCACACCACTATCCCATGTACCCCTTTCGGTTGTATCATGGCAAGTAGCCATGCGGCTGATGTTTTTAGGCAAAGTGAAGGTTCTAAAATCTTACGAAAGTTGGGTTGTTAGATCTCAACACTTAGAAATGAAAGTCCCATCTATTGTTATCATGACTGAGCATGTTAAGTGGAGCAAAAATCTCAAGTACAGTCGTTCCAATGTTTATTTGCGGGATGATTTTACCTGCCAGCTTCAAACTACAAGCCGGTGTAAAGATGCTAAGGGTAAGGTGAAGCTTGTTGAATTAACACTGGACCATGTGGTACCTAAATCGCATGGTGGTAAGACTAATTGGTTGAATGTATGTACTTCTTGTAAGACATGCAACAGCGATAAAGGTGCTGATAAGACTATTGTACCTAAGAAGAAGCCTTACAAGCCTACTTATTATGAAATTCTTGCCAAACGTAAGACTTTACCCATCCATATCAGAGATGAAGAGTGGAGGTTTTACTTAGGTTGGCCGGATGAGTTAATCAAAGTTTTACCGCAGCCAACAGGCCCGGCACACTAATAAAAGCACCTTCGGGTGCTTTTATTTTGGTAAATATTATATGAATTATGAACAAATATATAAAAGACTTGTAGATAGAGCACAAACTCGCCTTCTAGACGGTTATATCGAACGCCACCATATAGTCCCTAAATGTCTACAGGGAACGAATGATCTATCTAACATTGTTTCACTAACACCCGAAGAACATTACCTTGCTCATTTATTACTCGTTAAGATTTACCCTAATACTAAAGGGCTCTGGTATGCTGTAAAGTTAATGTCAGGTCTTGGAAATAATAAGAAGTACGGCTGGGTTAAACGTCATCTATCAGAGATTGGATTTACACAAAAGCATAAAGATAATCTATCTAATGCTCAAAAGATAAAATGGAAAAATCGACCTGTAGGATTATATGCGACATTCGAAGAGAGACAAATAAGATATGTCAAAATGATAGAAAAACGCCAATTAAGAAAAGATTCTGCCATTATAACAGCACTTATCTACGCTGTATCTTGAAAATCGTCCAATAAAATATCAATAAATGCCACGATTTACATTCTCTGTCATAAGTAATGTTAGTAGATAATCTACAATAACCATTCATTTTAACGGAGAACCATAATGGCAAAACCAAACAAGAAAGCTTCGGCACCAGCATCTGCACCAGTAGCACCAGTAGCACCTGCAGCTGATGCACCAACAACAACTTCAGTTGAACCAGTACAATTGACAATTGTTGATCTTCAATTACTAGCTCGTGTTGTTGATCTAGCATCACGCCGTGGCGCATTCCAAGCTGGAGAATTATCTCAAGTCGGTGATGTTTATAATAAGCTATCTGGATTCTTAGCTTATGTAGAAAGCACACAAAAGAAAGAAGTAGAAGCTTCAGAAGAAACAGAAGAAGTAGCAGAAGCACCGGCAGCATAATCAAGGGGGTTTATACCCCTTAAGGAGTAAATTATGGCAATAGAAGGCCTAAAAAAGCACGCCGGTCAGCTTTTAAATACCGGAGTCCGTGTAGCTGTAGTGTTTAGAAAACTTCCTAATGATGAAGCAAATTGCTTAATTGTTGAAACAGAACGTCTTCCAGATAGCTATCACGACTATTTAATTCAATGTCTTAACAGCAAAGAATCAGTGGAGACAAATGATTTCTACGAAGTCTTAAATCGCAGAACCTTCCCGGATGGGCTGAATTGTCTAACCGCACTTCATCAGAGGGGATACCTTCGTAAGGAACCTGTAACCAATATTACAATGCTTCCATTACCGGGACAAGCAGTTCCATTAGCACTTATCAATGCAACTATTGATAAGAAGGTTGATGAATATATGGCAAAACAATCTGGTCAGCAGGTGGTTGCGCCGGTTGTATTACCGACAATTCCAGTTGGAGATCCGTCGGCTATCGCTAAAGGACTCATCCTTCAGGCAGAGATTCTAGAGAAAGACGCTGCTGCTAAACGGGAAGAGGCCTATGCTTTAGATCCCGACTCGCGCCCAGGCCGTGGTAGACCTGCTTTACCTGTTGATGCAAAGGCTGCGAAGCTGGAAGAACAGAAGACTAAACGTCGTGAACGCGATCAACGTAAGGCTGCTGAAGCAAAAGTTGAAAAGAAAGAAGCAGTTATTGATGCCAAGGTTGCCGCAAAACTAAAAAGGGATGCGGCCCGATCATCTCAGAAGTAATTCTCCCGTAATATAGCCGGTTTTCCCCCGGCTATATTCTTATAAATAATAGGAGGTATTAGGGAGATGAGTAATATGGCAAAAAAAACAACGACGAGTTTTAATATAGATAGGGCTATTAGTAGAATTGCTAAACCTTCTGTATTTGACCGTATAGTCAAAGAAATAGATGCTAAAGAGATACCATCGAGGTATATAGAACAAATCCTTGTTCAATATTATGATGGTAATATAGTTGAACTAAAAGGTGAAGAACTTACACATCCTATCCCTGTAAATAAAGATGCTACATGGGAAGTAATGGAAGACTCTTTTAAGAAGATGAGAGATGTAAAAATCTTTATCAATACAGATAAATTAGAAAAAGATATCAACGAATTAGTTGAAGGAATCTTAGGTAATTATTGTTAAGAATTAAATCGTTTCTCTAACCAACTAAAATCATTGATCAACCCGAGCATATCGGGTTGATCCTTATGTGCTCTGCCAAAATTGGCACCATCAATGGCACCCATTATAGTAAAATCTCCAAAGCTTCTATCTTCGCCCTTAGAACACCAGACACTAAGTCTAAGTTCTGTTTCTGCATTATCTTGTTTTGGTATTATTTTAGAAGCAAGTTTAGCGCATTCTCTAAAACCACTACGCCAGGCCGAGAATGGATCGGTGTTAAATTTAGTAATATTACTTACTTCATCCATTACCTTGAAACTCTTAGATACTGTTGTTGTGAAGTCGATAGGTGATCCTTCGTATGCTACCAATAGTTTTGTCGGAAATAACTTTATACCACCGTATCCATATTCTAGATCATTTATGGGATTACGGGAATGCCATACATGGACAGATTGCCTGTTAAGAGAATGTGGTTGATAACTAAAATCAAACGTAGAAACAATTTCAGCATCAGCATCAACCACATAGAACATATCAGATTTGTCATGTTCTGCCCATTGTGCTGCTGATTTATGTGCTTCAAAGATACCCTTAATATTATGTAATCTCTTCGCTCTAGGGAATCTTTCTTTTAGTTTTTCATAATTTGCATCAGCATATTCTTCATCATAACTAAGGAATATTATATCGAAAGTAGGATATGTATATATCTTATCTATATTATTCTTAAGTTTTATGTCACCATTCTTTAAAGCTTCATCAGTATATTCTGCAGGATTTTTTAATACATTATCAGTATTATACAAACGAACGGTATTATTACCCCACATATGAACATAATCCTTATCCCATGTTTCGGGTTTATATGTAAAATCGAAGTCAGGAAATAAAATCTCTTTATCGGTTTTAATGATATAAAAAAATTGCCCTATGCATAGGTTAGTCATTTCTTTTAATATATCTGCTGTAAGTTCAGAATTAGTGGAGAAGAATTTTTTATCTATCCCATTTTTCTTACAGATCCTATCTGCTACATATTCTGTTTGCTCGTCATAGATGATATAAACTTTTTGTCTCATTAAATTTCCATTAAGTATAGCGTTATTTATCTTACTTCTTTTGACTAATGATATTATTATAACTTATAATATGTGTGATATCAAGGAGTCTATGTGAAAAAACTATTCATTAGCATAATTTCTGCACTAGCAATTACAGCAGGCGCAGCCGAAATACCTAGTTGGAAGATCACCGAAGTAACCGGAAATAATAAGATAGCAATCGGGTACATTTATCATACAAGTGCGATAGGCACGCAAGTGGGTGCTAAAACGGAAAAGTTTGTCACTGGTTTGCGATTTGTATGCTCCACAAAAGCGGCAGCGAGGCCGGCCGATCCTCTTATTACTATCTACTGGAACACAATGATAGGCAACATGCCGCAATACACCGAAATTCATTTGGATAAGAAATTATTCGAAGGTGACCCAGCTATTCGATGGGAACAAGATGGACCATTGTTGTATCGTTCAATGTATGTTTCACAACCACTTATTAAGTCAATGAAAACAAGTAATAGCATTAGCTTCAGCTGGCTAGGAACAGATGCTGTAAGACGTTCAACAATGTTCGATCTTAAGACCTTCAATGCACATTTAGGCGAATTTAGCGCATTGTGTAAGATAGAATTATAAATAGGTATATAATTACCGGAATCATAAAATGATAAAATTCGACATAGATAATCCACCTAAATGGGCATTTATTTTAGGTTGGGTTGTTCTAATCCCATTTTTACCATTTCTCTGGCTTTTCTTGGTTATCTATTTTAATCTTGTGATGCCATGGTATAAACGTAAAACCGGTAAAGATGCTTGGAACCCTAAATAACACCTACCTGGACTACCATAATGAAATATTTCCTGAGAACAAGCTTCTTTGCTGTTCTCCTATCTTTAGTTTTGACTGTATTAACATTAAATTGGATTATAAATGACGATATTACTAAATGCTTTCTTGACCCTGTATTTTTTAGTGTAGAGAGTGAAGCAATCAGTAATGTTGATGTAGAATTTAGTAATAGAAAGATATTTCTTAACGTACATCTTAACCAACCGATGACGTGTAAAGAAGTGATTACTTTATTAGGTATAGAATCATTTTCTATAAAAGAAAAAGTCTATGCTCCTAGTTGCTCACGCATTGATAAGAATCTAGTAAAAATTACTTATGGCGAAGTCATTCAAGTATGAATGAATTTATCTTTGTTGAATTTATATTTGAAATCGAACCCGGTATGTCTTATCTGGAGTCCAAATTGGGCAAAGATTTCGTATTTATAGACAATTGCACGCTCATCGATCACAAGGGAAACCTATCTTATAAGATTTCTGGTAAAATTAATTCAGAGGCTGCTACAGTAATTAAACTTAGAGATAAATTCTTATCTGATCGAATGCGTATATCCTATATACCTGATACTCTTAAAGATAGATATCGAGTATGAAGTATTATTGGTCCTGTTGGTTTAAAGAAGATGCACTCAAGGAGTCGGGGGCAATGGGTATTATACATACCGATTTTCACTGGAACTGCCTGGAGCCTATTAAGAAACCGAATGCTACCTGGCATGATTTTGTATTCAAAGCAGACGAATCTTTCCCTACATTTATGAAAATTAAGGAAGATAAGAGTATGGCAGAGATTCCCGAAAGCTATTATTTTAATTTTGTAATAGGTAACGCTGTTATGTTACCCGATGACGAAGATAGTACATCAAAGGCAATCAGAAACTGTCGTTTGGATTTTTAGATAAATAATGGATGACAACTATCGCAAGAATTCAAGCATTACCAACTAGCCCCTTCGAAGGTAGTGGTTTAGTCGGCATTGTTATCACAAGTGGTATTCCTAGTTATTTCAAACTTATAGGTTCGGATCTAAGCAGAATAATTTCTGTTCATTGGTATCCCAAGAACCCTGCTAGTGTTATATTTGAGATGAGGCAACTTATCTTAGTAAGTAATACCGAAGGCACCTTTATGGTTCGCGTCACTGATAATATGCTAGACACAAGTGACCGAGGTGGTAGGATTAGTTTTCAGGTAGATGATGGCACTACACTTTCTGCTCCTGTAATAACATACGGTCCTGTTTCGCTTGGACCATTATGGCAGGCACCCGGGCAAGGTATGGTTACGGGTTGACAAAAATCTGTATTAGTAGTATAATACTAAGATGAAAAATCTGATCTTAGCTGTATGTGCAACAACTATGCTAATAGGAAATGCCGCGGCAGTCATTAAACATCGCACCTTTTCTGTTCCAATCTTTAGCGCAAAAAGCTTTATTGTGGCAAACGAAGATGGGACAATATTAAGAGAGCAGGATGGTGATACCATTCGGCCAATTGCTTCTATTAGCAAACTCATGGTAGCTCTGCTTGCTTCAGAACAAAATCTTACCGAAGATATATTGATCCCAAAAACAAGGCAAGTGCAAAGCAGCATACCACGCACAGTAAAAACACTAACTAGACGCGAATTATTGACATTAGCACTCATTAGATCAGATAACTTCGCCGCTCAAATTCTATGTATCAACCTCCCTAATTGTGTCGATCGTATGAATGAGAAAGCATTAGAGATTGGTATGATTAACACAAGGTACCAAGAGCCGACCGGACTTGATAAAGGTAATGTTAGCACCGCACACGATCTACTCAAGCTGGTTATGGTTGCTTCTTTAAGTGATACCATTACTGATATTTCAAGTCGGGCAAATGCCGAAATACCGATTAAGAAAAGATCAATCAAAATACATAATACCAACCCGCTCACATCAAAGTTTAGTATAGTATTATCTAAAACTGGATTTACTAATCCAGCAGGAGGATGCCTTGTAATGATGATGAACTCTGCTGTAGGTAGAAAAATCTTTGTCTTACTAGGTAGTAAAAACGCACATACTAGAATACCCGATATGGAAAGGCTGGTTAAGGAATTGTGACTCTGATAAATGTTATGATACCGGATAAATTAGCTCATCTGGTTGATATGGCTGAAACAGATAATTTTGCTATAATCGAAACGGCACGAGGAGCAGGTTATCGCTTTTTTATTGTAGAAACAATAGATGAAGAAATGACTGCCCTTGTTCTAAAATTAGGTGCAATGTATGTCTGGAAAAGATAAATCAATTGCGTATAAATATATGATGTAGTAAAATACAGTATGATCCAAATAATATACTGTGTGCCACCAGCAGAGCAGGACTCTGAAATTAAGTGGTTACATGATCAAAAAGTATATCCATCGATTAGTACCGTCTGGAATTATAAAGCAAATCAATATTCAGTTGCACTTGGTGTTATTGTTAATCCCGAAATAGCACTTCTTATAAAGCTTCGTCATAAACTTGATGTGCAGACTAACTATAGACAACGATGAAATTTATGTCATATACCTGCCAATTATGGGAAGTCGAAACAAAGAAGAAATGGCTCACAGATGTAGTGGGTGTGACTATTTTTAGAGTTATTGAGCCGGATGTAAAAGGAAATAAACATCAATTGCAACTGCCGGCTAAGATTATCTTTTATGTATCAGACGAAGAATTAGAAACAGTGATTAAACTTAAATACCCACCAAATACTTTCGAGTATCTCATGGCATGAACAATTATATTATTAGAATAGCTGCCGAGCATTGGATTAAGTTTGAAGACTATGCTGCTAAAGAACATATCAAATTTAAGATAATTCAAGAACCGTTTGATGTTTTGTACATAGTGAGCATGAATGAAAGAGCAGCAACAGCATTAAAATTAACAATCCCTATTAAGGGAATGATGAACTATAAGGAAACAGTATGAAATATACATTTAAGTTTGGCGCCGAAGAAGAAGGCAAATTTCGTCGTATTGTAGAACGGCTCGAACCCGAGGAATATACAGTGCTTGAAGAAATTAGTATTATCGATTTAGATAATCCCAGGACTAGTGAAAGACAAGCAGTTATGGATATGGATCCAGAAGCTGCCCTAACCTTCCGCTTAGGTATGAAAAATGTCATTATTAGACGCGAACGCACAGAAGAAGAACTCGCCGAAGAAAAGCGTATCAATGATCAACATAAAGTTACCATTACAGTAAAAGTAGACGGAATGAATGCCGACGGTACGATGTCGAATTTGTTTCCTATTGAAAAAGGGTCGCTCCTTGATCCAAAAGTATTGGCAGAAAAATTAGAAGGAATACAGCTACGATGAAGAGTAATTATCGCATAGACTTAGAAGTTAAAGACAAGGAGCATATTGATAAAGTTCTTACCCATATGGGTATAAGCATAGATCATATAGTGATATCTGACCTTGAAAATATAATAATGGGATACTTTGTCTCATTATCTAAATATGAATTACTTTATATTCGGCTTGCATGTAAATTTCAAGAAATACACGATTTAACAAAATATGAACATACTGACTAAATGTTTTATTGTAAAAGAAGTTTTCTCCGAAACTGATTCTTCTGTTTGTAGTTTCCTATACGAAAACTGTATAAGATATCATATGAAGGTTGTCGCCGGAGCAGGCAATGATCGAACTGTAGTTTATACAGCACAGATGTCGGACGAAGATGCCACCTATATTACTCTTACTTTCCCTAGCCTACACATAGCTACAATCCCGGAACTAGCAGAACCATTATCGATGTAACATACTTAAAAGAAGTGTGGGGTGTCGGTAAATAGAGTATGAGGATATTCACACTTCTTTTATTAATGATGTGTAATATTGCTGGCGCCGCAGAAGATACACAGGCACTACCTATAGAGTGGAAACCTATAGTAGGTTTCGATTACGCAGGACTAAAGGCTTTTGTAGATATAAATGATCGCGAAAGAAATCAAATAGATGAAGACGATTATGGACAAGGATCTATACTCATAGTATTAGAAGAACCCGGTAATGTAAAGGTTGGTCAAGAAACTGTTACAGCGAAGAGTGTTATGAAATATATGATCGTAGATTGTTCTAATGGGATGACTTCATGGACATTGGATCTTTATTTTGATGTAGAGATGCCTACAAGGCATAGCAAACCTTTAGCAGGCTACAAATATAATCCGAGTGTTAAAAATGTCTTACATTTCAGGAAGACATCTTTCATTTACTTAACCTTCTGTCCTTCTTATATCTGAAAATCCTTTTCAAAATTCCATCTCAGATTTCCAAATCAGATTTGGATTTTCAAACCCAAATCCTGTGCGAAAATCCTGCACAATTTCTGTGCCTATAGACGTACGAAGCTATAGACTTTTACATTAAAAAATATTAAAATAATAGTATGAATAAAGATATTGATCAACACTTTGAAGAATTAGCCAAACGCTGGCCAGACCTATATCAGAAAGCCCAAGTTGATTACTTTGGTGTAGAGATAGGATGGTCAGGTATAATAGACACCTTGTGCAATTTAATCTCACATAAGATAGAAAGTGCTAAGAGACGATTGAAATATGAGTTAGAACAGCCGGGAAATTCTCTGGATTCTGTAAAGATAGCCGAACTCGAAAAGGAAGTAGCAGATGCCCTGGAAGAGCTTCCTACCATTACTCAAGTTAAAGAGAAATTCGGTGGATTGCGATTTTATGTAAGTAGTGCTACAGATGAAGTGCATAACTACATCGATTTTGCCGAATCTATGTCTTTCCGTGTATGCGAAATGTGTGGCGCACCAGGCGAGCCACGTAGTGATGGCTGGACCAAGACATTGTGTAATAGGCACCATCGCGAAAGACACGAAGAATCTGAGCCGTATGCCGATCCGGTACCCTCTGGTAGCCCTAAATTGGCCGAAGAATGAAATTTGAAATTGATGAATGTTATTTAACTTCCATCAATATCAAGAAAGAGTGGAGCATATACGCTGGCCTAAAGGAACTAACAGATGATCAACTTGTTAAAATTCTTAAAGGTGAAGATCGCTGCTGCACAATTCGTTCAGATGATCACCCAGAGTTCGCTAAACTACGCGAACAACTAGGTGTTGATGGGTATATCAAAATACAACGCGGTTGGTGGAATGGTGATGAAGTAATAAAACCATTTACCCTCAATGGTGCGAAATTCAAGAAAGGTGAGCAATTTCCATGTGCCAGTGCTATGTCCGGCCATTTGAAATTTACAAAGAAACTCATCAAGAATACCAAACCCAAAATAGCCCCAATGTTGCCTTAAACCAACAATCAATAGAAACGGTAGTCGAGTTCCACTCTATAAGAATCATTGTTGCGATCAGGCAACACGAGCAGACTTGATCTTGGTGAAATCCATTTCATATCAAACCCAATATAATAAATACATCAGTTGACAGATAGTTGTCTATCTTTTATAATATAGTTAATATAGGAGTCGATATGAAAAAACAAATAGAAATCCAAGACGTCGATGATGAATATTATGATGTCAACGGAAATGTATCTACGAGCGGTCGATATGACGTAGGCGGAAATCCAATCCCGGAACGCTGGGCCGCATATGGTGATTACTTATACGATCAAGCAAGAGATGAAGAGTTTGAAAAACAAACTAATGAATAAGATCTCCGGAACTTTGACATTAGCACTAATTATTATTATAATACATTATGGCTCAAAAAAGACAAGGACAACTCACTCCTGCACCGCAGTGGTGGAAACATTTAAGAGATTGGAAACGAATCTTTTGGAAGTCTGAAAGACAGGCCCAAAAGAAAGATTCAAAGGAGAGGCAAGATGAAAGCTAATTTGTTGGCATTTTGGCTTAAACTTGTAGAGTGGTGCAAGACCGGTTGTAATCACGACTGTAACCAAGGGCGCCAATGTACTTGTGGAAAGAATAAGGTAGTTAAATGAATAAACGAATTTTAGAACTTGCCATTAAGGCTGGAATAAATTTGACACCGGCACAGTTTTCGGGCGTGCTCGAAGACGAAGTATCTGAGTTTGACTTGGAGAAATTTGCTGAGCTGATTGTCCGGGAATGTGCTAAAGTAGTCTTTGATAAGACTGGACCGAAGTCTGCGTTAAATGTGTTAGATCATTTCGGAGTTGAAGAATGAAACAAGAAGTCGGAACATACGAAGAACTTGAAGAACTTGTAAGACCTATAGTCAATTCACACAAATATGTGATCGAGGTACAGGAACTGCCCGATAATACTGGCTTCAAGGTACAATGGCAGGAACATAAAACCTATACTGCACTGGATGGTAAGGTATTTCCAGAAGAAATTTGGTTTAATGAAGCTGGAGAAATGCTGCAAGTGCAGGATATTTCTCCAGAGCATTGCCGAAATATTCTTCGTATGATCCTACGGAATGAACGAGAACTCAACGATTCATACAAAAATCTCACCAATCACCTTATTGATATCTCTCAACAGGGAGGATTGATTAATATCGACCACGAAGAAACTTTACCAACATTACATTGAAGCTGATTGACCGACATCAATTAATATACTACAATATAATGGTAAATAGTCTATAGTTTACATTACACAAAGGAAAATTATGAAAAAACTTATCACTCTCGTTCTTGCTACTGTTGCTTTTGCTGCTTTTGCTGCCGCACCGGTTGCACCTGCTGCCGTAGCTGCTCCTGCTGTTGCGGCACCAGTTGCTGCTCCTGCTGCACCTGCTAAGGCTGCACCTGCTAAGAAGGCAGTTAAAGCTAAGAAAGCTAAAAAGGCAGTTGCTCCAGCCAAGGCAGCATCAACACCAGCCAAGTAAGTAGGCAAGATGGCAAGGATGGAAGGGATGGAAGGGACTGGTTGACAGTCCCTTCGTCTTTTGTTATAATATAAACACTAAGGAGCTATCATGCAATCTATTAAACGATTTACTACCGCAGTGTTGGTAAGTGTAATTTATCTTCCCCAGCAATGGTGTCTTGTTTACATTCCGTTTGCGGCCGGCTTTCTTAATTAAATTCTCTGACCGTAGCTCAACTGGATAGAGCAACAGCCTTCTAAGCTGTAGGTCGGGGGTTCGAGTCCCTCCGGTCAGGCCAACACTTACTTTAAGGATATAAAATGATTCTTCAGAAACCTAATACAACACCATTTGATCCTGCTAACAAAGCACATCGACATGCTGTCGCGGCTTTCTTAAAGCGTAATGCTTGGGCTGATTCTCCAATCCGTTTTAGCTATGATCCTAATTATGGCAGCATTGCTGACCAAGTACGGGCAAAGATGTTGGATTGGTATATGAACAAGGAAATGAACAGAATGCCCAAACCTGCGGTAACAAAGGTTAAAGGAAAATCAGCATCGGCTGTGAAAAAGGCAGCATCACTTCGTCCTTTGTATAAGGTATCGTAATGCTTTCACCGCGTAATGGTATTGAACTGTATCATGCCATGACATGTGAAATTGATGCCGTTGATACCTTATTTGAAATTTGCGATGCTGAGTTCAATAGTAGAAAAGATGTGCATAGCAATTTCGAGAATGCAAGTAGTTCTAAGAGGTGGGCAAATAACTATATATTACACGAAGTGCAGAAAATAGCCGCACGAGAACATATTCTCTGCAGTAGGCATCTGGCGCAAATTATTGCAACCGAGATTGCCGGAATCTGGTTTGGACAAAGTGAATTACAATAAAAAGGATAGAAAATGGTTAGGAAAATTGCAACTAAGAAAACCGAAGTAGCTGAAACTGTTGAATCAATTCCGGCTGCAGAACATACAGGGATCAAGGAAGTTATCGAAACTGTTGATACAAATAAACTCATTCTTGCTGAGTTAAAGGAAATGAATAAGTTGTTGGCAGACAATGCCAAATGGTCCGAAGCGGCAGACTGGAAACTTTGGATTATAATGAATGGCGTCTGTGATTCTCTTATGGTTCAAGGTCTTATCGATGAAGACCCGCGTATCAAGAAAGATTAAGTTTCGGGTCGGTGGCCAAATTGGTTAAGGCAGCAAACTCATAATTTGTTGATTGGGGGTTCGAGTCCCTCCCGACCCACCATTTAATATAAGAATGCTCACCACGGCATAAGTGGAGCCAATCCCGAAAGGGCTGTAAACTTCTTATAAAGGTTCCTAATACATGTCGGGACAGACAGTGGAAAAGCATCTCGACTGGATTAGGTTCTGGTTCGGCACTACTTTTCGCGACTGCCAACTTTAAGGTGTCCTTCATGGATTGAAATATCTCCTTGTTGAATACTGGCAATGGAAGCATCTCGGCCATCTGCATGGTGGTTCAGCATCTGCTTCGCGATTGCCATCTTTTCGTGCGCTGGCAGGCAATAAATAAATCCATAAGATCCAGTTTACAGGCAGTGGGCATTTATCTTGCTAAAGAAGCTCTAATCCGCGACTGCCACTTATTCTATATCCTGTTGACTCATACTTCTAATTAACATATAATTATGGTATGAGATGCTTACTCCTATCACTAGCCTTTGTGCCTATTATGGTTCAACAAGGCACACCAACGATATGTTATCGTCCCATTGCTAAAGTTACACCAAAGATAGAGGTCAGGCAGGAAAAATGTTTGGCCACAATGATCTACGGTGAAGCTCGAGGGGAGTCGTTAAAGGGTCAGATAGCTGTGGCCTATACAGCAATGAATCGAGCTGTTAAACAGACGATTTGTAAGGTTGTATTGTCCCCTAAGCAGTATAGTATCTTCAATGATAATCCTGCATTAAGAGCAGCGGCAATGAGTCTCCATTTGGAGCCAAAGCAAAAAAGCACAATAGATAAGACTAGTTGGAAACAGGCCTTACAGGTAGCTAAATCTGTTATGAGGAAAGAAGTTGCTGATCCAACCAATGGTGCTACGCACTACCTTGCACCTACCTTAATGAAAGCAAAAAGATACAAATATCCACTATGGTCAAAACAATATCGACTTGCTGTGGTTATCGACAATCACAGATTTTATAAACTCGTTGACAGGCCGATAACAAAGTCGTAAAATACTGATATGAATCAAAAATATATCACTTTACTGAAACTAATGGATGATGTCATTGCCACAAAGGATGCTATCAAACCTGCCGAGGGTTGGGCGTGGCAAAAGAATCACCCTGGTTTACAACCCGATACGTTTCGAATACCACACCCATGTCATGTTGTATTTGATATTTTGCTTGCCTATATTGACACCGAATTTGCCTTAACAAAGCCATTTGCTGAATCAAGGAAAGAATTTGTATCGTTTGTCGGTTTAGGTTATGATTACGATACTACAGTCCGAGCTGTGCCATCAACAATAAGTGAAAATATTTTTCCATTATTGTGTATAAAGTGTATTCTTGTTCAACATCGAATGCCGATAGAACCTATACTATTAGATAATTTTGATAACTTTCACAAAAAATACGGCAGGTTAATCATAGGCGACAATTGACAGCATAGCCTATACACTGTATAATAACATTTTAGACATTACACAACATAGGAACTACAATGAACAATATTCAATTTATGCATTATCGGGCCTTTAATGACGCTGGTGGCTGGGGTGATTCTGAAGAAATCAGTTCACGCGGCGGTGCCACAGTTGCTATTCTCCCTGCTGATAACAACAAGGTGCTGATTACCATTGCTCGTTGCAACCCGGGTGATGTTTTCAATAAGAAGGTTGGCCGCACTATTGCTGCTGGTCGGCTCCAGGCATATTTGAATGGTCGCGAAAAGCTGGCAGACAAAATTGTAGAGGTCGTGATTACCGACCCGCGGCAATTAAAGGAAACTGTTGCCGCTGCAATTGAAGATGAAATGGATATGCTAGGCCTTTATTGACAGGCACGATAAGTAAGTATATAATAAATACTTATTAGAGAATAGCGGCTGTGGTGAAATTGGTAGACACAAGAGACTTAAAATCTCTCGCCGAAAGGTGTGCCGGTTCGAGTCCGGCCAGCCGCACCAAGTTTGAAGTAGGTATTTAGAAAGAGTAGTATGAAAAAACATTTTGTCACTTTTTGCTCTCCGGGAACATTTGTTTCCGAAACATCCGAATCCCCTATCGAAAGTTGGGATGTCGATGCAGCCAAGGAAATGGCTAAAAGAATCAAAGAACGTCACGGTGCTACACCATATGGTTTTTACTTCAGCACTCGGACCCGCAAGGACGAAGAGCTCGATAGCAAGATTACTAAGACTTCGCCTATGTATTACTTGGGCGGCAAGGTCGAGACGCTGGAAGAAGTTGTTGCCCGGAATGATCCGAAGGAAGAAATACTTCGTTGGAATATGGAAAATAATGGATACAATCGTATCCTCGTGAATACTAATTCGTGGAAGGCAACACTTCCTCTGAAGGACGGCGACGTTGTTTTGCAGTGGCCGTGAATTTGTAAGAATGCAGAGTACCTATTAGGTTGTGGTGAAAAAACTCTGGATGGTCCGTCGACCCACTAATTGACCGGATACCGCTACACTAGGATGGGCTCTTATGTAGGCTAAATGCCCTTATATAATTGGACGTGCAGTCTAATCAACTGCTATTCTGGTCCGGAAGATGAGAAGTAGGATGATTACTACAGGACCTTACACTTTGGTGCAAAGTGCGTTGGCAATACGATAATGGACCGTGACGAGGAGTGGGTGGAGGCCAGGTGTGATGACCCGAAAGGGTTTGATCTGGTACAATTACCACCGGCGGATCCAAGCATTATAGGTTTTATATTAGAACACACTTGGGTGTCCAGCTGGCACTCGGATCGATCCACCCATATAGGGCCAAGTAGGTAGACAACTCCTGCGTGAATGTGTTCTAATATAAAATTTTGGTATGAAGAATAAGTAACCGAGACTTTTCTTCCTAATTCCCAAAGGATTGATCACTTTGGATTAGTGGCAAGACAGATGCTGGCGTGCCGATAAATCCTTTCTCAGGGTAAGCATCTAGCCGTTCATATCAAATTTTTAGTTTTTAAGGATAACATAATAATGAGTAAAGGCAGTTGGGTAAGACCGCGTAGTGTTTCAAACGAAGAATACGCACAAAGATGGGATATGATTTTTGGCACAGACCACAAGCAACCGTGTGGCTGCGGTCGCAGTACCACAGGTTATTGTGACGGAAGTCATTCTTTATCACAAGAGGAATATGAAGAACGGTTATTTGAACAAGATACAAGTTCTTCAAAATAAAAATGTGGGGAATGATTAAAAAATGGTTCAGGGAATCCTGGGCCGAATTTGAAGAAGCTGCTGAATGGACTGCAAAGTTTGTGAACGGCGAAGATTAACCCGGAATACACTTACTCCGTTATGTCAAAGTGGGTTAGGCAGTAAACCAGAACTGCCGGGCGCTTACGATCTGCCTCATAGTCCCCAATTAGGGGAGCCTGGGAAAATCGCAGGGCATTTCTAATTTGCCCAAACGTGACAGATATTAGATGAATGGATTAATAGCCCGGTTCTGGGACTTTGTGGTGGAGTCGCCAGAACACTTTTATTTGTTATCATATTGAAGTATATTGGTTTGAAAATGGCTCCAGGTGCATTCATCTACGAGAACTCGTATTTGCCTGCGGAACTGGCTCCTCAGTATTGCCAGTGTATTTCAATATGATACACAGGAGTAAACTATGAGTAAAAAAGTTGATTGGAATAGTGTCGTAGTCGAAGGCGACATGGATGATGGCTTCTATGCTACAGAAGGTTGCTGGGATGACGGACTTGATATGACAGAAGAAGAGCTGAATGAGTTGGATCCTGCCGAATTGTATGACATCGGATATGACAATTTAGTGATGGCTGCTGAAGCTGCATTCGAAGGTGATCGGTAGTATTAAATATGCTTGAAGCATCCTTAAAGAATTATGTTGATACTCCTTACTCAAGGGTTCGTCGCGGACCCGAATGTTATGAAGAGTCGAGCGTAATTACTATAAGAGAAATTGATCGGCTTGTAGAAGCATATCATCTCGGTGGTGGCACGCAGACACTTCGTCTTATGCGTGATGCAATTGATCATTGGCTAAGAAGATATCACGGATATAGGGTGCAAGCAAGCATTGGAGCACATTATAAAGAAGTAGGAACTGATATCAAGAGTTGTATCTTTGAGCATGTCATTCCTGCCAGCAAGGCTCGAGATCTTCTTATTAAAGGTGTATTTGATGCTAAACAAGCAATGAATATTCCAACCTGTTTAATCAGTAAAGCAAACGATGCCTTACTAAGGAAGAATGGTCTTACATCTTCTACGCCAGATTATTGGAATTTCTTTAAGAGATACAATGTTCTGAATATTAAATTACAGACACATGATAATGTTGATATCAATCAGGAAACATGGAATTTAGAAGATCACTTCAACTATTTTAAGTTTGAGTAGGTACCACTATGACCCATTAAATCAAGAGGCCATCGCGTATGGTTGGGATAGGCCGTGTGGTTAAAAGACTGGATGTATAACTGCCTACTCATTTTATCTTTATATCAATCTGCGTTATAATAGCAACATGACACAAAGATACCTTCGATCTGAAGTAATACCGATCTCCGAAATCATACCCGATGTGAAAGCACATTGGAAAGAAAAACGAGCTCGTATCCAAAGACCATCCGGCATCTGGGTAGGTGTATCCTCGCTGCGAATGAAAACATTTGCTCGGGCAGCATCTAAAGGAATGAAGTGTGTATGCTGCGGATTGGAAGGAACATTCTTTGCGGTGGAACAATCACCTGGGCAGATGGCCTGGCACCTTAACCTATATGGTGTGCGTGAAGACGAAGATGTTTTATTCACCCATGACCATAAGCTCGCCAGGGCTTTGGGCGGTGCAGATAATTTATCCAATGCTCAACTTATGTGTTCTCCTTGCAATGGTAAGAAGAGCAAAGGTGAAACAAAAGAAGTTTTAAGACTTAGAAAACTAAAGGCTGAAAATGCAAAAATTGATGACACTGTTTGATTTTGAAGTTACTGAAGACATCGATAAGTATCTCCACATTGAGGTAACACGGTTAGCCGATGGTGCTAAAAAGAAGTTCTTTCAGGCACACGGCGATGTCGAAAGTATGACACGCTTTATGAATTCGATCACAGATGATCTTGCCGAAGGATATTTCCCGAAATCAAAGAAGGTAAAATGAAAATTCATAGCAATTTTGTAGAAAAGATTGCATACCTTGACACTAACGAAGGCTGTTTCAAAGTATATGCAAATGGTGCTATACATCGTTGGGTGGACGACGAGACAACTCATCAAAGTGATTGGGTTGACATGGATAAGCATACATCAGAAGGCATTTGTGAAATACAGTGTATTGATGAGATACGGCGTATTGGATTAACAATGCTGTTATAATCCTGTTGACTCTTTATAGCGAATCAACTATAATATACACATGGCAACAAAAGTAATTGACCCAACCGGCCGCAGAGCAAAGCGTTTAGCTGAAGAAGCTGAAATTCGTAGACAATACGAATTAAATGAGGCTGAGCATATCGCAATGTATAAAGCAACCATCCCAAAACGGTTAATGGATGCTCAGGCAATGGCATGCCACCTTGGTGTATCTACGCATGTATCTTTGACTGAGACAGGCCCTTCTGTTAGATTCGAGTGCGAAGATCATACCAATAAAATCTATATTGATGATATCATTACATACAATACAGAAGAATGGGAACTCGAATCACTTGAACGAAATCTAAAAGATCTTAAGAAAGCACATGACGAATACAATGATCGCCGCATTGTTGCAAATATGGTATGGGATAAGCTGACACCTGACCAAAAACACGCAATCAAAGAACACATCGCATATCTAAAGGTTTAATATGACACACCAACTACTTACAGAAATCGCATCCGACAACAGCAAACTCTTCAAACAGGGTGTTATTCGCAGAGAAGCGCAAGCCGGCAACGATGAATTTTTCGCTGGATTAAGGTACGCCTTAGACAATATTGATACCTTTGGTGTGAAGAAGGTCCCGGTTCGTACTGGGCCGGATGGTGCTGGTTTACCATTTGTTATGTTTAAGACACTTGCCTTTGCGTTGATCAATCGTGTGGTAACAGGTCATGCGGCGTTGGACGCAATCAATATGTCTATGTTGAGATCAACTAATGAACAATGGAATGGCTGGTATCGAAAATTATTGATAAAAGATTTGGGCAGCGGCTTCTCAGAATCTACTGTGAACAAAGCTGTCAAAGGTGTAAACAAGGATTATGAAATTCCTGTCACTCCTTATATGCGGTGTAGCCTTCCTGAATCTTCCAATATGGAAGAATGGGATTATTCCGAAGGCGTGTATTCAGAGATCAAAGCAGATGGAATGTTTGCTTATGTAAATGTAAGCAAGGACGGATTTGTTCAAATTACTTCTCGTGGCGGCACAGTGATGCCACAGGATGTGCTTGGCATTGAAGCTGCCGCCACAAAAACATTTACACATGGAACGAGCACACACGGTGAACTTACTGTGTATCGTAACGGGGTGATGTTGGAACGCCAAATTGGAAATGGGATTTTGAATTCTGTTTCCAAAGGTGGGTCGTTCGGTGAAGGTGAGATTGTTGTTTTTGATTGTTGGGATCAGATTCCATTAGAAGCTTTTGTTTCTAAGGGCAAATACAATGTTTCTTATCACGAACGTTACACATCGCTTGAAAAACAGGTAATGAAACCTGTCTTGCAAGGAACTGATGTTATTCAGATCCAGCTGATTGAAACAAAGATTGTTTATTCGCCCGATGAAGCACTTGCACATTATCGTGATGCTCGCAGGCGTAAGCTGGAAGGCACCGTATGTAAGAGTCGCCACGCTATCTGGAAGGATGGCACAAGCAAGGATCAAGTCAAGCAGAAGGAAGTAGTTGATGTTGAGCTTGAAGTAATAGGTTTTACCGCCGGTAAAAACAAGTTTGCCCACTTGTTTGGCTCACTTACTTGTCAGAGTAGCTGCGGCCTGCTTGAGGTCAATGCTTCGGGTATCCCAGATGACTTGCGGAACGAAATACACAATAATCGTGCCGAGTGGATGAACAGCATTGTCACCATCCGATCAAATGGTATTATGTATTCCACTAAGGCTGGTAAGAAACATTCTTTGTTCCTGCCCCGGTTGATTGAGTCGCGGCCTGACAAAACAGTTGCTGATAGTTTCGCAGAGATTGAAGCTCAGTTCGCTGCTGCTATCAAGCCGGAAAAGGTTGAGGTAGAAGAATGAAAGAAGATGTTCCAGATTTATCATTAAAGGAACTCAAGGTATGCCGTAAGGCATTTAACGAGTATTGCTCTATGTTTCCTGATAGACTAATAGTTGATCCACGCCCGGGCGGTGGTCCGAAGTTGTTGAGAAATTTTGTAGATGTAATGACTCAAGCAAGATGGTGTGCCTGGTTGGAAGGATGGAAAACACAGGCAGCAAGGAAAGTAAAATGAAAGACATTGCTACTGCTGCACAGTATTGGTATGATATCAACTGGAAGAGTCGTCATTACCATAATTGGGGCCACGCTCTTAATGTTGTTAAGGGTGTTCAGGTTATTGATGAAAACGCATCACCAGAGTTGCTTCTGGCAGCATACTGGCACGATGCTATCTATATTCCGGGTGCTGGATCCGATGCTAACGAACGATGCTCTGCTGCTGCACTTCTCTTAACAGGGCGTAGCCTGACACCCGATAATATGGTCGTGGTGGATAAGGCTGCACAGCTGATTCTATATACCTGTATAGAAATTCATCTAAGTAATAAGCGAATGGTAGATGATCTAGGAGGTGATCTGGGAACCTTGCTTGATGCTGATCTCTTTTCACTTTGTCTTCCATACGAAGACTTTATCCAGAACCAAATAAACATTATTGACGAGAATGGTGGCTCCTATCCTAGAGATCAAGGGAAGAGTGCTGCCTTCCTAAAGCAGTTTCTAACCTGTCGCGAATTTATCTATCACACCGATTTTGCCCGATCAAAGTGGGAGCAACAGGCAAGGGCAAACATAGAACGGTATTGTAAGGAACAACCGTTGACAGAGTAAGTAAAAGGCATTATAATTAACACATACGATAGCTAAAGTGAGATACATTAGTTGATAGGTAACTAAGTCGGACTAACGACCCGAATACCCTGGTGGTATTAGTAGAGAGTATAACAGCCCGGTCATAATGTGTTTCACTTTAGTTATTGTAGTGTTATATTGAAGTATATTGTGCCGCAAGGCAAGTGTAAGGTTCCGGATTGAGACCCGTTCCAGTGCATCTCAAACAGTGTATTTCAATATAATACTTATCGGGTATTTATAGAAGCAAGCCGACGAGAAAGAGCACCACCTGCAAGTGGAATCTATCAAGTCTTGTTGCAGCTCGAGAGGTGTCCCCTGGCCCGGTTTGGTTCTAATGTTGGTTCGCTGACTTAGGACACCGTAGTGTTATTTCACCTTTTAGCTTGTTTCTATAAGTTCCTGTATGAGACAGTGGGCCTGCATCCTGCGTCTTAAACGGCTGCGCTGGTATTCTTTTAATATATCAGTTTGGGGTTTCGAGTCCCCTTAGGAATTTTTAATACACTCTTGAAATGGGGATGCATTCGAATGAGATATTGTCATCGGGTCCTGCAAGCATGCCTTAGTGACCATTCGATGTCCGGTTCAAGACCGGAGCAAGAGTATAAATATATTACACAACTGATGAGTCCGGAAGGACGAAACTGTAAGACTCGATGGAGCGTTTGGGGACTTTTTAACTCGCCGGAAAAACACGGTTGAGACTAAGATGGGACTTCTCGTTTTATGGTATTGTGTTAGAAGCAATGGCTACGGCGCGCTACACAAATCCTCTCTCCACAGCCTATTAACCAGTGGTAGGAATTGTCGAGATGATATATGAAATAAGGGCTAAAGGTAACTGAGCGATTATCCACTCGCAGAGGAGATATATCCAAAGAACTAAAATGATAAAACTAAGAGAAAAGGGGTAGAACCCCGGCCACTTATTATCAGCTCATTGGAGAGATAATAATGTCAATATAATATAGTAAGTAAATATAAAAGTTGGTTGCTGCGAGAACACTGGAGGGAAGTTGGATCTGAATGATCTAATGGAACATTGAAGGTGCGTGGCGAAGAGCGGTGCTAGGGGTTCCCGGTGCCGTCAGTGATAAAGACATTGAAGCCTGGGCCTTTCGCCCAGGCTTTTCTTTTGAGTAAATCCTGTTGACCTTACGCTATCTTGTGCTATAATATAGACATCGCAACAAGGAACGGATATGTCTCTCCCTATTGTTATTGCTACTGTTCGTGTTTACAACCAAAACTACGACAACACGGACCCTACTTCTAGCTTCAAAATTTCTGAGGAACGCGAAGTTGAAGTGGTGCAACTGAATTTGAATTCCGGCGGGATGCGGGTTCGCTTTGCTGATTCGTATCAGGGCAAGAACAAAATTGTCACTCAAGATATCCCTGCAACCGAATTTTTCGACCAGTACGACATTGTTGCCAAAGGTTGACATCATCTTCCTTTGGTGCTATAATAAAGACATCGCAACAAGGAGTAGGTAATGGCAGGTATATTGAAATCAAAAGTATCATCGTACGAATTCTCTACAGATGATATCAAGCTGCTAATTGCAAAGGATCTCGAAGTTCCTGTTGAAAAGGTGTTGGTTAATTATGTCATCGAAGAAGTGGGTGGTGATCCAATGGATCGTTTCCGCGGCACTGATACAGTTACAAAGATTCGCGTTTCGATTACACACTAAGGAAATAATATGGCAAGGGTTGAACTTAAAACAGCATTCCGCGTAGATATTATTGAGAGTGAACGTGGATGGGGTTCCAAGATTGATGAAACAATCTATTTTGACAATGATGTCGAAGCCAAAGAATATGCCCGGGCTTATAATGCCAAATTCAATGATAAAGACTATGTGCCGGATTGGTACATGAGAGCAGACTATGTAGGAAGGGTTGGCTAACATGGGCTTTCGCACCGTAGTTGTATTGTCAAACGATCTTGTTCATGTTTGGGAGAAGGATCCTGAACTGGGTCGCAAGATTTGGATGGCTTCTGCAACCGATGGCCGCAGAGAATTTCAGTATGGCCAGATTGTCGAGCAAGTTCACGCCGATACACAGACATTAGCTGTGTTGGATGGATATGGTGGCCGACCTGTTGCATATACGCACTGGCATCGCGAACAACAAGTGGGCGATGTCAATCTTGCCTTGCTGAAGGATTTAGCAGCAAGGATGGGTTATCGTGTCAGCAAAGTAAAGGTAAAGGAAATAAAATGAAAACACGTCTTATCGCATGTATCATTGGTGCCGCTGCATTGTTGTCTGCTTGCGGCAATGATAAAGTTATTGAAGGTAAGCATTACGATGTCTACGGTATTGCTAATATGGAATCGCAGAAGGATCCAAATGTGCTGTACGAAATCAGTGCCAGCTCGGTTATTTGGGGTATTATCCTCTGTGAAACAATTGTAGTTCCTGTCTATATCATTGGCTGGGACTTGTATCAACCCGTTCGTTTGAAATCTAAATAAGGAAAATTATGTCAAACTTAGTTAAGCTGATTTTTGCTGGGCTCTTCATTGCATTTCTGCTCTTAGTGGGGCCTTGGTGTTTTATTTGGGGTGTGAATACTCTTATTGCTGCATCAATGATTGGTGCTCCTGTAGGCGCATTTATTCCGCAGATTGCTTTTAGTTTCTGGACTTGGTTGGCTGCGGTGGTGTGCGGTGGATTGGCCGTTCTTCCTCATACTCGGCGTAGTTAAATGAGTAACGGTTCATTCTCGATGTGTATTGGGCTGCTCGCTGCACAGACCCAACGTGTCGAAGTTATCAAAGCGATCCGGATGCTTACCGGGCTCGGCTTAAAAGAGGCAAAAGATGCCTCCGAACGGCAGGGAGAGCAGCACTTTGATATCCATAGAACCAATTTCATATCCTATGGTAATCCCGATAACGAGATTGAAAATCAATTTCGTATCTTGCGTAACAATGGCATCAGTGTAGGTGATTCTGTCCAGCGATTGTTGCAATCTTTACGCGAATTGGGTGCCGAAGCCTTAAAGCAAGGTGAGGATGATCTTGCCAGCGAAATTCTGCAACTTGTCCTTGCTGAAAAATTGCGGCGTGCTAAATGAAAAGAAATCCCACTGCTCGACGTTTAGTTAAGCGTGTTGGCACCAACCGAAAGATGAGATTTTTTGTTATGGCAGTGGTTGGACCTTCGGCGTATCCTGCAAGGCCACTACGAACAAATAGGGCAAGGAAGCTTTCAAAATCCTTATATCGTATTTTAGTTGACAAGAAGTAAATTCTGTTATATAATACATTATCGCAACAAGGAGTTACAAATGAGTCGCACCAAAGCTATCAATGATATGTGCAAAATGTGTATCTATGATCACAAATCGCCAGGAACTTGGAGAGAACAAGTAGAAGCCTGCACCAGCGTGAATTCGTGTCCGCTGTGGCAGTATCGCCCTGTCTCTGTTTCTACCGTAAATGGTAATCGTAAGACCCGCGCTGTCGATGCTGAACTCGATGTAGACGCATTGGTGGCCGGCCTGGAAGATGACGACGAAGTTGATGCTCCTGAAGCATTAGCAGTATAGGATATTAAAGTGTCACTACTTGGTAAACAAATTCAACTCAAAGGTCTTTCTCAAAAGGGAAAGAATCGAGTGCGCGAGCATGGTGATCGGTGGACGGTATTGGCCGAAACCGATGTTGTGCTTTTTGCACCGGGTAAACACGGCCCTTGGCTATTTGTTTCGCCAATTGGTTGCGATCAGAATCACAAGTCTTCACGGTGGGTCCGCTCTACCGATGATACAGACTTTGTAATAATTACTGGATGATTGACTTCAGCCAATAATTGTCTTACAATAGCGGCAAGACGGAGGAAATAGTTCATTCGTCTTTGTTTACACACAACACACAAACTGGAGTATTTTATGACTAAGAACGCTACTGCTACTGAAACCACTGTTGCCACTGCACCCGCCACGCCGGCAGTTCCGAAGGCACCTTCCAAGAAGTCCCTTGCACTGGCCATCTTCCAAGCCAAGATGGTTGAACGCACCCAAGGCCTGTTCGCTTCGAACAAGGAATTCCGGGCAGCGGTATTGACTGGTATCCAAACCGATCTGGGCGTGTCCACTGCATCTGCTGCAACGATGTACAATGCGGCCAAAAAGGATGCTGAAGCTACTGGCACCGTTACGCTCGGCCGTGACCCTAAAAAGGTCAAGGTTGCATCTACTGGCAAGCGCGGCCGCCCAGCTGGCAGCAAGAATAGCCCGAAGGTTGAAGCACCTGCTGCTGACGTGGTTGCTGCTATTGCAGAACCGGTTGCTGCTGACGCAACTGCCTAAGCAGGCCAATGCAAGTTAAGATATAGGGACTACGGTCCCTATTCTTATGACTTGACAATTTTGTATATCGATGCTACATTAGCATATGACAAGACCAAACTGCGAACAAACACTATCAAACGGGCAGGTATGCGATTTACCAGCTACCTTATTAAATTATAGAGTAGATGGTTCTCCGATGTGGAGAAATATAGATGGAAAACCTGCCTGCTATTATTGTCATAGTAACAAATACCCACATATGAAAAACAGAGGCTATACAGCTCATAAAAAGAACTATTGTGAAAATATAGATGGTAGGCTCGGTAAGATATGCACAACTACAATTTCTCATCCAAAAGAATTAACAGTTGATCATATAGATGGAAATCATGATAATGACGACCCCGATAATTTGCAGACTTTGTGTGCATGTTGTCATAACTTAAAAACTCATCAGGATGTCTGCAACAAAGGCACCTCTCCCAGGGTATTAGTGGGTGTCGATTTATCCGATATGTATCCTGATATGTGGGGATAAAATCCATTGACACTGTTTGCCTATCTTGTTATAATGTACAGAACATAGGCACACATGATTGCATATAAGCTATTCAAACAACGCAAGGATGGTTCGTTAGGCCCACTCTTTATCAATGCTCGCCTGCGTGTGGAGATTGGAAAGAAGTATATGGCGGAATTCCATCCGACCAAAGGCTATAAGGTTCGCCCAGGCTGGCACTGTTGCGCTGAACCACTTGCTCCACACTTGTCTAAAAAAGGCCGTGTTTGGTGCAAGGTTGAAGTTAAAGGCTGCACAAAACACATTCGTCCAGAAAGTCAGGGCGGTATTTGGTACACAGCCAATAGTTTGAAGGTATTGGAAATTCTGTGAGACGCCGCACAAAAACAATAAAAAAAGGCAGGAATTATAGTATTCAATCCTGGCGTGGTATAAAAGGTAGGAACAACGAATTCATAGTTAATATCTTTACTAAAGGCATAGATATCAATCCCGAATGGATTGATAAATTATACAATCTCTTCGGCTGCCGCGGTCAAACAGGTAGTTGGTGGATATTTGCATGGCGATACGATACAATACAAGAAGCAGAACAAGCATTATCTATTGCTATCTTAAAAGGTCTGCTGTAAAATAGCAGTAACAGGAGAACGCTATGGATCCAAATAGTAAAGACAAATATGAAGCATTTCGCCAATGGACTCAACCATATGTCGAGTGGTATGAGAAGAAGGAAGAAATAGATGAGCTCGCTGTTGAATACAGCGATCTTGCCGAAGCCAATGAAGTAATTAATCGCATAAGGGCAATGAAATGAAAAAGATTATTGTAAATACTGGACGTGCTGATGCTCAATGTATTATTGAGAAGGTTGAAGCCAAGTACAACGCCAAGTGGGTTGGACAACTTGCTATGAAGACACGGGATGGCCAGTGGACTGGAGATTCCTGCGGCGATGTGTATTACCAGGAAACGCCGCCGGTCGAAGGTTACTCCAACTACTTCGCATTGATTATCCAGGGCGGCACACTTTACATCACAAGCGGCGCAAGTGCTGTGGAAGGTATCATCGATGGTGTAATCGCCCGCGATGGCGAAGTTATCTATAGTCGCTATCGACACGACTATCGCACATCAACAGATGGGTCCACCTATATCGATGGCGGCCGTGATTATGTGCGTGGCGGAATGGTAGGCAATTATATCAAATTAAAGATTGTCGATGGTGAATGGTATCAGCTGGAAGAAGCTGATATGACAGAGGAGATTGAACCATGATTTTACTTGATGCAAACACACTGAATTTTGGTGTAGCGAAAAAGACGAAAGGCCTGCGGGCTAAGCCAATGGTGACACTGTTGGTTGACCGAACCGTAATGTCCAAGTTCTTAGTTGACACATTGGAGGCTAAAGAACCTGTCCATGCTGATGCAATGTTCTGTATCGGTGAAAGCAACGATGCATGGCAACAATCGGCTAAAAAGCTTTTATCGAAATATACAGTTGATGCCATTGATCCCGAAGGTTGGATGGTATGTAATCCTAAGCAGGAGAACAGTGTAGAATTTGCACAAACGTCGTTCACAGGATTCTTGCAAGGCAACTGGGGCGAAACATTCGGCGAGTATAAAAATATTCAAAGATACAAGGCGGGCGATTATATTGTTCGCAATCGTGAAGACCACACTGATGTGTGGGTAGTCGATGAAAAGATCTTCAAGAATAGTTATACCGAAATTACAGGTTAAGTATGAACGAACGAATTAAAGAATTTGCCGAACAAGCTGGAGCAACTGTATGCGGTGGGTATACTTCACATGCAGCAGGCTCTTGGTCTGACACTGGTGATATAGACTCTCGTACACTTGACGTGGAAAAGTTCGCCGAACTTATTGTACTGGAATGCATGTCTATTGTTAAAGATAAAACATGGGGCGGTACTGACTTAGCATTGGCTACTATTAAAGAACACTTCGGGGTAAAATGAACAAGGCACTCAGAGAACTTGTGTACAAGGCGAAGTTAGATAACGCCTTACTCTGGACTTCGGATCAGGGGATGGTATTGGATCACGAACATCAGGCATTGGCTGAACTTATCATCCGGGAATGTGCCGATGTTGCGTATGGCACTTATTGGCAAGATCCTGTAGGTGTCAGGGGCATATACCTCAAAGACGCAATCTTAGAACATTTTGGAGTTAAATAATGGGAACACTTTTTTTACTGATGTGGCCGGTGTCGTTTGCTTGTATCTATTACAGCATACGAAAAAGGCAAGGATATATTACTATGCCGGAGTTGTTGATTAGCCTCGTGGTTTCCATGGTGCCGATGTTCAACCTGGTGATTGCTTTTTATTCACTAAAGGAACTGACAAGAAAATGAACGAAGAAATGATTACCATTACAAAAGCAGAATATGACCGACTGTGCGAAGATTCTGAGTGGCTCAGTTATCTTGAAGGTGCCGGTGTAGATAATTGGGAAGGGTTTGATGAAGCCTGGGCAATGCGTGATGAGGCAAATGCCGAAAATGAATGAACGATACCCACGGCCGGCCCTGTTCGCTGTATTTGAACGCGAACCAAGAATGAATGCCGAACCAAATAGAATCATCTTTGGTCCGTACGGAAGTGCATCTGATGCGGAAGAACACCGTATTAAATACGGATTCATTGACGAAAACTATTATGTTGCACAAATAGCACCAGACCACTACTCACCATTATGAACGAACAAACCCGAGAAATCCTTATTATCCTCCAAGGAAAAGTTCGCCGAGTTGATTATGTTGGACTGCATTAGCCAATGCCGAGGTGTCGGCAGTGTCATTGAAGCAATGTACACAGGTGAAGAAGCCCGACGATTCAAATCGGTTGCTGATAATTGTGAACGAATGATTAAAGAACGATTTGGAGTTGAAGAATGAATAACCGATTGAAACGACTTGCTGAACGATCTTTTTGGGATAAGCAGGCACAACAGGATATGGAAGATTTTATTGATTTAGAAAAGTTCGCCGAGCTTATCGTTCGGGAATGTTTAGCGCAAGGTAGGTTGACCCAATCGCAAACGGTGGTTAACGGATCAGAAGAATACAATGCTGGTAGAGAGATGGGTATTGAAGTTTTTATGAACCAAATTAAACTTCTTTTTGGTGTGTAGTGACTACGTCATCTCCTTCACTCGAACAATCAGATGCCGAGAAGGCTATGCTTGCATGGCTTGCCAAAGCCGATGAATTGATGAAGGATAACGAGTATTGGTTATATCCTTCAAAACAATTTGTATTCGATCCCGAATCAAACGAGTTTTATGAGTTTGATGCTGAGTTAAATGGACTGTTATTAAAACAACAACAGAAATAGTGATAAATACGAATATGAATTATATCTCCATTAGATCCCCTTTATTTAAGAATGTCACGTTACTGACTTTCTTCGTTATAAGTTTTGCTATGTATGGAGCGGTATCACTTCTGTATCTATTACACGCATATTCTCACACATTACTATTACCATTTTATCTATATTGTGTTATTGATTTTTTTATTGCCACAATTGTAGTTGTTCCAATACTTTATCATTTCGCAGTAGTTGGTAAGATAACACATAAGGCAACTTTTGATCCCTTAACCGGATTATATAATCGAGCAGCATTCGCTGATAGAATTAATAAACTGATTAAAAAGAAAACAAAATTCCAATTACTATTAATTGACTTATGCAAATTCAAAGAAGTAAACGATACATATGGGCACGATGCTGGCGATGAAGTATTAAGAGTTGTGGGAAAACGAATTGTAGAATCAGTAGGTGCCAATGATATGGTAATTCGATTAGGTGGCGATGAATTTGTTATTCTCCTACCTTATGCTAATGTATTTTCACATGAAACAGTAATCCAGCAAATGATAGAAAAGATAAAGGAACCAATTGATATCAATGGGCAATCATTGAGCATTGGCCTTAGTATTGGCAAGGTTGATTATCCAGAATCCGGTAATGATGTAAAGACATTAATGACCAAGGCTGATTGTGCAATGTATAACGCCAAGAAGAATGGAATAGATGTGTTCATATGCCATCCCAACGAAGGTTGTTGTAATTTTACAACTAAATAATCTATTGATTTTGTTTGCGTATTAGTGTATAATACATTATGAAATTAACTGCATACAGCAAAAATAGATTTTATAAGAGTTTCGATAGTTATCACGTACCTAAAGAATACGCCGATACTATCTATAACTATCTTGTTCATGGTTATAGTCCCGGCGGCTTCTTTACTTCTGTGTTGGCTAATGACTGTCTGGGTGCCATAACACATTCACACCCATCAAATACTATGCAGGCCTTAAAATATATGGCTGTATGGATTCTTAATGAACTGCCACGCAATGTATGCTGGGGGTCATATGAGGTGGTTGAAGCTTGGCTAAAGATGTCTGCAGCAGACCGCAGGGCAGTGTTAGAATCGAAAAGGCTAATATTTGCCGAAGAGGAAGAAACCGTATTGGTTCTTAAGGGTGAGAAAGTTGAAGAATCAATTGGTGTATGATTATAAACTTTCTGTTCGATTACTAATAGGAGAATCTTGGTCGGGAGATACGATACTACAAGACATATTTGTGAAGGCAAATATGCCGAATTTAGGCATATTGCTGCGTACATTAGACGCAAGTGACTCAGTAGTAAGCATTGCCGTTTTTAAGACGTTTGTATTTCCAGAATTAACAACACTGGCTAAAATGACTCGTGAAGAGTTACATATCCAGAATAACGAAATGATGAAGATATCATGAGAATCAATGTATATAAAGAAACAGATGACGACTGGTATGGCAACTACCGAGTAGAAGGCGATGCCCGCGTATCTAAACTGGTATGTGTATCATTTACGCAGACAGGCCCAAATCCGCCCAATAATGGTGATTGGCGTGTATGTGTTTGGGGTAATGACGATTTTGGTATGGAACGAGATTTTGAAGACGAAGCCACAGCACTAAATATATTCTATCAAGTTGTTGGTTGGCCGAAGGTTAATCAGAGCCTATTAAGAGATATAGGATTTATAAGCGCATAATATGAAAGAAACAATTTATAAGGTTTATTGGACTGATGCAGATGGCGAGGCCAAATTCATCGACTTTCACAAACTTGATTATGCGTTACGCGGTGCCGCTTCGCTAAGGGAACAAGGATTTAAGTTCATAACAATGGTTTGTGAAAATGTAGATCAAGTCGGTCAAAACGGTGTGGATGAAGTTAAAGATGGTAAGACACCCGATGGTGAAGACTATACTTGGTCTAAACAACATCGTGCTGGAGCAGAGCGTGGTGCAGCATATTCTATCATCGATAATAGGAGCCTTGAACCATGAGTAATGCATCTGATGCACGGGAAGAACATCGTATTGTTCGTAAACTGCTGGCCGATGTAAATACCGCGGGTGCAGAACTACAGAAACTATACCACACGAAACATTTCGATCAATACATCCTCGAAGCACTCGAGAGATTGGAAGTGTTGCGAGTCGGTGCTGATGCTAATCTCAGTCGCTATGAAAGATTCGAATCATGAAACAACGATACACAGAACTCATCCTAATGCAGAAGGTGCTGCAAGGTTTGTGCGAGCACGAAGTTACGGTTCGCACTATCAACGGCCAGTTTCATTGCCGGGTATTCCTTAACGGGGAATTGAATCAGGAAGCTGTATGTTGGGATCGTAAAGATATTGGATACACTTGCCGCAATCTCTTGCGTTGGGAAGATAAATGCGGTAACATTTCAGCCTTTGCCGGTGCGGCGCGGGAACGACTGAATGAGGTAACTGCATAATGGCAACTGGTAATGCAGGAATGAAAACCCCATATGGACAAGGGTATGCGGATGGTCTGATAGGATGTATATATGATAATCCTTACGACCAACTTGGTGAAGAGGTAGAAGCCGAAGATTATTTGCGTGGGTTCGAAGTTGCCTATAATAAATTCTTTGTAACAATTATGAATTCGCCACGAACTAAAGAAAAATAATGAAGACATTCACATTTGAAATGACAGATGCCTGGGGCGATGATTACATTATGGAAGTGGTGGCCAATACTGAGCAAGAAGCAAGGAGCATCGCAAATAGAGTGGACGATGACGCCGTAGCTGATAAGCTACTAGGAGTTGAAGAATGAACGAACAGCTAAAACCATTTATCGCAGGATTTGATCTTGCCGGACAGCGATTGGCCAACGGACGACTGCAAGCATACGGAGGCAAATCCGAGATCGATAACTGGCCAGAAGAAGTTGAATTATTTGGTACTACCTATACACTCGAAGATGTTATCAAGGGTAATAATGGATATGAATCCGGAGTGTATGTATGAACGAACAAGACCTTGTTTATCGTCTGAGGGAACGTGCCCGCATCCGCCGGCAGATTCCAGGTAGGAAGAGTGTTCAGGAAAACAAACCGGATCGCATAGCAGACCTATTGGAAGAGGCAGCACATGAGATTGAACAGCTTCGACAGAAAGCACACAAACTCATGTATGGATAATCGAGCTCGATAAATAAAGTAATGGAAAACGCTACAGTTTTAATCGATCGCTTAGGCAGGTTCCCCCATATACAGAAAAAACTAAATCTGTATTGGGGGTGTAAAGAATGCCGAGACTTCTTAGGAAGTCTAACTATGTCAGACCGACCTAATCGGCAAGGATTTCCTTTTGATGCTGTATTAGCAATAGATGCCCTCATCGATTTACATGATACAGAATACCTTATATTTAAGCCTTTATTAGACCCGGCGTGGAATGATGTTCAATCAAGATCTATATAAGGATTGCTATGAAAGATGATGCAGGAAGAATCCACGAATATTACAATGGTATCGCAGAAGGTGTGCGGATGTATGCTCACTGGAAGAGTGGTGAACAGTTCGTGGGCACCACTGGCAAGACATTGAAGCAAGCATTAAAAGAGATTGAAGAAGAACGCCAAGAAGCATTAGGTAAATGACAATCTTTGATACTCTGAGATTTCCTAATATCGATATCTATGATAAAGAAGAATTAGATAAGTTGCCACGCGACTTACTCGAAGAATGGGCAGCAGAATGTATTAAGGATACTGATTCTGTATATCAGGTTGATGTTAAAGATCCACTGAATGATTTCTCTATTATTGCGTTTAATGCAGCCCATACAAAAATATCTTCACAATGCTATCTTTCAGCGACTACAAAAATCGTCTTAAGTGAAATGTTTAAGAGACAATTTACCAAGGATTTGAAACGACGACTTGCCGAATACGACCAAGAAGCGTAGTCAAAAAGCCTTTTCAAAATTCCATCTCAGATTTCCAAATCAGATTTGGAAATTCAAATCCAAATCCTGCGGCAAAATCTTGTGCGAAATCCGGGCCTAAACACCTGTGATCGTATGTGCTCACGCATGTATGAATTAAATATATTTCTATCTTATTAAATAACCCATATTTAATAAGATACCTAATAGAATAGATATTTCGATTAATGAATAAAATGAAGTGCGAAATCCGGGCCTAAACACCTGTGATCGTATGTGCTCACGCATGTATGAATTAAATATATTTCTATCTTATTAAATATAGGTTATTTAATAAGATACCTAATAGAATAGATATTTCGATTAATGAATAAAATGAAGTGTGAAGTGTGTATTGTATATTTCATTCCAGTATGATAAATATTGGACTATGTCTAAATATTCCACACTCCTATATCGCGTCTATCATAAGTTAGCCCAAATTCCTCCAAAGATTAGTTGGAGTAAAAAACACGCCATTACCGATGAAGATAAAGCCCACATTGCTGAAAAATTAGCGGCAGGGTATTATATTATTCTAACTGGTAATAAATCGCATCTGAGCAGTGTGATGGTAAGTTTATTATCATGGCTAAAGACAGGTAAGTGGGCAAAATACAGCCACGCACTAATGAACTGCGATAATATCGAAGATCCATTGAACCGCGGTGGATTTAAGTTTGTAGAGGCAGATGTGAAGGGTGTTGTCTATACAACCTTTGATGAAGTATTTTCTTGTGATAATGTATGTTTGCTAACACCAACTAATATACAAAATAGTGAATGGACAGCAATTATCGATGCCTTAGTAAAACAGGTAGGAAAGCCTTATGATGATTTATTCGATCTAGCTGATTCTACCAGAGTTAGCTGTGTGGAGGTTGTACTTGATGCGCTCAAGACAGCTGATTATGATTGTGAATTACATAGTTTGGAACTTATGATTGCGGCAGAAGGTAATCTCATTCCACAGATGTATAGAGATTGCTCAGATTTTTCTGTAACTTTCGAAAAATAAATCTTCTAAAAGCGGATAAAACCTGCTATCATCTTCGAAAATCTATCTAAAAGTTTGGATAAGAGTTTCTTTAGGATTTCTTAAGAGTTTCAATAGAATTTCGTTAGGTTTTCATTCTGAATTTCGGGTTTCACCTGGGTTCGAGTTTCAAAAATACCGGTGTGGTTTGTGAGCAACACTTTGGCCTGAGCATTAGGTCTGGTGAAAAGTCTCGCAGACAGGTTCTCCGTCCTTGCTCTTATGTTGCGAGGTTGCTATAGCCCAATCTCAACATATATAATATGTCGACCACTGCTCCAACTAACCATTGACAGACTCCGTCCGTTGTAATACAATAGACACATCACAACAAAGGACTGATATGACTTCACGTTTGAAAATTGCCAAGGCGATGCGTAAGGCTGTTGAACGGCTGGCAAAAGGTAGTGGCAAAGATTATACCAGTCGCTGGTTTATGAATGAATTCATCTGCCATGCTATTGAGGACGGCAATCCAGGTAAAGGAAGATTCATGTACACAGATGCGGCGATGCGGGCCAGGACTGCAATCCACAAGCGACTGGAAGGTTGTGAAACATTGGAGTCGTGGCTTCTGAAGAAAGGTATCCCTTCGACAGATCTTACCTTTGACCGGATGCAAGCGCATCGCCACAAGTGGCTGAAAATGCTTATCAAGGAATATGAAACAAAGTAGTTGACAGACTCGCTCCTTGTTGCTATAATAGTCACATCGCAACAAGGAGTAGATATGCAGTTAGACAAAGCAGTAGTAGATCAGTTAAGGCACCCGATGTGGCTTGTGTGGAACTATATTGGTTCAGATTGCATGGTCGACGACAACGAATGTGCCATTGAAATGTGCATCGATGCAGACCGATTGACCACGTGCGCCGAAGCTCCTGAAGCTGACAAGTTGATCGGGGAACTAATTAAAGAGCACGGCTACAACAAAGTGCTCAAGTTTCTATCTAAAAACTTTCTTTTCGTTTAATTGTTTACAAGGCCTAAGAACCTTGTTATAATAGTCACATCGCAACAAGGAGTAGATAAGATAAGGCTAAAAGGTTCGAGTCCTAAGCACACTGACGTACCGGTGTGCTCCATGGCAGGTAGTCTTATCTTATCTACTCCACCACCAAGGATTACGATGGAAGAGCATGTAGAGAAACTAAACAAAGCGGCACGCGAATTTATCAAGGCACTGCGAGAGTTTGATGATGCTGTTGAAGTTGATAGCGAATTCACAGAAGAGCAATTCGATCAACTTGTTCAAGATGTAATTGATAACGCACGAGAGCATTCAAAATGAAATACAATTGGCCTGCTGTAGTGGCGGAGTTTCGCAAGATTATTCTTGCCAATATGAAACTATATTCAACACTCGATACCAAAAAGGTAAGTGAAGGATATACAGAATATTTCAAAATCCAATTGTTCGAAACAGATACATTCCATCCGTTTGATACAGACGGCGAATTGTCCCGAGCACTGGATAGGATGCCTGTTCGCTGCAACTATCGCTCGTGCGATTCCTATCGTGCGTGGAAGGATGGTCGCAGCTATATTGCCGACGCACTGTATTCGATGATGTCCGAAGTATCAGATCTGGTGGAGGATCACTTCTCCAATGTTTGGAACTTCCCGCCCGGTGTTAAACTGCCTGAGCGTATTATTATGCCTAAGGATTGGTCCGACATTGCTGACAATTCAGTTGCTCGTATTCTTAAAGCCGCAAGGAGTTGAAATGGAAACAAAACTGGTGATACCCGAAGGTAAATGTTTGTGTCCTATCTGTAATGGAACAGGGCGTAGGCCTATCCCCGATGATATGCGACGATATGCCAATGTTATCGCCGGATATCGTGCGTCAGATGATACTCTTAGCTGTAACAACTGTGGTGGCCAATATATGTTTGGCGAACCAAAAGGATATGTAGGTATCAACCGCAATGGCGTGGGCTGTACCCATTCCTACAAAGGACAAACTATTCGCAACTGCCTCCACGAATATGTTTGCGACCACTGCGGCGATACTTACCAGATTGATTCTGGAGATTAGTATTGACAAGGAAGTGATTCCTTGCTATAATACACACATCGCAAACAACTAAGGGCTGATATGTCACTTACCTATCGTGAATTGATTGAGATGCTGAAGGATTTGACTCCAGAACAACTGGAAGAGAATGTGACAGTGTATGTGTCGGGGGTAGACGAATACTACCCGCTGGTTAACGACTATCCGTGTTGTTTTGCTGACGGTGCCGCCAACGATGTATTGGACCCTGGTCATCCGTATTTGGTGATTTAGATCGTGAAGCTACTCAAGCTGAAATATACGCTGAAGGCTATATTCAATCCACTCTGTTGGACGCGGATGTATCCGTATGATGAAGAGTGGGATAAATGGCTTTGGGGCTCACTTGAGCAAGGTACTGAGATAGTGGTTGGTTACTGTGCATCCAAGGTTGATGGCGTTGAAGTATGGCATGCGAATTATCCATACGCTTCCGGACACCAATACATACCGAACGAGAAGAATTCACCACAATGTAGCAGAGCCACAGCACTGTTTCTAAACGACGAACTGAAGTCTGCATATATGATTCAACGCCTGAAAGGGCCTTACGATAGGTTCGAATTTCGTAAAAAATACGGAATAGGTCCTGCAACCTTCTTTCCAAGTTAATATTGACAAGGCTCCTGTTTGGCCGTATAATAAACACATCGCAACAAACAAAGGAATGAAATGGCTAAACCAACTGTCGATCAAATCGCTGACATGGCTGAAAAGGCGTGCTTCTATGTAGACCCATCCGGCAAGTGGCTGCGTATGGACTTTTGTGATATGGATGAAGGCATGCTTCATTGCCACGATGAAGATTCGTATGAAGAATACGAAATCCCTTTTGACGAGATTACACTTGAAGGGGATGAATGCTTTCACGAACTTACCAAAATGGAGATCCCGTCATGACTCTTATCCGCAAAGACATTCGTGGCAACTGGAAGGCAGAGAGCAAGTTCAATCTGCCAAACGGTCGAAGTCTCGAAATCAGTACCCACAAGGTGAGCAGTGGCCAGCTAATCACATCGGCAATCGTCGGTAAGGATGAGGGTGCGTTCTTCAGCTATGTGATGTATCAGGACTTCTCTGAGCGTATGGTGTATTCAGCACCTACCAAATGCACGGGCAAGAAAGTCGAAGAGCAACACAACCACGCACTCACGCTGGTGGAAGACTTGAAGACGAAAATCGCTGCCTTCTATGCTTCTAAAGAAGTAGAAACTGTCTAGGAAAATGATTTCATACCAGAAATCTGCGGCAGGACTATATGTTCTCCGAAACGGAAAACTCTGCGGAGAAATTCGCAGAGAGTACCGAAGAAAGATCTGGGCAGGTAAACGAGAAATGATTCCCGACAAATGGTATTCATGGACGCGAGTTGGTGAAGATTTCAAATTTGCCGAGTTCAGCCATCTTCGATACGCCAAAGAATATGTTGAACAAAACGGTAGACCAAACTGACCAAATGCCGTATAATATACACTTACACAACACAGAAAGGGTTTGAATGTCCATTCAAGTATCAATCGTTAAAGGGTATTATCGTGGTGAAGTTGTTTCTGGCATCTTTCCACTTATCAAACCTTATCAAGACGGAGCCAAGGGTGGCTTCATCACCATCAAAAACTCCAATCCCAAAGCAGGCCATCCGCCTGCTCAGCGTGTAACTGTTGAAAAGACAGACTTCACGATGCTGGATGCTGCTGGTGAAGTTTTAGGCGAACACGTTACAGTGGATATGGGCGAAAGCGGCAGCAAGATCGAAACAGGCACCAACTACGAGCAGGTGTTTGTCAATGCTGAAACAGACGACGAAGCAATGGAGCGTATCTCCGAAACGTTCAATATGCTGGATAAGATTGTGGATGCTTGCGCTCGCAGCGTTATTCGCGGACTGGTTGTATCGGGCCCGCCTGGTATTGGCAAGTCGTTTGGAGTTGAGAAGCAACTCGAAACTGCGAATATGTTTCGCAAGATTGCTCAGCAAGATCCCAAATACGAAGTCATTAGTGGCGGCGTATCAAGCATTGGGCTGTATCAGAAACTTTACTTTAATCGTGCTTCCGACAATGTGTTGGTGTTCGATGACTGCGACGGTGTTCTGTTCGAAGAAGAATGTCTGAACTTGCTCAAGGCTGCGTTGAACAGTGGCGACAAACGGCGTATCTGCTGGAACAAGGAAAGCCGTGTGCTTGGCGTGGAAGGCATTCCTGATTCGTTTGATTTCGAAGGTAGCATTATCTTCTTGTCGAATATCGACTTTGAAAAGACTATTGCGAAAGGCTCGCGTATTGCAGCTCACTTGGCTGCTATTATGTCACGCTGTCACTACTTGGATTTGGAGATTGGATCCATGCGTGACAAGTTGCTGCGTATCAAGCAGATTGTGCGCGATGGTATGTTGCTGCCTTACTTGTTCACGCCGCAGCAAGAAGCCGATGTGCTGGCATTCGTAATGGATAACGCAGAATACATGCGTGAAGTGAGTTTGCGAGCCGTGAAAAAGGTAGCAGACTTTGTCAAAGCAGATCCAGTAGGATGGTTGGAAATGGCGGAAGCCACTTGCTTGCAGAAGGAAGCCAAGTTCAAGCGTCTGCTCGCCAAACGTGCTGAAGCAGAGAAGCGTGGGCTGGTGCTCGCAGAGGTGTAAAGATTTAGGGCGGGGTTAAGGTGTAGGCGTCACGGATACGCCACCCCGCCCTTTTCAATTAAACATTGACATAGGGTATAGATGTCACTATAATGTAATTTTAACAGAAAGGACTCTTATGAAAAGTAAACTTATCGTAGCAAGTATCATGTCGGCCGCTTTGTTGGCAGCGTGTGGGGGTGGGGGTAACGATCCCTCTGTAGCATCGGGAGACATTCAAATGTCCCCAATGGCATCAATTGCCAAGATGACCGAAGCGGCAACCATGAGAACGTCCGGTGGAGTAATTGGTATAGGACAGTCGCCTAGCTTCATCCGCACCCGTTACGGGTTTGACGGGCTTACAACGCCCGCACAGCAAGGTTCGGGGCAGGTTATCGCTATTATTAGCGCATACAATAACCCAAATGCCGCTGCTGATCTTGCCAAGTTTTCAGCACAGCATGGATTGGCTCCTTGTACAGTAGTGAAAACTGTATTTACGAAAGATCTCGTAGCCAAGACGTTCTTACCAAATACGCCAAAACCTCTAGCAGGTGACGGTTGTACTTTCCAGGTTATTAACGTCACCTCAACTGGTGAACCATATGTAATCGGCAACGATGGTGGCACAAGTGCATGGGTAAGCGCAGACGGAAATTGGATGGCAGAGTCCACAATGGACATTGAATGGGCTCACGCAATGGCTCCTATGGCATCTATTGTGCTTGTTCAGGCTCCGAATAATTTTGTGAGTGCCTTGTCGTATGCCACGCAATATGCGAGCACATTCGCTGATGTTGTTTCAATGAGTTGGGGTGCTCCAGAATCTGCTTTCGCAGCAGGTTGTCCTACAATTCGAGGAGGCGGAATTTCACCCACTTGCACATCTTTCAAACAAACCACCACACTTCTTTATGGGCCTGCGGCTGCTGGAACTGCCGGCGGATATGATACTATCGGATTCACTAATTCGAATGTCACTTATGTTGCAGCATCAGGCGATAGGAGTGTTCCACTCTGGCCAGCGGTTTCTACAAAGGTACTTTCAGTAGGCGGAACTAACAATAAGGGGCTTGTTGATGTAGGATGGAGTGGAAGTGGGGGAGGCTTGTCTGCCTACTATACAGCACCTGCGTGGCAATCTATCTCGGGTAGCCCAACTCGAGCGGTACCCGATGTAGCTTATAATGGAGACAGTGCTAGTGCGATGTCAGTATATATTACACCTAGTACGTGGGTACCAGATGCTTCGTGTGTAAAGACCAAAGGTGCTAATAGCTGCGGTTGGTATGGTGGATATGGGACTAGTCTTGGAGCGCCACAGTGGGCAGGGATCGCTGCAATTACTCGGGCAGTCCGAGCTGAAAATAGCAAATCGATTATCAACTTTACCGCAGGCCTATACACTGTAGCATCTGTCCCCGGCTATTATGCCACAGCATTCGGCGATGTATTGACTGGATCTAATGGCAACGCTGCAAAGACCGGGTACGATCTTGTTACCGGGCTCGGCGTACCGAATGCAAGTGTGTTGGTAAACTACCTAGCCCAACAGTAAGAAAACAGACCCTAGAAAGCGTCTTCGGACGCTTTCTTTTTGACTAAATACTCGTTGACAGTATAGTGATTTGGCACTATACTATGACTTGAGCTGTTAGTTTAACAAGACGCAAAAAGGAACAAAGGCCCTGGAGCGTGGTAAAACAGGATCATTCAAACTTGCACGGAGAATAGGGCAGTAGTTAAATATGGTTGGTCCCATATGATACGAAGTCGGGGTTAAGGACCACTCCGCTATACAGGAATCCGAACGTGCAATAAGGAATGGTTATCGTTGGGGGTTCGAATCCTTCCCAGCTCACCGAGTATAAGAAGGCCTAAGCAACCTGGCCCCTGCGTAAACGAACTGGCGTGAACCAGGATGCGCTGCTTGCGCTCGAGGAGTTAGCCTCCACAGTAATAATTCTAAACATAGGGAATCATAGAAACTCCCTTTTTATTATAAAGGGCGAAACGGTAGGAATCTCGTAAGTCCGAGTTTACATATCCAATGGTGGAACCTATGTTCTAACTCTATTAAGCGGCAATCGTTCTCGGTTGGCCGCTTTTCTCTTGACATTCGTGTCCGAGGCTGCTATAATTAGAACACTTACATAAGGAGACTTCAATGTCATTTACAAATTTGAAAACAACACAGAACAAGTTCCTCGAAACATATCTTCGTGGCACTGATCAAACCTTAACTTCGGCCCAGGCTTCGGCAACATTCGGCATTCAAAATTTGAGTGCTCGTGTTAGCGAACTTCGCGGCCTTGGATTGAATGTTCAAACCATTCCTACCAAGACAACTAGCCGCGCAGCATATAGAATGTCGCGTCGTGATGTTACAGGATCGCAGGCAAAGGTATTAGCTTAATCTTTTAAGCTGCTTCGGCCTTCATAAGAACAACCTGCTTCGGCAGGTTTTCTTTTATCCAAGAACTGTTACAATTATCCTATAGACAAACAACTCGTCCTATCATATAATAAGCACATGGACAGCAAAACAAGTCCAGCCAAGAATAGTTTGCTTTTAATCAACTGTAGGAGTCTATTATGACACAAGGTATCCGGGAATTTACGAATGCGAATTTTGGTGCAACTCTGCCCAGGCTGCAAAGCGGCGAACTCAAACCGTCGGAATTCCGCCGGGAAGTGATGGATTTGGCGGTGGTGGCATTCGGCATTACTGTTGCGTCTGCTGCAACTCATTACAACCACTCGTTGAAGGCGGCTCGTGCTGTTGATCCGAAGTCGGTGGCTGGTTTGGGTCGTCCGGAAGACAAGAAAGGTGGTCGCAAGCCCATCCACACTGTGGACGTTATCAAGGTGAAGACGGGTGAAGTCGTTGCCAGCGGCGTGTCCAAAGGTGCGGCTACTTTGCTGATCACCACTGCTGCTGCGAAGCACAAGGCCAAGCTGGCAATCAAGACCGTTGAATCTGCTCCGGCAGTTGAAGTGGCCGCCGAAGCTGCGACAGCTTAATCCAAACGGTGAAACAAGGCTCAAGGGAGCCTTGTTTGATTAGTGCCTCTAGACTGAAGTCGGGCGAGTTCCGTATACGGGTCGACGCTATCCATCCGGAGAGTGCAGGCAGGCAGATAAGAGCACTAATCAAACTAGGTTTTCGATGGCTGTGTGGGCCTCCCAGGATGGGACATCCACAACAAGGATTAGTCGTGAGTGCCTTGGTTAGAAAAACCTCGACGAATAGCAGTAAGGTGCCCTAATACGGAGTCCTTCCCTTACGTGGCTATTTTCAAATAACTGTTGACAGATAGACTTTTTCTTGTTATAATAAATACATTATACGAACAATAGGATTGTAATGGAAAAGAATATTCATAAGATTTACTGGACTGAAAAAGGAAAAGTCAAATCTTTCAAATGTCAAACGCTGAATATCCTGATAGCCGGACTTTCAGCTCTTCGTGAGCGGCAAGTTGCAGGCGAGGATATTTCGTTGATTGCTTCAGCAACTGATAGCGGTGAGGCATTTGATACTTCACCTGCAAAATTTTCTCCACCTAAACCGATAGTAGATCGTGCTGCGGCGAATGCTTTGATTGCGAAGTTGGACAAGTTTCCGCATATTCAGGCAGAATTGGATATGTTTTGGGGCAAGAAAGAAGGTAGAGATTTTCTTACCAGCCTGACTGTTTCTAATCGTCCTAATCGTGCAGGTTTTCCATTTGAAGCTGTTATAGCTATTGATGATTTAATCGATCTCCATGATCTTGAATATCCTAAGTTCAAACCACTTCCTGAATCAGCCTGGGATCCTGTTCGCCCAAAGTCTGTCTAATTATGAAACAACCTATCATCCGTGAAATAACTGATCGCGTTTCGCAATGGTCCTGCGGAAGATATTTCTTCCATTGGGCAGGTGATGAATTCCTGCTTAAGGCTACCAACGATGAAGATGCTATCAAAGAATCTTATCGCCTCCAATTTGATTTAGAATCTTGTTAAAGAAAGCACACTATGAAAATTGATTGCAACCACCATGTCGCTTCATTCTCCCGTGAAGATATTGGCGAGGAAGAACGCTATTTGGTAGATGACACGCCTCTTGGATTGGTGGGTACTTATTCGTTTATGTATCGTTACCCACTTTCAGTCGAAGTCGGTATCCCACACCCTCTTATCAGGCTGACAAGCGCAATCGATATCTTGCTCCTGGCAAAGAAGGACTACGAGGATATCTATGCTGCTGAAGATGCAGCCGTTGGCGAAACACCCAACATTCCGGGTATGCTCAATCGTGATTCGTCCGAAGGTCCGTACGGTATTTGGGGTCACTGCTTGAGCGATCTTTACTTCGAGCAAATCGAAATCGATACCGAAAAGAAGATCATCAAGTTCTGTATTGGCAGCTAATTATCAAATAGTCATTGACAGGTAGGGAATTTTCCCTTATAATACACACATCGCAACAAAGGAGTCAATCATGGGTTTGGATATGTATCTGAGTGGTAAGCGTTATCTGTGGAGTTCGGGTGACCATCCGGACAAGAAGATTGCCACCGATGTGTCGGCAATGTTCCCGGAACTGACACCACACATCGAATTTGGCACACCGGGTCCTCGTGTGAATGAAATTAGCGCACGGGCAATCTATTGGCGCAAGGCTAATGCCATTCATGCATGGTTTGTGAAAAATGTGCAGGGCGGCGTCGACGATTGTGGTAACTATTATGCCGATCGTGATTTGCTAACCGAACTTCGCGATAAGTGCAAAGAAGTGCTAGCCGATCACAGCAAGGCAGCAGAATTGCTTCCTTCGCAATCGGGCTTCTTCTTCGGTGGCACGGAGTTTGACGAATACTACTTCGGCGATCTGGAACGTACAGCCAAGGAAATCGACGAGTGTCTTGCATGGCCCGATGACTGGAACTTCGAATATCATTCAAGCTGGTAAATGTATTGACAGGGTGGTAACATCCTGTTATAATACACACATCGCAACAAGGAACGCAAATGAACGCAAAGCAACGAGCAATCGAAATCTACAACCTACATCTTGCACTCGCAAGCACAGATGGGCGTAATTTCCGCAAAACCGTGATGGATCAATTGCAAGCAGAGACTGGTTGCTCGCTTGCTGCGGCGGCTACACATTACAACAACGCCAAGAAGCAGGCTACACCAATCGAGGGCCTAGGCCGTGCCCCGGTCCCCAAAGGTATCCGCAAGCCGGGCAGTAAAGGCAAGACGCAAGTTCAACTCCAAGACGATAATGATTGCTTCACGGTGATCGAAGTCGTTGATGATAAGGTTGCTCGCTGCTATTCGTTCCTCACACAAGGCGATGCCAGTGAAACATTTGACTCCAAGACCGAAACCTGGAACAATACTGATTGGGTAATGATCCAAGGCTTGGGCCCGAACAACGGTGACCCGTTCAAGTTGGAAACCGGTGAGAAAGAGATCAAACGGTATTCGCCTGCAAAGGTGGCAGTTGAATCTGGAAATCAAGTTCTGGAAACTGCTTGACAATCTGAGTTCTGGAAACTGCTTGACAATCTGAGTTCATTCTGTTATAATAGTTTTCCTGGTTAGGACTATGCCAGCTCTCATAGTCCAGGTTAGAAGGTTAGTAAAAATGGAATCACGTGCATTTATCAAGGCTGCGGCTGTTCTGATTGAAGAAATCGAGAAGACGCATGACACAATCGGCACCGCTGTGGAACTCCGCGAGATCCGCGAAAACGTCCAGAAGGACATCAACCAACTGTTTGGCGGCTTGCAAAATCCGACGCTGCCATCGGCATTCAAGTTGCGCGATGTTTCGATGCGTAACGGCTTCTCTGTGAATCCGAAGGTGTTGAACGATCTGGCTCGTTTCGACTAACAAGGGGCCGCAATGGAACTTATCATCGGGATCGTTGTCATCTGCCTTGTTGTGATGGCCTGGAATGCTATTGAGCGAGCAATCCTTCGTTCCAAGAGTCCGGTTGTTCACGGTGTTGTCCGTGCGGTAGGAACTGTCGCGGCCGCTTCGATAGCAAGAGACATCTACAATAGCAAGCGTCGGAAGAAGTAACATGAACCAAACCCAAAGCATCATTGTCTATCGTAACCCATTGGAACAACAACTCTGGGAAGGTGGATATGTCGGGCTTTTTCTGTGTGTAGGCATATTATTTGTCGTTATCACCGTTGCCTTGCTTAAGGTGGTCAGTGTATGCGTTGGGGATTGGAAAGTCAATAGCAATTCCTGGATCAGTTGGGCAATAATGGCTGTGGCTGCTGTTATAACTGGGCTCGTATTTCTTTCTCTGTAAAATACGTTCGTTATGGCAAAAGAATATTACCCATTTGTTGAGTATGGAGGATATGGTTGGGCTGGCATGGGTCCAATCGACCTTGCTCGCACTATTACCAAATCCGGCATCGCAATCAGAAAACTTCAAGACACGCTTAAATTCGATGCCGTTGCGTTCTGCGGCAGTTCGGGTTCGGCTATTGCTTTTCATCTCGGCATCAAATACAAGATCCCGCTGCTTTATGTGAGGAAGAAGAACGAAGATTGCCACGGCGGTTCCGTTGAATGTAACGGCTTCGATCTCCAGATTAAGAAGTATCTGATTGTGGACGACTTTATCGATACCGGTAACACTATCCATCACATTATCGACAGCATTGCTTTAAGAGCAAGAAAGCAGAGTGCCTATCCTGCTAAGCCTGTGGGTATCTTCTGTTTCGAACAGCGCCGACGTGAGAAATCGTTTGCTGTCACTGATAAGAAAAGCATCCAAATTTATTCAATAAGGCATTGACTAGCAGGCTTCTTCCTGCTATAATAAACACATCGCAACAAGGAGTAGATTATGAAACAAGCTAACCGTCAAAGAATTGCCAATGCAATTCGTGCTGGCCTCCCATATTTGTGGAATGGTCGCATCCTCAATAATAATAAAACGTCATTTATCTGTTTTGCAATTGACGAACCGCATGGATATAGCAACGACCCCGATGCCGAAGCTGCCAAGAAAGTTATTCACAAACGTATCGCCCCGTACACAACAGTCGAAGATTGGCTGGAAGCACAAGGTGTGAAGCGTATTACCAACCGGAAGTTGCAAGCATATCGCAAGGCTTGGATGCGTTCATTGATTGAAGAGTTTTCAAACTAAGGAAACGACATGCTACCAGAACGTATCCGTACCGGTTTCCGTGATACCACTATTCCTAATCCTGCCTATCTGCATCGTCGTGATAGGGCGGCAAAGACCTTCGTTGGCGATGCAAAGGATTACAGCTTTGAACGGCAGACCGAAAACTTCAAGAAGCTTCGTGCTATCCTGCAAGCAAATGGAACAGACTTCGCTGAAGTAGCATCCGCTCACTATCAGGGCGATCTTCATACCAATCATCGCTTCGTAGTCTCTACAAAGGATGGTTCCTTGCTGTGGCACAAATACGTGGGCTTCGCTGCACAAAGCGGGCAGAACCATGTATTCGTTAAAGGTCGCCGCATTAAGGTGAGTTGCTTCGTGGAACTCACAGATGTTCAACAACGAGCACTCCTCTCCGGAAATGAAACTTATATCGGATTGTCTGGTATTACTTCAACAAGGTTGAAGCTTCTCGACGAAGCTGGAACACTTTGGAACTAACAGAAGGTTATCATGACAAATTTTCTTAAACCGACATGGGCAATGATTGCCGGTATGCTTGTAATGTCAGTCATACTGCCTGCGGTATTCACATATTCCTTGCCATATCTGGTTAATGTTGCGGGGATTTTCTTCACCTCGTGTCTGGTAATGTTCGCTGCGTATGGTGTGGCATGTTGTTTCACAAAGCAATAGACAAAATTCACTCCTGGTGTTATAATAAACACATCGCAACACAAACAGGACCTTACATGGACTTGGAAATCAAACTCAATCGCCTAGGCGATGAAGTGTATGATCGCTATCCTTACATCAATTCAGGTGGATGCTGCGTCTATGCGGCAATGGTTGTAGCAGAATTAAATAAGCTGAATATTCCGGCCAAGGGTATTGTAGCATCTTATTCTTCTCTTGCCAGTAAAAGTATCGATAAGATTCGCCCTCTCATTGAAAAGAACACACTCGATGAATGGCAGAAGAACGGTGTTAGTTTCAGCCATGTCGGTGTAGAATTTACGCTGAATGGCAAGAAGAAACACTATGACACCGCTGGCGTTCGCAAAGCAGGGAAAGAATTGGACCATATGCCAATCTACAAAGGCCGATTGGAATATATCGAACTGCGAGCTTTGGCAGCAAAGAAATATGGTTGGAATACTTGTTTCAACCGTAGAGATATTCCTGAACTCCGGCGGCTGGTTAAGTCGTTCTTAGCGGTTGACAAGGCTCCTGTTCCTGCCTTATAATAAACACATATAATAGGAACACAAATGAACGAAGAACAATACGAATCACTCGGCTTGTCGCTTGTCAACTTTCTGGCTTTGAAGCCAAATAAAGAAACTGGCCGCTATGATACCGAGTGGGGTAATAAGACCCTTACCGGTCTCGGTCGGTGTATGGAGCGACTCATGAAGAGTATTACTCCAACAGAAGAAACTTCAACTTAAGGAAACCAAAATGGCTGCTCTTATTCTTATACCCCTCACCTTTGCTTTGCTATTTGGTTGGATTGTTACACTGTTTCTTTAGGAGGAAACTATGTCTTGGTTACCAAGTAAAGGCGAACTGTTCTACATTCGCTTCTTGCCAAAAACTCGTATCATCGATAGTGGGTACGGTGTTGCAACGGCTGTGAAGATGCAGGACGGTTCGTATCAAGAAAACATCTTTCGGTTGATTGCATCGGATGACCGTATGCTGGTTGCCAAGATTGCGTATGGCGGTGATTATTTCAGCAAAGAACACCTGTTTCTACGCACTCAGATAGAAGCAATACCTGTTGGCCCGAGTGTCGTGGCGGCACTAGGCCTTTCTACTGAATTAAATACATAAGGATTGAAATGATTGTTAAATTTGCCAATGCCATCGGTCGCGCACACGGTAAGTTCTTTGCTTGGCTTGGGCACAAGGCTGAAACAAATCCGTGGTGGGCTGTGGCACTTACAGCATGGGCTATCTATGAAATTGCCGAGCATATTGCTGGTCCTGTGATGGCCATACTGTATGCGACTGGCCACCTTGTTGTAAAGTAAAAAAAATGATACGCAGAACTAATAGTGAATGGGGATTCTGGTCCAATCTGATATTCGGGTTGGTCATTTTGCTCGACGCTGTCATTAGCATAGGGACATTTGGTTTTTACTCCGGCGGTAATCAATTGGATTATGCTCGTTGGCGCACCAAGAAGATGTTTCAAAAGAGAAAGAAGGCAATGCAATGTTCAACACCCGTGTAGTCGAAACAATCTACGAATGTGTGGAAGGCGAGTGGAAGTATCGCTTCTTCGAGAGAGAAAACGGTGTGTATGTTAAGAGGACAAGTATTATCGACCTATTTTGGGTGCATAGTATCCACGTACAGAAATTCGATTTGGTAGAAGATAAATTTGTCCCGCAGAGCTTATGTGAAGGAACAGGTCGATTCAGCTCAGTGTCCGAAGCTAAACGTGCAATTCAAAAAGTTCTAGGCGAAGTCTAAATTCCTGCTATAATAAACACATCGCAACAAGGAGTAGATGATGGCAGTGAACCGTAACCGTAAGATGATTAGCACCGAGAAAGAAAGTGCTGAGCTCGATACATCTTTAGCCTCCGCACTAAAACGAATTCAGTATTTGATTGAAAAGTATGGCCCTGATGCCGAACTGAAGAATGAATATGATATGTATGATGAACACAAACATCGTACTTTGCGCGTTTATGCTATGGAACCCGAAAGCGATGCACAAATGAAAAATCGTATCATGTACGAAGAGAAATATGAAATTGCTCGTGAAGCGAGTGATCGTGTTCAATATGAACGCTTGCAAAAGAAATTTGGTTGACCGGTAGCCCTTTTTGCGCTATAATACACTCATCGCAACATACAAACGGAGTTGAAATGACTACTAAGGAATCTATCGTTAGCCTCTTGCAAACGAATGACAAAGCGGTTGCTCGTGCCCTTGTTGTGCTCACAGCGCGTCAAACGACCGATGAGCAGGTAAGCGAGCAGACGCGCTACTTAAACGGGCGCGGTTTTCGTCCATGTCACGCCCGCATGGGCACATCGATGGCAACTTTCTATGAAAAATTTAACAGGCTTTCTCCAAAACAAGTGGCTTACTGGCGCATGAAGGACAAATCCGGATCAATGCGTATCGGAATCTATGCTGGTCAGTTGCTGGAAGTTGCACAAGAAAAGGCAGCGCGGAAAAACAAAGCGCAGGACGATGAACGGGCACGGTTGGAATATAACCTGGGTATGGTTATCGATAGCGATGATCCGGCATTGGTTACTCCGGCCAAAGATGCGCTGGATGACTTTATCGCAAACTGCCGCGCAAAAGGTTGAACAAAGGAAACAAAATGGATGAACCTGTAGAACTTCACTGCACATATGATGAAGAGCGAGACGAATGGCTCGTCTGGTTTCCGTATCCGTTGGGCGGTATGGATGTGCTGGAATCGTTTGACAACGAGGCCGATGCCCGTGCATTTTGGGAAGATCAGATGGATGGTGCAGATTATTCTGCGTGATTATTTCACATAAGCATTGACCAAATCCATTCTCTACGCTATAATAAACACATAGCAACAAAGGAGCACAAGATGTCAGCCATTAAGGTAGATACACGCAAGTCGCGGGCCTATACCTGCGCCGTGTTGGAACTTGTAGATCAGGGTGTTTTAGATCAAAAGAGTCTGATAAATGACTTACTCGGCTGGATGGATGAAGCTGATGTGAAACAATTCTGCGAAACACATTTAAGCGAACTGTTCGAAGAAGGTTTTGGTGACGAGGATGACTCCGACGAAGAATGGGACGCAATGGAACCATGTCTTGAAGATTTCGAAACAGAGCCTCTGCTTGTAGACGCGCCCGAAGAATGGGGCACAATTCATATCCGCGAATGCTCGACGGGAGAGAAGAAATGAAATATCTGCTGATCGAACTCTACAACGGTAAGAGTCGCTACATCAATGAAGACGCTCTCAAAGAGTGGGTGGGCAATTCTAATCCTGGCAAGGTGGGACCAGAGGGTGCCCGCGTTTGGACACTGGAAGAACATATCATCGTGAAATGTCCTAACCTTCGAGTTGAAGCAGATGAATTTATGACTATCGGTCTGCCCGGTGGTGCCGATTAGTATCACAAGGAATCAAAATGGCAAACAACTTTCTAACGGTAGAAGAAGCTCGTCACATAACCGCTGAAGCCCGAGCATTGCAAGGAGAATACAAGAAAGCGCAGACTAAGGCCATATTGGATACTATCCGGGAAGGCGCAAAGAAAGGGATGACTTCTGTCACCGTTTATACCAAAGACTGCACTGATCAGGTTATCGTTGATCGATTGACAAATTTAGGATACAATGTATCAGTCTTTTCAGATCAACGGGACGGAAGCAGCTTAACGATAAGCTGGGATTGACAGTTGACTCTTTTAGTGCTATAATAAACACTTCACAACAAGGAAGAAACAAAATGGCAGGCAAATCAAAATCCGTTTATCTAACGGTTAGCCCAAAAGGCACATTCAAAACCGTCTTGCACAAGGTATTCTTTACCGCTAAGGATTACAACGAATATGTGAAGTCCGCTGAATTCCTGGCAAAGTTTCCTCCTGAACTTTTCGATTACTCCAAAGAGACTTACTGATGAACAAGCCTAACCTATACAAGCATATCGCACTCTGTTCGGTGTTCCTGATATCAGTTGGGGTCTTTGCCTACTTTGATAATAGGGCCTGCACCGAGGTCTTCAAGGTGCTCGGCATCTTCACAGCGGGCAAATGGTTGGGCGATTATGCTCGCGATCGTTGGCCACTTAGAGGTTGACCAAATCCATTCTCTACGCTATAATAAACACATAGCAACAAGGAGCAGATATGTTCTTAGTAAAAGAAGACAGAGGTTTCGAAGTATTCTTTGATTGTAACACTCAGTCTTACACTGTATTCAAGGATGGTAAATTTTTAATTGGTAACAAATTCAAATATTCGCAGGTGAAATCTTATGTTGATTCACCCGCAATATCTAAGGAGTAGATCATGATTGGTTGGGACGTTTACTTATGGTTTGAATGGATTGACAAGGTGTACTTCATTGAAGGGACCACCGAAGATCAAGTGCGAAAATCACTAATCAAGCACGACGGGTTCGATCCGCACATCATCGTCAAGGCTGAAAACGAATGAGAAGCTTATTCGTTATTCGAGATAAACTGTCCGGTGCATACTGCGAGAGTTCCAAGCATTCATACTTCAATCCCTTTAAAGCGGCAGCGATCTTCAACACAAGAGCGAACGCATAGAAGGCCATGACGGTAATGAACAAGGGCGCAAACAATTGGCATCCACATTGGATGTTGAATGGTGAAGACCGCAGTCACACTGTTGACCAATACTGTTTAACCCAGACATGGGATTTGGAAGTCGTTGAATGTGATTTGATTCCTAAAGTTCTAAAAGAGCTTGACGCATAGGCTTCTTTGCGCTATAATAAACACATCGCAACAAGGAGTCAACCAAATGGGTTATGTTATCTTCGACAACGAAACAGATTCACTGTATAAGAAGCCCGGCCAAATCACTCATGCCCGTTACAACAGCATGACTGGATGTAAGACGGCTGCAACGCGGTTGAATAAGAAGGTTGGTAAGACACAATACCTTTGGTATTCGTCGGCTGACTATCAGTGCTATCGCGCAATGAATCCTGTCAAGATGGTTGAGCGTGTCAACTTGATGTCTGGCAAGAAGTATATGGAAGCCGAGGACACTCCGCTCTGTTGTTCCCCGGCCTCCGAAACATATTGGAGTATGTAATGTTTGGTTTCGACAATACGATTGTATTGTGTGCCCTTTCTGCGTTGGTGGCAGGCTTTATTGGGTGGCTAACAGGATTAGGCATGGGGCGTGAAGACGAGCGAAAACGCAACTACGCTCTGCAACGGGAAAAAGAATCCAAGAACATTTACTTCTTATGAATAATTCAAACTTATCTGAACTCGAGCGTCGAATCCTGAAGCTGCACAACGCTGGGCTCGAAGACATTGATATTGCTGAAGAAGTGCAGATGGACGAAACTTCTGTGGCAGACATTATCGATGATTTGGACAGCTTAGGATTGACACAATGAACGAACAATTTAAGATTGGTGGCCGTTACAATTGGAAAGGCCAACCGGAGCGGTTGATCTATATAGGATACAATAGGTCGGGCAACGGTTACTGGCATCAATTCACTAAGGTTGAAAAGCCCGGAGTGGTATGGTGCGAAGTATTACCCGCTGACTTGTCTATGCTAGAAGAAACAAAATGAATAAACAAATTGAAGCACTTGCCAAATCTTGCCAAATCGAAACATACGGAGTGAATGGGGAATTACTTGACTCCAGTTTTGATTATGAAAAATTCGCCGAGTTGATTGTAGAAGAATGTTTAGAGGCCTGTGGCAGAGCAAATGAGATTAGACATTTTGTACCACCAACACAAGAACAAGTGGTGTTGAGTTGTATGCGTGAGATTGAAACAACATTTCGGAGTTGAATAATGGTAGATGAAGTATGGGCAGCACAAGTTGAAGCCAATGCGAAAGCCCTGCAAGTAAAGATGGCGAAAAAGATAGCTGACCGTCCTTCCGCTAACTGGCAAAACATAGGTGACGTGGATTGGGAAGACCTGGACTTCTATGTTGAACTGTGTAAGACACGGCCCAGCAAGGACAATTTCGACACTGCAATCAACGTGCTGACTGCACTGAAAAGTCAAGTGCTCGATCGTAAATCTAAGGCTTGACAGTAGGTTGATCCTATTGTATAATACATTTACACAAACAAACAATAGGTCAATGATGCGTACATACAAAGCATTCTACAAAGGCAAGACGGTTACCGTTATTGCTGAAACCTCCTATGCAGCACAACAAGAAGCAGCAAAGTTTTTCAAGGCCAAGAAGTCTTGGGAAGTAACTGTTCTCCTTGCCGATGTTCCAGTTGATTGTGCTTCGCTTTAGGAGTTACTATGATCGATATGGGACAAGCAGATTCTTCACTAAGACGTAATCCTGCCACATATACAATTCGTCCTTGCTGGACGGTCTGCCTTAAGAGAGCAGCAAAAGAAATGGGATTCGATCATTACATGAATGTCCCTATGGACCGAGATGAGGAACTACGCAACAAGGCATATGAAATTGCCGGCATTGTTATCTGTTAGTAGTTGACACCATCCAACATCCAGTATATAATACACTCATTGCAGCAAACAAAGACAGTTATATGAAAACTAAGACCCTTACTCAGTTGCTTGGTTGGGTGTACGAAGAAGTACCAATCCATTCACTCTATGTTGGTGACAAGGTAGAATTTACCTGCAACGGACGCGGTCGTGGTGGCCATTATCATGTGACAGCAGTCGTCACAAAGATAAATCGCAAGACCTTCCAAGCAACCGAAGCTGACAAAAGCTATCGCCCCGGAACACATTGGAGCCTTAAACTTGACGGCGAAATTTACATTCAGAGAGGTGTGGAATGATACCTGAACTAGAAGCTCGCATCGCTCGTAAAATTCGTTCTGAAGACATTAAGCACGAAAACAGGCTTACTGACGATCAGATAGCCGGTATAAGTACGAGCCATGTATTTGAATGGGTTAAGACCGGCCAATGGAAGCTGCGTGATTTCAATAAATGGTTAAAAGTATTACGAGTGATAGAGTGAGCCTATTTGATATACTAAGATATCCAATAAGCAATCCTCCCACTGCGGCGGAATACTGTGCCTTACCTTCCGCAGTATTAAATCAAGTCCACGAATTAAATCGCAAACCCGAATTCGACGCATACGGGCCTGTCGCTTATCAAATAGTTAGATACTTGATGCTCAAGCACAACGATTCCGATAATAACATAGCAGGGCAACAATGAGCCTATTTGATGCTATTAGATATCCGATAAGCAATAAACCCACTGTAGAAGAATTACAGCGAGTACCACAACAGATAATCCAACAGTGGAGAGATCATACTGTATGGAAACAACATAGCACAATATCAATTGAAGGTGTCTCAGCTTGGTATGCGCGACCACGAAGTGCCCTACTCACGCCCGAAGTTATTGTTGCAATGAATGTAGATAAAATGGAAATAGACTTTCTTAGAAGACTTATTGCTAAGTGGGATGATTATGAGTCTATTTGATGTTATCAAGTATCCGTTAAGCATTCCAGTGATGGTTAAAGAGTTCGAAGCCCTACCGGAACAAATTCGCTATAGATACACAAGATATTGGAACGGCCTTTCTAATAATAATAAATTCAACAAGCCACCGGAACAAATTCGCAATATCCTAATAACACTTCTATCGGAATACAATGACCCTATTTGATGTATTACGATATCCATTAAGTGATATACCAACACATGAAGAATTTGCTAGAATGCCTGATGATCTGATATCAAAGATGTTCGATATATTCGGTGTAAGAAAAGATATAAGCACAAGAGCGTTCAATATAAAACTTCTTTCAAACCATATTTATTATGGTTACTTGTGGCGCAGCGAACGTGACATACCGAATACAGATAAAATCAAACAAGCAAGAAAGGCTATAGCTGAATATGAGCCTATTTGATATTATAAAATACAATATCTATTTAGACAATGAATCCAGAGTTCATCATCACGGTGTTCCTAGACATTTTATTGATAAATGGAGATATGAAGCTTATTCAATGGGTACTCAAACTCTATGTAATCAAGAAGGTGTTCGTCGCTTAAAGCAAATAATTATTGAATACGAAGAAGAAAATGAGTCTATTTGATGTTATAGCATACCCAATAGATGATCGATTTCTATTAGAAGATCTAGAGCGTATTCCGTCCATTATATTGTGGAAATGGTGTAGTGAAGACTTAGATATAGACCCTGTATTATCGAATCCTACTAGCATATACAGCTTCATGAATGGCGGCCCTAATATGAAATCAAGAGTGTGGTACGAGTTTGTAGAACGCTCCTTAAAGGCTTTACAACGCAGAATAAAGGAGCACGATCTTCAGCCTTAGTGCAATGAAGTGCAATAAAGTGTGGTATTGTGCAATATCCAGAACGCACCATTAAAGAACATATTCGAATGAACCTCTCTCGGTAGATTTCTCGGTCAGATTCGGAATCCTAGGTGCCCTTTTTGCGGCAGGTTTTCAAATTGGAATCCTGCGGGCGGTTTTGGGCGCAGATTTGTGCGCGGATTTCGCGCCTATGTGTGTAAAATAGGCGCATAGAAGCCCTATGCGGTTTGCTTTGTGCATAGTGCATACACTGTATCCAATGCTTCCATTGTTTTCAACCTATCTAGCATAGGTGCCGAAACCCTATCTAAACCTTTTCTAAGCTAGAATCTTGCCCCTTTTCGCGTGGTTTTCTTGACATTGCTTTAGCATAGGTTATCTATGCTAACCACTGTGGCCTTATACGCAAGGCCACATCACCGAACCCCTATGCTAATCTTCTATACTGTTTCGATCTGGTCGGTGATAAATAACATTGTATAGAACCATAGAACACCTATTCTTAAAGTCGCTTACGAGCATTGGCCAGCAGTTAGAAGTTCTATCTTATATACGCTTCGCAAACAGGTATAACAGCGAATAATAAATGATTAACCAATAGGTATTGAGTCCTATAATAGAAGTTGAGTTAGAGCGGATATCACATAATGCAGATGGTGATATTGATTTACATATATGCCTGCACGAGCCACTGTCTAGATACGTCTCGACATGCTATGGATAGAGTTTCGATAATAGGGCATATAAGCCCTTTCGCCGTTTGTCCTCTATCTTAACCTCGGCTCTATTAGATCAATGTATGTGTAGTAAGATCCGAGAACCTATACTATATGATCTATACTATAGTCTAGACGTATTAACTGCCCCTATGCTTACACAGTGTTTGACCGTGAGCTAGATTATGCAATAAACCTTCTATATAGCACAAGATCTAATTGATTACATAGCAGCGGCACACTAGCCTATTATATAGCATACGGTCTTCATTAAGATAGAAAATCAATTATAGGATATCGAATTTCAATTAGGATTTCGAGTTTCGATCTAATATGAGTTTCGGTTTCTGAAATGGTCCAAGGGTTTCGTTCTCGGCAGGGTTTCGAAAGGTTAGTTGGCGCTTACTAACTTCCGAGGCGGCTTAGGGTTTCGTTCTCGGATGTGCGTGCCCAGTTACTGGGCAATGCCCGAGGCAGAGCCAGCACAGTGTAGCCTCGCATGGCTGGATCATTGGGCTGCCCTAGTAATGCCGAGACTGTAATGAGGGCTTGACAGATAGAGCTTGCCCAGTTATACTTGTGGCATGAACAGAATGCTTCACGATACTGTCGCGGCTATAGCAAACGGAACCAGAACCTGGGTGGAAGCCAAGGCGTTCCGCTCTGACTATAACCCAGACGACCTGCAAGGGTGGTGTGCAATTGCGTCTGCAGAACTGCAAAGACGGCTTAATATAGAAGGAATAGAAGCAAAGATCCATATGTGGGTAAGCTCTTGGCAAGAGTGTCACTGCTTTGTAGTGGTTGAAGATCATGTAATTGATGTTACAGCTACACAATTCAAGGAGTTTCGCAACCAACCTGTGCTTATTATGCACATAAAGGAAGCAGAAGTCTATGAAATGTACAGCACGTCAGAAGTGTTTAGTACAGCATCCGAGTTAAGGCGGTACCAAAAGAGGGAGCGTTGGCCTTCAAATCAAATTGCATACGCTTAGATCTATGCTATAATAAGGCATAGAGGATATGAGACCGCATTGACGTTTTACAAGCGGCTGTGCAGCAATACGGCGAAGGGTGCATTGCTGTGCATCTAGATTAGTGCTGTCCCATATGTTTTAGGAGAACAATTTGAAACTTCCAACACTCAAACAAATCAAATGGCAGGTATGGGTTGCCGGCGCCTGGCTGCTGGTGGGAGGCAGTGTTGCACTGTACTTACTCTGGTCTTCACTACCGTTGCTGGTGACAGTGTTCTTTGTAGCAGGCACCGGTGTGGGGGCGATTGTACTAACAGTCTGGGCAATCTGCACAGTGAGTGATTTCCTTAACGAGATCAAATACGGGTACTTCGGCTAATGCAAGTACAATGTCCTGAGTGCCACGAGCCTCACGATCCCGCCGATGTTGTGTTTGTCAACATCGAGGAAGACCCGCAAGGTAGGGACTTGCTGACATTTGTTTGCCCAGTTACCGGAAAAGAAACGAAAGCTTTGGTAACAGGCCGTTGACAGGCTGGCTTCTATCTAGTATAATACATACATCGCAACAAGGAGTCTACAATGGCACAGATGAAGACTGTTAAGTATCCGGTACACAATTACGCAACTCAGGAAGTGACTGTCGCTGAGTTCGACTTGGTATGGAATCTCTTCAATCCCAGCAACGGTGGTGCTGGTCAAAAGGTCCTTGCAATCAAGTTCATCCGCCAGCAGTATGGGCTGGGCCTGAAGGAAGCAAAGGATATCTGCGATGCTATTGGCGCAGAAGAGCGTGACAATCGTTGGTAAATTAACTACACAGGAGTCTATATGACACTCGCAGCATCCGGTTACAAGACGAAGAAGGACTTGAAGGCATGCATTGGCAAGCCGCTTGGCTTCAGCGAAACAAGCATGTTCGGCCCGGAGTACAAGGCAGACGGCAAGTTCGCAGTGGTAGGGCCCAGTGCGTACGAACGCAAGTGGTTTGCCGAAGTGACGATGAAAGAAGGCAAGATCGCTAAAGTCTCCTAAATTGGTTGACTGGTAGGTTCCTACCTGTTATAATACCAACAACGACGTAAAAGGAGTATAACATGCTTAAGGCAGAGACTATCATACAAGGTATTAACCTTGGATCTCGTGAGCTTGCTTGGGCATTGCATGCCGGTGGCTACGAGGGTGACAGGGTGAGTGAGCGCAAGTTCATAGGCATTGCAAATGGTGCAGAGTTCGTGTACACTATTAACTTCCCGTGGGATGATGCGCCCGAGGGTGTAGGAACTGCTGTCATCTTTGTGACATGGGATGAAGGCAAGAAGAAGTTTATTGCTGACTATTAGTTGACAATAAACCGCTTTGGTGCTATAATACATACTTCGCAACACACAAAGGATAGAGAATGAAGAAACTGCTTACCACACTCCAAGTCCGCAAAATCATGCGTAAGCATGGCGGCTACCCTGCTTACACGAACAAGACGACGGGCTATGAAGGCCCTAACCGCCGCGTGAAGGCTTATTACAACGGCAACAAGAAGATGCTGAAGGCATTGCAGAAGAAGTGTGGCAAGAAGAATGTCACGCTGACGGACGGTGGCTTGAATTACCCGTCGGGCTTCGGCTATAGTGGCGGCCTGCCGGGTGTCACTGTTCGCTGCGTACTGGCATAAAGTGGTAGACAGGGAGGCAACTCCCTGCTATAATACACGCATCGCAACAAAGGAGACAGTAATGTCTGATACAAAGAAGCTTCGCCAAGCATTTAAGGATGCTGGCTTCCGCCAAGCTAATCCCTGGGCGCCCGCTGTGTTCAATGACAAGGCTAAGGACGGTACGCGCCGCCTGAAGCTGTGGAATGGCGAGCACATCTTCCATGCTCCGCTGTTTGCACAACAGGAGTTGGAGCGTCAACTGAAGCGTCAGTTCCAGGGCCGCTACCTCTATGGCATGTTTATCCGCGCAACGGATCGCATGGGCGGCAAGAGTTTTATTGTCCGTCTGGTGGACTAAACGGTAGACAGGGAGGAAACTCCCTGCTATAATACACTTTTACAACAACGTGGAGAGTAAATATGAAGCGTCTTTTCAAAGTCAACGGTGAGTTCTATGCATCCAAGGCCGCGGCCAAGGCTGCTCGTGGTGAGCGTGTGAATGGGCACGATGGTGACCCGGTGTACAAGTACACTGTCCAGACAGGCCCGGATCACTGGAAGAACCTGTAAGTAAAGGTAGACAGGGAGGAAACTCCCTGCTACAATAACATTTTTGCAACACACAAGGAGTAGAGATGGACTTGCTTAAGATGCTCAAGGATGCTGGCAACGACATGAAGGCAGACATGGGTGGTGAAGCTATTGATGACTCAATGGCGTACGAGATGGCAGGTGGCCTGCTCGACGACCCCAAAGTGCTGGCTGCTGCACAGAAGATGTGGCCCGGCAAGAGCAAGCAGATCCTGCAAGAGATCATGGCAGACCGGATTTAAAAGGTAGACAGGGAGGAAACTCCCTGCTACAATATACTCATCGCAACAAACAATCAACAAGGAAACGATATGAACAAATTCGCAACTGCCCAACGTTCCAATGTCACGGTTGACGATCGCCGTGCTGTGTTTGTTGCTGCCAAGGGCCGCAAGCCGCGAGACGTGGTGGCTGTGCCCAACGAAGCATTCATTCGTCACTTGTTGAAGGATCGCATGGGCTGGGGACACCGCGAACCCGCACCGGAGGCACTGAAGGCTGCTGCGAGGGAGATCGCGAAGTCGCTGACTCCGAAGGTTATCGTCACTGCGTAAATAGTTGTTGACGGGTGGTTCCATTTGCGTTATAATACATACATCGCAACAAGGAGAGCAAATGCTTAACCCACTTATTACTGCCATCAGCGGGCAGGTTCGTCATCCCTTTGCGGGTGGTGTGAAGAAGGCTAACATCACCCTGAAGCACCGCAGGCTGATCTGGGAGTGTATGCTGGGCACAGTCTACGCACTGGACCCACTGGACAAAGACATTAACCGCGAGGAGAAGTACTTCGACTACGACTATGCCGCTGCACACCTGCACGCCAAGGTCTCGCAATGTACTGACTTGCGGATCTGCAAGCCACGAGGCTACAGAAGGTTCTCCCTGTGGGGCATCCCGCCCGGCAAATAGTTGTTGACATACGGTTCCAGAAGCCGTATAATACATACATCGCAACACACAAAGGGCACAAAATGAAGCACACTCAACTCATAGCAGCGTTCCAAAACGTAAACGGTGCTTCGTTTGTGGGCATCGACACTCTGACAGAGCCCAAGTTGAAGGGCGGCAAGAGCAATGCCCAGCAGGGTCGCGTTACGAAACGCATGACGGGTGCAAGCGTTATGTGCTTCCAGAACAAGACAGTTAACGGCTACGCTGCAATGGTGGGCAGGCGTCTTGTAGCTGAAGGCAAAGACCCGACAAGCTTTGTGCTCGGCGAGCGTGCCTGGGGCACTCGCGTTCCAAATATGCCAATCATCGAGCATTTCAAAGACGGTGCTACTGCCTACTACGTGGAAGTCATCTTCCTGAAGCCCGGTGCTGTACAATACTTCCTGGATGGGGCACCCATTGCGAAGAGCGAAATCGTTGGGCTTGACGACAAAGAAGAAGGCGCACAAGGCGGGCTGGAAGACAAGGTTATCATCCGCAGCTTCAAAGCAGACAGCATCACAGAAGTTCGTGTAGACGGCAAAGTGTTTAACTAACGGTAGACAAAGTGGTTCCTTGCTGTTATAATAAATACATAGCAGCAAGGAGCATACAATGGATCTAGCAGGATGTGACGTTAGTACAAGTTCTTATCTTAAGGACTTTGGCTACACAGAAGACGGCGAGTCCTTCATCGGCGAAGTCTACTGCGTCTATGTTACTGATGCATACGGCAATCGCTGGGTTCACGGCAATGAGTTCCCTGGTGTGCAGAAGTGGGAGAACGAATGGGCTGTGGGATACAAAGACATTCGCGAGCAAGCACAGGCAGACTGCGATAGACTTGCAGCAAAGGTTCGTGCAGCGGGCATGATCTGCTTAGATTATTGGTGCGAGACACGCCCGGCATACGGCTCTGATGCTTATGTGGCATACGGTGCGGCAGCTGATGTAGCGTGGGAAAAGGAGACAGCATAATGACGTTTTGGCTTATAGTAGCAAGCATCTTCCTATTGATGACCGGGCATCCTTGGTTATCAGCGATCTGCATTGCTATCGCCCTGTTCGGCTAGTCTCGCAAGTGGCCTTTGATCGGGCCTGATTCAACTCCCGAGGTGACTATGGCAGTTATAGCAAAGCTGGGAAACAAAATTGTACGCATTGTTAAGTTTGCACGTGATGTACAGTTCTCGCAAGACAAAAATTGGCTCTTGATCGACACAGACGAGGTTGTTGACAAGCCTAACACTGTCCCTACCACACTGATGGTTAAGTGGGTTCCAGCTACTACACGTTTTGAGTGGATAAGAAATTTCAACTTCAGGTAGACAATCGGTTCCATCTCCCTTATAATACATACATCGCAACACACAAAGGTCACACAAAATGACAACCCCACAAGCGCAAGTGCTTACAAAATGTAAAGCAGTGTTTGAAAAGGCCAAGGAACTGTACGGAGTGGACTTGAGCAAGGTTGCTATTCGCTTCGACTTGAAGGGTCGTGTTGGTGGTATGGCCTGTGCTCGTGGCAGCGTTTTTGCCCGTGTCTATCATATGCGTTTCAACTACGATATGCTGTTGCGTGAAACAGACGAAATGGTTGATGTTGTTGTCCCGCACGAAATTGCACACATCGTTTGCTTCCTGAAGCCCGAATTGGGCCGCAATCACGACTACGGTTGGGCCCGTGTTTGCAGGGCATTGGGTGGCACTGGAGACCGCACACACGACATGGATGTTGTGTACGGTAAGGGCACCACGTACGAATACACAACCGATCGTGGGCACAAGGTGCGTTTGAATGATAGGCGTCACCAGCACGTTCAGTTGGGGCGTACACTGTCCTATCGTAAGGGCTTGGGCACTGTTAACCAGCAATGTGCTTACAGCATTGTTGGTGCAGGTGGGCGTTCGTTTGCTGCACCCATAGTCAAGAAGGTTGCAGTGACAAAGGAAGTGGAGCCGGCTACCATCATCGGTGTGCCTTACCCGGCGCCCGTAGTTGTTCCTGTACAGCGCCCTGCACCGTTTGTTTCGACTGTTGGTTCGTCTATAGTAGGGACAAGCAAAGCAGCCATCAGTCGCAACATTATGCTCACAGGGCATCGTGCAGGACACGGTTACGAGCAGATCATCACAGCGATGATGGCCGCTAACGGTTACACACGGCAGCTGGCACGTGCGACCTATCTTGCCAATGCTCCCAAGGTGGGTGTTCCAGTACAGTAAACAAATATATAGACAGGGTGGAAACATCCTGCTATAATACACTCATAGCAACAAAGGACTGTATGGCAAACAAAGTTAAACTGACGCTCGTAGGCATTGACGGCAATGCGTTTTCCCTTATGGGTGCATTCAAGACTGCTGCGCGTAAGCAGGGCTGGACAGCAGATGAGATCTCGGATGTGATCTTCAAGTGCATGGCGGGTGATTACAACAACCTGCTCTGCACGTTGATGGACAACACAGAACCCGAGGGTGAAGAAGGCAACGAAGCGGGCGACACCCCACAGGTAGGCGACCGCTGCTGCGCTGATACTGTGGGCGACGAAGAAGTCAATTACGAATACGGTGTGATTACCAAAATTGAAGACGGCATGGCCTACTCCAATTTGAAGGTGGAAGGTGCAGGCAACTGGGAATTCTGTGGCGACCTGCCTACACGCAAGGAAGACGGTGTGTGGGTCTTTGACAGCTTTTAATAAGGAGCGTAACATGGATCGTGAAGCAATCATCAAACAGCTGGTTGATGGGGACATCGAGTACATCAAAGCGGATATGTTGGACAACGACTGGACCGTTGTTGCATGGAACCTTGAGTTCGGGTTCCGTGGTTATAATGACTACACTGACCTGGAGTTGGCAGCTGAAGTTGCTGAGCGTAAGGCAATGAAAGAAATTATTGAAGGAGATCAAAATGGCTAAGGATGTACTTGGAAAGAAGTTCAAGGTAGGGCAGAATGTTGCTCGTGCCTTTGCCTTTGCACGCCTCAGTGCTTACATCGAGGTGCAGGTCGTTACAAAGCTCGATGGCGACAAGGTGTACCTCAACGACAGCAAGCAGCCAATGAAGTTCCCTGAGAGGCTGGCAATTATTGCTTGACAACTGGTTCCTACTGCGTTATAATACATACATCGCAACAAACAAAGGACAGCAAATGAAAGCAGGCAACACATTGGAAGTTCGTGCAGCAATCAATGCAGCGTTTGACGAACTAAAGTGCCGCAAAGGTCGCACATGGACAGACCCGGTGAATTGGTCCCGTCCCGACAAACCTATGCGTGTTGTGACATACCAAACAACCTACGCCGGCGAGATTGCTGAGCGGGCTAACAGGAATCTGCGTGCCAAAGGTTTCAACAATCAAGTTCGTGTTACCGACACTGACGCTTATCTGCCCGGGCGTGTTAGCATCGGCGGCCCTTATGTGCGTGTGAATGCTTTGCGGGCATAAGGTAGACAAGTGTGCTCATAGATAGTATAATACGCTATGAGCACACAAACTGATCCCAGAATAACAGCACTCGTAGACAACATGATGTCTGCGGGTGTTCCCCGCGACGAGGCTACAGCTATTGCCGCAGCGGTTGAGTACTCACTGGATAGCATCAACTACGCAAAGATCTATGGCAGCGTCTCTGTTGATGCACTCAACAAGTTCCTTAATCGGTTAGAGACATGAGCACTTTCTGGATCGTGTATATTGTAGCAGCGATTCTCGCGACTGTGTTGGCAGGTCTTGTTTGCTGGGTAGAGGTAGTTGAAGAGCATAACCCGCTTACAGTTAGGTTTGTCTCTACACTGTTGCTTGCTATTGTAATCCCTGTTGTTAATGTCTTTGTGCTAGGCTGTGCATTAATTATATTGCTTGCTTCAGCACTTAAAGGTACTTCTTTCCACTCTGATATAAAATGAATACAATAATTGGTGTCTTTCTTGTGCTTGCTGTCATCGGTGTCGCTACTGCTATGTGGGGTCAAGCAATGCTGGCATTGTTCGTTGCTTGGTGTGCTTACACAATGAATAAAAGTCTCGACAAGAAGACAAAGGAGTGGGCCAAGGATCCGAGGAACACTAAAGCGGAGGCCAGTGCTGTCGAGATGTTAGATACCTATGCGTGTGAGTGTTCAGGCCGAAATTACGACCCTAGGTTTCCAAAATAACTTTCGCGACCAGATTTGGTTTTTTAATTTTGGAATTTGCGACAGGTTCTGGCACAGATTTCCCGCCTAAGCACCTAGAGGTCTATAGACCTTTGCTCCTATAGACGCTATAATACATGCACAGCAAGCAACACATAGGAGTAACATATGGCTAAGTTTACTGTACGAGTTAAGGAAGTCTGGGTTCAGAGCATCGAAGTGGAAGCAGACAGTGAAGACTCTGCCCGCACGATAGCAGAAGAGATTGTGTCAACAGGCGTGATGCAAGATGGCAGCGAGTTGCCCGAAGACGTAGCGTACAGCTATATGCTTGAGTCCGATGAGTGGACTGTACATCAGTAAAGTAGCTGCTTAAATTAGCCAAAAAAAGGCTAATCTTAATCTAGCAACTACATAAGTAATGTCTGCGCTAGTTACGAGATTAGTATTGTATATCCTGTCTGTAAGAAGTCCCGACGCATGGGGTCATATCTAAACGCTGGTGTAAATGGGCACACAACTTCCTGGACGCAGGATAAAAAGTTGGTGAACACGCGCCCCCAAAGGGAGATGCGAGTGCGTTTAGATATGATTTTGGAGATGTGGCAGAGCGGTTGATTGCACCAGACTGTAAATCTGGCCCCTAAAAAGCACGGTGGTTCAAATCCATCCATCTCCACCAAAGTTTAGAGACTCCTGATTTGCGAGAATCAGGCTCACGCAGCAATAGCTAGATCACCGCGTTACCGGTAGGGGCTATAGTCTCAATTTTTGCAACGAATTTCGGGTTTCGAAGTCCCGACATACGGGGACCATGACGGATCACTACATGTATATGCCGCACACTGATGACCCCGGCAACGATGGGATCTGGGTTAGATCACTACACACAATTCGCGCACGGTCCGGGTATATTCAGTTTGATATACAACTCTATCAAGGTCACTACGAACCGGATGAGTGGTTAGGAAAGCTAGGTAGGAAACTAAAATGTCCTACCTAGCTTATCTTTTGACTTTAACTAAGCTATGCAAGTTGTGCAGACCCTTGCAGCTACGGCCCACGTCCTGACACTGCCTATCCGAGACCCTGCCATGCCCCTCCTCGCACTAGCTAATATTGGTCTGACACTGCCTATCCGAGACCCTGCCATGCCCCTCCTCGCACTAGCTAATATTGGTCTGACACTGCCTATCCGAGAACCGTTTGTAGCATCCTCGGGTGGTTCGGTCTACGACCTGACACTGCCTATGCGCGGCCAAAAGAGTAGGGGCCGTAGCCCCTAACCCCTTAAGCAATTTCCAGTGCCGCTTTCTTTGCAGCCTTGGCCTTTGCAACCAGCGTGTCAGCAGCTTCCTGCGACAGCCCTTCGGCAACAACAGTGCCGTCGGACTTCTTGCGGACGGTAAACGTCGCTGCCGGGTTAACTGTAACCGTCAGCGTCGACGTGTTCTCCTTGACGCCTTCCGAAAGCAGCGTAGCAGCTTCGGGCGCAGCACCTTCCGGCGTGCCAAGCAGCACAGCAACAGCTTCAGCAACAACAGTCGCCTTCGGCTTGCGGCCGCCCTTCTTGTCGTCTGCACGGCCCAAGCCTGCAACAAGTTCCGGGTTAGCAGCCTTCACAGCTTGGAAAGCGTGATTGTAGTGCGTTGCAGCACTAGCAAGCGTGATGCCGAACTCTTCCATCACGTAGAACATAACGTTCTTGCGGAAAGCCGTGTTGCCGACTTCGGCACGTGTGGGCAACAGTTCAGCGAACTTTGCGTTGCAAGCGGGGCGGATACCTTTGTCCATTACTAACTCCTTGTGTTGAAAAACATATTATAACACTGGATGCAAGCTTCGTCAACAACTATTTGCAAGCTTTTGCATTTTTGTTTGTTGCGATGTTTGCTGTCCATGTCGTTATTGTATGCGATTGGGGCGTTCCTGTCAAGTCTTTTTTCGCCTGTTACATCTTGTTACATCTGAACCTTCTCGCATAGTAGATTCTAAGGTCCTCTGAACCTTACCCGAGGAGGGCGTAGCCTCGCTTGAGCTCTTATGTGTCTAAGATTAAGACCTGCGAGGCTCTAAATAGTTGTTGACACACAGTTCCTTTTGCGCTATAATACATACATAGCAACAAAGGAGTAGCGTATGAAGGCAAAGTATGAAGCACTTGCAGCAGCTTTACGCAAAGCAGCAGACGATGTTATGTTCTCAGTTGAAAATGCTAGTGACAGCGATTGGTACGAGGATGACAACGATGTTAGCAATGACATTGCGGGTGCGCTAGTAGAGACGCTAGTAGCAGCGAAGGGTGCTAACTACGACATTGTGTTTTTAGCACAGAGAGCAGAAGACGGCGACTATTAGTAGACTAAAGTTGTTGACAGCAGCTTTCTTTGTTGCTATAATAAACACATAGCAACAAAGGAGTAGCGTATGAAGAAAACACTTGCAGTCGTAGCACGTAACATACACAGTATGCGTGACTTTGCAAATGCTTGTAAAGGCCTCAGCTTTGATCAGATCTATGCACTGTTTGAAGACGAGATCTCACAAGACTTACGCGATGAGATCTACAGCACGTTTTGGAGTATCTCGCCTGAACCTTGTCGTGCTGCATTGCGTCAGCTCGGCGCACGTTATTGCATACACGAATTAGAAGCGTATTAAGTGTAACAGTGCTTGACTGCACTGTTCCTTTGCGCTATAATACATACATCGCAACAAGGAGCAGCAATGCAAAAAGTTTACATAGTGTACGGCCTGGGCTTCGGCGACGACGAGAATCAGTGGGAAATGTGCGGCATGCACAGCTCACAAGCGTTAGCAGACGCACAAAAGGCTGAAATACTCGCAGAGTTTCCGGAACTAGACGTAAAGGTCGAGTGCGAGGAAGTTAATTACGCATAATAGTGCTTGACTGCACTGTTCCAATTGCGCTATAATAAACACTCAACAACAAGGAGTCGTTAAATGAGCGAGTTTGTCAAACAGTTGCTGGCCGAACTGAAGGTTATGAAGGCGTGCGGCATGCGTGTTCCTGCGAAGGCATTGAAACTGGCAGAGACATGCGGCGACGAGTACAGCAACATGAAAGTCTCGGAGGCTGCTGATTTAATGATAGCTTTGGCTTGACAATAATACCCAAACCTGTTATAATACATACATGAACAACGAATCTCTCAAGACTGTCGAGAACATGGTAGAGTTGGTTTACGCCGAGTTGAAGCGCAACATGGACAACCTCGAGGTATCTGACAAATCGTTTCATCTCCTGAAAGAGGCTGCGATTGACGCTATCAACTTGAAGCGAAAGATTGAAACGGCGCGGGCTTGGAACGTTCAGGCTTGACAGCAGGCTCCAACTACGTTATAATAAACACATAGCAAAGCAAACAAGACATTGTTTGTTATTCTCCGGTTAGTTGTATCGCATTTCGGGGCCGGTGGTTGAACAATGGAAAAGCGATGTGAAGGGTACTTCCATAAGCGTTGCAGCAATGCAGATGCTTATGATAATATCTTTACAGGGAGTCAATATGCCACGCTACAATGCTTATCAAGCGCACTATGTCCGCTCACACAACAACTTCAAGCCTTTGACCTGGCTACAGTTCAATGCCCTGTGCGACAAGATAGAGAGCCAGTGCTAGGATCTCTGATAGACTGCCCGGTCAGACTCAGAAGTCTATGCGAGGATTTAGGTTTACATTTTTAAGTGTAGTGCCTGTCTCGCCTTCCTGCGGCAGGTTCTTGCGGGAAAAACCGAGACAGGTTTGACACGCAAAGATGAAAATAGTTGTTGACAGTACCGTTCCTTAGCAGTATAATAAACACATCGCAACAAGGAGTAATATGAAAAACGGTACTTTGTTTACACGCATTATTGCACGTAAATTGCAAGGCTCTCAGGCAGCAGTGCAGTACATCTTACTAGCAGGCTTCGAGAGCAAACTTGTGCAAGCAACAGCAACGTACTACGAGACACTCAATCCTGTGTCAATGCTTACGCAGCAAAGCATCGATGCCGCAGTTGCAACGCTCGTTAAGCACTCTAACGCATCAGAGACTTACAGCGTCACTAAGCCAGACGTGCAAAAAAAGCTCGACAAAGTTTTTGAAGTACAACAATATTCCTATAGCTATTGACAGCAGCTTCCTATGGTGCTATAATAAATACATAGCAACATAGGAGCAGCAAATGGCACAACACTTACAAGACACAGACGCTTTCATCCTGATGCAGTTTAGCACAGCGGTAGCGCACCTCAAAGGAAAACCTCCTACGCCGCTGATGCAAGCAGAGGTTGCCATCCTGGGCACTCCCTTCTTGAAGCAACTCCTAAACAACGGCCATACTCGCAACGAGGCAGCTAGCCTGCTCCGCTCTGCTTTTATGGAGAACATCCTCCTGGCAAAGCGCAGCCTAAAACAGCTTACAGAAGCTTGACAAAGACTTCCAATTGCGTTATAATACATACATCGCAACAAGGAGTCAACAATGGAAAAGGTCTACGCATTCAAACGCCTAACGCATGGTTATGCCGATGGCTGGCGTTACCTGGACAAGGATGTGTACCTGGGCTCAGTCAATATGACACCAGCAAGGCAAACCGAGGCGCCTAAAGACTACGACGACGGTGGGGCGTTTGTGCAGTACGCCAGGGCGCCCTCTGGTGTCAACATGCAGCAGCTGATCCAGGCGCTGCGAGACACACTGGGCGGTAGCAATTGCAGACATGAGCACGACTGCTGCGGGTGTGCGAGCAGGCATGTGAGTGTCTCGCACCTGGGCTCAAGGCGTCTCCTGATCCGTACGAGGGTGAGTTTTAACTATTGACACATCGCTCCAGTTGCGCTATAATAGCATATCGCAACAAGGAGCGCAGCAAATGAACTTCAAAGAATCGCAGTTTAGCTACAACCTGGCAACTAAAACCTATGTTGCTGAAGCGAGCGACCTGAGGATCAGTAGCCCTGGGCAATACGTCACTGTCGACGGCTACGCCTTTGTCTTTACGCACGCCGACAAAGATATCTCAGGGGAAGACATCATGGGCTGGCGCTATGCCCCGACGGGCAACAGCCTTAGCATCAACCCTGCACTCGCGGGGCACGGGCTGCTCATCATCAACGACTAGGGCCCGGCAGGGGCAAAAAGGGGCTTAGGCCCCTTTTATTGTGGCCACAAACTCTCGCACACTAAAGGTAGTTGCGTGCTAAAGCCCGAGACTACGTCTTAATTGTCGTCTAAGATCTATAGATCAAACACAGACCTAAGCAGAGCCTCGGTTTAGGTTTTATCAACCTGCACTTGCCTACCCGAGGCTCTAGCAATAACAGAATCTGTTAGCCGCCTGTCTTTAAGATGTTTGCGTGCAGTCTCGCACACATTGCTCTTGTGCAAGCGCGTGCCGGCCGAGACGATTTTTGGGAACAAGTCAGAGCTTCCCCTCCAAATGGTGCTATGTAAAAATTATAAGGCAGATCGCAGGTCTTGTCAATAACTTTTGCTGTGCCTCGCGTTTTTGTGTTTGATCAGTGCACAGAATCTATAAACTCCGAGGCTCTTAGAGATCAGTAAAAGACTAAATTTTAAGAATCTACAAAAACAAAAACTTATTTGTTTTAGTTAAAAAAAGCCTTATAAATCAACAACTTACAAGCCCTAAAATGCCAGAACCTCGCACTTAGTAGATTCTGTGCACTGATCAAACACAAACATCCGAGGCTGCGTGCAAAACGTCTTATAAAACAGATCTTAAAAGACATTAACAGCAAAGCCTCGCAAACCCACTGCAGGTCAGTTAAGGTTAAAATGCATAACTCCGAGGCTCAGCAAAGACATAGGCATTAGCGTGCAAAGCCTCTACACAATCTAAGCTTAGTGCCAAACTTTTTCCGAGGCCAAAAGTTTTGAGGTCAGAGCTCTCCCTCCTATGCCTTATTATACAAAAAATCGCCTGCCAAGTCAAGTCTTTTTACATAGAGCCTCGCAGTCCTACTGCAGGTCAGTTAAGGTTAAAATGCATAACTCCGAGGTTCTAAACAAATGCCAAAGAGATCAGCACAATTGCTAAAGTCTCGCAATTATGCGTTTTACCTAAACAAGGTATACTTAAGATCCCGAGGTTCTGCGTAATAGATGATGGGCGGCACAAAGCCTCATGCACAAACTTAAGACCTGACACTGCCTATGCGCGGCTGCTAAGATGTAACAAGATGTAACAATGTAAATAAAGCTTGCGTTTAGTTTCACTTTGTGCTATAATAAACACATAGCACAAAGGAACAAGCATGTACACACTAAAACGCAACAGCCTCTACTTAGTTAATGGCGTCTTTGTTCCGCTTGCAGAGGCAAACAGCAACAAAGTGTTTATGTACCGCTACAAGTCTATGCTCTTGCAGGCAACTGCAGACATTAAACTGCCCAGTGACGAGGTAGTTACTTTTGCATTGTAACTACTTGACAGCAGCTCTTCTTTCTGTTATAATAAATACATAGCACACAGGAGTACCAAATGAAAAAGTTTCTAACAGCAATTATACTAGGCCTTGCCCTAGTAAGCGCACACGCTCAGCACAATCAGCAGTACCGCCCAGGACACTGGCCTGCCGCTAACTACAGACATGACAACGGCGGCTACAGAGGCGGCCCAGGACACTGGCCTGCCGCTAACTACAGACATGACAACGGCGGCTACAGAGGCGGCCCAGGCTTAGGTTGGTTCGTGCCAGCACTAATCACTGGGGCAATAGTCTACGGTGCGACACGCCCTAGCGAGCCAGCTACAGTCGTTGTAGTGCCCGCAACACCCCCACAGCAGCAGCCTGTCTGCCCGCAAGGCACAGACGCAACTTACTCTCGCAGTTACTATCAGGACCAGTCAGGGCGTTATGTCGAGACTTATGTATTTACTGGCTGCATGGTCAGGTAATAACAGTTGACAACTGCTTCCAACTGTATTATACTACAGTATGGAAGCAAATCAAATCCTCCTCACACCCGCAGAGCATAAGCAAGTTATGCTGAATGTGAGAGTAACACTCACATGGTACAACCTCGCGGGTAGCTTCATTGGTCCCTACATCTCCACAGAGGACTATCAACTTTACATTAAAAACAGTTGACAGCACAGTTCCTTTACGCTATAATAAACACATCGCAACACACAAAGGAGTTAGTTATGTCACTTAAGAAGTTCATTGAGCAGGAGAACCGTATGGCAAAGTTTTGGGAACCCTCTGCTCCTGTGTTTGACATTAAAGCCCTTACAGCCGAGGACAAGAAGAACCTGGCTGATCGCCTGCTCACTTGCCTTAGCCCGGAGTGCTTGACATGCGATGGCGAACTCCGAGGGGCCAAGCTTCGCACCAAGTCAGCCATGCTCAACCAAGCTAAGGCGGACCTCGAAGCAATGGGCCAGAAGGTTGAGTACGAGCCCTACGGCTGGGACAAGGTGGAGGCATAGGGGGCCACCCATACCCATACACCCCATAGGGGTATGGGTAGACACTGGGTGCAGGGTGTGTTATACTTGGTACACTGTATAGCACCCAGTGTAGCCACCTACGCACATACAGTGGTCTCGGCCACGGTTGGGCCCAGTATAGGCTAAACGCGAGACAGCCCAATTTGATAGGTTTGTGCTGTCTCGGCACTGTCGTACAGGTTAAGCCTAAGTTACGCACGATTCCAGTGCGTAACTTATTTTTGCATTGTTGCACAAATACAACACACGAAACATAAAAAGTGCGCTATAATACAAGCACTGCACAACATTATGCAGCAACTAACTAGTAAAGCACACTATGCACGCACAAACTACTACACAGTACACACGCAGCAAACAGCGCACAATAGCAGCGCAAGTGCAGCGCATTACACTTGCAAGCGCACAGCAGTACAACCCTCGCAAGGATGTACAGTTTATGCAACGCAGCGCAAACAGTTGTCTCACAGTTAACAATTACTGCAAGCAGTGTACACAAAACGACTTGTGCAGCGTACTTAGCGCAGCACAACAACTGTAACACAGCACCCCCGTGCTACTATGCATGTAGCGTGCATAGTAGCAGCGAGACTGTATGTTAGCGTGTGCTAACGTGCAGCACGTTGCCTCGTACGCAATTTAGTTGCGTGCTGTACAGTGCGAGGCTACAGTTTTTACAGCATTTGCATAGTCTCGCAGTTTGCAGCGCGGTCAGCGTATATACTGCGAGAAGATGAGCAATTTGAAAGCCTCGGGCAAGCACGCCCTATACTTTTTCGCCTATCTATATAGGGCCACCTTTTTATCTTGGTCGGTCGATTTCTCCCACCTTAAAAATTTTTACACAAATTTTTCTGCCCAACACTATAGACCTTTCTAAATTTTCTATGTTATAATGACTCTATGTTTCTAACTTCAAGCTTACAATGATATATGATATATGTGAATATTGCTGAACGCCATGTCTTTTCACATTGGACCGACGAACATAACGAATTTAAAGAATATCGGGATTGGTTAGAACTTCATGCGGGTCCCGAGGATGTGGGTTGGAAGTGGAGACGTGGAGACGTGGTGGGACAAGGTGTCTACATTCAAGACGAGGATGTTGCTATAGTGTTCAAGTTGAAGTTTGGATTATAGTATGTGGATTAATATTGATATAGGTCAACTCAATGTTAATATGGTAATTATATACAGAGAATGGTGTTATAATAATATAGGTGAAAGTAGTTGGTGGTTTCAGTGGTATCCGTGTTCGTTTTACTTCAATGATAGTGAAGATGCCACAGCTTTCAAGTTAAGGTTTCAATTATGAGTTATATTAGTTTTGCTGGTATGGAGCGATACAATAATCAACGTCTTAAGAATAAAGAGTTAGAAGACTGGGTACTTGAGAATGTAGATGAAGTATTTCGAAATTATGCTGCGTGGGGTGTTTCTACATCTAGGTCAACATACCTGTGTGGAATAACTTTAGATTCCGAACAAGCCGTAATAGTTAAATTAAAGTTTGGATTATGAAAACAATTTATATCTTTGATAAGAATACTGACATACTAGATTCCGTAGCAGGGTTGAATGTTGAACTATTGATAGAACAGTCTCGTTGGTTGGCAGCGTTGCCGAAAACTAAGCGTGGCAATGCAGCATTTAGAATGAAGAGTAACAGATATAGTAAGTCTGCGTTTGGCGTAACATTTGTTAGGCGTGAGGATGCTACAGCGTTTAGATTAAAGTATGGATTATGATACGAAAACTATATAGCGACGGTTATAATGGCTCCGACTTTTATAGGAAGCATATTTTTGATATAGCAGGAGATGTACCTTCTTATGAGGACTGGATTAAGCAATACGGTGCTAAAATAATTTTGGTAGAGAATCTCTGGTCGGAATGGGCGATAGAATTCGAGAACGAAGAGGACGCAATATTTTTTAGGTTAAAGTTTGGACCATAAATGTATAACATATATTATGAATTGCATAATGACCACGAATGGGGTTATAGGTATTGGGTAGAAACTAATCTTAAGTGTAGTGGCAGTATTAGTTCGGGCTCGAACCCGGGGATTAGATACCATAACTATACTATGAATATTGCTGATAGAGCATGGTTAGAAAGTGACTATACTGTTACCTATATAAAAAATAGGCATGGCGAATTAGAAACAACTCCACATATGGTCTTAAGTGATTTTAATTATGTTAAATCGAAAGCAAGGAACTTAACTATGATGTCTATGAGAAAATTTAGTGATGGTATTATCTATGTTGCTTTCCCGCCGGTTAATAAAGGAAGTTTTAATCTTAATGGTGATTATAAAATACCCGATGGGCTTGAAGAATGGATAGAACAAAATACAAAGGCTGATTGGGGTCTAATAAATGATAAAAAAACAGGTGTATTCCTATCTGAAGCAGATGCTACTGCTTTTAAGTTGAAGTGGATGTAATGGCTGAAGAATACTTTGTTAGATGCGATGAAGCATATAATCTATTTCTAAAACATGACAACATATATAGAACATGGTTGAATGAAATTATAGGTAGAAATAACTGGCAGTTCCATGGTGCCTGTAGTAGAAACCCTGGTACAATACGTTTTGAAACAAGAGAAGATGCTTTAGCCTTTAAGCTTAAATTTAATCTATAAAAGGTAAATACTGCCAATTAGACTAGAGAAGTATTAATGGTGTATATAAGGTTACAGGATATAGTAGGTAACAAAGAAACAGTTGAGTCCTATATCCTTTTCCGAACCATCGAAGATTGGTGTTGCGATAATATACATAATAGTAATTGGAAATTTGATTATGGTTCTACAATATGTTTGTATGGAGTAGATGTGTCAGGGACAATTATATTTAAGTGTGAAACAGATAGTGATGCATTTAGACTTAAATTTAATACTAGATTGGATATTATAGACGCATAGAACCGGTTAGAAAAATTTGCGCTAACGGCGCGTCCTTCTGACGCCGCAGACCCAACCAACCTTACCAACTATTTAATTATAGCATTAATTGTTAAATAATGCAATATTTGGAAGAAAAGCATAAATAGCGTAACTTAATTGGAGAGATATGGAAATTATTTTCTTACTGCTGATTGTATTTGTGCCAACATTAGTTGCACATTACAGACATGCAAAACGTGAACGAACATGCTTTTTGATCAATATATTATTAGGTTGGACTATATTAGTGTGGGTTCCATTATTGGCGTGGAGTTTATTCACAGATTCGGTTAAGACATAGAGTTACTATTGCATGGATAGATTTGTAATAACTAATCAAATATGCAATATCAACTTTCTAAAATGTATTAACTTAGATATCATTGAGCCGGTTGAGCAGCAGCTTAATCGTCGGCGATTGGTATCTAGAGTTGGTCGAGAAAGAGGTAATGTACAAGATCTAAGAGATGTAATTGATGATACTTCATCACTTAAAGTTTCATTTGGCTGGAAATTCAAATCACAAACACAATTTGAAATAATGATGCAGGAATGTATAGATGAGATTACTCCAAACTACAATATGCTTGCAGGTTCGCTAGTTTCTGATCCGGAACTTAATTGGCTAGGGTTTATGCCCTTTGATGTTTTTGATAAGATGGTCTATGAGGATTTAGGTATATACGGTTTAATTCTCTTCAATAATGAATTGGTAAATTATCAAATAGATGTTATAACATTTATTTCAAGACACAAATTTTATATACAACATTCTTTATTACAAAATCCCGATTATAGATTTAAATATTTTAAGTTGATACGCAATGATCAGGTCGCATTATTAGAGGCATTCCACTACTATATAGACTCTGTAATTAATGTAGATGATACTATGTTGATAACAAGACGATATATTGAAGAAACAATAGGGTATCATTATTTGAATTATCCAGAGATCTTCTTTGAGCTATTAGAATTTTATAAATTGAAGGGTGTGATACATGAGTAGAAGAGCTGCATTTATTGAACAATTAAAAGCATTGTCAGCTGAAGAATTAGGCAAATACGAAAGTGCTGCCATATCAGCATGTAAGATTATTGATGTGTTTGGTGCATTATGTTGCTTTATTATGTTAGCCTACCCAATGACATTTGTACTCATATTTGGTGTTGTGGCTGTAGGTGTTCTTGTTAATTCATATGTCAATATAAATGGTACCTTAGTTGACATAAGACTTCTTATTGATAAATTAAAAAGAGCTGATAAATAGTTCATGCAATATCCATATCAAAATCTGCTAGTAGCAACAAATCAGAACACAGTGTCACTAGATGCTAATGTGGCTGCTGTGGTGAACGCGATTAACACAAATTCGGTGATTCCCTACGGTGATTACGGTGGTCCTAACGTTTACTACTATCAGACATTAAACAACGGACTAGGTAACTTTATCTATACAATGTTTGATAAAGAAACTAACTTAGGTCTAGCAAGCTTTATGGTACGCTATGGTGCAGCCACTTCGATTCGTCAGGCTATACTTCAACCTTTCCCGCGTAGTCAAATTGATCTACAGTATCTGATATTACCACATATTCCTATTGTGAATACAGTAAACGGAACTGTGACTCCTTGACATAACAGGCAGATTAGTTTATACTATACTTTTATAGAAAGTATTTTTATGAGTCGAAATGTTTCAGTGGATGTAGAGAGCGACGGACCTTGCCCGGGTATGCACAGCATGATTTGCTTTGGAGCAGTTATTGTTGAGGCAGGATTACAGCGCACATTCTACGCACAATTAAAACCAATTTCAGAAATTTATATACCCGAAGCACTTGCTATCAGCGGGTTTTCTCGTGAAGAAACTATGAAGTTTCCTGATCCACGAGATGCTATGCAGAACTTCGAAATATGGCTTAATAAGAACGTAGATGGGCGGCCAGTCCTTTGGTCTGATAATAATGGATACGATGCTGCATTCATAAACTATTATTTTTGGCAACAGATTGGACGTAACCCGTTTGGGTGGTCATCTGCCAACATCGGCTCCTTTTACAAAGGTATCGAAAGAGATACTTATTCAACATTTAAACACTTGCGAGAAACAAAGCATACTCACAACCCTGTAGATGATGCTAAGGGTAATGCCGAAGCATTATTAAAAATGTTAGCAATGATGAAAAGAAAGTAACATGTCTAATAAACTAACTCACATAAAATGGATTAGCAGTAATCTACCAGTTATTATGCTGAATAGAAATGATGATAGACTTTATGTGACTAAGCTCGAACTCAAAGAATTACGTGATGAAATTGATGAGTTCATTATTTATTATAAGGCAGACTTCGAAGAACCAAATATTAACTGGGATGATGCAGATGAATGACCAAAAATTAATCGATATAACATTTGAAATTGCATTGGTGGCGGCTAACTATTTACACGGTAAGTCCAACGAAGAGATTGCCGAGTGGGTAGCAAAACAATTAAGAGACTGCGGGTTTGATACAGAACCACGTGGCGCAAGCTGGGGGATTTTAAAATGAATAAGCGGATTAAAGAGCTTGCCAGACAGGCAACTATATGTAGATTGAGCGCAGGTAACTCAGAGGCAGATGATGCCAGTTTGGCAAGGTTTGCAAAACTTCTAATTGAGGAATGTGCGGTAGCAGCAGAACTCCATGCCCGAAGTTATTCGGATGGTGACGCAGGCGCTGGGTGTTATGGCGCAGCAGCGGCAGTTAGATGTGTTGGGAGAGATGATGAATAATTATGATAGAAGTAATTTAGATTTCCTCTTAAGCATTGATACGGCTACTTTAAAAGATTGGTATAATAAAACAAGTAGTGATGACATCGATTACGCAAGTGAATTAATAGCTCGATATAGTGAAGAACTAGAAGTGAAGTCTGCATTACTCGAAGAAGATGTCACTGATATAAGTATAGCAAACAAAATATTGAAGCAGTTTAGATTATGAGTATGCATCTGTGCGGTCCCGCACTTACGACAACTTCTTATAAGAAGCGAGTTGAAAAGATCACAAAATCAAAACAGGAAGAGTTTGAACGTGGATGGCGCGATAGAAATCAACGTCTAAAAGATATGCATCTTCCTAAAGAGACGTTTGAACAGTATATGGAGTTCGTGTATGGGCACAGCAAAAAAGAGAAGAGGCAAACGTCAGTTCACTCAGCAGTTCAGGCACCCACTCCCAAAAAGGTTACTCAAGGCAAACTCGCCGAGTCCGTGGGCAATGATTGCTTCAGCTGCCCGACGTCTACAAGGGAAGTGGTCAATAATATTCCCTCGTTGGGTGTCTGGGTCACAGGGCCCTGCTCGTCCAAACCGTCGCCAACGTATACGGGATCGAAAATGATTGGAATAGCCATTCTTCATAAGAGCTGTTTACAACCTGTATTCAGCAGTGAAGAAGCAATCGAAATAGCAAGGATGAGAAGATAATGGACTTATTACGTAGCGAAGAATTTGATAAAGATGTTGTACCTGATAAATGGTTCTATTTTGAAATTATGGATAGGGCACATATGTTGTGTAATCATATCGAGACAGCATTTAGTGATCATCCCGGGTTAGATGAAGAACACTCGGCTATGGCATTACAGGCAAGTGAACTTATTGGTGAAATATATCAATGGGCTGGCCGAGAGTTAGATAAAATAACCAAAGACGAATCTTAAATTAATACATTTGTATCTTATATTTATTTTGAAATTTTATAGCATCAGCCCATGTATCGACCAGTGGTTCCCCTTTGATATTAAGACTTGTATTCAATAAAATAGGACAACCGGTTCTTTTGTAGAATTCTTCAAGTACTTTGAACATAACTGGGTTCTGTTTATAATTTAATGTCTGTACCCGAGAAGTTCCGTCAACATGACATATCGCAGGATAAAGATCGGGCCGAAGACATTTAGCCGTATACTGCATATATGGTGAAGTCTTTACAGGCATATCGAAATATTCATGGGCCACGTGTTCCAACACCATTGGTGCAAATGGCCGGAAACGCTGACGTTTCTTTATGTCATTTACCCTATCCTTAATAGTGCTGCCTCTGGGATCAGCAACGAGCGATCTGTTACCTAATGCCCGTGGACCGTACTCTGCCTTACCGGTTGCTATACCAATTATATCGCCCTTAACCAATGCATCTACGGTCCCTTGAATATCAAACATATGTCTAATACTAGTGCCTAAAAACGGATTTACCCAGTTCGCTTTTTCTTTAGTGTGAGCTAATATGCACCCAAGAGAACTACCTGCATCACCCGGATTCGGCATAATCCAGATATCGTTAAATAAATTTTGGCGTGCTAACTTTTCATTGGCTACACAATTTAATGCACACCCGCCCATTAATACCAAGTTCTTAGATGGTATATTTTCACTTGCCCAACGAGTTATGTCACACATAAATTCTTCAGTAATTTTTTGAATACTAGCAGCTAGGTTCATATAATCCTGCTCAGATTTAATATCTGGGCGCCAGTAACGCATGCCGCGATGGAGATTTTCTTTTAGTGTGAAATTGGGTGCGATACAAGTTTCTATAAAATCTTTTCGCAAATCATCATAATAAATTGGCTCGCCGTACGCAGCCATTCCCATTAGTATATACTCTTCCTCGTTAGCTTTTAAACCGATACGATCTGTAACCGCTGAGTAGAATAAACCTAATGAGCTTGGGTAACGAACTGAATGCACTTTCTTCATATCGTTATCTTTAGCATGCCATATAGAAATAGTATCCCATTCGCCTATAGCATCTACTATAACTATAGCAGCATTATTAAATGGAGAGGTAAAATAGCCGGCTGCCGCATGGGATGCATGGTGCGAACTATACTTGATTGGTATGCCGTTTAGCCCTACTGATTTAAGATAAGCAGATGGAGTTATGGATTTAACTTCTTGCCACTGACCTGCATACGCCTGCCTCATCTTTTTTAAGTATGGTTTTTCAAACCATACTAGTTCAGACGGTGTTCCAAATTTTTGTGCTGCGGCAATTAACTCTTTATTGAGATACGGATCGTTTTTAATTCGTGAATATCTTTCAGCATGGCCTGCAAATAATATTTCGTTGCCGCACATTACAGTAATTGATGCATCATGATTTAACGCACATATGCCCCATATTATTTTCATATATTCTCCAAATGAGCTATTTTATTACTAATTTGTTCAGCTAACAAATCGTGTATCTGTTCAATATAATGACCTTTTGGACAATATATATTTTTTATATTACTATTTAATGCTACTTCATTTATATCAAACGAGTATTTAAATTTTGAATATTCTACAAGGTCTTTTAAATCATTAAAGTTATCTAATGCAGTATTTGGCGTGTTCGATTTATAAGGCCGCCAATTATATTGCAATGCAAAAGTACGATATAAATTTCTTAATTCTAATATTTGATCAAATGGTAATGTGTTTATAAAATTAGTCCATTGAACTATTTCGCTTAATTTCTTATCGGGTATAGTTGGATAATTACCAGGGTAATTAGGAAAAGAGTTGTCGCCTAATTCTTCTCCCGATACAAAACTATCACCATTACAATTTATTATCATTTAAAATTAATATAGTGTATATCTTCAGTCTGTTGTGCCACTTTGTTTGTATGTTTATTAGGGACAGAAATTAAGTAATCGGTATTATTCCCCCAGCAGCCGCATCCTACCCAATTATAAGTGAATGAGAAATCAATGGTACTATTAAGCATCCGTTCCTCAACCATTAAATCCATAAACTCTTCGTGACTTCTACTGCCATCACCCCATTTAGGTCGTGCTAACTTCTTTGCACGAATTGTTGTAGTTGATAATTCGTGTGAATAATCTTGAGCAAAAAACGGTGACCTAGGTGTCATAGGATCCGCCGGGTATACCAATGCAGGCGGTTGTTTAAAGTCGAAAGAAAAATCTGCATCCCAGTTCCCGGCGTCATCTATTGAAAATAGGTGTGACGAGCTAAACGGCCCTGTAAGCATGCCGCCCCATTCTTCGGTATCTAATTTCTCATCAAAAACAACAGATGCAATAAAACTCCCTCGCATTCTCCACAGCATTCTAAATAAAACAAACATTTCATTTACTATACTATCTGCAAGTGGATTAATATTAGGTTTAATAATATTGTAATCGAATTGTTCATACTCTATTTCTTTCTGCAATAACGGATTATTGAACGTAATCTTATAATGACGTAATGGCAGATTTTCTCTATGCGGAATATTGACATGATTCTCTGTTATTAATTGTTGAAGGAAGATAGCAAAACTCTTCATACGCATTAATACATTAAATTTAGATAATTTAAAATCTCTTGTAATCCACCCATTTAAATATTTGTGATCTAATAGATTAAACTTTTCAGGATTTTGTCCAATAATAGAATTCATACCTAATCCATAACCAAATCCTGCGGCTATGTTAACTATTCCTTGATTTCTGTTACGCCATAGAAATGTTATTGTATCAGCAAATCCCTGGTAGTCCTCTGTGGGAAAACCAACAATCCAGTTGGTAAATGCTTGCACTCCTGTCTTCTTTCCGTTTGCTAGGTTTTGTTCCATTTCGGCAATGGTTACACCCTTATCCATATCATCGAGCACTTTTTGGCTACCAGATTCGATTCCGTAATTTAACATCGTACACCCGGAATCTGCAAGATCTTGATAATATTCGAGATCCATTCTGCCATCACATCTGCAATATCCTGTCCAGTGTATCTTCATTTCTTTTGCTATAACACCTTTACAAAATGCCCTTAGCTCGTTTAAATTACCATTAACAAGGCTGTCGATAAACCAGAAAACATCTGTACCTCTTGAATAGTATAACGATTCTACTTCCTTCAGTATATCTGTCGCCATACGCTGGCGATATTTCCAGAAATGTGTTTCATCACAGAATGTACACTTTGCTGTACACCCTCTGCTTAATTCACTACATACGCCGTTTGGCATCATATATTCATTAAAGTTAAAATCTGTATAATCTGGTAACGGTAACTCATTAAGGTTTAGTCGTTGTTCTTCGGGTTGGCGTCTAATCTGTACGGTATCGTATGTTTTATGTTGTTCAATTTCTTCTAGAATCTCTAGAATCATCATCTCGCCTTCGCCACTAACAACGTAATCAAATACATTATCTTTAAAGTTACCACTATTATTATGAATATTACTGCCACCAACCACTAACTTAATACCCGGTATAGCCTTTTTTAATTCGGCGGCCAACCAGAGGACTGGTTGTTCATTACAATAATACATAGTGAAGCCTATAACAGTAGGATTAAATTTCTTAATCTCTTCTATATAATTTCTGTATAATGTCTCTAAATGTGGATGGATATCAGTATAATATGTGGCTTCTCTCCAAGTCCACTCTCTTGTACCATCCCATGGATCATATGCAATTGCTCCACTCTTCACCGGATCTCTCATAGTTCTGTATGCTGCTATATTAAGATCAAGGCATTTAGTTTTGTAACCGGCCTTTTTAGCAACTGCTGATAATCTTGCTAAATTAAACGGAGGAAACATTTCTGCCCATTCTGGCATTAAAATAAGCATTAATTTTGTATTACGATGAGCATAATCTACATCGATTGTAGTCATATTCTTCTGAACCTTGCTCTTGGCAAATGGCGCAATAGCCTGTAACATTGCAAGATGTTTTACATCGGCGTCAGGTTCCATGGGACGAGCCGTTGCGTTTGTGTTTTTATATATTTCTAATTCGTGCATAATGTTCGGTATATTATTGATGTTTATTTGTAGATAAATGGGTCGCGTTTACGCATTTCTTTTAATCGTTTACGATATTTAATTTCCCTAGTCAATTTACCAAATAACCGGTATACGATAAAATCTCTAATCTTAGTGAGCAGTGTCATTATTACCTCCTGTATATACATCTAATGTTTTAAATAATTCTTTTTTCAATTGTACCATAAATAATTCTTTATCTATTGTGCTCATTAGCTGTTTATATTGTGGTGTGTTAAACATATAATGTCCTGCAACAATAACCGCTAATGCCGGGTCATTTATGTTTTTCGGTATCCATTTTGTCCAGAGATTCGAATTATAAACTATCTTCGCAAAATCTTGCCAGGCGATACTATTATTAGATAATTCCTTCAAAATCTTTGTTTGGATGGTACCTAGTTGGGGTGCTATATTTAGCGCATCAACGCCACCTGGACCACGTAATTTGACATCGCTATGAGTAAGATAATCAGCATTATGTTCTTTAAATAAAAACCCTGCATCGTGTATTTTCTTCGCCAAAAGTTTAGTAAAATCAATATCAAACGATCCTACCTGCGTATGTTGAGTAAAACTACCGGTTTGTGTTACAAAAAATACAATATTATCTTTGTATTGACCGATGAAATCTAGTTGTTCATCTATACGAGCCATGCTAGGTGCTAAATCTGTCCCTGTATTATTTTCACTCCCAAATTCCAACATAATATTAGGACTAAGATGTAAGGTGAATTCAATTAATTCTTTAGCATATATTAATTGTTTATCGGGTATTCTAGAAACATCTATGTGTATAAGATCAAACCCTGCGCTGATATCTTGTTCTATAGTTTTCTTACATTCGTCCATTGCATCACTTACAGATAACCCCTTATCTGAATCACTGAAGTATGGCCCGCAATGATCTCTACAAATAAGTGTAGCAGGATTAAGTATTAATTCTGCTAATTCCGTAGATGTACATACATAACCAGAATTATAATCAACTTGATTACGAGATGCGACTACCATTAAATTATTGCGATCTCCATATTCGCTAATACATCCGATAATCTCTCGACTCATAGGGCCTACACCTAATTTATAATTTTTCATTTGTTAATATCTTTTGTATTATAAGAATAGCATCAAGAACAGCACCCGAACCGGCATTGCTTTCTGTAATATAGTTAGCTGATTCCTTTGCTTCTCTTCTGGCACTATTGGGTGCAATGCCTATTGCTACTTTTTGTAATATAGGCGCATCGTGAATTCCGTCACCTATATATGCCACTTCTTCCGGGTTATACCTCTCTTCGATCCATGCCATTCTATCTTCTTCAGTAACTAAATGAACACTAGTCTTTGTGAATCCCCAATCTTTAATTAATCTAGCGCATGTTATTTCCCATCCTGATTTATCAGCTGTTATGAAATCAATAGTAAGACCTAATTTTTGAGCAATTTTAATACCATCTTTATCATGCGGACCAAAGACTTTAAATATCTTTCCTTTATCACTATATAAAAAATGTCCTGTATTAAGGACACCGTCTACATCCATTACTATGTGTTTAATCATATGCTATTTACATCTTCTATTGTAATCACTTTCTTTGTATAAATTCCAAACTGTCTTATAAACTGATGCTTATAGAATTCCATACCGCCTGTGTATTTAACATCTGCAGCAATAGATTGTTGTTCTAACTGATTTGATTTGATTGCAAGATCTATTATTAGATTTGCAGACGGAAGAATGTTGAAGGGTGAATCCTCTCTTGCTGTACCAAAAGATGTACAATTAATTATGACATCATCGGCCCTATATCTCTGTTCCCAATTACCTAACTTTCTTGCATATATGGTTGCTCCATCACCTAATATTTTCTTAAACATTGATCCCATAACACCGTCGCCAAGGATGGATACTTTTGCATTATTGGGTACCTGTTGAAGTACATGATATGCACCAAAGTAATCTGTATTGTATCCGTGCCATCCATCGGACGCATGATAAACAGTGTTACAGCTATTAAACCGAGCTACTGTATTTTCGATAAAGTTTATTTCTTTTATTACATCGGATTTAAATGGCATACTAACACTAAATCCTGCAGCATTTCTTTCTGCCATATCTTTAACACCGTCGGCAATATTATCACATGCTAGAGCTGTATATGTATGAGGCATGCTAAATTTCTTGAACATTGAGTTAAAGAAGTACTCTCCTGTCTTGCCAGGATATCTACTTAAACTGAAAAACTGACTCATAGTTGCGAGAAGAAAAGTTGTGCCAATGCGATTAAGAATTTATCAAAAGGTGCGGTATGTAAGGGAGCCATGTTAAGATATATAATAGGCACGAGTGTTTTTACTTTTTGCCAATCATAACCCATTGCCATAACCCGTTCCTGCAATTGTGATACATATATATTTACATGATCAACTGAAGGGAAGTCGATGATAGCCTGATCATCATTTTCTTCATAACTAAACTTATCTTCTTTTATAGATTTATAACTTAGGTATAGACCACCTAGCATCTTGGCTAAATCATAATACATGTCGCCGTATTGGTCTCCTGCAAAATCTGTCCTCCAATCTATCGCTGTAAATTGTTCGGTTATAGAATTATATATAATATTATCAAACTGCATATCCCCGTGAGTAAATCTCCATTCTGTTTCTGATGCTAGCCATGTGAAGTCGATTTCAGACATGTATTCTTTTATTGTTTTTACATCTCGGCCGTTTACTATAGAAAATTCTACCCACGTACTATATTTTACTCTAAATTTTTCTAGACGCTCTAATGTTTTCTTATGATAAAACTTATCTGCATATCCAAATGTATCACCGAATGTCCCTGCATGATTCCATAATTTTGTTTCTGCCCAATTCATAAATTTGTTAAATAATTCAGGTGTGAGGCATGTATATAGTGTTTCGCCAACAGCATAATCATATATAAGAAAGTTGCCTTTATGAACAACATTAGCGGGCATACATAATGGATTTAGAAGAGCTCTTTCGTGCCTTAAGCGTGCTAATTTTTCATCAGTTGTAAATTTAATAATTTTATTGTTGTCTCTGTAGAATAGTTCATCCGGCTTTGGAAAACTTACTTCAGGTAAGCCTTCACTAAGCATTTTCCATTTTTCATATGTTCCAAAATCTTGCCAAGATCTTACTGTATAAGCTCTTAGATCGATGTTGTTAAACCCTTCATATGCATCTTTTGCTTTAGAGTCAATAAGGTTATTAATAAATTGTGAATCGTTGACATACATCAGTCCAATAAATGCATCAACAGCATGTGAAGATCTTTTCTTATTATGAATTTTTACAATGGTATCTCCATCTCTTTCTATCCAACAATAATCCTGCGCCACCGTGCTATCTACAGGCGATACAGCAATCCAATTATGGTCTAGTTTATCAGCAAGATTAAATTCAAACAAGGTATCGCATGTAATCCATAGAAATTTTTCTGGCAAATATTCTGCACAATATTTTATAGTTGTGGCAGGTCCCGTATTGCCTTCATCAAACTCGGGTATATCAACAAAAGTTATATTTTTCTCAGAATGTACATTTAACATATAGTCTTTAACTTGTTGACCCATGTTGCCACACGCGATAACAAATTTTGTATTAGGGTCAAATTTAGCCATTATATGGCTAATTAATGGCTTGTTATCGTAAGGAACAAGGCTCTTATTGACCATTCTTGAGAACGGGCCCATGCGGCGACCGTAGCCTGCAGCAAGTATAAGAACGGTTAGATCATTCATGTTCTTTTAATATCCTACCGTGTTCTCTTCCTGTGTCATCTTGTAATCTAATAACATCATCGAGCTCTGTTGTACTTGTTTCCATGAATTCTAAATTTGTAATGGCAATAACCCGATGCACATATCCCGGTGTTATGTTGAATATTACCCCTTCATGCAGATCTACTACTTCAAAGGTGTCTTCGTAATCTTTTACCTGTTGTGCTGTCATCCCATTCTGCATGAATACAATTAGATCTAATGGCTCTTTACTGCGATGTAATATTCCCGATCCACTAAGAACATAATTTGTTTCAATTTTGTATTCGTGGACTTGCAGACTAGTTCTATTCCCTGCCTTAAATAATATACGCTTACTTGCATATGGAGTATCGACTCCATCGGCTATCCATAACTCGTACCCCCATGGCTTTGACACTTTTTTCATAATTCACTGTCTTCCATATAAAAATTAAAATTTTTAGAAGGCACCGCCAACTCGGCATGGCCGAGTTCAAATATCTTCTGATTTGATTCTATTGCAGATAATATATATTTTGCTAATATCTTATTATTTTCTTCCGAAAAATGGCACTTCCTTAAACATTTCATTACAGGATAGTTAAGTTTTCTATATAAGCCATTTTCAACATTATCTAATTCTTGTCTAGATAAATCATTTAGATTAAAACATGTTTGTTCTATCGAGTCTTCAAATGCAGGTATAACTAGTGTATTAGGGGCAAGATTCCATAAATTATTAACCATTGCATGTTGAGCGTAACGTAATAACTCTATATCCTGCCATAATTCTAAATATATTCTTACACTCTTTAGTATCTCTAAGTGTATATATTTTCTATTATAAAATGGCGCTTTCTTAATTCGTTCAACCTCTTCATCCACAAAGTCTATCCCAAATACTAATCTTCCATCTAGTGCTCTTACGTATGTTCTTTGTGGTGAAGTAGCAATAAAAATATTCAAATCATAATCTTTATAATTCTTTAGGAATAATTCGTAGCTGTACATAAATGCTGTGCCGGACGATCCAAAATTATTAACTTCGTGATAATCTTCCAAAATCTCTGGCCAACCTCGACCCAGATGTTCTTGTAATATTTTTCCGTTATTATCCTTAATATGCAATTGATGTGCTGCAAAACTATCTCCATATATAGCTAATTTCATTATAATTCTCAGGCTAAGTTATATGTTTCAATATGACTTATTAAACGATTGGCTATATCTTTGTGACCGCCTTCGCCAGTGTGCAGACTACCTACCGAATCTGGCCAGGTTGCAGTACATCTACCCCAATCAGGGAAGAAATAATCTCTCTCATCTTCCACTAATTCTTTAAACTGACTTTCTTGCGAGCATATAACACAATTAATGCCGGCATTTTTTATTATTCTATATGCCATTGATATTACCCCTACATCATAATCCCTTTTTATAAGAGAGTCAAATATATCAAAGTAATAGGTATTAATTAGGTTTAATTTTTCTATAGATTCACTATGTAATCTTTTATAATAATCTATTGCATAGCCCGAGGTTTTGATATGATGTAAAAAATCAGGTATAGCGACCATTTGTTCGCTCAATATCTTAGGTTGATAGTTTGGATCCCCAGCAAGATGGTACGGCATTGGCGCATCGTGTAATGGTTGAGGATGATGGTGTGGCGGATATAAATGATAATTAACATCCTCAAGGCGGGGTTCGCCTTTAAATTCTTTACCTGTTGCCAACCACTCTAGCCTATCATATGATGTTGTTCCTAGTATTACAAGATGCGGTTTTGGATTCATTCTTGCTGCATATTTTCCTTGTAGGTGTATAACATAATTACTTGCACTACCTCTTGCTAGTCTAACTAAATCCCAGTCAAAATGTTTGGCTGTTAATACTCCATACGGCTGGGTATGTTGATTTACGCAACCTATTCCGTAATTAAAACTGTCCCCGCAAACCACAATTGTTTTTTTATCAGTCATCTTTTCTCCATTTTTCTAATATATGCCTAAAGTTGTTATGTTTACTTAATTTATCATAAATCTGATCTGCTAAATCAAGATGCGAATTGGGACCATAATGTACATAATCTCTAGCAATCGTCTGCGGAAATTTTATATTATCGGGTTTTATATATTCGTTATATAAAATTTTCGCAGGTATATAATTAATCAATAACTCTGACGGAATAGTATAATCTGCCCCACTAGCGGCGGGTATTAATTGTTTAATAGTTTCTTCTGCAAAATCATTTGACCAGGAACTAAAGAACCACGGAATATTTTTGGCTAAAAGAAACCATTTAAGAAATAATAAATCACGATAGCAATTATGATATAATTGTCTATAATTTATATTTTTATTTAATACATTTATAGCATTATTTAATAAACGGCTGGCATTTAATGGCGGTGGTAAACCCGGTATATAATGGTGTACATAGTCGTTATGATTATCAACTATTAATTCCTGCCTACTTACTGGTGGTAATACAATATATAGTAAATCAGGATGCACATTATAATGTTCTATCATTGTATAAATGTATCGTATTGTTGTTGCAATGCTGATACCGCCTTTGCCCATATTGAGTTTTACCATAGGTCTATTACAATGATCAGCAAGCCTATTGTATAAGAAACTATGCCAGATGCGGTGTTCGGGTAGTCCTATCCCTTCGGTTATAGAACAGCCGCCGACCATAAATACAGGATTCGTTCCTATATCTTCAAATTCTTTAGGCCCCGAATCTGTACGAAATCCGAAAGAATTGTAGTCATATGTAATATCAGTTTTTCCGTAGGTGATCTTATGTTGATTGTGCTTATCTGCACTATTACGTAAGAATATTTCTTCTGTGTCTGGAGCGTGCCAAGATTGGCTACCGCGGGGACTATCCCAATGACACGATAAATCAATCTTTCCCCAGAGATTTATATTATCTGTGTTGAATGTTCTTTGCCTTCTACTTTCCGGATGTGTATCATGATATAACTTATAATCCCATATATTTCCGCCCATCCAGTAAAATTTTTTATGTTTTTTCTCCCACCATTCTTTTGCTTTTAATTTACAATCATAGAAAGTAGGATCAGTTAATGTCCTGCAATTGGTACGAACAATGCACTGATCAGCTATCGGCATATTCATAAATCTACTATACAGTTTTGAACAATGTTCAGCAAGGTATGCATGAACATCAATTAATATAGGAATCCTCTTCGTATCTTGTATTTTAAAGAAACCATCTGTGGGTAAATCAAGCAATTTCATGACACTATTTTGTGTGCCTAAGAGCATCAAGTCGGACATTTGCCCTCGATCTTTTAACGGAAATGGCACATTAAGGTCTGAATTAGTTATACCATATAAGTCATTATCATTAAAACTTTGATATATAAATTCTTTAAATAACTTTTCATCGTACGCTAAAGCAATATCCGGGCGTATTAATATAACACGATCATACTGAATCTTTGATTTTCTTAATAAATTTATTGCAGATTTCCATCTACTAATCATCTTCCATGTTGTGAAGTGATTACCTAATTCCTCCACAACTAATTCTGTAATTTCTAGATCTATTACATTTATTAGACTTCGAATATTTTCAGTAGTTATGATTTCGCAGGTATATGGCATATGCACATCGTCTGTAACGCGACAACTCTGTGTCCATGTAGAGAAATAGCAATCTACATCTGGCCAACCCAGGAATGTCCAAAATTTATGTGCAATTGCAAATTCCCTATATTCTCCTGCAATTAATACGGCTATCTTCATAGATCCGAATTATCTAATAAATTATTGTCATTTATATACCTTAAAAGAAGTTCGGCCCATGCTAAGTGACCCACTTCTAACGGATGGTGCCCGGGTCCCCTATCGTAGGAATTATTTAAAACGAATTCCATGAAGGACGGCCACGAAAAAAATCTTCTCGAACGTATTTGGTTTAACACAGGTGCAGGCACGCACTCATTGGTTACTGCTATGCCATGGGGTGTACGTAAAGAGTAAGACATTAGGTACGGAATCTTATTAACATATAAGAAATTTTGCATACCCAAGATTAGCATGGCATTAAACATTTCGTCGCCTAATGAGTGATTAAAGTCTTTAACTATAACTTTCCATAAGTCATGACACTGTATATTATGCTCAAGTGACGGTTCATATGTATGCATATGTAAGTAGTAATGCCCTCTTTCATTCATACAAAATTCTCGTCGAGTTGCACTTGTTAATCCTATATTTACAAAAATTTCATCGGGCTTATATGTCAACATTGCGGTAGTTATGTCGTTTATTAACATTCTGTACGATCGTTCATTAGATGCGGCAGGGCAGGCACTATTTTTATAATTCTCTATCTTTAGTGCATCAGATATTATACCGGTATAACAATGACGTCTTTTATAATCGTCAAATATATGTAAATTTTGAGGTGTAATTGGGGGGCCCATTTCTTGCCCAAATACAAAAGAATCGCCAACTGCATAGAATAGTTTAATCATATATCCTTCTATACATAGATTGGTTAAATTCGCGAAAGGCAGGGAAGTTAGCAACAGGATCTTGTGGTATCATTTCTTTTCTATATACAGTCTCAAATAGTTCACTCGCTGCTGCTATTAATCGTAGATTTCTACCTTCGGCATAATCGGATATATACGACCCGGGTCCTAGATATTCAAAATCATCTAATCTTATATTTTTCATCTTTATATAAATATGTCTATATACATCGCATATCATATCCATCCCCAACGATGTTCCATAAAATACATTATCCGATGTGTTCACCCTATTATATTCGTAAGTCATTCTGGCATCATGAATGCAGAAAGAATCTAAATAATTATCTTTATCTGCCCGTTTGTTTAACACAAACTTACGGTCGGGTGAAAAAATAGTATCATACCTAGATTTAACAACGAAGTCATATCTAAAATTATTTTCTATTTCGTATTGTTTTTTAAGATTATTTGCATACATTAACGAATACATTAATGAATCCCATATAAATCGTTTACCTAATACATGTGCATCATGAATGATATACTTCTTAGGATTAAATAATGCAAGAGAGTTCTTTAATTGTTCTACATCTACCTTAACATCTTTTTCCCACCATACAGGAAACTCACCAATTTCGGGATTCTCTTTCTTACGTTTATACGAATTATAATCCCATGTATGGCAAAAAAAATCATACTGATGTTCGCCCGAAAAGAAATTTAGAATCGACTGGGCTGCATAATCAATAACCCTAGGTTGTCCGCTTAAACAAACTGCTATTCTCATAGTTCGTACACTCCGTTCTTATTTTAAGAGTTTTTAAAAAGTAATAAAAATCCTCATCATCTGTTTCTCTTGCCCTATCCTTCGGAAATGTCGGCCTTGCAATACTGAAATTACACGCTAGATCAAATAGCAACGATGATGCAAAAAATACACTAGGTGAGATAACTGTAAATCCCTTACTGTAGGCGCCTTTAACGAAATATAATTTCTCATCTGACATATTCTTAAATGTTAAAGGATTTATTATTAAGTCAAATACTGGATTAGTTGGAGAATACAGAAAATCAGTTACCCATTTATCTTCGATATTAAGTGCTAAACATGCATCAAATTCAACGATATTGTTTAATTCATGCTGGCGTTTCTTAAAGCTCGCTAGCCACAAATTTCTGTGAAGAATTGGGTCACTTGTAGTTTCGAAATAAGTTAATCGGTGTCCTGGGAAAATTCTATCATTTTCTTTTCTTATTCTTTGTACGAGTTCTTTATCTTCGTTTAGTCCATATAGGCAGATTGCTAAATTAAGTATGTTAGTTAAATTAGGATTTGGCATATTTAGTTGATCCAGTATTCTTTCATAAAAGGTAAGTATTCAAATATATCTCTATTTCTGTATTTATCTAAAGAAATTAAGAAGTCTTGCATTTTTAACCACATGGTACGTGCATATACCGGCCCTTCGGGTGCATCTTTATCTAATATATTTGTTCTTATATTATCCATTGCTGCTGTATATTTTGGACCAAGGTTATTTTTTATACACATTTCCTCTACCCTGAGTAGACTTTCTCGAGCCTTTTCCTTCATATCCCGCGGCATATAAATTGGATTAAAATGATCAGGATTATTTACGCATTGTATATGTGGTAACCATGTAGATACACCCGATCCATCTTTTACTTCCTCTTCCCACCAACTTAATAATTGATCTATTGTTAATAGATTAAGTGAAGTTACGGTATGACTTAAACCTATATTATAACCCCCATTCTTCGCTATCTCTTTAAGGTTAGATAATTGATTTACTACTTTATTCCAGCTGAACGGGTACCTAATATATTCGTTGACAGGGCCAACACCATCAACACTAATGGTGATATTTTTAGTACCAAAGTGCCCCCACAGTTCTAATAATTCAGCTGATACACCGGTTAGATTCGTAACGTATCCTAACGAAATATTCTTAGCACGATCTAATTCTATCAGTCTTTTTAACAGAAAAATATGTGGTTGACTAATTGTGGGTTCTCCACCAACAAATTGTATGGTACGTAAATTAGGTAAGTGATCTAATAATGCAGGTACATGCTCTTCGGCAAACCAATTTTTCGATATCCATTCAAATTCTTTCCCTGTAATTATTTCTTGTTCTTTAGCCCATAAAGAACTAGCTGCTGGATTGCACATTAGACATGCACTATTGCATTTATTACCAACAGTAACATCTAATAGAAATACCTTAGATAGATTGGTTAAAATACTTTTATCTTCTCTCCAATCTAGTTTGGTACGAGTTTCAATTCTTGTTAATTCTTCATTGAATATTGTTCTTGTGCTAGGTTGTCCGTGTTGTTCACGTGTTTTACACATATTACACACCGGACTCCATTTACCTTCTAATAATGTCTTTCGTAACTTTACTAAAGACGGGTTATTAAACCATGGTATTATTTGGTCATCGTAGTCAGAAAGTATGTCTTTACTTTCTTGCCAAAACTGTGTATCAACTGCACAGCATGGTCTACTGCCACCAAACGGCCCGAAGCTAACTGAATTAAATGCTAAGGCACAGTAGATAGGGTCAGCCATTTTTGCGAGATTTAGTTATAAGAATATCTGTACCACACGTACATTGCGTTTTCTTACATATAATAGGTTGCGACATAGCATTAACGGTATCATATATATTACCTAGTGCGGGACCTTGGCCGCAACTAGCAGCAGTGATATTACCTGCACTATTAATAAATAAACTTTCATCAACATTACATTGCCAACCTTCGAAAAAGTTCCTACGTTCCGCTACTAATCTATTCCCGTTCAACGGAATTATTCTACCCGAATCATATATTTCATTACTGGCGCAAGCCCATCGACTACTTGCAGGTTTCTTTAATAATGTCTGAGTATCAAAACTGTGAGTCTCAAAGAAATCATACATACGCTGTTCTTTATATTTCCACGGCCCGGTATCGACACTAATTTCGTCGAATAACGGTACCCATTCTATATTATAATTTTGCAATGTAGATTTTACTCTTTCACCGAATAATATTATTTCATCAAATTTATCCTCTTGCATCATCATTCTGCTGCATAGATAATTAACTTTATCCTGTAAGAAAATAAGATTATTTATGTATCTCTCTGTATTGGCAAAATCAATATGATAACTTGCAACAACATCGTGAAATAAATGATGGTTCTTTTTCCACCAAGCCGTAGATGTACTAAGATTTGTATTGATACCTATTTGCGGATCATCAAGTCTCCCTTTTAACCAGGTAATGAGCGGAAGCAGATGTGGCCATACTGTTGGTTCGCCTCCGCTAAAATAAAACTTAAATGCATTATACCCGCGAGTTTCATAATGGCCAAGGAGATAATTTAAGTTATAGAGTACCTGTTCATATTCTGACTCATTCCTGTTCTTAGCATTATTGCCGGCCCAATTACCAGGGTTACAGTATTTACATTTATAATTACAGAAATCGCTGACCTGCCAGGTTATACTAACGTACGGCCTACTCTTAGGTTTAATTTCTATCAATGTGTCGTCTATCATATTTTTCCTAATTTATTAGTTACTGCTCGTTGTTTATCTGTAAATTCTATAAAAGTTGCAAGATTAGATTCTAGTATGGGCTGATATGATACATTTAACATAGATTCTTTACATGCACTAATTGTATCATCTGCTAGATATAAACGACCGTCTCCTAACTCTTTGAATAAATCAAAAGCCTTCTGCAATTCTGGCATATATTCAGTGCGTGTTTCTAACGGTACAGCGCCTAATGATAAAAACGCTGGCGCAACTAATGTTATTGGCCACCAGTCTATACTCTTACAGTACTTAAATCCTATGTTATTTAATAAATCCCATATGGGTGTAAGATGTTTATAATTTAGTGCCTGCAATACGGTATAGCATTTAATACTCCAATTAGGATTTCTTGATGCTATTTTTACTACCTTATCAATATTTTCTCTTACTTTAGAGAAGTCACTCGGGTATCTGATATATTCCCCAATTTCATCTACGCCATCTATACTCATTTGTATTTCGACATTCTTAAATTTAGATAAATTACTGTAGAATAATGGATTCCAGTTAGTCATATTACTTGTAAATTCTATTCTACAGTCAGTATTTCCTGCATCTAGCAACATTTGTAACATCTTATAATTTGCTTTAATTACTGTAGGTTCGCCGCCGGTTGTGTATAGACGTCTAAGAGTAGGCGCCATTTTTCTGAAATTATTATAGAATATGTCAGTATCAAACCATTCACTAACTTCTGTCTTCTCAACAGTTTCTATTTCGTTTTTCCACCTCGACTTTAGCCATATTAGTTTTGGGTCATCTAATAAATTATTCTTTAGATATGCCGATCTTTCTTCATGTATTAAAGAACTACTCATGCCCCAGCATGTTATACATCTTAGATTACATTGATTACCTAATCTAAGTTCTAGGCTAGTAGGTAACTGTACCGGATTAACCATCGGCTCCTCTTGCGAAACATCAACAAGATGGTTTTTGAGCTGTTCGTCATGGTCCTGTCTTTCTATCCATAATGCATTCTGCCCTACCCGTGGACTATGCCCGGACACTTTCTCTGCCTTATAGCATTCTTTGCATTCGGTAGAACCGAAATTACGACGGTGCATTTTGCGCGTATATTTCATATAGACACTATTCCATATTGTCTCTATATCGTGTTTACCTAGGTTATATGTGCCGGTATCAGCATCTGCTACTAAATGTTCTAACTGAATATTACAACATAGCTTTATGTTACCATCTGTGTTTGTATTTAAATTAAGCCACGGTAACACACAAAATTTATCTAAATTCTTAGATAACCATTCTATTCTTTTTTCTTGAGGAATATCTTCAGGTACTGTAGTACTCATAAATTTTTTAACTCCGGGTATATATCTTTAAAATTTTCATTTCTAATATTGTCGATTCTGTTGATTTCTGTTTTGAATTGTTCTAATAATTCTGTATGATTCTCACTATTCATGTAACTTACTATACCACGAATAGCATTTATTATATGTTTCTGTGCACCATTATTTATTAGCCATTCTTCGTACTTCTTGTATAAATTACATATCTCTTCTTTATATTCTTCGGGTAATATAGTAATAGAGAAATACCGAGGATGAGTTAAAATATTAATTCTAATATTGTTTATATTTAGAAGACCTTTTTCTACCCATTCTTTGTGAAAATTAAATAGACTATGAACACTAAAAATACTTACTGTAGGTGTAATTTCAAAATAAACATCGGGACAACTTTCAATCATTATACTTCGATTTTGAATAATTTTATCCCAATTTGTACCTTTTCTAGCATACTCTGCACGAACGCCATATGTATCTAAGCTTGCTGCAACTCTTACATCTTTAAATTTTTTCCAATAATCTAAAATAGATTTATTCTTATATTTTAGCCCACTAAAGTTTGTTGTATAACGCAATTTCACATCAGTTTTGCCTTTGGCCAACCAATAATCTAATATTTCATAATGTTGTGGTGTTATTAATGCCTCACCACCGGCAAAATATACCTCCTCTATTGTATTCAGATGAGGTATTAATTGCTCCATAAAAGTGGGATTGGTTTTTAAATCTATGAACTTAGGAGACGAATATTCCGGATACATAACTACTTGATCTTCATGCCATGTACTACTTAAATCGGGCCCGCAGGTTCTACATTTCATATTACATAAATTACTGAAGCGAATATCCATATATCTCATTTTAAAGTTATCTATACTACCGTCTTTGTTGGTCTCCCCTATAAGAGGTAAATAATCTTTAAAACTAGATAGGCTATTCTTTCTTAGTGTCCAACTATTGGCTGAAGTTTCCAATTCGTAACATCGTGAACAGGCCGCAGGTTTTTCTCCCTGTATCATTTGTTTTCTTAGTGTCTTATAATTATTATTATTAATTAATTCGTTGATATTTTCTCTATGAACATTACCAAATACAATGCTAGAATCACTCATGCAGCAAGGAAAGGTATCGCCGTTAGGCCATACATGCATATGCATCCATGGCATGAGACAAACTATATTATGATCGATTGTCATAGCTTGGGGTGTGAGCGATTTATCTCTTCGCACAATTGATAAAAATCGCTCATCTCCGGAAATACTGATAATATCTTTGTTTCGCGTCGAGCGTCTAAGGCCGAAAACCAGTTATAGAAATCTCGGCGCCCTGTGATTAATTTTTCATCAGAGTATATTGTTGTATCCATATAATTTACAACTCTTTTAAATTTTTCATATTCTATACTGGTAAATTTATCAGTATCTTCATTATCGACATTATCTTCCATAAACTTCAACGATTCGAGCATAAATGGCATAAAGTCTTTTTTAGGTAATATGTTCATGTCATACTGCAATGGATCACGTAGATACGGTGTATCAAATCTAATACGGTGCTGTTGTTCACCGGGCATGCCGTTTGATTTATATTGTTTGCGCCATTCTAATATTTTTGCTAAGAAAGATTTAAAGGTTGTTACTGATAATAAATTAAAGGTAATCATGAATGTAATAGGACTATTAGTCTGATTTAGGTATTCATAAAAGTTTCTTTCCCATAGTACTAAATCTAAACCGGTACGAATATATTCAGCACGCGGTCCCCAAGTATCCAAACTAGTAAATAATTTAAAGCTTTTTATTTTATTACCTTTTAGCAGACTTGTTACCTTCTCTGTCAGCTTTTTCACCAAGGCATGTTTAGCACCTAGATTACTGTTTATATTTAATTCTAAATGTGGTAAAGGGTCTTCTTCTAATTTATCAAATAACTGCCATGTGCTTCGGTGTAATAATGGTTCCCCACCGGTCACACGCATAATAGTCAATGTCTTACGAAGTTCCGGCCACCACTTCCAGAATGCATCTACATAAGGATTTTCGTCTTCGCGTTGATATAATCTCATCCAATCAATATCGCAACGATGATTCGAGACAGTCGTAACAGGGCCAAACTCTTTAATCTCGTTATAGAAGCGTGTTGAATATTTAGGATGGCAGTAACCGCATTTGAAATTGCATTCGTTTCCAAAGTTGATTTCTATATACTGTGGATTAATATTCTGATCCCACGATCCGGTTGCACACTCCTTAAGTCTCTCTTCGTTAAAGATAGAAGCATTACGAATATGTCTGTCACTTACATAATCGGGACCCATATCCTCTATATTCCAACAATAGGTACATCCAACAGGTTTACCACCTTCTAACATTAACTTTCGTTCTTGCTTTTTCTCTTCTGTATTGTGCAAAGCCGATGGGTTAATAGCAATTTCGCCGAGTGGTATCTTATGTGGTTTAGGATGATAACAACTATGTGTTTCTCCTGATTGCAGATACATAGTTACATGGTGCCATTTAGCCAAACAAAAGGTCGGTCCAATCTCTTTATCAACTCGTTTCTTAATAAACTCTATACGAGATTGTTCATTATCTGCATTCATAAATACCCTCTATGTTTTACCTATTATCATATATCTTGTATACATCGGCATTATTAACTCGCCTGTATATAAGACATCCGATAAATCTACCTGTTCTATAAATTCTTCTGTGCTATTAACACAATTGACATGCCCATTGCCTTTAAGATAATTGTTTGATTGTAAAACAACTATTCGACCCTTAGGAATTAAAGATAACCATTCTCGAACATTGTTGATATGTTCGCAGCTTGTATTTATTATAACATCTTCGACATAAGAATGTCTATACATATCTGCGGTTATGCTTTTTAAATCTGGATTATCATAGATCATATTATGAATAAATTTCTCACAACGAGGATCTATATCTAGCATTGTTACCTTTGTACTAGGAAACTTTTTCTTAAGCATCATACCTAGTGTGCCATACCAAGCACCAACTATGATTAATTTTTTATTATAATATGTATGATCTATATTGTAGAGTTGTTCTACAATCCATTCTTTACTAAGAACCTGACCCGAACTAAACATATCACGAAATTCGTCATATCTGGGTGCAAACTCTGCAGGAGTAGAATATAATGCATTTGTGTATTTAATAATAAACGAAGAATCTATCATTTGCTATTAATTCTTCGAAGTTCGTATAACTCTTCTTCTGTGAACATTTTATTCATTCGAGGAGTGTTATATTGAGCTGCCTTATAGAATTTGCTACCGATTTTGTCTAATTCAGCAAGTTCTAATCCAAGACATTTTCTTAAATCAACACCTAACTCGTTAATTGAATTCTGTAATTTATGTGTATCCCAGACATAGCCAGTCTTATAGCATTTTTCCGCGGTAGTTACATCTGCCTTTGTTTCGAATTTAGGCATTATTTCGTTTGTAAATAGATTGTTTAGATAATCAAAGTCTCTAACATTTACATAATTCCAATCTGTTAGATTAGTCATTTGACAACCTAAACGAGTACCGTACATAGACCATAAGCCGTTTTCTACATCGGCACCAATACTGCACCATGTGATAAGACGTTTATAATTTCCCCACCAGATGGTTTTCTTGAAATTATCTGGATGCACTTTACCACCTTGATCTAAACTCATCTTAACACCTTCTCTGAATCCTGCGCGGAAGGCCTGCCGTGGACTACCATTTGGGTAGGTAGTGCTGTACTGATTTGCCATCTGTACATAACTATCTTCCCAACAGAAATCTACCTGATTTCTTTCATCAGTACTATCGGAATTTTCGTGAGTACGCATATCTAAAACATATTGTTTAGGCCAGCATTTTAGGCCACCGTTGCCATATTCTAAACCATTTACATAATTTTTTGCTGCCCAGCTGACTGCCTTACCTGATAATTTAGGATGATCATAATCTAATTCCATATCGAAAAAATTAGGATCAACAATATTATCGGCATCAACTGAAATGAATCTACTTGTATCTGATAAATTTGCAGCAGCCTTATGTGCTGCATCAGATCCTTTTACACCGTGGACACGTTGCGCCCAGGGCACCTTGTTCTGTAAATCAGCCCAATTTTCTTCGCAATTATCTTCATCATAACTGATAAAAATAACTGATAATTCGCTCATTGGTGTAAATGCCATTTGGTTTATTCCTATGTTATTTTTCTTTAAATCCGTACCCGACTATTATTTTTTTCGTATAGGCACTTGTATTAGTATATGACCCTTTATAAGGAAAATACAATTTATCTACACTGAATAATGTTTTCGGCAAGAATGAAAACGAAAATAATAAATGATAAGGATTATTTTCTTTAGTAAGGTACACAATTGATGGACCACTATTGAAGAAATTATTAACAACATCTTCTTGCTCTTCGGAAGATGCTATCTGCTTATGCACTTCTTTTAATGCCTTGTTCACTTCAATAAATACACCGCCCCTAACTGTATCGTTAGTAATAATAACGGAATTACCATTAGGTAATACTTCATCGACTTTGGTAAGATATGTATTTAATGTTCTTGTATAATTAATATTTAATTGCTTCTTAACAAGGGAATAGGTTATACCTGTTATTTTTTCAACTACCTTTACCTGATAATCGAACGTGTTTTTCTGTGCGGTTAAAAACATTTCTACTTCGGACAGTGGAAAAGTTGCCACAGAAAAGTCAGCCGCATAGGTATCATTTAATACAGGTGTGATTGCTTTAATATCTCCATTCTTATCATAGAAGACATACATTAATATTAAAGGTTTCATATATCGAGCCTTTTTTCTAGAGTTGTAATCATATCATCTTTTAACCAAGATTTAATTTGATAATGAAAGGGCAATGTTTGTTCGTAGTTACCAATCTTAAAAGTCCCATTGTCTGCAAAGTGTGTAGGGAAGTGTTCTGTCCAATCTTCGGTTATATATTTTTCATCTACATCTTGTAATAACGATTTCATATGTACAAACGATGGTACAAACGAAGAATTACCAAAACACTCGTTTTCGATGCCTAATAATTTGATTGCTAAAGCATAGGCAACATCACCCGATAGGTGCTTAGGTCGAGTTTCGTCTAAATAGTTGTAGAAGAATCTTTCCCAATTTTCGAAAATTATTTCTACCATTTTAAATAATTCTGCTGCAATTTGGCTCTTCTTAAAATACATAAATGCTGTATAAACATTGGGCAAATTGTTTGCAACAAAGGTCGGTCTATATTCTGTTGAGGTTATTATTTCTCCTCTATAGGTCCTGGGTTTATCCGTGATCCATATATCTTTCTGCGATAAGATATCCCACCAATGGCTAATATCTGTTGGGAATAACATATCAGCATCTAATATAATGGTTTCGTCAAACGGAGTCATATAATAATACTTCCATTTATTCTCGATTTTCCATTTAGAATATTCTGCTTGATCTGTCCAAGGTACATCTATCACAGCATCAAAAACTTCATGATACTTATCGGGTATATTGTCTGATGTTGTGGCCAATGCTACCTTGTTTACCATACCTTGAGAATTTTTTATACTTAACGCCAGCGCATACGCAAGTTTTGTATAATCATGTTTCTTTGTATCTTGTGCTAAAATTAAATATCCGCGTGACATGTATCATCCTTATAGAGATTAATTAATTTATCAGCATGGCGATTAATTGCCCATTTATTCATAATATGAACATCCATACCCTTTAATCTAGTTAGAATATATTCACCTGTTTTACCTGTCTTTTCTGAATAAAGAGTGATATCGTTTATCCCATTGACATCTTGAATATCATCTGTATCCCAGGACATTAATAATCCCGGTATAGGTAATTGTTGAATACTCGGCTCTTCTGTATTGAATCCATTTAATGTATGGACTGCTATGCTGAATGCATTGTCATTTCTAAACATTCCACTAGAGAATCCGTATAGATCTCTGTAATACCCGTAATTGCTCTGAATGTGTTTAACTAAAGAAAACATATGCTCTGCTAAAGACGATTTCTTAAAATAAATCACAGTTGCCCAATATAGTGTAATACCTAATTCGTCTACTTTCTTAGAGAATGGATTAGTTTCATTAAGTGGTGTATAGATATTACTATTAATCATTACATCATAATTACTTCCCCAACAATTACTAAGCGCAGAACTCATTATTAAATAATCACAATCTATGAATAGTGTTTCATCGTATGGTGAAAATCTATATGCGGTCCAATGATTGCAATTGTAGAATTGTAGAGGTTTGGTGTTAAATGCAGTGTCTGAGAAGTTTCTACTATTATTAAATTTATAATCTCTAGGAACTACACGGACTTTTTCAAAACAACTATCCAGTAATTCTTTACCGAGAGATGTTCTTCCCCATTTTAATGTGTCTATATCTGTTACTAAAGTAACAGGTACATTTAGATTTTTCTTCACCATTAACGCATTCGCACAGGCAATTTTGAGATAATCAATCTCAGTATTATTATGTGCGAACATTAATACACCGCGTGTCATTCGTCATCCTTTAGGTCAACAATAGATTTAACATTTCTTAATTTTCGTATATCTTGATATTCTTTCAGATAGTCATCTGTCACTTCAAAATAGCGTCTTGTGATTTCTTTAAGAAATTCAGCCACATCGGCAATTTGTACAGGGATATTATCACTATCGAGGATACTTGTTTCAGTTATGCCAGTGCGAACAAGATAATCTAAGAAGCAAATTAATTCCTGATTGACATTAAAATTGCCACCGTTCTTAGCAAATATAAGTAATCCTTCTGCTCGAATTTTTATCTTATGTAGTTGATTGTTGAGAGTTTGTCTATAGTTAGCAAACTCGAGTGCTTTTTGTAATCTTTCTTCCATGGAAAACCTCCGTTAACACTATTTATCTATAGTTTTAACAGAGGTTTTTAGTTTAGAACTTAGGCTGTTTACGCACTCGTATCGTTTAGCGCATTACTATTCATTGACCAGTTAATTGGCATATAAGTGGTATTGTGTGTTGGTAAAGCAGAGTCTGTTACTGTACATCTTGCTGTACCTGATGCAATCTCACCACTAGTCATTACCCTACTGAATGTAGTAGTCGCTGATGTAGGAGCAGAGAAAGATACAGTTCCAGCTTCATTTGTCCATGCGTATGTATAAGGTGCTGTACCACCCGATGCTGTTACAGCTACTGATGATGTTGTGGCAGTTCCGGCGCCACCACCCGTTACAACTGCTGCTATTGTAGTCGGTGTCATACTTAATGCTAAAGGTACGCCTGGGTATGCAATACTAGCTATTGTCGAGAATGATCCTGCAATAAATGATGTTGTGCCGGTATAACTTATAGTGCTAAGGATACCGGTTGAGGTTAAATTACTAATAAAGTATTGTGTGCCAACAGTCTTTGTATTGGGAGTTGGGTCATTATCGATTAGTTGAATTAGGAAATCAATTCTACCATTAGTACCAGCCGCAGCATTTAATTTTGCATATATTGCTATATAGTTATTTGTATAACTAGGATAACCTGTTGTGTTTGATCTTTGATAGATTCGAGCATAGGTTGTTGTTAAATCGTAAAATCCTTTATTCGATCCAGGCCCCGAACCATTTGCTGGGATTGTATCGTGCCAGGTAAACTTAAGAGATCCCATAGCGGTAAAGATAGCCGACCAATAAGCATTATCGGGATCGCCAGTAGGATGTGCGCCACCTATTACTACGGAACCCCCGGTATTAAAATAGTGTCTTGCATTATCCCATGTACTGAAATCCATGCTAAACGTGTATTGAAGGCCGGTTGTCCAAGTTAATGCAGAAGTTTGCGTTGGTTGAGATGCACTAGCAAGATCGCCGACAGCAACAATCATTCTATTTGCAATTAGTCTACTGACCACATCTGTTAATGTAGTTGTTGTTAGATATTCATTATATGCAGTAATTAAATTACCTGTAGATACCGAAGACGGTATTGGGGAAACACTAACACCCTGGTGTGTACCACAAAGTGTGATTTTGCCAAAGAGTGCGGTCCATTGAGCAGCGGTAATATTGTTACCAACTGCTACTGTAGGTATGGTAGTTGCTTGTCCGTATCCATAATCTGCCGACGTTTCAGTGACAGAACCTGCATTTGTATCTGCATATATACTATTTATAAGAGCTGCATATGCATTATATGTTGCAGCCTGTATTAAACCATACTTGTGATAAGTCATTCTTTGGCCTGCCTATTAAGAGTAAATTGGTGGGAATATTTGTTTCCAGGCACCACCAGCATATATAGAAACTACAGAACCTACAACAAGCAGATCTCCGTTTTGTGCTACCTGTGGTGGTACAAGAGGAAACGCAGTAAAGGTAACCGGTACGTGTAATCCACCTTCTGCAGTAATTGCACCATCAACTGTTAATCCGCCCTCTAAGTGTGTATCGCCTGTTACTGTAAGGTCACCATCGACTTGTGCATTTCCACTGTTATCTACCGTAACAATCTTTTCCCAATTAGCCAAACCACCGGATGTTGTAGCTGTTACTCTTACATACAAACTTCTTATAGTTTTATCAAACCATAGCTGACCTTGTAAAGCCTTAGTATCGCTTGGAAATGTGCCTGTTATACTTGCGAAATTCTCAGTCATCTGCAAGAAGTTCTGTGCAATAGATGCACCGTAATCGATTGTGTTTCTGCCGACAAGTATAGTTCCTGCTCCAGTACCGGGCGGTACTGAATCAACATAGTATGTCGTGTCAAGCGAATTATCGGCAACTGTTACTAATTGTCCATCTGATTTGTGAATTGTATATGACATATACTTAAAATTCCTCTGTTTTGTTATTTATCATTTTATGTAAGATATCATTTAACTAACAATTGATCCCCGAATTGAATTATTAAACGGCTGGTAAAGATAGCGATTTACACCACCTTGCAGATAACGAGTATTCGTATATACTGTACCTCCCGCCGCATTTTCATCTAACATCCCTTGTGTACTATTTTCTATTAAGAACTGCTTAGCCTGTGCAGGTGTCATACCAGGGCGTGCCTGTAGCACGCATGCCAACAGCCCGGTAACCTGCGGTGTGGCCTGACTTGTTCCAGAGATTTTATTAAGATAATATATAGGGTTTCTCGAATCTTGCACAGCAGCAGTATTATATGCTTTATTTGCATATGCACCCATAATCATTACGCCGGGACTATATATGTCAACACGTGGGCCTGTTTCGCTAAAGGTTGCTTTCTGCTCGGTTGTGGTATTATCAACAGCGCCAATATTAATAAATCCATCGGCCCGAGTTGGACTACTTCCGCGATGATAATAGGTCAGTCCGTACACTGAGTTATTATAATAATTGTTGTAATCAACACCGGTGGGAACATCGATTTTGTGATAATAATTCCCAGCGGCACCGACTAAGATAACGCCGGCATTAACACAATTCGTGGCACTAATATCTAAATAATTCACAACATAAGGGTGGACATAATTAACCTGGCCATATGCTGTATTAGTCGATGTCCCGACATATGTGCTTCCTCGCCATACAGTTGAAACCATATAACTATAAGTAGAACGATATCCCCAGCTATTTGTACAAATAGTCGGGCGAGTATTGCCTGCGGCTACTTTAGCTAGGTGAAACGCACGAACTATATCAAAACAAATATCGGAACTGATTGCCCCTAGATATGCACCATTCATAATACTGTTGCCGGCAAAGATTCTTAAGCTATAAATTGCAGCACCACTAGCCCAGCCGCATGTATTACCGGCAGAAATACTAGCGCAATTGCATCCGTGGCCATTTCCGTCACCTAAGTAGCCACCAATGCTTGGGCCCGAGGGTGTGCCTGGAACACCAAGGCTTGCCCAGTCAAAGTCTACTACTCTAGATCCACCAGTACCGTCAGTGTTGACAGCAAACTCTGGATGGCCTGCTTCCACACCTGAGTCAACAACAATAATATCAACCCCTGTTCCGTCTAGATTATAAGTAAGACCAGTACTTATCGCTGTTGAGGAAACAAAAGGATTGGTTAGACCATTTGCCCTAAGTAATCCCCAATTTTTCATTGTATTTGTAGTTGAATTGCTTTTATCGTATGTATATGTTGTTCTTGTTCCAAAGTGTTCTTTGATAACACCTTCTTGTAAATCAGCCTGTAATTCGACAAATGCAATACGCGAATCTTGCCTAATTGCAATTGCCTCTTCGTCTGTTAAATTAAAATGAGCAGAAAAGTCATTAAAAGGTCTCTCATTTAAAACTTCAATTGCTCGTGCAGGGATAAAGTTATCGCCTAGACCATCAACTGTTAGTTCTTTCCATAGGCCGGTATCCCATATTGCTGGATCATTAACTGTAATAATATATTCACGCATTATAGGGCTGTTCCTGTCATTTTGTACCATGCTGTACCGTTAAACCATACAGGACATGCAATACCTACATCAGAACAATATGCCATAGTTCCCCCGGGTACACTAAGAATTGTTATCAATACTGCTCTTGTTCTTGATGGTAGTGTTGTTAAACTGCCTAGATTAATTGACCCGGTCGCGGTTAAATTTAAGTCATTGTTACTGTTGATAGTGACGGCGCCCGAGCCTGTAAATGTTAAATTCTGAACATTTAAACTTGTTGTTGTTACGGATGACGGTGTAATTGCACCTAAGGTTAATGTAATTGCAGGTGTGGTTGTAGGGTTTGTTATAGATCCGGAAACACCGTTTGCTGTAACAACAGAAACACTTGTTACACTTCCGGCACCTGTTAATCCAGTAGCACCTGTTAATCCAGTAGCACCTGTTGCCCCTGTTGCACCTGCCCCGATCAATCCAGTAGCACCAGTTGAACCGGATGCTCCTGTAGCACCTATCAATCCGGTAGCACCGTTTGTTCCGCTTGCGCCTATAAGTCCTGTAGCGCCTGTAGCACCTGTAGGTCCGGATGCTCCTGTTGCACCTGCGCCTGTAAGTCCTGTTGCACCTGTAAGTCCAGTAGCACCTGTAAGTCCTGTTGCACCTGTAAGTCCTGTAGCGCCTGTAGCACCTGTTGCACCCGTGGCGCCAGCAGTGGCATTATTCACTGCAGATGTGATTCTTCCATCTGCACTAATAGTAATATTTGGTGTTATATATTCGCCGGGTGTTACAGATGTATCACCTACCAAAATATGTTGCCAATTGGCTAATCCCGATAATGAGTTGGTAGTTCTAACATATAGTATCTCACTATTTTTATTAAACCATAACTGACCTTGCAATGCATTACTATCGTTTGGTATATTTGATCCGCAGAAATTTTCAGTCAGCTGTAGAAAATTTTGTGCTATAGGTGCGACATAATTAACTGAATATAAACCGGGAATTTGTATACCTAATCCTTTATCACCGTTTGCTGTCGGATCATTAAAACTTTGATCAACTAAAGTATTCGGAACAGTTATTGTAGTTCCATCTGATTTGTATATGTTATATGACATAAATTATAATGCACCCATTTGTATTCTAAGTGTATAAATAATTTCAAGAGATCTATTAGCAGATTTCTGTATAGGGTGAAAAATTACGTGTGTTAACATTAATTTTGATTTTGATCCAGCAATTCCTGAAAAGTTAGGAGTTTGTATAACAAAATTATCTACATCAGCTGTATCTGCTGTAAAACCACCTGTAAATAAATTATTTGAACCTGAGAATAAACCTATTTCGTTGAATACAAGTGTGTTAGAAGTTACTGTTAATGTGTCCGGTGTACCCACAAAAGTAGAATTATCAATTGAAGATTGTTGAATAGCACTGGAAGATATTGATGCAGGTGGTTCGCTATATCCTATTGTAACATCTACAATAATATCTTCATAATTTGTTGCATAATTTTCTGCAGAAATATATGCTCTTGATAACGGATCATAACTAGTTATGTCTGTTGCATCGTTAGATAGTTTTTTTACATAAATTGTGTTATACAAATTAGCCGTAGGGTTTTTAATTAGACTGCCGGCACCACCCAACGAAGGTTTATATGAAATTGTGCCTGTTGGGCCAATGTATGCTCCGCCATTGCCGAAGGCCATATAGTATAAGAAACTATTAGAATTACCTATAAGAGAGTGTGCCAATGCAGCAGACATATTTCCATATAGTACATCATTATGTGTGTCTACTAATATTTCATTAGTATCTTTATCTCTGATCTTAACAAACCCTTGTATAGAAGCACGATATGTATCTAGCATCTTAACCCCTTTTATTTACTAGTATTTCACCAGTATCTTTATCTTTTATTATCAAATGACATTGAACATCCATGTATGCTATATCAATAAACCCGTCATCTTTTTTAGGTTCGGGTTTTTGTTCTTTATCATCGTTTTCTTTATTTATCTTCATTATTATCTACCTAGTTTACTATGGTATACTTATGCCTTGACCTTGTTTTAAGAAAGTGGCTTCTGGAGTTTGTGCATACCATAGACCACCGAGTGGTACAAGAGAAATATTTGTATAATCGCCCGAACCAGGTGTGGTTTCGGTTAGTGGGTCGGCATTTGCATCTGCTGCATTCCATACTATGGTATTAGATTCTGTTGGCATAATATTGGCTCTTTCAACCCATACCACCTGCGATGGCATAGTCCATAGTAGACTTCCCCACGGTGCATATCCGTATGTTGATACAATATGTGCGACGGCGGCAGTACCCATTGTTCCTCGCTGAATTAATCTCAATTCCCATGTATTAGCTAACGTAGGGTGTGGAGTTTTCATTCTATATTGGATGCGTTCTCCATTGATCCAGATTGTTCCGTGTGTATTATCCGGATCTGGGAAAATGTCAGAAGCTGCTGCTACTGTTATAACATCAAGATTTTCTGTTTCTGCTGTAGGGGCAGGTAAATCTAATACCAGGATACCGGAATATATTTCTGCATTTCTATAGAAATTAGGGCCATCGTTGGCGTTTGTATTTTCATTGAAGCTTATGGTATTATTTAAAAGTTGAATATGGTTTGTTGTATTTTGATCCCAAAAACTATTCCCGAACCCTACTTCGCCGCCTTCGGCCTCAATTATTTGTTTTATAACTGGGTCATTTAGGTCCCACATATCGTTAATCGCAGAATATACCCCGCTATCTATATTGGCAGGTAATTTTGTATCAACATTAATAACTAGATCATCAGTACTCTCGATACCATTAGCAGTTTCGTTTCTATATGTATCACTATTAATTGTTGCTAATTGACCTCCACCGAACCATACAAGAGCAACAGGCACCGGTGAAGTTCCGGGATCATTATAGAAGTAAATGGTATAGGTTGTATCAGCATTATACTCAGCATAGAAATCTTGCTCGGCGATAAGTGCCACCTCTCCTATCTGTACACCGACTATTTTAAAAATATCATCTTGTGTAGAAATAAATCCACTAGAACCTAAACTACTAAAATCAAAGGTATACGGGTATAATCGAGAATATCCTACTTTACTTGAATCAAAGAAAGTTAGTGGTACCGAGTATACATCGTCTCTTGAAACAAACTGATCTGGGTTATTAATAAAGGTGAGGGCATCTAAACTACCTACCGGGGTATTATATTGTTCACCGGCATAATCTGGACCAAACTGTACCTTTATATTCCAATTATAACTATCAGTTGCACTGCCAGCAGCAATATCGGATGTTACGTTCGAACTTGTGTAATCTCTTATCTGTGTATGATATGGTTTAGAATCAGTGATATATTGAATAATATTACTAATCTGATCCGGTACATACAATTGATCTTGTGATAAAGGTAAATTATTTTCCTTGATATAAATGTAAGAGGTCTTAAATACCCAATTAGGATTTCTCTGCTCACTCATAACATAGTTTATCATCGAGAAGAATAATTCGTTTTGGTCTACAAGATATGCATCTACCATAACTTCTGTCCTGAATGCATTTAATAATTGTCTTAATTCTTGTGGTAAACTATATAAATTATTTGCGACATAAATTGTATCTAGTAATTTAATTGCGCTATTTTCGATACCTATTTCGTTTAGGCTGAGTGTAGGGACATTAGGGTTAAGCTGAACCACTGCATATAATATGAATCGACCATCGGTTGTACCATTGGAAACTTCAACAATATCACCAACATTTAGTTTACCAGCAACTAAAGCATCGTTAGCTTGCGTAAGAGTTTGAAATACTATATTTGGCGTTGCATTTTCATATCCCACGGCATACCAGTCAGTATATGTCCAATAATTGCCGAGAGATACATTATTATTCCAACTTGGATTATTATCACGTATAGCAATATATTTTAATAATGCATTTGCTGATTGAACAAATACTTTTCTTGCAGCATTAAGTAATACAAACATGCTCTGACGTGGACGATAATCGATACCATATTTCTCACCTTCGCTTAAAGTAGAATCAGGTACAGGCAGAATCTCTCCATATGTATCCCATTCTAACATATCCCAGGTTGACATATCCCACGGATTACCTGCAACTACTATACCGTTATATTCGTCTGATATCGGGAGTACTTTTGTATATCCACACAAACTGTCTACCATCTTATTCCAGAACTGGTCTGTTATTATTGAACCTGTATCGCCTTCCCTGAAGAATGCCCACTGTACGTGTTCCTGATCGTTTCTTTCTGTTAGTCTATACTTAATTTGAACATTATTACCACGATATGCTAATACCTGTTGTATATTATAGAACATATAACAATTATTTGTAGATGTTTGTTGTATTGGGCAGAAGAATGCAAATCCTTGACTCTTAGGTGCCTGTAACATGCGGGAAACATCTATTGCCGCCATAGTTCTATTTTCTTTATTAGGCTTATCAGTTGTATTTAATACCCAGAAATAATAATTAGTTTCTGTATTACCAGTAAATCTATTTGATGTTCGGGCCTGCACATATGTAGTAGTGTCTTTTGGTACACCTGTGCCTGTATATAAGGCAGGTGGCACTGAACTCCTAACCCATTCGTAAATGGCAACAGAACTTCCTGGGAAAATTTGCCCCCAATGATTACGTCTGTAAATAATATTATCTGTATTAGTTTCGCTGCCATCTAATGCAATCGGCTGTTCATAATAGACATACCGCGTAGAAGATATATCCCACCATAATTGCCCCACTTGTCTTTCGGCAAATTTTATATTTTCACTGAACAGACTTGCATCAGCTGTTACATTATAGCTGGCAGGATCTTGCATTGAAATATATGTGATATTTTGTTTTGCAGGACCTGGTAAAATATTCTTAAATGGATCATATATAGGTAATTGTACTAGCTCATCCTTAGAGCTTGTAGCGAATACACTAGCACTTTCGAACAAAGAAGAGTCAATTAAAGATTCTTGCTGTCTGAATGTCGAATATGTAGCGCCATTATATTTTTGTACAGACCATATATTGTTTATATTGTCTACCCAGATTTTATCATTGGCAACTATATACGCGGGCGTTGTTGGCATAGTATACCAACGCATTGTTTTGTATAATAATAAATTAGTAAAATCAGCATAATTACCAATATCGTCTGTTGTAATCGGTATGCCGGCGAGTGTTGTAAGATAATATGCGTTATATGTCACAAGCGTGGTAGGATCTGTATATGTACCCGGACTGGTATAATCTGTCGTTGTATATGGTAAAATACCGACTGTATAATTATTTTCAGCAATTACCTTACTGTTAACAACTTGTTGTAAGACAACCATATTTCCAAAATCAGTTTTATCACCTATTACTGAATCCGATAGTTGCGGAATAATTATACCTGGATTAGTTGATTGATAGCCGGTGCCTTGCACTGTAACATCTATGCTGATTATCTCACCATTTGCTTCTATTGATGTAATCTCAAAGACAGCATCAATAAAGGCCGGATCTGGATCAATAACACGAGTTGCTGTTATTGTAGCACCCACCGTATATCCGGTACCTGCATTAGCTATATCGACTGATTCAATAGCACCTGTTATCTGGTTGACTACAGGCGTCAATATAGCGGTACTAATGTTATCTGCCTGTGATACAGAAATGGTAGGAAGGACTGAATACGCACCCGGGTGTAATATATCAATTGTTACACCAGTAATAATACCATCGGTAATAGTTGCTGTTGCTTCTGCCGGTACTATTGCTTCACCTATAAAACTTATAGTAGGTGCAGATGAGTAGAATCCGCCGCCGTTTACTATGGCATCAATTTCGACCTGGAATAATGCTTCTGCTGTAGCTACAGCCTGAATTCCGATTATGTCGGTCGGGGCAGGAATATTAATAACGGGCAGAATATAGCCTGCGCCACCATGTGTTATTATAATAGATGTGATAGTACCGTTACTAATTGCGGCCACGGCTGTTGCAGCCTCGTCTGGTGCACCCGACACTAAATCAGTAATTGTTATGAACCCTGCAGTCATATTTAACGCATCATCATAATCGCTACCGCCGGTGACCACATTTATCGCCGAAATATATCCGTTAACAAGTTTTGCTGTGATAGATGCCGGGCCTTGCGGCGCTATATTTAATGTAGCATCAGCTGATTGTTCAGTTAATAGCAATAAATTATTATCAGTATCTTTTGTCACACTCCATGTATTATTGAATGCTACCATCTTATAAACAGACCAGTCTTCGGTAAACGTTTTAGCAATCCAAAGTGTGTCTGATTCTGCCGGATTTAAAGCCGAAGTACCCCACCCCACTGCTGTTTGCGTTACGTCAAACGATGACCAAGTAACATCATTAAAATTCACATATCCGGCATTTGGTAATGAATAATCTATCTTATCTGTGGTCGGAAATTCTAGCGAATATGAAGGATCATTTGGGCGTACAGTCCATACATCTGTTTGATCTATATCGATATCAATAATATTATCAAGTGATGTATCATTAATAATTTCACCCTGCCATATACTATATAGTTTGTCAAGGTCGTGTAATTCGGTACCAGAATTGATTCCTATAGTAGGTGCCTTTAAATAACCATAACCGGGTTCAGTAATATCTACACGAGAAATTCGGCCGGCAGCATCTAATACTATATATGCTTTCGTCACCCATGTTTTTAATACAATTGTCCAATATGCACTAGTAGAAGAGGGTGCATTTCCTGTATTATCAGAGTCGTTACTAGAATAATATACTGGATTACCTTGCACATCATCGTATCTAACTACATCATCTTTATCGTATTGGTGAAGTGGATCAAATATAGACCATGTACTAGGTGTTGCATCTGGCAGAGATACTATAATCTTAGGAACTGATGTGTATATGTTTTGTGCATTCAATATATTAATTTGCCTTACAAAACCTATAGTCGAAGGTATGAAGTTTAATCTAGCAACAATAACTTCGCCTGTATTTTGTTCAGGTTGTAAAACAAATTCAGTTGATACTTGCTCAATTGTATTTCCAAATTTACCGAGTTTTAACGCCCATTCCTCGTATACTTCAATAATCTCGTTACTCTGAACTTTTGTAGATCTAAACAACTTATCAAATGCTTGTGCTGTACCTTTCTGTTTAATAGCACCTTGATAGAACAAATACTGGACATCGTTTGCTACCTGAAGATTATCAAGGTAACTCTTGCTTTCATAACCAATTAAATGTCTACCAAGGTCTTCGAGACTTGGATTATCAATAGTTGTATTTGGATCATAATAGTATCGCATACTTTCTACAATGGTATCAAAATTAGGTACCAGCTGACTATCAATCACAAGATAGCCAGGAGCCTCCATTTTTCCATACCACGCATTACTTCTAAAACCATTGAAGCGTAATCTCTGTTGTCTTGCTCTTAGCAATGGAGAATAAACAGTATCGTTGAAGCTTGTTATATTATCAAACATAAGAACATGCTCTATCTCTGATGTGCTGACTTGCAGATAATAAATTCCGCCAGAGGCAAGCGTTGCAGGCTCTACTGTAATCAGCATACCGTCTCTATTTGTAGATGTGTTATTTGGCGCAATAGCGACACCAAATTTATCTAATATACTATAAACACCGTTTGATAATGATTCTACATCGTTCGGATAACCACGAGAAACAACCAACGTTGCTTTATTAGCCAGCGGACTTAGCTGAATTGATGCATCTGGTGCCCAGCTTGTATTCAACCAGAATAAGAATTGTTTTGCAGATGCTAACCAGTCGCTTAATTGATTTGTATCTTGATTTACTTCATCAAATTTCCAACCTTGTGATTCTAGATAAGAACCCCATCCTATCATTAAGTCAAAGACATCTTGCGCTGTCTTTAAAACAGAACCGTAAGGAATCTTTACAATTGTATCTGTAGAAACTGGTTTATAACTTACAGAGATGCCACCAATGATTGGCAAACTTTTTAATTTCTGATAATTATCTGATATAAATTTCTGAGTAGTTTGCGTAACTAAACTTGTATAGTAAATACCGTTGTATCTAACAATATCACCCGGGTTATATGTTGCGCCGGTTGCAAAATATTGATATGCTGCTGGTGTGCCGCCTATTGAGATATCAATTAAGGTAGCATTAGAACGAGCCAATGTAATAAATTCGGCACTTAATAAATCGTAGCCATAAACCGCAAATGTTCCATCTGCAAGAGCACGAATAATAATTCCACTGTAAGAATATGTGTCTACCACAGGACTCTTGTGTAAAATAACATTAAAATTAGTCGAAGGTATAATTAAACTATTAGTTAGTGCAGCAGGGCTAACAGATTCGATATAGGTGTTAGTTGTGTCTTTATTGGTGAATCCTGCGAGTTTATTCGCAAGATTTACATCTAATGTTCTAACTTTTTGTCCGAAGGTAGATGTAACATCTTTGCCTAAGAATAATATTCTATCACTGATCCATCTTTGATATCCATACCTGATTTGAATTGTACCATCAATACTTTCGGCATGGACAACCTGGTCTGCATTCTTGGGACGCATCCATGCGAAGAATGGATCTCTATTAGTAAATGTATCATTTTGTACAAATTGCCAATTTGTATTTGATATTACAGGGATTGCAACAACTGCGGCAACTGAAATACTGAATCCAGAACCGGTACCCCCTATATCACTTGCTAATGCAGTAAGAATATCTCCTACTGTATATTTATATCCTGCACTCGTTATGGTTACAGATAAGATACTGTTACTTGATACAATAATTGTAGCCTTAGCCTGATGGCCAGTTCCGCCAGGAAGGGTTACATTATTATATGTCCCATTGGTATATAAGCTACCCCCGATCATAGTTCCCAATTCAAACACTGGACCCACTGAAGTTATTTCAGGTACTATTATTTTACCCGGTGATAATTCTGTGCCAAGTGTATCCCACATAAATTCGCCATACACTGCAGGCTTCATTAGATACAAGAATTCTTGCACACTGAATATATAGGCTGATGTAGACATCCATGCTTGTTCGACAGGTGCGCCGTCACCATAAACCCACTCTGCATCGAAGTGATCAAACGGTTCGTAGAAATTACCCGAAAATGCCATACTAAATAACGTAGGAACAGGTATAATTTCTCCAACAGCATTAACAGGTATAATTGCTGATAAACCTGGTCTTGCCCACATCGGCTGTTCTTGTGGTAAAGTAGTGACAGGATCATATATTGCAGATGGGCCTTGGCGAATAATACCGTATTCTATATCGGCCCACATTAGTGCGTATATTGGTGTATTAGGCCATACTGTTTGTCCTGCTAAATTTGTTATGCCAGGTCCGTACTGTGCTACCCACCAACTCGGCTGTTCGTTGAACCCTAACATCTCCCAAGGGCGAGTATCAGGGCAATATGTATCATAATAATATTGGAAGATACCCTTCCAATTTCCCGGTAAATTTAGTGATTGACCAGTATTATCAACAGCACTTCTATAATTATATAGTTTCCATATATTACCTACACCCGGTGTAAAGCTAGGTACCACTGCCGGATTATCATACATCGAATACCAATCATTGGCTCGATAATTTGCCTTATTCTTTGCACACCACTTGTTTAAGTACGAATTGGTAATATCTAAATATTCTTGTCTTGAATATCTTGTCTGCCTAAAATACCCTGATTTCACAGATTCTATACGTAGAGGTAGATAATACTGATTTCTAAATCTATATTGAATTAAATTATAAATTCTCTTTTCAAGTTCTAGTAATAACTGATCTCTGTAATCACCGTACGCAATTGTCTTAGATCCATCGTGCCCGATTATTACATTTGTAGGAACAATGTATGATGTGTCTAATTCGATACGAGGTAGATACGTGGCATATGCACCTATCTTAGAAGGTGTAGACGGAATATATGCCGGTAGAGGATTCTTATATAGTGCGAAAAATACTGTGCTGCCAGCTGGTACTCTATCTAGATTAAAAAGAATATCAATAGATAGATTGGTAGATACTATTTCGTAATCTTCACCTATAATTAATAATGTTTCTTGACCTGTTGTATCATAAGTGTATAAAGCATTTCTGGGATCTGATAAATCGATATAATTCGTTAAAGATATTTCTCCACTAATAGGTACAACTTGCGACTCGTCCATATACGGACTACCATTTGCAATCATATAAGAATAAGCAAATGCATTAGAAAATTCATTTGAAACATTTACAGTCTTTAATATCTCATCCACCCATGCGCTAACTACAATGGTATTATTATGATATTGTACAGGGTCAAATCCTCTGTTAATAAGTTGCAGAGCAGTTCTTAGATATTTATTTTTAAACTTTGTATATTCATCCTGACTAAATCTTTCTCCAACAATAAAGTCTAGATCATTAGATGATGATATCAACATAGTTTTTAATAATGGTGCTGTATTCTGTAATATATATGCACCTACAGATCTATTCTTTCTTGTATCTCTATAATTATTTGGACCGCCAAATCCGGAACCAGTGGCGCCGATTTGATTAGTAATAATAGAAGCAAATTGCTGTGTTAAATTACTGCCGCTAATTTCGTATACTTCGAGTTGATTAGGATTAGCTTCTAATTGTTGTGGAATTTCAAAATAGCCAATTGCCGAAGGGTCTAGTAGCCCGTGTGTATATGTTTGCACTTCTACAACCGGTGGCTGAGATTGTGTCGTTAATAATAATGGTGCAAGATATGCAGCTAGATCCACATATATGGCATTATTAATTTCGACAAATGTATAACCGTTTGTTTGTTCTGAACTATTTTTAACTTCAATGCCGTTTACAGATACAACTAAATCTGGTGATTCTGGATAGCCATATGGTTCAACACTCAACTTAAATTGATACTCTGATCCATATCCTACTACAAATTTATCAATAACCCTTTGTTTGCTTGTTTCTAAACAATTAACAGGTGGCGGTGGGACAATATTACTACACGGGCACGGTTGGTATAAATTCCAATTATTAAATAATACAGGATTTGTTACTGTCTTATAGTAATAATAGCCATCAATCGGTATCAATGCAGACCCGTATGTATATCTATTAGTCATAAGATTATTCTGGAAAATAATGTCAGATGCCTGACCTAAAGCAGTATAGATAATAGGAAATTTTAATACAGGATCAGCTGAGGCCCCTGGTGTTGCATTTATTTTATATGAAAATATTTTGCTACCGTTAAATGTACTCAGCGGGTAAGTTATAGAATCATTTAATTCTATACCGTTGTGATCATATAGTTGGAATAGAGGTGACTGATTAGTGGAGACTTTATCGTTAAATGCTTCGAGCCATATACCTAAAGAAAAATACCAAGTTGACCCACGTAACGCACCATCGTAAGGTGCATCACTTATTATAAAGACTATATCGCCCTCGAGTACAGGAGTAGACCACGCGGTATATGGTGTAAAATTAATAGTACCATCGAGCAGTAAATTTGCTTGTAGTATATAATGATTTATTTCAGTATCAACAATAGAATCCCATTCCGAAGTTGACCACCCCGACATATCCCACGGAATTATATCAACTGATATAATAGTATTATCATTGAAGAAGCATACTAAATCTTTATCATGTAAATCAGTATCAAGTGTACTGTTAATATATAATAAGGACTGGCCTTGATAATCTGCTAATCTTAAAGGCTGACTTATTGCATCATCTCTGAATCCGTAGTTAATCTCTGATCTAAATTGTGTTCCTGATTTATAAAGATCTAGATCGGCGATAAACTGTATAATAGGTCTTAATGCTCGCGTAGCATTTGTTGGAAAAGAGGTGCCTGTTATAGTTGAGGTTGTTATAATTGTGTCTATGTGAAACCACTTATTTGTTCTCGACCAAGCATTTCTATCGGGTGAGCCACGCTCAATTGTTATGTAGTCACCGGATCCGGGCTGAGTTTGTGTATCCCATGTGTTAATATCCCAATTTAAATTATTGATAACTCTACCTGTAGATAATTCTATAGATCCGTCCCATGGCAGGTATTCAAATACAGTGCCTTGTGTAAAATCCGAGAATTGCGATACTAGTCGAATACCTATACAGCTACCAATATTTTCTACAACGTGCGGTGTACCATAGACCGGATCGTCTACTAAAGATATAGTCATACCTGTTGATATTGTAAAGTTTGGTGGTGTAGCGGTAGGTGGTGTAGTATAAGATGCCTGGCCGATAATATCTGTACTTAATACACCACTAATGCTGATTATAGATAATCCTTGTTCTACCCAATAATAGTTCTGATAATTAATAAACATATCATAATCAATCGGTGGTCCAAAACTATAATATTCTGACTCAAATAATCTATCTTGATTAAGTGTATTAGCACCATAGTATCCCAACCGTTCTAATAGATCTTCATAGAAAAATATATTAGATTTTGTGGTATCTTCTGTCCTGGCAAAAGCTGTTGCTTCTAATTGCCACCAGGTTCTGTTCTTAGATGGTTCAGGAAGATAAAAATCTGTAACTGGATTATAATCACCAGGTGTTCTACGACCTATATATCCTGCTAGAAGATCACTATCTTTCTTAGAAAATACCTGATCAAAAGTAGCATCAAAGAATTTCTTTTCTGTTACTGTTTGAAATATTGCCGGTAGTTTTGTAATATACTGAGTCATTTATAAATCCATTTTATGCACGAAGATTCTGTTCGGTCAGGTTTGCTACTATAGAGACATTATTCACTGTTGCGGTAGAAATAAACAATTCGTTAGGGTTTGCTATAATTTCAAATAGGTTACCAAACTGCGAACTAGAATTACTAGGAACAATAACAACAGAACTAATAATTCTAGAAAGTTGTTGGTGTATGAATGCTGCCAATTCTGTATAGAAGAATTTTTCACCAAAATCCCAGTTTCTAATATCAAAATATTGATCAATTGCAGTTATAACTAAAGTCTTTACTTCATTATCACTTATACTAGTTGATGCTGCTTTAACCACCTTAAAAGTTGCCTGTAATTCGACCGCAGCCTGTGTACCGAATAAGATTTTAAATGTACCAGAATTCCAAACCATTGAATCACTGACCATTTTATACTGATCTAAGCCCTGGAACTGAATTCTTAATTCTTCTGTTGTAGGTGCAGCAGGGAAGGTAGATAAACTTCCATTTGAATTTTTCCAGATAGTAACATCTCTATAATAACTATCTGTGATAACAATCATATCTATAATATTTGTTGCCGATGGATCAACTCTTTGATCAATAGGGGAATAATGACTCCATTTAAAATAAAACGGTAGTCTATCTATTTGATTGATAGTTGTATTTTGAGTAAATACTTTTCCGTTCTTATCATAATGATACTTATCGATAATATTTTCGATAATACTACCTGTTACATAATCTGTATCAATAGTGGATGCAAATTGTAAAGAATAATAGATACCAAACCCCGGAGGACTAACAGTATAAAGCAAATACGATTTATTTGTAAAATAAGTTGTTAAAATACTTGATTTATTTACGATTATATCTGTACCTATTAACCAAGGATAATCTGCTAAATTTGTATTATTAAAAAATGCAGTCAATTGATTTGCAATAGTAGCTGGTGGTCCGTCTGCACCAGCCGGGTTTGTGTATTTTATCTGTGACAAATTATTAATGAACAATAGGTCTACCTCGTCCATATAAACATAAAAGAACGTGGAAGGATGTAATGCTTGATATGTGCTAGGTTCTAAAATATAATTATATTCAGATATAGGATCAAATTGCACATTTGCTATATATGGGCCGGATCCGTATAACCCCGTATCAACACCCGGATCTGCTATAGGAAAATAAACATACAGGTCTCCTATCTCATTTTGCAAATCAGTTTTCCATCTAGCAACCCACGGCCTTGTACTCAGGTATCCAGTTATTTCGTTTGTAAAATACTCAAAGACAACTCTGTCTTCTGGTGCCACTATTTTATCAAATCCTGCTGGATCATCAGATATACCATCGCCATTAGCATCTATTAAAGATACCTCAACTTTAGCACTATCTAGATATCCATCGTCCTGAATGTAAACACCTGTAATATTAAAATTAACCTTTGTTCTAAGGTAAGAATCTACAGGTGGATTAGGTATTACAGGTTCGTTGTTATCTATAAGACTAGTAGTATTAACAAAAGGCATAATTTCAATAGAATCTTGTAATGCAAGGCCAGTGGAATTATCAATAATGGTTAAATTTGGCTCCCAATAGAATCTAACATCTCTATAAGATTCAAACACATATACTCTACCTCTTGCTGTTAAATCATATGTTGTTGTACCTGTCTGACTGTTACTTGCTATAGAAATATACAATAGTCCGCCAGCGGCAGATAACGGCCAATTCGTGGTAGAATAAATCTGCGGTGTGCCTAATATATCATCAGCAGGAGCATATTCCCACGGTTGATCGATCTGATTAGTAAGGCTCGGGGTAGAAGCAGTAGATGTATGCCATTCATTTGTTAATAAATCATAATATAACCAGAACGATAGCCCAGCTTCTATTGCTAAAACAACTTCACTTATCTCGCTAGTTGTTAGTGTAGTTCTAAACGCAGGGTATATTTTTTGAGCTTGGTAATTTGCTTGTTCTTCAACACTTAACTCTACCGGTCCTATATTAGCAAACGGATTTAATAGACTAATAACTAGCGGAATACCGGATTGAACAACACTATTAATGCCTACCGAATTTAATGTTGCAATTATAGTAGTAGGTGTAGCCGGATTAGCAAATTGTATCACAGCCCCATTGTTTATAAATGTCCATGGTTCGTATTGTTCACCATCTATGTTATCTGCTGTAAGACTATTTATTAATTCTAAAGGTGTTGTAGATGAAGGGTCGTTAGAAAAATACCCTGTGGTATTTTTAAATTTTACAGGACTTGTCTTCCAGTATAACGGCGATGAAGGGTCTATAGCCGGATTAAGTGTGCCAAATACATCTGTTGTAGGAACTAGATCTAATAATGATCTACCTGTTGGGGATAAAGTTGATGGATTAACCCTAATCTTAGACTCAAATTGAGGTAGATATTCGTCATAGAAGAAGTTATTAACCTTAGGATCTTGCAACATTGTTTGTATAGTGTTCACAAGAATTACCTCTATAGTAGCCGAATTAGAAGAATCATTAACAACTTGAGACAATATATTTTGATTATCTCTAAATAATGCACCATCCTGGCCGAAGATGATTAAGTCTCGGTGAAAACCTGTGGGATCGTTTAAATCAATATAACGACTTTGACCGCTATATGTTCTATCTAACGCCTGTATCTTAGTGATTTGATTACCATATATCAATGGTAAAACATTATAGTCACTTCCGTTAACCATGCGCGATTGTGTAGAGAACACCTCCGGAGCACGCAGTTTTATTTGATCGTTAGTTTCGGCTGCGGCAGCATTACCTATTGTTTGTTCTAGACTGAATGTAATATTAAGAGTGTACGATTGCTGATCTACACCAACGTACGGTATACTGATTTGTAAGCCCTGTACATCGTTTGGTCTAATTACAAGAGCTTGATTTGCACTAATACGAGTCCAAAATCTAAATAAGCCTGTAGGGACATTACCAAAATTACCATCGGCAAATCTGATAGTTACTGTATCGTTGGCACCGCTTAAAACATCAAAAATATTTCTTTGTGCAAACTGAATACTATTATAAATAATATTCTCGCCCGATAATGCAGGCACCTTAATCCATTTGTTTATAACAGTGCCTGACTGATCTGTTTCTTGCACATAGACATCGTCCTGATTGATATTTTGAATATCAATTGGAAATAATCTATTTGGTACAGGAAAATCAAAATTAGTGTCTGTATTGATTAGATTACCTTGTTTGAAATATAAGAAGAAACCTGTGTTGGCTGACGCCATACCTAAGCTATCATTTCTATAAATGAAATTAAATGCATTAGCGGGATCAGGATCTCTTTCAAATATTGTCTGATTTGTAACAAAATCTGGATTACAAATATCAATCGGGTATTGTTGTCCATTAATAGTAATAGATGCAGGATATGTAACATTCAACCTTAAAATACTATTAAGCTGGTATAAATCGATAGGAATACTGCCAATTGTCCCGCTCTTTGTAGGACGACCAAACGGGTTTAATGTGCTGAATGATGCATTACATATTTGTACGAATTGATCAAACCAATCAGGATTATTAGGATCATTCCAGTAGACAGAATGGTCACCGATATTAACCCCGTTTGCATCGGTTAACGGTTGATCTGTCTGAACTGCTGTAATCTTAAATAAGCCATTAGCTGCTATGTTTCTACGAGGAACATAGTTAACCATCTGCGCTAGACGAATAATACTTTCTCTACGCTCAGCTGTATCTATAAAGTTTTCACGACTATTTAAATCAGTTCTAAATGCTAGGCTTGTACCAAAATAAGCGAGCAACTCGATAATAGCAATAAACTCAGAACTTTCAATATAATCGTTGAAGTCTTCCGGATAATAAGTTTGTATATAATTGATTAATGCTTGTTTCAATGAGTCGAAGTCATAGGCAGTATAATCTATGAAGGCATATGCCTTAAAGATCTTCTTATAGTCCTCTGCAGCGAACAAGTTTGATTGACGAATACTTTCTGACATTAGAACGATTCCTTATCGGTGAGCGAGAACGAAACAAACAAACTATCTGTTATAGATTCTGGAACAAATAATAATACTAGTGCAACCGTTAATGCTTGATCTTTCTGATAAACGTCGATAGACACAAACTTAACACGAGGATCATCCTGTACAACTCTTACAGCGTCCTCAATAATTGCATTTTTTGTATATTCATCAAACGGATCAAACAAATAACTATAAATGTTTGTTCCAAAGCCCGGGAGCATTACTCTAGAACCCATTGGTGTAGCAAACTGATTTAATATGTCTCTTTTTACAAGTTCAATATTATTTAATGAATAGGGCGGATTAGGCTGACCTATTGTGTTGAATCCAACAAAATAGGGCTTCCTTGTGATTACATTCTTTTGTACTAAGCCGCGTTGATTTGATGCCATATAATTCTCTTTCTGTTATTTATCCAGAAAATTATATAGAGTTTTTATAGAGAGTATTATCCGTGTTTTTGTAGGCCTGGATCGTAATGATTTCTATACATTGTCATGACTTTAGTTGGTAGTGATGCTGCCCTGTTTCCTGCATTATTAAAACTCAGATGATACCATACTAATCCCGTTGAATCGCTATGCTCATATATGAACTGATCATACGGGATATTATCCTTAACCCATGCTGCATTATCCCAGTATTTCTGATAATTCCACCCAGAAAACTGTATATCCATTGCTGCACCTTGCACATGTTGGCTAATACCCGATGATGTAGAATTTGCATTTCTAATACCTGAATTAATTCTAAACGCGCCAAATTTAGCAAGCAATGGTTCGGCAACATTAACTGCCAAAGCCTTTAAATTGGTAAATCTCTTATCTGTAGTATAATTTGTATCGAAGTTAGTAAGTTGATTCGGGAATAGTGCTTTAGTAGTGAAAGCACTTACCTTGAAATTTGGACTTAACTGTGCATCATAGTCGCCGCTCCATAAGGAACCGGTCACGGGTGTCCCGTCGCCACCCGGAGGAGGCACATTATTTGATGCTGTACCGGGTATAGGGCTAGGTGTGGGTAAAGATGTTTGTGTTGGCATATTGCCTACTTGTACTCCTGTTGTTCCTGTGGTATTATTACCACCAGCTATATTTTCGTCATATCCATCGGCAGTAGGGTCGCCACCGTCACCACTGACAGATAGCAATTCTTTTGCATTTTCAAAGTCACTGGTAGATATCGTCTCACCGCCTACTACTATTGTTGGTGCATTACATGCCATATATTATCCTTGGAATTTTTTATCGCATCCATTAGGATCGACATTTTGTACAATCATCGTTATAATTCTGGGACCACGTTGTCCGACCTGCCCGAACCATGCAGAATCCCTTAATGCTGCACCTGCAGCATTGTAATCACCTGCCTTCATTGCTGTTAAGAAGTTCTTAAATTTAGACAGGCCGCCTTCGCCCATATTATAAACTAAATCTGCACACGCACGTTTTCTAATATCTGTTAGATTACCCCAACAATCCATGCCTAATAATCTTTGAGCACCCGATATAGAGATTGGCGCGTCTGCTTGGAACCAAGCAGTTACCTGCTCTGCAGATATCGGCGTCGGTACAGGGAATTGAGAAATTTCGTTTGTTCTTAATAAGTGACCTATGCCACCAGTCGGCAGGCCTCTACTATCCTTGTACGAAACATATTTAACACCTTCGTTTATTTTTAACTGGCATTCATATGCCTGCATATTAAAGTCTTTGGTAGTTGCACTTTCATCTGCCGGTGTAGGCGGAATATCTTTATTATTAGCACCTGGATTAGTATTAGGTGCAGGTGAACTTGTAGTGGTACTACCTGCAGCACCCGAACCTTGATAGGTTTTAGCACCTTCTGTTTGTTTAGGTGTATATCCCGAAATAGAACCAAAGCTAAATGTTTCGTGCTCTGGACAAGGTTCGTACGTAGGGAATCTTGACACTGTGGTTTCTAAAGATTCTGATTTTCTCTTGAATTTGTCTTCTGGTATTAATATTGTCCATTTTGATGCATCAAATGTTGCCGAAGCTGGTGCACCTGCCGCATCGCAAATATAAATGATGTTGTTATTAGTAACAAGATCACCGGATTTATATGCTATATTTTGTTGCCATTTAGGGTATGTTACAGTTGGTAACCATGTTGCCAGAATATTAATTTTCTCAACAAGTTGTTTGACTTCTGCTGGTACAGCTATTGCTGCCGCAAGTGCTTTTTCTGCAACAAGGGGAGAATTTATTGATGGTGCAGCACCAGGCCCCCCGGTTGTTGCGCCAGGTCCGCCACGCAATCCCGGAAAATTACCTACGATTGTTCCGCCGGTTATATTACCGGTTACATCTAAGTTTCCGTCAATGCTTACACTAGTGCCTATTCCAACAGATACAGCATCTAAAGAATATGTTCCGGCGGCAGTTTCTATGATATTACCGGTGGCATTTAAACTAAGATCGGCATTGGTACACATTACTATACCGCCAATACCTACAACAGATATAGTACCATTAGATCCTGCTCGTATATTACCCGTAGCAGCTAAATCAAATGCAGCATCTGTTGTCATCTTAATGCCTAATTTTGAGTTATAATTCTGGCAGCCCCTTTGTGTAGCAAGGTTAAATGTATTACCTATATCTACATCCATATTATTTTCAATAACTGTTAAAAATGCGCTTTTCTGTGTGGTACTATGCCAGTTATTTAATGCCTGCATAACAATGTTACCACCCTGACCTGCACCCTCGCCTTTATAGTTCCATACAGGTATAGTTTTTGTTTTAGGGACATTATTTACATCATACGTAAAGACAGTTGTTTCTTGTATGGTGTCTTTTGCTGCCTTCATATAAATGTTTTGACCAGCTTCGATATTTACATTTCTATCTGCACGAATATTAACATCACGCTGACCGCGCAGAGAAATATCGATGGCACTAAAAATATCAATATTACCTTTCTGGTCCATTTGAACCCATGCTGTTCCGTCTCTATTAATTAGATATACAAATCCATTTGTTTCATCTAACCTAATTTGAGCACCTGTCTTTGTGACTAACTGAACATATTCTGTACCATCGCCGTCATCCATAATAAAAGATGAACCACCCTTTCTTCTGAATTTATCTGATGTTACGTTACTGTCAATAAGTGGTCCGGGCGTAATAATACCAAATACCCTACTAGGTGCTTCTCTTCTGGCGCTAGAGGTTGTTATTCCGCGGCCTTTATCAGTGATAAGTCCTTGATTTCCAACACCCTTAAATTTTGTCTTTTCATAAGGTTTACTTGCCTGGTCCGGCTTATCTATTTCATCCCACTTATTGTATTCTGCAACAGGGATAGTTTTTCCAGGATATTCCCAATTCTTAGAATCGGCTGCCATACCCGGAATCATATTATTCATAAACTGATTATATAAGCATCCGATCCATATTCCCCTTGAAGGATCTCCGTTAATAAACATTATTAATACTTCGTTATTAATATCGGGCGGTATCATCCACATACCGTAAGATGTTTGCGTTTTATCAAAGGAATGAGTATCTGTTTGGCTTATGGTGTCGACGTTTGTGGCGCCTGCAAACGGAGAACAATAATTAACAATAATCCAACCGTCTTCATTATCTGGCGCAGAACCTAATTCCGGAATCCAGACGCGCAGTCTACCGTTTTTTTGTACATCAGTGGCGTCTTTTATGAAACCTAAGAATACTCCAAATAATGCAGTCGATCTACCAGCCGGTTGAAAGTTGTCATTGGATGTAGGTTTAGTTGTTCTTGTTGATGTATCTATATATCCCATTTGTGCCTATTAATATGTTACGATTTACCGGGACCTGCTGGTGTATTCACTACATTACCTGCAGTATTGCGTACGGTATTTACTTCGCCCTTGGGCGGTATTGTGCCACCTGTTATTTTTTGTGTTTTTATAGCTGTTGGTGGAACATCACTATATAAAGATGTTATCATCGGGTCTGCAATTTTATTTGCATTTTCTATTGATGTTAGAAAATCGGTAAGATTAATTACAGGATCTAATATACATTCAAGATCTTGGGTAAATTTTCCCGTATCAAATTTATTTATAATTCGCACAACTTTATATACACCACTAAACGACTCTACCTCTGTAAAAGGATCAATAGAACCTGTAACATCATTAAACATTCTAGGGGTTCTAAAGCGAACAACAATAAAATTATCTGTACCATATATATTTACAGAACCAGTGTTCTTCTTATGCGTTGATTTTATTTCTTCTATGGCAGCACTTGCCGACATATTAGCTTTATAAGGTAACGATTTAGCATCTGTATTAATATTTCTAGGAAATAGCCAAAACGGATCACCCTTAATGGTTAATTTAAGGCTTTGTAAACTGCCATCTAAGCCCGAATATAAAGCAGTTGCAAATAAACTTGATGTTCTTGCCCTACCGGCATCGCTTGCCGGGTCTACACCAGTAAAATTACCCTCTTGTGTTGCTTCTCTGTACGGTATAGGTCTTAATTTACCTTTACGTGAAGCATCAGCAGTTGCTTTAACATTTTTCGCAGCCTGAGAGCCTGCATCTACATCAGAAATAAATGTTAACCCGTTGTTAGAGGTCGCTAATGATGTTGCTTGACTTGCAGCTTGATTTAATGGGCTTGTATTACCAGATGCATCTATGCCGCCTTTGGTCTGTGCATCTTTAACAAATGCTTGTTTATTAGCAGGTTTAGCTCCTTCTAAGAGAGCCACATATCTAGCAGATACAACAGGATCTACTTTTGTGGCGGCAATCGATTTTTTAGCTTCGGCAACTTTTGCATCAACATTTGTCCCGGGTTCTGCGTCGTTAATAAATCGAAGAGCCTTTCTAACAATCTCGCCAGCCTTCTGCTCTTCTTCTTGATGATTTTGTTGAGAGACACCTTTGGTACTGCCGGCACTATCAACATATATACCACCAAATCTAGCAGTAGCGGCAGCAAAAGAATACTTCATATCAAGATCTAGTGCAATTATTTGATCATTTAATCCAGTGAATATATAATTATACTTTTTATTTAATATTCTCTTTTTACCATACTCTTCATATCTTTTCCGGGCCGAGGGTATAGTCTCGGGTGTTTGCCCTGTCTGTGCCGGTGTTGCATCTAATATGCCAATATCGTATTCAACTACGTAGATTGTTGTTGCTACAGCATTATCTTGTCTTAATGAATCGAAAGCAATAGGCCTTGCTTCAGTAACTACTCTCCAAAGCTTCTTCATTTGGTCTGTTTCTTGGTTTGACGGCCGCGGTTCAGAAGAAGGGGTGGCAGAATCTTGGACTTTTTTCTGAAATGCTGATGTACTGCCTAATAAAGAATCAATAATTTTATCAACAGAAGTGCCTGTATTGAAAGATGCGGCCTTCTTAGAAAAATCTACATAATCAGATGCACGAGCGGTATTTTTATTATGGTCTGGGTTTACAAGGTTTATTTTTGCTAGTTTAGGATCTACTATAATTTTATACGAATCAGGTATGCTATAATTATCTATTAATTTTTCATAGCAATCAGCATTTAATTTATTTTCTAAATCCACCATGGCATCGCCGAAGGTCTGTAATTTCTTTAAAACTACATTATGCTGAATTGAAAAATATGAATTAGTCTGCGGTAATTCATCATACAATATTGCATCAAATTCATACCGTGTCCCTACTTGCGTTACGTTAATTTTAGAAGATGTTAGTTTTATCGGCCATACCCATCTTAGCGAACCAAGCCCGTTGGGTGCGCCGTTTATAATTGAATCTTCTGTGGCAGGATCACGACCTCTAAATTCTAATTGTAAAAAGTAAGGAGTAACCATCCAATTACCTATGCCTAATGCAATAGATTCATAGAACATTTTATCTATAAGACCTGCCCCCGAAGGTTCTACTATCTCAAATTTAAACTTTGTAGCGGTGCCTGTACCAGTCTCTACTGTGGGGCCAGCAATGCTCTGCACCTCTACCTTATCTATTGTTAGATCTGTCACGCCACTTTCTGCAATAATTGTTTGAAAATTGGTATCAAGAACCTTACCGCTTGCTGACGCGGTCAACGGTACAATAAATAACTTCCAATGATATGTATATACATCATAGTTGTCTAATATATTTGGCGAAAATTCTAATATTGTTTGTTCTGGTGGTGTACCATTATTCGCATATGCAGATTGGGAATCTTTTGCTGCATTGAATGTTGTCTTTTCAACAGGTGTATCCGAACCTTTGGTAATTACAGGTGCTGTCGGTGCAGAAGTTATTTTATTAATTACCGGTGCAGAACCTGTAGTTATTACATCAGGTGGTGTAGTTGTTGATCCACTTGCTGCGGCAAAGCTTTGATCAAATGCTGCCTTACTTTTATCGTATGTTGCTTTATCTACTATCTGACCATTAACTGTATAGGTATGTTTATCAGATGGCGGTGCCATGAAATCTTTTGCCATATTATTGCTTTAGTATGTTATTAGGAATAAAAATTTCTAATCCTGCAACAAAATCGTTAATAGGATCTGACATTAAATCGGGATTTCTAAGACAGAATACCCACCATAATTTTGGTGTCCCGTATTCTTGTTGGCTTAATAAATCGGGCCTTTGGTTAAATTCCGGTGGAATAATAATAATTTTATCATAATCGTTCTTAGATACCGTCCTTGGGATCCATAAATCTAAATACCAATTCTTAGTTGGAGTCAACGAATACTGACTTGTATCTTTAGAGTTCTGAGCCATTAGATATATCCTTTATTAATCATCTTCCCTTGGCGGAATTCGTCAAGATTAAATTCATTTCTAAGTTTGATAGGGATATATTGTGTATCTAGATCAAGTTGCACAGTAAGATGTGTCGGAACCCATGTATATCCACCATTATTGCCGGCTGGCAGATTTACACCTATGTTATCAGAAAACGCCTGATTATTTACTGTGCTAACTGGTACATAATCTATATTTGCTTCGTATGTGTAAGAGAATTCCTTAACAACTACAGGAACATTGTTAAATTGATAGTCTCCTAAATAGTTGAATATAAGTGTGGGAGGTGGCGTGCCAGCTTTATTATACGGATTGATACCAAAATAAGATTTCGTAACGGACCGGAAGAAGCTTATCACCGCCAATAAATACAATGCTTCATCGTTTGATTGTGCTGTAAATTCAGCCGATATACTGATAGGCTTTGGATACGATCTAACATAAGCATTGTAACCAAAGTTAGAATGTATGAAGCTAGTAGGATCGTACTCAGTAACGTTCCCTGTAGCAACAGAAGGAGTATAAGGAAACACCACACCGCGTGTTGACCATAAAGGAAATAAAATATTTGAACTATTTCGTGGGCCGAGGACTTCCTCATTATATAAGGATTTAGGCTGAAGCCTTGCTCGCATATCTTGTTGTGCCATTTATTTATTCTCCTATCTGCTTATTTATCCAGGTCATAAACTGGCATGTTAATTACGGAACCCTTGACCTAACGAAGTTCTTTTGCTATACTATATAAAACCCTATTTAGGAGAAAGTATGATTGGTTCTATAGATTTTGAAGACGAAGATGAAACACCAGAGGTGCAAGCCCCATCGGTTTTTCCAGTTAAGAAAATTAATTATTTAAATAATAAGGATATGTTGAAGGAAATTCACCAAAGTAAGAATACTTTTTGTGAATATACCGATCAGAAATATAGTGATTATGATGTTATTGTAGATAATCTTCAAGAAGTATTTCTTGTCGAAACGCAAAATAAAGCAAAAGCAGCAAGGGCAGCTAGATTTAGTGCGGCAGCATTTGCAACAGCTTTAGCAAATAATACTTCAAGGACAGAAAGACCTAAACTTTCAGAATACAAGATTAAACCAGATACTATACCGGTTGACGATCTGGTATATAGAGTTTTAACTTTTGAACATATCCCTCTGGCACCGGGTAGAAAGAAGAATCCTAAGAATGTCGCAGATAATCATTTGAAGTTAAATTTCTTTCCGTTTAAACATTATATTATTGAAAACGGTGCCACAAAAGAAGTTGGCAGATCACATTCTAAAGGTGGTAAATTTAATTTAGAAAAAGGCTCTATAACAAATAAACTTGCTAAGATGTTTATTCTTATGGTAAACAAATATGGTCAGCGTGGTAATTGGCGCGGCTATACATATATCGACGAAATGAAGGGGCAGGCTCTACTTCAATTAGCGCAAATGGGTTTACAGTTTGACGAATCCAAAAGTGATAATCCATTCTCATATTATACACAATCTTTACAGAATAGCTTTACAAGAGTTCTTAACTTAGAAAAGAAAAATCAAGATCTACGTGATGATCTATTAATTGATAGCGGTGCTAGTCCAAGCTTCTCTAGACAGTTAGCAATCGAATCAGAAATCAGACAACTGAGAGAAGATGCTCAGGAATCTGCTAAAGACGATAATGAGTAATTCCTAAATAATCGTGCGTGCCAATCCCCTAGGAATAAATATACTAAGAGATTTCTTATGATATATAAAATAGATTATTACGGGTTCGTGTATAAATGGTTAGATCTAAGTAATGGTATGAATTACATAGGCTCTCATCATGGATCTTTAAATGATCGATATAAAGGATCAAATACTAGGTTCTTGCGAGCAATTAAAAAAAGACCTTTTGATTTTACTAGATATATCTTAGAATATATAAATGTTGACGATAATAAAGAGACACTAAAGTATGAGCAGAAGTGGTTAGATTCTATAACAGATATAAAATCTAATTCGAATTACTATAATCAGAAGAATGAGGCATGTGGAGGATGGTCATTTATTACAAATCAACATATAGATAAAAGGGCTGCTACCCTTAGAGAAAAACATCTAAATTATGGGTTAAGTAAAGAAGAAATTAAATCTTATAAGATTAAGATAGAAAAAAGATTGCATCGGATTGCTACCACTGGATTCACAGATAAAGAAAAAGAACAACATTCTAAGTATGGGTATAAGATAAAAATAATTGATCTATTTGGAAACGAGAGTATATTTAATTCTTGTGGGTTAGCATCAAGAGCATTAGGAATAGATGTTCAGTATGGACTAAAAGTCTGTAAAACAAAGGATTCATTTAAAGGATTTAAATGTATCAAATTAAGAGATCCTGTAATAGATTGCAGATCATAAGGAAATAAATGAATTTATTTAAAAAAGTTATGGTATTCACAGATCTGCATGTTGGTCTGAGGCACAACTCTGAACAACATAATAGAGATTGTGTTGATTTTATAGAATGGTTTATAGAAGAAGCAAATATAAGGGGTGCAGAAACGTGTATCTTCATGGGTGACTTTCATCATCACAGAAGTAATATTAATATTCTATCATTAAATTATTCTATGAAGATATTAAGAATGCTAAATGATACATTTAAGAAAGTATATATAATAGTCGGTAATCACGATCTTTTCTATCGGGAAAAGAGAGAAATACACTCTATGGTGGTAGGTAGCGAGTTTCCTAACATTGTGCTTATCGATGAGCCATTGGTTAAAGATGATGTGGCACTTATTCCCTGGCTTGTAGAAGAAGAATGGAAAGATATTACAGTTATTAACTCAAAGTATCTATTTGGCCACCTGGAACTACCTGGATTCAAAATGAATGCCAATGTAGAAATGCCTGATCACGGCACTTTAAACGCAGAGCATTTTGAAAATCAAGACTATGTATTTTCGGGTCACTTTCATTTACGGCAAACCAAAGGTAAAATTAATTATATTGGTAATCCTTTTGGACACAACTATTCTGATGTATGGGACTTCGAACGCGGGGCAATGTATTTAGAATGGGATAAAGAGCCCGAATTTATGGATTACGAAGCTGGCCCTCGTTTCATAACTATTAATTTAGCAGCATTATTGGCTAATCCCGAAATTTACCTAAAGCCAAAAACATATCTTCAAGTCACACTAGACATTGACATAACTTACGAGGAAGCTGCGTTTCTACGTGAAACATTTATGTCTCAGTATAGCGTAAGAGAATTTAAACTTATTCGAAATCCAGATGATGATTTAACAAAAGAATTCGCAGGTGATATTACATTCAAAACTGTAGATCAAATTGTAATAGAACAATTAACAGCAATTGATAGTGGATCTTTTGATCCAAACAAACTAATAGAAATTTATAACGGATTGTAATACATGCTAAAACTACAAGGTTTAACAATAAAGAACTTCATGAGTATAGGTAATGTTACCCAATCTCTTAATTTTAGCACTGATGAATTAGTGCTTGTTCTTGGTGAGAATTTAGATTTGGGTGGTAATGACAATAGAAACGGTGTAGGTAAATCTACCATTGTTAATGCGTTGAGTTATGCCTTATACGGTTCTGCCTTAACTAATATCAAGAAAGATAATTTAATCAATAAAACCAATATGAAAAATATGTTGGTTACTCTCACATTCGAAATGAATGGAGTAAATTATAAGATTGAGCGCGGGCGTAGGCCAGGTATCTTTAAGTTTATTAAGGATGATGTCGAAGAAGATACATCCGGTGAAGACGAATCACAAGGTGAAGGCCGTCATACACAAGTAGAGATTGAACGTATTATAGGCATATCTCACGATATGTTCAAACATATACTTGCGTTGAATACATATGTCGAGCCTTTCTTAGCATTAAAAACAAATGAACAAAGAATTATCATCGAACAGCTACTCGGTATTACCAAACTCTCTGAAAAAGCAGATAAGCTTAAAGAAGAGGCACGGATAACAAAAGATGAAATTAAAGAAGAGGAATTTCGGATCACGGCAGCTACCGAAGCGAATAAGAGAATTGAAACAAATATTACAACGCTGGAAGCCAAATCTTCGGCGTGGGATGGCGCAAAAACACAAAAGATAGATAAAATTCAATCAACTATAATGGAATATCTTAAGGTTGATATTGATAGCGAAATTGCCCTTCATAAATCTAAGAAAGAAGTAGAAGATTTAACTGCTGAGTATAGATCTCTCACAAAGGAGTTGGGCGGTTTAGAAAAAGATGTTAATGATTCAACTAGAACAATTACAAGATTAGATAAAGTTTTAGCAAGTTCAGTTGAAAAAATCTGTCCAACGTGTAACGGGGAAATGGACAAAGAGACGCATACTAAGGTTCATGCGGAGTACGAGGCACAACACAAAGATGCTCACGCTAAATTACGCGAAAAAGCAGCAAAACGCGACGAAGTAAGCGCACTCGCGAGCAGTGTGTCCTCTCTTATACCTAAGCTGCCTGAGACATTTTATGATACGGTTGATGAAGCATACAGACATAAGACAACCCTTGATACATTAGGTAATAATCTATCATCGGAATTAGAAGCAATTAACCCTTATGTAGATCAAATCGAATCATTAAAGCGAGATGGATTACAAGAAATAGATTTCACAAAATTAAATAATCTTGTGAAATTACGGGATCATCAAGAATTTTTAATGAAACTACTAACCAATAAAGATTCTTTTATTCGTAAGAAAATTATCGATCAGAATTTAGCATTCTTAAATCATCGTTTAGCACATTATCTGGCGGATATCGGTCTTCCACATTCTGTTAAATTCAAATCAGATCTTGAAGTTGAGATAACAATGTATGGTAAAGAATTTGACTTCGATAATCTAAGTCGCGGTGAAAGAACTAGATTAATACTTTCGTTAAGCTGGTCGTTTAGAGATGTATTTGAGAATATGAATTCAAAAGTAAATTTACTTTTCATCGATGAACTTATAGATGGCGGTTTAGATACAAGTGGTGTTGAAGCTTCACTAGCAATTCTTAAGAAAATGGGAAGAGAAAGTAAAAGAAACATTTATCTAATCTCTCACAGGGATGAATTAGTTGGCCGTGTATCGAGCGTGTTAAAAGTAGTGAAAGAAGGTGGTTTCACTAGCATAGAGAGCAGTGATACGCAAATTATATAAGAAGATCGTTGCTTTTCTAAGAATATCGAGCATACACTGAACTTCTTGACAATTACAAAGGATAAGATGGCTAAAGATAAAGACCCTGCATTAACTCATGCATTTTTTGATTTATTATTTCCGATGATTTTTCCTAACTTAACAGAAGAATCAGAAATTTATACATTCATACGAGAGAGACTTGTTATAGAAAACGAACTTATATCACCCGGTACACTATTAGAACAAGCAATTTCTATAAGGAAGGGTATAAAACGTATTAATACGGAGAAAATGGATTTTCCAGATGGGTCAGATGCAAAATCAACATCAGTTCGTATATCGGGTTTAGGTAAATCATATGGTGCCCCGATACATCGCATTCATAGTAAGATCGGATTATTACGGGTAGTAGCATATGAAAGAATACAGAATAAATTTTATTATTTCTTGATACCACATGCAGCATATAAAGATATTCCTAAATCAAGCAATATAGAAATACCTTTTAATTTAGACGGATCACCTAAACGTGGCGCCAAAAAAATTAGAAATGTAGATTGGTGGATATTTGAAGTTCCGGATTTTAACGGTATATTAGGTGATACGGCCGCAGAATTTGAATTTGAATATATTCGCAAAGAACGTGCCAATTTAGAAGCTAAAGAATTAAAGGCCCTAAAACTTGCAAAGAAACTCGAACTTAAAGAACTGAAGGCCTGGAAATTTTCGAAGAAACTTGAGCGACTAAGTCAGAAATCGATAGTTGTTTCACAAGATCAATGTTTGTCTGTTTAAGCCAGAAATCGTTCCAGCTTGTAAAATACCAACCTTTATAATGTATAGATCTATCTGAGAGAAATCCTAAATTCTCTTGATAGACTACCCATTTGTCTTTTCGACTTATCTTAATTAGTATTAGATTTAAGTCTCCAACATCCTCAACATCGTGTTGCTGGGCAATCCATGCGTCAAGTATCTTTACATCTGTAGTCCATAATTGGTGAAAGGGGAAATCTGCATAACTTTTGCATTCTAAATTCCAATGCTTCCACGCTTCTGGAGGATGAATATCTCCCTTCTTACCTTGTAGCTGTGCAGAATCGATTTGTGTCTTACGAAAATTATTCTTGCCACCTACAAATGCGCCAGATGAAGGTATACGAATAAATGACTCGTTATATGTAGCTGATAGAAATTTAGCTACATCTAATTCCCACGCATTACCTTTTGCTTTACTTTTCGACGGCATTATTAAATCCCTTGTTATCACTATTTACCTGCTATTTATCTCCCGTTATAAATATAGGAAGCAAGGGGAATAAAGATGAGATTTCATGTATTAGGCGTTCCGCATACGGTTAGTAGTAAAGAATTTACTGCCTGTGCCTTCACACAAAAAGTAGTTAAGTTTTGTCAGATGATGGCAGGACGTGGACATACTATCATACACTACGGCCACGAAGAATCTGATGTCGTTTGCGATGAACATGTTACAGTTTTAACTTCTGATGTTTGGAAACAAACATATGGTGATTACGACTGGCGTAAGACATTCTTTAAATACGATCTAAATGATCTGGCATATCAAACTTTCTTTAAGAATGCTATTAAAGAAATTGGAAAACGCAAACAACCAAACGATTTCATATTACCGTTTTGGGGGCATGGTGTTAGACCTGTGTGTGATGCTCACCCCGATCTTATTACAGTTGAACCTGGTATTGGATACCCTGCTGGGCACTGGGCACGGTATAAGATTTTTGAGTCATATGCCATGCATTCTGCCTATTATGGATTAAATAGCGTGTTGAAATGTAACGAAGACTGGTACGAAGTTGTGATACCTAACTACTTTGACTTGAATGACTTTACATATTCAAAGAAGAAAGATGATTACTTCTTGTATATAGGGCGTGTATATGACGGTAAAGGTGTTCATATTGCTGAACAAATTACTAGAGAAATTGGAGCAAAATTAATTATTGCAGGCCAAGGTAGTTTATTAGATATGGGATATAAGACTATTCCTAGTCATGTCACTGAAGTTGGCCATGCTGATACAGAATTAAGGCGAAAACTAATGAGTAAAGCTCGTGCTACATTTGTTATCTCGATGTACAACGAGCCGTTCGCAGGAGTGCAGATAGAATCTATGTTGTCAGGGACACCTGTTATATCGTCCGATTGGGGTGCGTTGGCTGAAAATAATATACATAGTTATACAGGATATCGCGGTAGAACATTTGAACAGTTTGTATGGGCAGCTAAAAATATTGGTAATATTAAACCAGCAGATTGTAGAAATTATGCAGAAAAGAATTATTCTATGGAAAGAATAGCACCTATGTACGAAGAATATTTTCAATCGGTATTAAATGTGCATGGTAAGAAAGGCTGGTATGAACCTAATCCTAATAGAAAAGATTTAGACTGGTTAAAAAAGGAATATCCCCATGCATAATGATTTAGAATTTGAGCAGGGGTTTTGGGGTGATTGCTGTAATACGTTTGGCGAAGACCAAAAGCATTTTATCTATGGTAATTTAATGGGGTTAATAGGTAATTATTTTTCGTATGATGCAGGGAATAAAAGAATACTCGATATTGGCGGTGGGCCTACTTCTATGTTATTAAAGACATATAATCTTGTCGAAGGTAAAGTTTGTGATCCTATAAATTATCCCCAATGGACTAAAGATAGATATAAGAGCAAAAATATCTCAGTTCAGGTAGTGGGTGGCGAGGATGTTAAAGAAACCGGATGGGATGAAGTATGGATCTACAATGTTATGCAACATTCGGAAAATCCAAAGAAGATTATTCAGAATGCCAAACGTGCTGCTAAGGTGCTACGAATGTTTGAGTGGATTGATATACCTGCACACGAAGGCCACCCACATATGCTGACACAGCAGAATTTAGAAAAGTGGATAGGACAGCCTGGTAAGGTAACAGAATTAACAGGACAAAACGGATGCTATGGAAAATGTTTCTATGGGAACTTTGTCGTATGAGGTAGATATATGTATTCAAAAATATTCGAAAATGCAATAAATCGTCTTATGTTGTACGAAGTGGGCGGGTCATGGAATCTAGAAGCACCTGGTGTTCGAGATGGCACTAATCTTTCTAAATGTGGATATAGTAATGATCCTATTGATCCCGGTGGAGAAACAAAATACGGTATAGCAAAAAATTCTCATCAGAGTATTGATATCGCTGGGCTGACGTGGGATATGGCGGAAAGTATATATTATAAAGAATACTGGCTAGCAGGCTCATGTGATAAACTTCCTAATCATGTTGCTTTATTACAGTTTGACGGGTGTGTAAATCATGGTGTAGGTACGGCAAGCAAATTTATACAGAGAGCTGCTGGCACCGAAGATGACGGGCACATCGGTCAGCAAACATTAGCATCAATTGCTGGTTTAGATGCAGTTTCTATGTGCAATCAAATATGTGATCAGCGAGCACAATTTTATAAAGATATTGTAACAAGGAAACCAACTCAATCGAAGTATATAGCAGGCTGGCTACGCCGAATTGAGGAAATGCGGACGTTTTCACTGAATTCAATCAAAACAACATAGTATATCAAGATTGTGTATGATAAAAGATTGTTACAGCTAAAATAGTGTAACAGTAAAAACTGTTCAAGCAAAATTACAAAGATAGCAGGACTGACGCACCCTGTGAACATATATGACCAACAGCGTATAGGTTTATTCAAGCAAGCCCAATTCTTACTCAAGCAATCCAAAAAAAAGTTTCTATATCACATTATAAGGTTAGCGAGCCTAGTTAATATTTCGCTGGCGTGTCGTTCGGAGAGGAGCGCAACAGCCAGGCCCACTGAATGTGCAGTGGCAAGATCATAAGAAAAGAGCATCAGAGAGATCTATGCACGTTCTTAGTAAGATGATCAAGTTTAAGTTTGTGGGAGGCACGTGAAACGGGTATGCCCTCCCAAATGCGTTATCATTGGTTATAAGTGGTAACAATGCATTGAGTCTGTGTGGCCTTTAAAACGCCTTAGACCCCTTCAGGAACGCTAATATGTATTAGCGATAGTTGACATAATCAATCCAACACTATGAAATTTTCCGATATAACAGTCTGCGAAACCGTCAAGGCTTCCAGTATCCAGGTTTTGGATACCCTTGGTCTGACTCCTCCGTCAATAATCTATATAACTATTAAATCACGAAGTAAACAGTACGAACGAAAAACGAAGCGGAGTTTACGAAGCGAGTGTTTCGTGAAGGACTTGGTCTGTAAGACCATTTACTGTTATATCAGTTTTCTTATAGATTCTCTTTGTTAATCTAACAATGTCTGGATTAACATTAAGCCCGAATTCTGAATAGGGACGCAAACGAATCGACATTATATTGTTGCCGATTGATTCTATAGTAATGATGCCAGTGAATTTTAAAAAATGCATAGATATAAATGCATTAATTCGCAATTCTATATTACCGATAGTATCTTGAATTTCTATATTTGTATCTTTGTCTATATATCTTGCTAACTTAATCTCACCCTTTGTGATATAAACTTCTGTAATCACATGAATTCCGTGAGGGCTATTGATATAGATATAGCCGGGTTCGTACTCTACATTATTATAGGTATCAAGAAACATATTTACTTCTTTATCTTTTAATAAATCAGTTTCGTACGGACTCCATTTAATATTTTGAGCGTCAAGAAGTCTTGATAAATCATATACCCAACGATGTTTAGGATAACGTTCCCAGCACTCGACATCATCTCTCGGGATATTGAGTTCTTGCGTGTCTGGTTTCTTATGCATAATTATTCCTTACATGTATTCCTTACCACCTGGGTTCTGTTCTTTTAATCGCTTATTGATAGTTCGAATAGCAATCTCTCTATCTTCAAAACTCATACCCCAAGCTGAATTCCATTCAATCCCACCCTTCATAAAGAAGCATATGTCGGTTATTTGCTCTTTCAACACTAATGCCTCTCTAGTATAAGATTGGATTAGGTCACCTAATTTATCGGAAGGTAGAAAAATCAAGGACCTTATGAAAAATTTACAGGATTAAAATCAACCTCACTTTCCCAACTATGCTTGCACTTATCACACACGGCTGTAAATGATCTCTTGATACCAATCTGATTTATTTCTTTAATCAAATCAGAAATTTTATCACTGCTCTTCTTATCAATATTTTGTAAGAATTCCTTAATATCGTCTTTATTAGTTACATTAATATTTTTACTTTCATCTACAACCTTTAGTACAGAATTTACCATTAGCGCATATGTAATGACTGAAAGTTCCTTAAATGCTGTAGCAAATAGTTTCATTCTTTGATCTTCGGTAATATTTTCATTTTCGATTGCACGAGTCAATTTACTCTGCTCAAATTGTGCATGTAATCCCTTTAATAATTCGGGGAAACCGTACGGTTTAACAAACACACTCAATCCGCTATCTAGGTTAACAACATATTCTGAATCCAAGAAAGACATATTATCTAGTGAATACTGCAAATCTAACTTAAATAGATTTTTATGACTGCAGGCTGGGCATGCCAATTCTGTTTCTAGTGCATCATTATATGTAGCATACCGAATAGCCGTAATCAATGCATCGATGTCATTTGTTAATAATGATCGTGGATCGCTAACTTCGGGAACACAACTTTTAATAACTTCTGTTAATGCTTCACCGTTTAATAATGCATCTGGATTTTTTAAAATAAGTTCATCCTTACCAGTCATAGGCATAATGCCAATTTCGCCTGTATCGGTGAATTTTACTACGTTAGGCGCATAATAAGATGTACCACTTGGCAATTTTAGAAATAGTTTATATTGTCTGAAATATCCTTTTAACGGATTTTGGTGTGTTAATTTTTCCATAATTCTTCCTCTTAAAATATTTGATAAATAGTATCGAATACTATTTATCTTATTTATCACGGGACTTAATCAAAGAAACATATGGCTGATAATTCTGTTTATATTACTGGCATTGCAGAAGGTGCAATTTCTGATGAATTAGAGAAACTTCCTCCGTGGGCTACTGAAAAGACATCAGAGTCAATAGAAGCCATTCTCAGAAAATCTCTCGGAATTCACTCCAAAACATTTGCTCAATTATTAAAAACAGCCACAGCAGGCGGTACCGGTCTTACGCCGGAGGATATGAAGAAGGCAAGGACCGAACTTGAAAAATTAATTAAAGATTTGGAATCCGAAGATCCTAGACGTAAAAAACGTAATAGAGAAGTAGATGAAGAATCTAAAAGACAAAAGAAGCGTTGGAGATCAGAAAAAGATAACTTTGACAGTCAAATATTTCTTAATTCTGCTATAATTAAATCTGGCCTAGCAATTAAGCAGGCTTTTGAAGATAATGTAAAAACATTTGATGAGCTAACTGCTGCTGGTGTTAATGTTATAAGTGGATTTGCTGGAGCCAAGGATGGTTTTCAATCATTGCGCCAACTTACAGCAGAAACGGGGGTTAGATTCACAGAACTTGCAGCATCAATGGCGAAGTATAGTTCCTCTGTAAATTCTTTCGGTGTTGGAAAATTTGCTAAGACAGTAGGTATGGCAAGTGCTAATTTAACTCAATTTGGATTTTCAAGTAAGGAATCTGCTGATCTATTAGGTTCATATTTAAGTGTGCAGCAGAATTCAGCAGATGTAAATCTTAAAACTGCTGCCGAAACATCAGAAGGCTTACAAAAGTTCGGCGCAGGTATTTTTAGATTAACAATGGCTACTGGGATGTCTCGGGCGGCTATTATGGCCAACATAGAATCAATTTCGAAGAGCACTGAGGCAAACTTATTGAATGGGCAAATTGGCAGCAAAGCAGCGCAAGGAGTTGGTGCTTTCTTATCATCGTTTAAAGATCAAAATATAGCAAAGCAGATCTTAAAATTAATGACAGACCCTATTAAACCACTGAATGAAACATTTATGAATCTTCAGAAAGTAGGTATGGGTGGGTTTGCCCAATCATTTGCTTCCTTTGCTGAAGGGCTGAAAGGCATGCCTGAAGAAATGCAAGCTCAACAAATGAAAGAATATATAAAAGCACATCGCGGCGAACTTGAAGCAGAAAAGCAACGATTAAATATGCTAAAGCAAGCCGGTGTTGAAGGCGCTGGGGCATCATTAGATTTTATTGTAGGATTAACACAGCAGGCAGATGCAATTAAACCGCTTAAAGAAGAAGAAGTACAGCGATTAATGGCAAGTAATAAGGCAAGTAAAGACCTTGCAACAGCATGGGAAAATCTTAAATCTCTATTACAAAGAGCATTTGGCCCAACCGCTACCATGTTAAATGCACTTACTACTGTTTTGAAACTTATAATAGCACCACTAGAATTTATTATTTGGGGATTCAATAAATTATCAGACGGGCTATCAGCGGTATTAAAAGTATTCGGTGTCGCGGATGGCATCGATTTAACTGCCTGGATAGGTATCGGAGTTATAGGTATTGCGTTATATAAGAGTTTAGATTTATTCGGTACTGCATTAACTGCTATTACATCGGCAATGAAGGCTAAGGCATTTGGTGGAGCAGGTAAGAAAGGTACAACACATGTCACTGAAAGTTTAGCAGATCGCGCCGGTGGTAAGAGTAGTAAAGGCAGTAACCTAATGGGTAAGATTGGCAAAGGTATTGGCGATATTGGTAAAGGATTAGGTAAAGGTGTTAAAGGATTTTTAATAGGATTAGCAGATGGATTAAAAGCATTAGGCAATCCAAAAGTTTTATTAGGTGTGTCTGCATTAGCGGGTATTGCAGCCGCTCTATGGATTACAGGAAAAGCAGTCGCTGAATTTACTAAAGTAAGTTGGGAAGATTTAGCAAAAGCAGGCGTGGCTATAGTAGGCTTAACATTAGCCGTAATGGGATTAGGTGCTATAATGAGCACCGGCGTAGGAACTGTTGCTATATTAGCAGGTGCCGCTGCATTAGCAGTAATGGGTGCATCTCTTTGGCTATTGGGTGCCGGCATACAATCGATCGGTTCGGGTTTCGAAATGTTAGGTAAAGGATTAGATTCTTTAAAAAATGTTAGTGGTATGCAGATATTAGGTATTACAGCAGCCCTTATAGGACTCGGTGTAGGACTATCAATTGCAGCACCAGCTTTAATAATAGGATCAATAGGATTATTAGCGTTAGGCGCAGCATCACTAGTGGCAGGTCCCGGAATAGCTTTATTAGCACAAGGTCTTAAAGGATTAAGTGAAATTAGTGGGTTGCAAATAGCAGGTATTGCTTTAGGAATATCTAGCCTTGCTGCGGCTCTTATATTAGCAACACCTCTGTTGATAATGGCAGCACCTGGATTAATAGTTTTTGGTGCAGCAGCATTAGTTGCCGCTATACCAATTAAAATGTTAGCATGGGGATTAAAGTCACTCACAGACATTAAAGCAAACGATTTATTAGGTGTGGCAGCATCATTAACTATGTTTGGTGTTGCACTAGGATTGGCAGCACCGTTATTGGTAGTAAGTTCAGTTGGATTAACAGCACTAGGTGTGGCTGCATTAATAGCCAGCCCGGGCTTAATGATGTTATCATCGAGCCTTGAAAAACTTAGTGCAATAGGTGTTGCAGGTTTATTAGGCATGGCAGTAGGATTAACAGGGTTATCTATTGCATTAGCATTAGCAACTCCGTTTTTAATAGCAGGGTCAGTAGGTTTAATAGCAATAGGTGTAGCAGCATTAATAGCTACACCCGGATTACTCGGTGTTAGTCTTGCATTTAAAATAATGAGCGAAGCAATTTCAAATCTTGCCACTGTAGGGTTTGTAGGATTAGTAGGAGTAGGCGCAGGTATTGCTGCATTAGCTGTCACTCTTGCAATAGCATTACCGTTTATGTTGATAGCATCAGCAGGATTATTAGCTTTAGGTACAGCAGCATTAATAGCCACACCCGGAATAATTGGTGTAGGATATGGCCTTAAATTAATAGGCGAAGGCATGCAAGCTTTTGCCGGCATTGGATTCACTGATATGCTTAAAGTTGCCGGAGGTTTAATAGCATTAGGTGCAGCAGCAGGCCTTGCATCTATTGGGTTATTAATAGGTGCTCCAGGGTTATTAGCGTTTGGTATAGCAGCACTAGTTGCAGGACCGGGTATAAAACTATTAGCAGAAGGTCTCGCATTATTAGAGCCATTAAAAGGTGCAAATCTAGCTAGTCTTGCAAAAGGTATAGATGCATTAACCGCTGCCGGCAAAATTAAATTAATGGCATTTGGCCTTTCGGCATTAGTTGCTGCACCCGGTATAAAAGCATTAGCAGAAGGTCTTGCTATACTCAACGAAATAGATGGATTTAATTTATTCACAGTTGCAATGGGTATAAATGAACTTTCAAGTGTGAGCGTAATTGGATTACTAGGGTTAGGATATGTAGGTGATAAAGCAGGCGAAGGAATAAAATTACTCGCAGCAGGTCTAGTACCACTTGGTAAAATAGATGGTGTTGCATTGATACTTAATGCCATTGGTATAAATTTATTATCTAATATAAATGCCATACGGTTAATGGCATTCGGGTTAGCCGCTAGTATTTCAGCACCTGGTATAATCGAATTAGCAACAGGATTAGTACCACTTAGTAAAGTAGACGGTGTTGCATTAATAATTAATGCAATAGGTATAGATTCGTTGTCTAATATAAATGCCATAAAGCTGATGGCGTTTGGATTAGCTGCTGGTATTGCTGGTCCTGGAATAGCAGAATTAGCAGCAGGTCTTGTACCACTTAGTAAATTAAACGGTATTGCATTAATAGTTAATTCAGTTGGCATAAATTCGTTGTCTAATATAAATGCTATGAAACTATTAGCATTTGGGTTAGCTGCTGGTATTGCTGGGCCTGGAATAAGTATATTAGCAGAAGGTTTAGTCCCAATTGGTGAACTAGATGGCGAGAGTTTATTAGGTGTCGCGCCTGGAATAGAAGCATTAGCTGATATAAGTGCTATAGCATTATTAGCATTTGGATTAGCTGCTGGTATTGCTGGTCCTGGAATAGCAGAATTAGCAGCAGGTCTAGTTCCAATTGGTGAACTAGATGGCGAGAGTTTATTAGGTGTCGTGCCCGGTATTGACGCTTTATCTAATATAAATGCTATAAAACTATTAGCATTTGGATTGGCAGCTGGTACGGCCGCACCTGGCATAATCGAATTGGCAGCAGGTCTAGTACCACTAGGTGAATTAGATGCTAGTAGTTTATTAAGTATTGCACCGGGAATAAAAGCATTAACTGATATAAGTGCTATGGCATTATTAGCATTTGGATTAGCCGCTGGTATTGCGGCACCGGGAATAGCAGAATTGGCAGCAGGTTTAGTTCCACTAGGTGAATTAGATGCTAGTAGTTTATTAAGTATTGCACCGGGAATAAAAGCATTAACTGATATAAGTGCTGTAGCGTTATTAGCATTTGGGGTGACAGCTGGTATTGCGGCACCGGGAATAGCAGAATTGGCAGCAGGTTTAGTTCCACTAGGTGAATTAGATGGAGAAAGTTTAACAGATGTTGCGCTTGGTATAACAGCACTAACCGATATAAGTGCTATGGCATTATTAGCATTTGGATTAGCCGCTGGTATTGCCGGTAGTGGAATACAAATTTTATCATCGGTATTATCTGTCCTTGCACCGGGATTAGAATCTTCAGCTAACGCATTTATTTCATTATCAACGGGATTAGATACATTGTCGGGTTCATTGGGCGCATTTACAGGACTAGATACATTAAAATCTATTGTAGAAACCATTAATGGTATTGATATAGTAAAAGCATTAGCATTTGGCGCATTAGCTAAGATAGGATCAGTATCTCTGCCGGCACCAACATCAACTGCAGGTGTGAGCACGCCAAATACACCAAAGGCATCCGAACTTAACAGTCCGTCTCAAGTATCGACAGCAGAGGGTTCTAAAGGTGAGCAAGCAACACCAAAAGAGAGTATACAAGCAAACGGCGCCGGAATAGAGAAGACAAGTGCCGACACAGGCATAAATACTGCACTTGGTTATCAAAGTTCGTTATTAGAGCAACTTCTACTAAGTACAAATAACTTAGTATCAGTTAATAAAGATATCCTAAAATACGCAAGAGTACAAGCATAATATGTCGGAAACTATTTTTTATGTCTATCAATACATTCGAGAAGATGGATCTCCATACTATATTGGGTATGGACACGGTACACGAGTTAATGATCCACATCCTGGGTATAAATTACCTAAGAGAGCATTTAGACAATTTATACAAGAATGTATGACAGAAGTTGATGCATTGGTATTAGAACGACAACTTACAGAAAAATTTGGATTATTAATTGATGGTACTGGTATTCTTGAAAATAAAATTCACGGCGGACATGCAAGTCCTAGAGGCATGTTAGGAAAGAAACAGAACGAAGAAACAAAATTAAAAATTTCTCTAGGAAACTTAGGAAAAATTAGGACAGAAGAACAAAGAGCAAATTATAAAGGGACGAAAACAGCAGAACATGCTGAAAAAGTTCGTCAGGCAAATATTGGAAGAAAAGATGATGGCCGTTATATAAAAATATCTATCACTAAAAAAGGCAAACCGTGGACACAGGCAAGACGTGATGCACAAAATTTAAGAAATAAAGGATAATATCGTGACTTGGAAAAAGTTTTTTCGCCCTGTTAATTCAGTCCTCCCTGTAGCACAGAGAGCTGTCAACGGTACATCTGCTTATGCTTCTACGGCAAAATATAGTAATTGGTTACCAGAAGTATATTCTGGCCCGCCAGATCGTTTACAGCGATATGCTGTATATGATCAAATGAATTATGATCACGAAATTAGTGCAGCAATTGACACAATTGCTGACTTCGGGACAGAATGTGACGAAATATCTAAACTACCACTTGTTATTAAATTTAATGATGATCCTACTCCCTCTGAAATTCAGATATTAGAAAAATCGTTAGGTCAGTGGTGTAGACTTAATAAAATCAATCGTAGACTATGGAGAATGTTTCGTTCTGTATTAGTTTATGGTGATCAATTCTTCTTGCGTGATCCCGAATCCTTTAAACTTTACTGGGTTGATCCTGCTAAAGTAGAAAAAGTTATTGTGAATGAAAGCGATGGCAAAAAGATTGAAAGCTATTTTATTAAAGATATCGATCTTAATATGAAGAGTTTAGTTGGTACAAATCAACTTAATAAGCTTTCAAACGAAGCATTTGGTTCCAATAGTATTATATTTTCCCCACCTATGCAAGGTAATATGAATTATGTATCCGGTGGATATGGCGGTGCCGGAACAGCAAATTATCAAGACGGTGGTGCTACAGCAGTAGATGCCGAACATATTGTACAATTATCGCTTACAGACGGCATGAATGCAGCGTGGCCCTTCGGCCTTAGCATACTAGAGCAAATATACAAAGTTTATAAGCAGAAAGAGCTTATAGAAGATGCTATCTTAATCTATCGCATACATCGTGCGCCAGAGCGCCGTATGTTCTTTATTGATGTTGGTACTATGCCACCAAATAAGGCGCAACAGTACCTTGAGCGTATTCGCTACGAAGTGCAACAAAAACGTATTCCGAGTAGAACCGGCGGCGGTGCTAATGTAGTTGACTCTACATATAATCCTATGTCTATTTTAGAAGATTACTTCTTTGCTGTAACAAGCGAAGGACGTGGTTCTAAAGTTGAAGTATTGCCAGGTGGTGAAAATCTGGGTGATATTGACGACTTGCGTTATTTCAATAACAAGATGCTTCGTGCCCTTGGAGTCCCTAGTTCGTACTTGCCGACAGGACCGGAAGATGGAACAGCAGCAATGAGCGATGGCAAAATTGGCACAGCATTTATTCAAGAGTTTCGTTTTTCTAAAGTTGTTACACGGTATCAACAGCAGGTTATTGAACCAATTGATATGGAATTTAAGTTATTCTTAAAGTTCCGCGGTATTACAATTGATAATAGTTTATTTGAATTAGAATTTACTCCACCGCAATCGTTCTCAGAATATAGACAGCTTGAGCTCGACTCTGCACGTATTAATACATTCACCGCATTAATGGATGTACCGTTTGTATCAAAGAGATATATTCTAAAGACATATCTGCATTGGTCAGAGGAACAGATAGCTGAGAATGAACGTATGTGGAAAGAAGAGCGTAGTAGACTAACTAAAACATTTGCTCCAGAGCCACAAGGCGGTTCTGCACCATCGGGCTTATCTGATGTAGGTATTACAAGTTCCGGTATTGATGATATGGCACCCGAAGGTGAAGAACCCGATGCAGGCGCAGCACCCGGCGGAGACACCGGCGCAACAGATACCGAAGTAGATAATTTCGGAAGTTGATAAGAGATAAATAAGAATATGCAAGCACGAGAAATCTTAGTAGAATTTTATGATCCAGCTGATGACCAATTAGGCCAGGCAAAAATGGATGATACTCGCCGTCCGAGATTAACTATGCTTCATATTCAAAAATTAAGAAAATCTCGCGACGCCGAAAAGTACGAAAAGGCACAACATCTTAACTTCCTACCAGATATGTATGGGCAATCTGCCGAGCCAGATGCCGGTGGAATGGGAAGCCTATAAACTAGTTGTTTATTTCCCTATTATAGAGACTAAATAACTCTACGCAATGAGTTTTTAAAAAATGGCATCTTTTACAGCCATTTCCCGCCATAATCTTCCCCAATGAGTTAAATACCTAGAATACTAATAAATAGTATATTGGATATTTTTTAATTAATCAAGGAGAGATTAGGCATGTCACAACAAAAGAAACTTGAAAAGGTTTTGGATCTGCTATTAAGCGAAGATTCTGACCAAGCATCAGAACTTCTCCATCAAATCATCGTAGAAAAAGCTCGTACTATTTACGAAAGCATCGTCGATGAAGAAGATGATGCAGTTGAAGAAGAAAAAGACGAACTAGAGGAATCCGATGAAGTTGGTGGTGAACCAGATCAAGATTTTACTAAAGAAATTTCGTCAGACAAAGATGAAGTAGACGCTGATCAACAGAACGACGGCGAAGCCGGCGATGATGAAGATAGCGATGACGAAGAAGGTGAATTCGACGACGAAGGTGAAGACGACGAATTTGGTGGCGAAGAAACTACAGAAGAGAGAGTTGATGATCTAGAATCACAACTTGCTGATCTTCGTGCAGACTTTGACAGAATAATGGGCGACGAAATGCAAGAACCCGAGCACGCTGACTTAGCTGGCGAGTTTGGTGATGATGAAGTCGAACCAGCAATAGATACAGATGCAGAAGCAGGTGGTATGCCTAATTTCGGCGGTGCTGGCGAAGAAAAAGTCGTTGGTGAAGTTGTTGCAAGCATGTTTGAAAAGAAACAAGCTAAGAAAGCACTTGAAGAAAAAGCCAAGAAGCTTGAAGTTGCTGCACAGGCAAAGAAAAAAGTCAAGGGTAAGAAAGTTGAAGAAGAAACTAAGTTCTTAAATAAAGTTGCTGATACAGGCCAACGCGGTACAGCAAAGTTAGTTGGAACTGGTAAAGACACACCATTAGGTGCTGAACAAACCAAGTCATCATTCACTAATATTCCAGCAAGAAAAGATTACGGTGGAAAACCTACTAAGATCGGCGGCAACGGCGGTACAGGCGGCGAATACGGAAAGTACAATGGTGATTCAGCAGCAAGCAAGACACCAACTGATAACGTAAATCTTAAGCCAAAGAATTCTTCAGTGAAAGCTGATACAACAGCTAAATTTACCGGTGGTAAGACAGCAGGTGATGGATTTAGTAAGTCTCCTCTAACAAAGAAACCGGCCTAAGGAATAGATGGCAATTATAGCAAATAAACTGTACGAGTTCTTGTCTTTTGACAAGGCACACGTTCAATTACTAGAAGAAGATAACAAAACTGGTGGTAAAGATCTCTGCATGAAAGGGATCTTTATTCAGGGTGACGTAAGAAACCAAAACCAGCGAGTTTATCCTGCTAGAGAAATTGCTAGGGCAGTCAATTCTATTACTGAAAAGTTAAGTAGCGGTCAATCAGTTATGGGCGAGCTCGACCACCCGGAAGAGCTTTCTATTAACTTAGATCGCGTAGCGCACCTGATCACAGAAATGTGGATGGACGGTGCGGATGGATACGGAAAGTTGAAGATTGTTCCAACTCCGATGGGCAACATTGTAAAAACATTGTTACAGTCGGGTGCAAAGTTGGGTGTATCTTCCCGTGGTTCAGGAAATGTTGGTGATGATGGTTCTGTTTCAGATTTTGAAATTATTACCGTTGACATTGTTGCACAACCTAGTGCTCCAAATGCATTTCCGAGAACAGTATATGAAAGTCTTTATAACATGAAGGGTGGCTCAAGGATAATGGGGACCGCAAGGGAAGCATTAACAGAAGCCGCTGCACAGAGACAGCTCGTTAAAGACATTCAGAGATTTATTCAAGAGTTAAAAATTTAAGGGGAACTCAAGATGGCAAAAAAAATTGATGAGATCTTGAGCGAAAGCGTAGGGCTATCCGAAGAAACTAGAGGCCAAATTATTGGTCTTTGGGAATCTAGATTATCCGAAGCTCGTGAAGAAGTTGCTGCAACACTCCGTGAGGAATTCGCACGTAAATTTGAACACGACAAGGGCACTTTAGTAGAATCGATGGATCGTTTCTTAACAGACAAAGTCCGCGTTGAACTCGAAGAATTCGCCGATGACAAGAGAAAACTTGTCGCAGAACGTATTGCCTATAAAGGCAAGTTAGTAGAACACACAGGAATGCTAAACAAGTTCATTACAGAAGCTGTAGCAAAGGAAATGAAAGAGTTTTATGCCGAGAAAAAGGCTATGAAGGAAAACTTCGGAAAACTTGAAAACTTCCTATTAAAGCAACTTGCCGAAGAAATTCGCGAGTTCCGTGCAGACAAGAAGTCCCTTGTGGAACAAAAAGTCAAAATGGTTACCGAAGGTAAGCAAAAGCTACAAGAAACAAAAACACAGTTTATCAAGCGTGCTGCTCAAATTATTGAGTCAAACATTGAGAAGACTTTACGCAATGAAATTGGTCAATTCAAGGAAGACATTCGTGTTGCCCGTGAAAATGATTTTGGACGTAAGATTTTCGAAAGTGTAGCCGCTGAATTCATGACTTCGTATCTAAATGAAGGTACAGAGCTGAAGAAGCTACAAAAGGTTGTCGAATCTAAGAATAGTCAACTTGCAACTTTAACTGAATCAGTTAAAAAGAACAAGTCGGTTATGGAAGGATTAGATGGCAAATTAAGAGCAACACAGGACTTAGTCGAAAGACAAAAGGTCATGAACGAATTACTAGCACCATTGTCTAAGGACAAGAAGTCAGTAATGAAAGAGTTACTTGAATCAGTACAGACAAAGAATTTGCAAGGTGCATACAACAAGTATTTGCCAAGCGTTCTGAATGAGGCTGTTGAACGTAAACCTGCTGCTGCAAAGCCACAGTTGAACGAAGCAACATTGTCTTCGAATACAGGTAACAGAGTGAAGGTCACTCAGGATGAAGAGTCTAGCGATTCTTCGGAATTAAATCATATTTTGTCCTTAGCCGGAATTAGAAAGTAATCTAGGAGAAACATACAATGGCAACAAAGCTATTTGAATCAAACTGGGGCGCCACAAAAGAAGCCCTATTAGAAGGCCTAACAGGAACCCGTCGCCAATCAATGGACGTAGTGTTTGAAAACACTCGTAGATACTTGGCAGAATCGGCAACAGCAGGCGCTACACAGGCAGGTAACATTGCCGTACTTAACAAGGTTATGCTACCGTTAATTCGACGTGTCATGCCTACTGTTATTGCAAATGAAATCATGGGCGTTCAGCCTATGACAGGCCCAGTCGGCCAAATCCATACATTGCGTGTTCGTTATGCGAATAGCGCAGCTGGTGTAACAGCTGGTACAGAAGCACTTGGTCCATTCGAAATTGCTAAAGCATATTCGGGTAACGAAGTTGTTGCTGATCCTGCTGCTGCTGCTACAGCACGTATGGAAGGTATCCCAGGTAACAAGTTAAGCATCCAAATCTTGAAAGAGACAGTGGAAGCTAAGACACGTAAGTTATCTGCTCGCTGGACATTTGAAGCTGCACAAGATGCCAATGCTATTCATGGTATTGACATTGAAGCAGAAATCATGCAAGCACTTGCACAAGAAATCACAGTTGAAATCGACCAGGAAATGATCTACAAGTTAGGTTCATTAGTTCCAGTTGCTCCAACTACATTCAATCAAGCCGCTGTATCTGGTACAGCAACTTATGTTGGTGACGAAATGGCTGCTCTTGCTGTCATGATCAACCAACAAGCTAACTTGATTGCAGCTCGCACACGTCGTGGCGCAGCTAACTGGGCAGTTGTTTCGCCAACAGCGTTAACAATTCTTCAGTCTGCTACAACATCTTCGTTTGCTCGTACCACAGAAGGTACATTCGAAGCACCTACAAACACAAAGTTTGTTGGTACATTGAATAGCACAATGCGGGTTTACGTTAACCAATATGCAAGCGATGGCGACCCAATCTTGTTAGGCTACAAAGGCCCAACAGAAACAGACGCAGCAGCTTACTACTGCCCATACATTCCGTTAATGAGCGTTGGTCCAGTTATGGATCCACAGACTTTCGAGCCTGTAGTTTCGTTCATGACACGTTATGGATACTTAGAACTTACTAACACAGCAAACAGCTTCGGTAACGCAGCTGATTACTTGTCGAAAGTAGGAATCAATAGCAGCACGTTGAAATTTTATTGATCCAACCGGGTTAGTAAATTTTATCAAAGAGCCCCTTCCGAGGGGCTTTTTTATGATCGAAACATCTTATTAACTTTATGATAAATATATGAAACGGTAGGTAAACTATATGGCTCAGAAAATTAAAGTACAAGATGGTGTTATTGTCTATGCAGCGGCAGACCCTGCCGATTCGGTAGATTTTACTATCCACGGACAACTAACTGTTGATAATAATATATCAGCATCTACTATATCAGCATCTACTATCGAAGGTACCTTAGTAACAGAAGCGCAGCCAAATATTACAAGTGTTGGTACCTTAACTGATTTAACAGTCACAAATCCTATTGTCGGTAACATTACAGGCGCCGCAGACCTAAATGTATTGAAAGCCGACGGTATAATGGATTCTGCCGCTAATTTAACATTTTCTGATGGTGGCCAGGTATTAGGTTTACCACCAATTCCGACAAGAGATGACGCCGCAGTTTCAAAGCAATATGTTGATAATGCAGTAAGTGGGCTAACATGGAAACAAGCCGCAAATTTATTATCTAATGTTAATGTTCCCTTAACCGGTGACAATCTTATAATTGATGGTCATAGTGTACTTACACCTAGTCACGGTAATGGTTATCGCATTTTATTAATCAACCAAGATGACCCTAGTGAGAATGGTATATATGACGCATCTGTAACTGATGTACCCGAAGTAAATCTATATTATTTAACTCGTTCTTCCGATGCTGCCACATATACTGAATTAATAGGTGCATCCATCTTTATACTCGAAGGCACTGTATATGCTAATACAGGATGGGTTCAATCTAATCATTATCTATCTTCTTTTTCTGGCCAGGTTTGGGTCCAATTTTCTGGCGCAGGAACATACTCTGGTGGCGCCGGGATTAATGTAACCGGTACAACAATAACCAATACAGGTGTTTTAAGTAATATAGCAGGAAGTAATATTTCTGTGTCAAGTGCCACCGGCAATGTAACAATTGCCGTGACTGGCACAGTAACAAGAGCAGCAAACATTGCTGGTGGCCTCGCAGGTAATATTCATTATCAATCAGCATTTGATACAACAGCACTTCTTGCTACAGGTACTTCGAGTCAGGTACTTGTATCCGGAGCAATCCCATCCTGGACTAATACACCGACATTAACTGGTACAAATTTTACTAGTATTCCAAACGGGGCACTCACATATAATTCTATTACAGTTGGATCTACAAATATTGCATTAGGTGGAACAAGCACAACGCTCGCCGGTCTGACAAGTGTTTCCTCTGCTTTATTTACAGGTAGTTTAACCGGTAATGTTACAGGTAATGTTTCGGGTACAGCAGCAACAGTTACAGGTGCAGCACAAGCAGCAATTACATCAGTTGGCACATTAACAGGATTAACAGTTTCAGGTACAACTAATTTAGGTGCTGTTGGTAATGTTCATATTACGGGTGGTACCGTAAATCAGGTATTAAAGACAAGCGGAAATCCTACTAATATTTTAAGTTGGGCAGACCCAACGCCAGGCGCAACCGGCGCCACAGGTGCTACAGGTCTAACCGGCGGAGCATTCATACATACTCAAGCAGCACCATTAACGACATGGGATATAAATCATGGATTAAATGCACAGTATGTTAATGTCGAAGTAGTAAATTCATCTGGGTTTAGCTATGCAGGTAGATATGATTATCCGTCTATACAATTTATTGATGCTAATAATCTAAGATTGATATTTGTTGGTGCCGTTTCCGGACATGCCGCTATAATGTCGGGCAGCGGAGCAACAGGTGCTTCGGGTTTAGTAGGTGCTACAGGTGCTACAGGGCCAATTGGGGCAACAGGACTAACCGGTGCTACTGGAATAGGTGCAACCGGTGCAACCGGTCCAACCGGTGGTGCATATTTTTATACACAGGCAGCACCATCAATTACATGGAATGTAGCACACGGTCTGGGCGTTAGGTATGTTAATGTTGAAGTAATTGACTCAACAGGTTTCAGTTATGCAGGTAGATACGATTACCCGTCTATAGAATTTATTGATGCTAATAATCTAAAATTGACATTTGTTGGTGCCGTATCTGGATATGCAGCGGTAACATCAGGCGGCGGCGCCACAGGTGGCTCTGGCCTAATAGGCCCGGCAGGAGCAACAGGCCCAGCAGGAGCAACAGGTTTAGGAGCCACCGGCCTAACAGGTGCAACTGGAGCCACAGGTCTAACAGGCCCTGCTGGAGCAACAGGTATAGGAGCCACAGGTCTAACAGGTGCTACCGGCCCAACAGGTGCTACAGGAGCCACAGGCCCTGCTGGAGCAACAGGTATAGGAGCAACAGGCCCTACAGGAGCAACAGGTGCATCAGGACCAACTGGTGGCGCCATAGTCTATACGCAAGGTGCTGCATCAGGTGTATGGAACATAACACACGGGTTGGGTGTTCAATATGTTAATGTAGAAGTTATTGACTCATCTGGATTTAGCTATGCCGGAAGATATGATTTTCCAACAATTCAATTTATAAATGCAAATCAATTAACACTGACATTTGTTAGTGCAGTGTCAGGCCGAGCAGCCATAACATCAGGTGGCGGCGCAACTGGCGTAACAGGTGCTACAGGCGCCACAGGCGCCACAGGACTAACCGGTGCAACAGGTATAGGAGCAACAGGTCTTACAGGTGCTACTGGTCTTACAGGTGCCACAGGCGCCACAGGTATTGTTGGAGCAACCGGCGCAGGTGCAACCGGCGCTACTGGCGCAACTGGGCTCACCGGAGCAACAGGTATTATCGGTGCAACAGGCCCAGCAGGAGCAACAGGTTTAGGAGCCACAGGTCTAACAGGTGCAACTGGAGCCACAGGTCTAACAGGTGCTGCAGGAGCAACAGGTATAGGAGCCACAGGTCTAACAGGTGCTACCGGCCCAACAGGTGCTACAGGAGCCACAGGCCCTGCTGGAGCAACAGGTATAGGAGCAACAGGCCCTGCAGGAGCAACAGGTGCTTCTGGCCCTACTGGAGGTGCAGTAATATATACTCAAGGCGCTGCATCAGGTGTTTGGAATATAACACACGGGTTGGGTGTTCAATATGTTAATGTTGAAGTTATTGACTCATCTGGATTTAGCTATGCTGGAAGATATGATTTTCCAACAATTCAATTTATAAATGCAAATCAATTAACACTGACATTTGTTAGTGCAGTGTCAGGCCGAGCAGCCATAACATCAGGTGGCGGCGCAACCGGTGTAACAGGTGCTACAGGTGCCACAGGAGCCACAGGACTAACCGGTGCAACAGGTATAGGAGCAACAGGTCTTACAGGTGCTACCGGCCCAACAGGTGCCACAGGTCTAACAGGTGCTACCGGCCCTGTAGGTGCCACAGGTGCCACAGGTGCTACCGGCGCCACTGGCGCAACTGGGCTCACCGGAGCAACAGGTATTATCGGTGCAACAGGGTTCACTGGAGCCACAGGCATAGGAGCCACAGGACTTACAGGTGCAACTGGCGCAACTGGGCTCACCGGGGCCACAGGTATAGGAGCCACAGGACTTACAGGCGCCACAGGCCCGACCGGTGCGACAGGCGCCACAGGTATTGTTGGAGCAACCGGTGCAGGTGCAACTGGCGCAACAGGCCCTACAGGAGCAACAGGTGCTTCTGGCCCTACTGGAGGTGCAGTAATATATACTCAAGGCGCTGCATCAGGTGTATGGAACATAACACACGGGTTGGGTGTTCAATATGTTAATGTAGAAGTTATTGACTCATCTGGATTTAGCTATGCCGGAAGATATGATTTTCCAACAATTCAATTTATAAATGCAAATCAATTAACACTGACATTTGTTAGTGCAGTGTCAGGCCGAGCAGCCATAACATCAGGTGGCGGCGCCACCGGTGCATCCGGCCCAATAGGATTAACAGGCGCAACAGGACTAACCGGTGCAACAGGTATAGGAGCATCCGGCGCTTCCGGCCCAACTGGCGCTACTGGTTTAACCGGTCCTGCAGGAGCAACAGGTTTAGGAGCAACAGGACTTACAGGTGCAACTGGACTTACAGGAGCCACAGGTCTAACAGGTGCTACCGGCCCTGTAGGAGCAACAGGACTTACAGGTGCTACCGGCGTTGGTGCTACCGGTCCAACAGGACTTACAGGTGCTACCGGACCTACAGGTGCCACAGGTCTAACAGGTGCTACCGGCCCAACAGGTGCTACAGGTATTACGGGTGCCACTGGCCCAACCGGATTAACAGGTGCTACCGGCATAGGAGCAACAGGACTTACAGGTGCTACCGGCCCTGTAGGTGCCACAGGTGCCACAGGTATTGTTGGAGCAACTGGCGCTGGCGCAACAGGTGCCACAGGCCCGAACGGTGCAACAGGTCCAATCGGGGCAACAGGTGCAACAGGTATTACAGGTGCTACAGGTGTAACTGGTGCTACAGGTGTAACTGGAGCCACAGGCCCGACCGGGTTAACCGGTGCCACAGGACTTACAGGCGCTACCGGTGCCACAGGACTTACAGGCGCAACAGGTGCCACAGGTATTGCGACAATTTCAGATGATACATCAACTAGTGCAACCTATTATCCTGCTATACTCACGACAACATCCGGGACATTAAGTGCGGTAAAGAGCAGTTCTACCAAGTTAACTTTTGATCCATCGACCGGCACATTATCGGCAACTGTGCATAATTCCTTATCAGATGCAAGAGCTAAAACAAACATACGATCGCTAGGTTATGGTTTAAGTGATATTCTTAAGATGACAGGTCACAAATACGAAATGATCGACGGAAATCAAACATCAATAGGGTTGATTGCACAGGAAGTACAGAACATTATACCTGAAGTAGTTTCAGCTAATGCAAATGGTATGCTTGGTATTAATTACCCAGTATTAACAGCGGTATTAATCGAAGCTATTAAGGATTTGGTAGCAATAAATGAATTCTTCTACGTACCAAATTGTGCAGGTTTACCTACCACAATACCAACTCCTGTATCAGGTAAGACTCCAATGGCAGTTGATAGCACAAATAGTAAGTTATATGTGTATAATGGGGATGCTTGGGTAGAATTTAATTTATCTAAATGATTTGATGTTGACTTAATATAAGTCTAATTTTTTCAATTGCTTTTGTATTACAAAAACTTATTTTAGCACCTTGATGCATTGGTTTAGGCCATTGCCCAAGATCTATCCAGCAATATCCACAACTTTCATCGTTTAATTCTGGGACAAATTCGTCAACAACAACACAGACAAAACTGACATACTTAAAATGTTTATCTTTACTTTGATAAACATCAAATGGATATATTTTTTCAATATCGGGTACAAATCCCATTTCTTCTGTTAATTCACGTAAGAGAGCTTCTTTAGCCTGCTCGCCCTCTTCTACCATTCCACCCCACAGAGACCAACACATAGAATGTGTCTTATGCGGTGCTCGTAGATTTAGTAAAATTCTGTTTGTTTTTGTAGAAGCAAATAATGTACCAACTCCTACCTTATCGATGTCACTCATAATTGTTTATAGTAAGTCCGTCTGGTGCAGAAATTATATTATCTATACGCCAATACCCCGGACTATATATTCCATAATAGGTATAAGTCCAGTCTACTCCATCAAATGTGTATTGTGAACTATTGCTATTATTTACTACATAATTTTTACCTACAGCATTTCGTGAATCAAAAATAACAATCCAACTAATTCCATTATATTCTATAATATCGTTTGCATATGCTACAATATCTTGTCCCCACGGACTTGTAGGTACATTTATAGGTATTGCAGGTTCCTCTGTTGTACTATTATGTGAAGTAAGTAAATAACGTTGGCCTGCGACAGCAGTTGGTAACCCATGCCCCGGTGTAACTTCTATAGGGTCAATAATTGCAGATATAGGTGAAATTGTATTTGCAGGGTATGTATCTATGTCTGGTGTAAATAACAACACATTTTGCCGTATAGGATCTTGTATTATTCCGCCTATGATATCGGAATCAGTTACATCAAGGTTAGGGTCTAGTTTTAATCTAATATTAGTAATGCCCGGTGTAATTTGTCCATATTTCTCTATAAGGCTGAACCAACTTAATGTAGGATCAACCTTACTGAATTCGTTTAATAATGTAATTTCGTTATCACCGGTTACACTATTTCTTGCTACAGAAACCTTATAATTACCTTCTGTTGTAACAATTTGTATAGGATTACTGCCGATATTAGCAAATGGATCATAAACCCCGTCTAACTGTCCTGCTATATTCTGAACATCATCTACTGCAAATACTTGAGTAACAATTTCAGCAATAAGGCCGCTCCTTTTAAGTTTAGCAGGGGGATTAATCCACCCCTCGACTTTAAACTTAAAACTAAAGACATCGCGTTCTTCTGCCCCGCCTTGAGGAATAGAACGATTTGTCCAAGTCTGATCTTCTAACCATACTTCGAATATACTTGTCCAATCTAAAAGATTACTATTCTGCTGAAGTTGTAAAGACGGATTAAAAATCATTTGAATCTGTTCTATAATCTGCAACTTCATATCTGTATTGGTTGTCCACAGATCTAACTTAAAGGTAAAATCGTAAGGTACAGGCATATATCTTTCTACATCCTGCCTAACTCCGGGACCGGTTCCGTATGTTTTTGTTAAAGCATCATATTCTCTTTCAACTGTAGAAATTTTACCTACATATTGGGGGCTTTGACGTCTCTTTTCATTCATTTTTACGCCATCTATATAAGCACTAAACATAGGTACAGGCAACATTGTATTTTCACTTGCACCTTTAATGAGTTGTGCTACCATAGATGAAGGGTCGCCATACATGATAGGAACTCTTTGTATTGTGTATAGGCCATTAGCATCTGGTCCCATTCGATATTTCATATCCGAAAATATTCGCATAAACTGTAGTAGGTATCGGCGTGTTTGGCCATCATAAAAATAATCTATTTTAGGTGCCTCGTTTAATTAGGTTTTTTCTTCGCACGTTTATTCGCAACAGCAGATCTTACAGCTTCGCCTTCGGTGACACTTGTTTTTCTATCAGCATATAAATCTACTTTTTGTTTTACAACTTGAGATACAGCTTGTTTTTCCGGTATAATAGTCCCGTCTGATAATACAGTATCTTTATTGTTATCAATAAATGTATCAAGTACTCTATTGTATGCAGTCCAATTTTTCAATACATTTTCCTCTATTAGTTTATATACCGGTCCTTGCTTCTGGAATAATCGTTCCGGGAAATAATCAATGCGTAGATAATATTGTCCATCTGTCATTCCCGGCGGGAAAGTTATACCTGCACCAAGTAACGGCCCGCCGTTAGGTGGATCACCATCACCACTAAAATAATTGCTGCCTATTACAGGATAATTTGTGTTAGGATCTATATAGATATATAAGTTTGCACTTTCGAAAAATTTTGGATCAAAGAAAGCATTCTTTTCAGCTTCGGCAACAACTTCGTCAGTGATTTTGATAATCTTACAAAATAAATCTAATGAATTTGTAATATCGGGGTTTTTACCTAATCCCGGATTACCATCAACAGATGTATCTGTAAATCCGTCCGGCATAATACCTATGCCTTGTCCGACACCACCTGCAGTTTGTCCGGTAGCAGCCTGATCGATAATTTCTGTAAATTCGGTAGATGCTGTCATTAATTTAGCTCTTACCAGCCAAATGTGTGGAAACCATTTTTGTCCATATCCAGCAGCAGCATATAATGCGTCCTGTACAACATAATAGCGATTAATACCGACAGCATTATCAAATATAGGAACATCTCTCATACTAGGGAATTCTAATACATCACCTGCAATAAGTTTTCTACCTAAAGAATCTATCATATCTGTATAATGAAATTGTATGCGAATAGTATCAGAACTTAAAAAGATACCAAACTGTGAAAGATCGTAATTTACATCCTGGGGTTGATGATGCCCACGGAGTTCTATCACATTAGGATTGTATTTTCTATTATTGTTAGCAAGAAATAATACGTCCTGAATTGTTGTAAGTGATGTATCTGTATTACCGGTAGAATCTGTGGTAGGTCCTTCGTATAAATGTACCAATATACCATCACCTGCTATACGAAAATTTTCGCCAACGGTACGGTCAGTGAACTGAAAATCAGCACCTTTAACTGGTGACCAAAGCGAAATTCTACTCATATCTTATCTCCGTTTTAGTATTTATCATAGGTGCTTCGCATAAATTCGTAATATACTCATTCAATGATAAATAGTTCAAAGCAAGACTGGTATTTATACCAGACAGGGTAATACCTGAACAGGAGAGCTTATGTCAGTAACAATTAACGCCAAAGGTACGAGTGTACCTTCTTTCACGATTGGAAAGGGTGGCGTCACTATATATCAGGGATTAACTGATCCAAGTCTCTCTTATTCGATGAAGGACGGTGATTATTGGCTTGATAAAACAACTAATTCATTAAAGGTATGGACAACCGTAGGCTTAACCTGGTCTGCTCCTAGATTAGCAGATTTACATTTTGTAGATAATGCTATTATTGCACCCGGCGGCCAGAATTTAGTTTTATCAGTTGATACAAACAAGTATGTCACAATTGATGCAGGTAATAGCGGTCCGGCATTAATTACAACAACACAAGGTCAAGATCTTCATATTAATCCTGCCACCGGCGGCGGACAATATTTGGTATTATGCGCTAATCGTTGGCCTGCAACAGATGGGACATTAGGTCAAACTTTAGTCACAAACGGTACAGGAACACTAAGTTGGTCATCAACAGGTAGTCAAGGAGCAACAGGTGCTACAGGCCCGACGGGTGCCACTGGCCCTACTGGTGCAACCGGACTAACAGGTGCCACTGGCGTAACAGGAGCAACCGGTGCAGGAACGACTGGTGCAACCGGACTAACAGGAGCAACAGGTATAGGAGCAACAGGCCCTACTGGAGCAACAGGCCCTGCTGGAGCCACTGGCGCTACCGGTGCAAACGCTGTAAATACAGGTACAGCAATTATAGATTTTGGTAATTATCCAGGATCTAATGAAGCAACTATAGCAATTACCGGATTAACAAATATACTTTCTACAAGTATAGTAATTTTAGAAATACCTGCTGATGCAACGAGTGTAGATCATACGGCATCGGATCATAGGTATTTTACAACATTCGCAAATCTTACAAGCAGTACACCTATTACGGGATTCGGCTTCGCGATTTATTCAACATCAACCCAACAAATGCAAGGTAAGTGGACTGTGCAATATAGTTGGACAAATTCTAATTAAGAGGATATAATATGGCACTAGATGTAACACTTCGCGGCAATAATGGTGTCGCAATCAATGCAGACTCAACATATAATGCTGCCCAGGTAGTTGTTGAAGGAGTAGCAACGGTAGATTTTAATGAAGCCGATGCTACATTAGACAGTTTCGAAAGACTTCGCGTATCAGAACCCGCAATTGCATTTGAATATACTTTCGGATCGCAATTAACATCTGCTTCAACGCAGATATGGGAATCTACTGCGGTTGCATTAGGTACACAAGCATTAACAACTAATTTATATGGTACCGAATTAAATACTCTAACCACAAATGGTACTGGATATTGGATTCAAGCATATAATCATACACGATATGCACCTGGTATCAGTACTCTGCTTAGATTTACATTTAACTTCAATGAACTAATTACAAATGTTAGACAAAGAGTTGGTATGTTCACAGATCAGGGTACATATCCTAGTACACAAGGTGATGGCCTTTATTTAGAAGCCGATGGTGCATCTATAAGTGTAGTCCGTAGATATATGACAACAAGTGGTACCGGTGCAGAAGAACGTGTATTACAATCGGCGTGGAATAAAGACAAATTAAATGGCTCAGGTGCATCAGGTGTGACACTTGATTTTACAAAAGCTCAACAGTTGGTTATTGAATATCAATGGTTGGGTGTCGGTACAATAAGATTTGGATTTGAAAC